ATGCCACGCTAGCGGATTTCGAAAGGGTTTTCCACGTCCTTCAACATGCACACTTCCAAGATCCGCTGCAAAGAAAACGTCGCGACCATCAGTATATTACCTGCAGCTTCACTCAACCCATCCAAAGCAACCTGTCTCGCCTTAACAGCAGCATGATCCAAAAACGCGTGGTACGCATTTCGTACAACTGTCGCGTCCGGTGCGCGATCGATCTTTTCGTTAAGTGTCGCCACAAACGATGTCAAATCCTCAAAATCCTCTTTGCCTACTCCGTCCAGCATACAAAGCGTCTGTAAATCAGCTTCCCGTGTTAACATACCTGACTCTACTGCTGTGCGCGATTCCTCAGTCTTATCAACTACGCGCATCAAAAAGCGCCGCATTCCCTTGGTTAACGTGCGCACACGCAGTTCCAGCTTGTCTGCAATAGTAATCGTAGCTGTCACATAGCCGCGTAACAGGTACACTTTCTGTTGAACCTGCTGCCAAATCGCCGGGTACGCTGCAACGACCTCATCTGCCGTTAATTCAAGCTTGCCAATCTGAATTTTCTCTAGCGCATCTCCGTCTTCGCCAGTATTCTCTGCACCATCATTATTTTCTTGGTCTTCGGCAGCAATGCGTTCAGCTTCTTGCTCAACCTGATCTGCCAAAAGTGTGCTCGGAGAAACAAAGGATCCCTTACGCTGTGGTTGTCCGGTACTCATCCCAACTCCTTAGGTGAACCATGCTGACTGTTGTAGATCTACTACTTATACGCAATGGCCACATTAACAGTCTAAATGTGGGCACTTCACTCGCGTTGCATTACTGCTTGGTGCAGAATGATACCGTGCAATCCATGCCAATTCCACCCGCTAGTGTTGCGGTCGTCCGAAAGTGGTCAGATAACCCTCGGCCGGGATTTGCAGGTAAGGTCGAAGCCATGGTCAATAAAGCCGTTTACGGAAAATATGGCTGCTGGCAGATCCTGAAGACATTTCCAATAAGTGGGGCGCGTCGGCCATTTGCGTAGCTGGGATTATACGATAGTCCCAGATTAGCACCTGCCAAAATCCTCGGAATTTATGGCATAAGACTGTAAGAGGAACGTTCTACCTGTAAAGGTAGGCAAAAACTTGTGCAATTTATCCCCATTTAGGGGTATCATATGTACAGAGGAAGGAGGTGTACCATGTCGAACAGTACACTTCAAACACTCGAGGCAAGACACGATCTCCTTGACGCGCAAATCGAGATCGCATTCAAGGATTTCGTCGAAACGGACCCAGTAAAGGTCCAAGAAATGACGAGATTGATGAATGAGATGGGCGATGTGCTCAGAGAGATCGAGCTTGCGAAGAGTAACATGACAATCGACAAACAGATGGCAGCCTGACAGCGCTTCCATTTGAATAACTTACCAAAAACCGCAGGGATTTTATGTGCCTTGCGGTTTTTTGTATTAGAAAGGAGATCTATGGCAGGAACGGCAAACATCGGGTCCGCCAAAGCCCGACATGCCAAGTCCGTCATCCAGCACTTTCAATGGCGTGGCGCCAGAACGGAACTGCTCGAAGACGTGTTAGATTACACTCGGCGTAAGGACGAAGTCTTACGCAAACGAATGTCCCTGCGACTCGCGCACTACTTCCTGAAAGACATCCCACGTACGAAGAAGTACACCGCGATGCGCCTGGCATTCGGCGGTCAAATACTGTCTGCCATGGTGGCGGACGCAAAAGCGATTAAAGAAGCACTGAAGCTCCGGAGTGCAGCATGCACAGCCAAGACTGGCTCGTAGATACGCTGACACACTAACCCTACGGAGTACCTATCAGGAAAGGGATCCCTGAAAATGACAGAGTCTGAAAAGCAAGCACAGTTTGCAAACGAACAAGGCGAAGCGCTGACAACAACCGCGGTATCAGAAGCAGCGCAACAACGTGACTTCGGTCGGAAACAAAACAAGTCGAAGTCTCGTCGCAACAGACGTTCACACCGCAAGACTGAGCACAACGACTCAATGAGACGTGAACCACGCATATATCAGGAAGCTGACCTTCGGACGGATTTCCACTTCAAGGCGTATGCTGACAGTATCTATGCGTTCTTGGGCTCGACATCCGACGAGGGCGTTTCCATTCCGATGGATGAAGACGGTAACGTTCTGCTGGCCACACAAGCAGCAGACAAGGCGACTGAAATTCTGAAGCCTGCTCCAGATCGGCGAATCGTTGTCGATCCTGATACCCGCAAGGCTCTGCAAACCTTCGCCGCCTGCTTGGTGAATCCATTCTGGATGGTAAGAAGGCGTGTCGACGCTGACATCTATTCGGCGTCGCGTACACCTGGGAACGGCCGTAAAATCTCTGGGCTGATGCTCCTGCATGCCCTTGGACTGGCCGATGTAACAATCACTGTCGCGGAAAAATTGGGCGCAGACGATAACGGTAATATAATCGTCAAACTCAGTGAGAAGCCCATCTTCCCACTACCGCCGCTGGACTGGCGCATCAAAGGCATGGCTATCGAACGCCTAATGGCTACGCCCGCTGGCAAGGTCCTGACTGAGGGCGGCAGTGAAATCGACGTTCGTCCGCTACGGCGATTGGTTTATGGTCTCAAGGCTGCGGGCCTAAAGACTGAACCGCTTGCCACTGGCGGCGAACGTTTCATCGCCGAGCTCGAACGTGGCGACGTCGAACAATTCGGCTTGGTCCTGGCATATACAGCCATGAAGGATCATACGCACATCTTCAACATCCCGTCCCACGGGGTGCTTGACTAGTCGAATAATCGGGGGTAGGTACTAACCTGCCCCCGATATTCTTTTACTAATAGGACTACCATGTTCAAAGATCAAGAAATTCAACCGTTCGTTGAACACAACGGGCGCACACTAGGTGAACTAAGCCCCAGTCAAAAGAAATTCATCCACCAACAGCTCATTACGCACACGAAGAATATGATGACGGCCATGTTTGCTATGCCAGGTGATACCGTTGTCGTCACGTGGGAGTACGATCGGAAGAACTACGAACAGCGCGCTATGCTAACTGGACATGGCACAAAACCTATTCGTCAAGGTAAAGAATATGGTCACCGGTTTGCCTACCCCTTCTGTGGCGTTACTTTCCAGATATTCGTGCACTGGACTACCGAAGTCATGGAAAACAATAATGGCTTCAAACGTACCAAAGCGGGCGACCTGACCGACATTCACCCTGAACACGACGACGATTTCGTTAACTGGCAAAAAGAACATGCTGAATCTACTGCGGTCAATCGAACTACGCTGTATCGGCTGCTCGGCTATCACGCCACGCTAGGCGAAAAAGACACACGCTTGATCGGTGTAGATGTTGATACGCACCAGCTCGACCTAATGGATTATGTCGATGATGAAACACCTGGTGTTCCCGCTAAGCTAGTGCGGGAATTCAGTCCTTTACTACAACCTAACCAGGACATCAAGTTCACAATGTATGGAACTGGTGCGCTGGTTATTACTGACGATTTCATGACCATGTGGCTTTGGAGGAAATATGACCACAGCAGCTAGTAAAAAGAAGAAGACCGTATCCAAGAATGCCGCGCCCAAAAAGAAGCTGCGCCGGCGTAAGTCCCTGATCAAGGCTGAACCTGAAAGCCTGATCCAGATGGACACTGATGACCTCAAGAAATTGATTGAATCCATCGACGCACTGCCTCGCGAAAAGGCTGGTGAGCAGGTCGCCAATCTTGTGTCTGCACTCACACCAACCCTGTCAGCAGACGAAGCAGCCCTTGCCAAACTGGCGGCGCGCGTCAAAGCTGCAAAAGCGTTACGCGAAGGCCTCGAAATTCTGCTGTGCGAAAAGCAACGAGCAGAAGGTATTGAATCCCAGACATATACAACTACTGACGGCAACACCAAGATTACCGTCAAAGCAACCACATCCAAAATCGCCAGCCTGCTGGCAGATAAAGACAAAGTTTCCATGCCAGCGCTCGGCGCCGATGAGCTCAAGGCTGCAGCAGATCGCATGCGAGAAGAATTCCCAGATGCCGACGATCGCTATCAAGAGGCATTCTTGCAACTCACCCGCGGTGATCGCGACGCATTCGTCAAAGTCAGCGTCAACCTACAAGCCAAACGCATTACCGATCTACTGAAGCTCCACAAGGAAGCGGAAGAGACCGGCCGTCCAGTTATCGACGATGATCTGCCCGAGCGGCTCGAAGGTCATGTCGAACTGAAATACAACAACAAGAACGAACTGACCATCGGCGAGAAGGCCGATATTCGTAAATAATGGTACTACAACAACTACAAAACCCACCTACAGGCTCCGCCGCAGCCGCCGAACTTGAAACCTTCGGCGTACTGCGCGGCAAAGCCAATCATAAGCTCGGTGAAGTCGTCGATATTGTAGAACGCGAAAGCCGCAACCTACATGACTTCACCACCGAAACACGAAAGCTGCATCTGGCTGAGTCACCATGCACAGATTTGGTGCTCAATAATGGTGCAAAACAAGTAACCATGGGTCCTCGAGCCTTTGGTGACTTGTGCGGCCGTGTACGCACACGTGACGGTTGTCGCTTGCCAGCACAGTACCTACTCTCATGCCCACCGGACATGCGGGCTAAACAGGTCAACTACTGGCTCAAACAGAACGGCGACAAAGGCATCATGCTGCGCTGCAACAACAATCGAGTACGGGCAGTACTATCCGAACGCTATCGTGTAATGGATAATCTGCCACTCGTTCAAGCGTTGGCGAAAACCATTAACGCGCAGGCCGACGTGCGCTACTGCATTACTGATGAACGGCTACACATCCAAGCTGTCTCAAGCAAACGTGATGTAACGCCGCCGTCCGCGCTGCGCAAACTCGGCGATATATCCAAAGTTGGCCTGTACATCTCCAACAGCGAGATTGGCGCCGGTGCGTTGAATGTTGCATCGTTGATATACAGGCTTGCGTGCTTAAATGGATTGATTACTACCTCGCGTGGCGCAGGCTGTAAAGAGATCCATCTAGGCAGAAACGACTTCGACTTCCGCGGCATTCTGCAAACTACAATACCAGCTGTGCTGGACTCTGCTGAAACCACATTGAAGGCGTTTCAACGAACTCCGAATGTCCCGCTCGAAGTAAAACCACGCGAAGCCATCCGTAACGTAACTGATCGATTCCGTCTCACCGGCGATGATAACGAACGCATCAACGAGGCGTTCCGCATCGAACCGGGTGAGCGTGTATACGACATCATCAATGCGGCGACCCGCGCCAGTAATGGCGACAACCTACCGCTTGATCGTCGTGTCAGACTTCAAGACGTTGGTGGCCGAATGGTAGCCATGAAGAACTACAAGTGGCTAAACCTTGAGCCTTCGGTCAACTAGCCGGGATCCCTATTTCGGCACCAAGGGCCTCGACGTGAGTTGAGGCCCTCTTCTTTTTAATGGCGAATACTGTGATGTCACCGTCGAATGTACTTACATGGAAGAGCTTCCGTATAAAAGCTACGTCTTAAATGAAGAAGATTACAAGGAGATAATGAATGGCTGAGTTCGAAGGCTATTACTGGCTGTTGCATATTGCCGGCGACGTCGAACCGCAACCATGGCTCGGTCCATTCAAAACATGGACTGCGCTAGTCGCGGCCGCACAACGTAAACGCGACATACAGGGTGGCTTAGAAGATGGTCTCTACTGGACTACCACAGACGACCGTACGGCTCCACCTGAAATAGACTCATTCGTCGGCGGAGTGTTCACTGATGACTAAGAAGGATCCTTATCATCCGGTCAAGGCTCTGATTCACGAGCATACAGACGGACGATGCGTTATTACCGTATCACAGGGCCGCAAAATCATCACAACATTTGAACAAAACCACGTGGTGCGTGCCAAACAAGACGTCAAAGATCTGTTCGGCGATATTGCGTGCAAAGTAATCAAACTGGAGAAGTGAGTATGGAAAAGTTTGTGGTCGCGTACCACCTAGATCACCCAGTGGAACCAGGTGAACTATCACATCTGGTCGTTTATGCCGAAGACGCACGTGATGCTGAAAGCGTGGTAACGAAGCACTTCGAAGAACTAGGTAGTGTTGTTTGCCTGATTGAAGTATTCGACAGCAACCACTGGATCGAAATCGCGGATACAATCCGCTACAAACTGGACGACCCACGTCTTAATGCAGACCTCTATGCAGACGACGAAATGGTTCAATGCTGGAACTGCGAAAAGGTGTGGCGTTCCGCCGCCATTGAAAGCATCCACGAAGCACCATCCGCCAGCAAAATACTGACTCGGTTGGAACCAGGCGCCACCGTTCCACATGGCATCTGTCCAGAATGTGACCACTTCTGCTATGCAGTAGAACCACATGAAATCGAGAAAATATGAGCGGAATCAAACACCGGCTCTTCCGTATCAAGGAAGAGCTGAAATGGACTACTGAAGACTTCCGCCGTTTCCTCAAACGACTCGGCGCCGAACTCGGTGTGTATATTGGCTTACTAGAAGGATGTGGCGGTAAATTCAACTGGAGCGACTACAACGTTCCGGCGGACCTCGCTATGTTCTTCTGGAAAGCTTGGAATGAACAACTGATCACGCCAACAGAAAGTTATGCCGTCTGGGGAACCATTATGGACCTCGCGGCCAATTGGAACGATAACGATACTAAGATGGCGGGCAAGCTCGCCATGGCCATGTACAACATCGCAAACGAAGACAAGGATCTCGAAATTCGATATCCACAACCAATAGAAGAGGAAATTTCAGATGTTTGAAGGACGCAAAATCAAATGCGTACGACGAATGACTGAAGAGGAAGCATCTGAAGAATACTGGGATTTTGGCAGACATGGTGCGCCAATAGTCATCGACCTAGATGACGGTACCACCATATATCCGTCGCGGGATCCCGAGGGTAACGACCATGGCTGGCTCTTCGCCAAAAACAAAGAAGGCGAAGGAATAAACGTGCTCACCAAGGCTGAGCTAGCTCGTTACCAACAAGAAGGTGCTGACTCTTGAGTACTCGTTGCCAAGTACAAGTAATACAAGAAGGGCATGATTGGGAACAAAAAGTTACGCTGTACCATCACTTCGATGGATACCCTTCCAACATGCTCGAACTATTTGAAAAGGCGCGGCGTATCGCACGCGAAAAGGCTGTTGCTCATGGTATTGAATACACCAAACACAACCTATTTCGATTAGGCCGCGCCGGCCACGCTGCAGGTTATCTCTGTGGTGCTGATCCTTCAGGCTTTGAACCGGAAGAAGGCCATGAACTACATGGTGATATCGAATGGTACTACCGCTTGTGGGTCATAGAAGATAACGCTGATTGCCCGTGGGAAGTAGAAGTGAACTATGTGACCGGTCGCTGGAGCAAAGGCGATCGTGGCTTGGAATGTGTAATCGGCCGCACACCACTCACAAAGGCACTTCATATCAAAAAGTGTCCAAATATCGATCAAATGATGCGCTGGTTCAAACGGAGTAAGCATACTGAAGCAGATCTCAACGAAGCTGTGCGCGTTATTTACGACGCCAAACGGGATCAGCTCATACAAAAGGACGATTCACAACTAAAGATGCGCTTCATCCTTGAAAGCGAGCGTCCTTATGGCGGCACGCGCTCACAGGCTATAGAAGTTTTCCGTGAACTGTTATCCATGAAGAAAGCACATGCATCAAACAAAGCCTGAACATTACGAAATCGAAGTCTACAAGCCAGACTTCGAAAAGTTTCGACAATGGATCAAAGAAGGCCGCGGAGTCGTTGTCTGGGAAAATCACGCAATAGGTGATTTTAGATTAGGCCATCGCATGTATACGCCCAAAACAACAACTGATGGTCGCGAATACGATGCACCATATGACGACAAGAGTCCAATGGTTGCGCTTCATGGCTTTTCCTGGCAATACGTGAAAATTCGAACTTTCAAAACGCTCGAAGCCTTCGATGCGCACTGTATCTGGAAGGAGCCTGATGAGCCTGATTCAACAAGCTGAAAAAGCATTCTGGGACATAATTGAAAACGTGGTCCCACGCTCGCTTGAAGGCCCGGTCAAGCACGAAACCCGACACCTTCAACACAAATATAACCTGGCTGCAGTTCGCCAGTACTTGAAGATGCGACAGGATACGAGTCTACCACACTTCCACATGATTAACCAAGACGGCCGACTCTTTACGCTACGCTTGGTATTCATCGGCGATAAGTACGGACAATGTCATGCACTCACACATGACGGCAAAGAACCGTATGTGGAATTCTATGACTCGACGTTCCGCGGCAAACCAGCCTTCGATGAGCTGGGTCAATTCGTGAACCGTTACTACCTTTCCACTTTCATGAATCCATCACTTGGGATGGATCCGGAAAAGGGAATAGCATGCGGCCTGGATCTAATGGGCTACGAGCCTGACTGGAAACTCGATCCGCATACGGTTCAGTACTTCAAAGCATACGTAACAGATTATTTCAAACATCGTGGCACTGATTGGGCTGCGTTCGTGGGCGATGATCCAATCAAACAACTCATTCAATCCAAGGAGGACTAATGGCCAAGCGCAAACTCAAGCGGCGCTCGCGTGACGTGCCGCTCGATCTGGTAGGTAAGACAGTTAAAGACGTCTTCTCACTACACCCAAAAGAATTGGGCTGGGAAGAGGATTTCTACCTGGGCTGGCCCGTCATCATCGAATTCACCGATGGCACCATGATCTGGTGCCGAGCAGACAGCGAAGCCAATACGTATGGTTGCTTCAGCTGGGCTACAGTAAACGACAAAGGTGATCTAAAAGATAGCGGCGCTATCTGCTGCAACAAAGAACATGAAGTAAAGGTCCTTTGTGGGGTCTGATTTTATCTACGACGTATTTGTCGTTCCCGCAATAGAAGACAAACACACTCCCAGTCTTGAACCACTACACTGGGACGCAGCCAAGAAGTTCATTGAAGACGAGCTCACACTCGAGGACGATGAACAACGTATCTTTAACGATCTCGAAGAATTCCGTGATCATATGCGGGAACGCCTCGACGAACTTGAAGATGGCTACCTAGATCGTCGCGATGTTGGCTACATCTTACATAAGGGTGAATGGATTATTCTTGCCGGCGGCCTGAGCTGGGGAGATTCTCCATCTGATGCCTACAACATCATAAATGACTTGCGCTGCGGCGGTGTGATGCACGTGCTCGAGACCGGCGAACGCTGGATGCCTCGTTCTGGTACTACGGCATAATCCCAGATTCATCTATTGACTTGCTGTGGGCGGGGCATATACTCGTGCCCCGCCTCATATCAGGTAGTGGGCTTTATGGCTGTATCGTCTAGCGACTAGGATACCGAACTATCGGACGCGTACGATTCTCGGAGACATGGGTTCGACTCCCATTGCAGCCCCAACACAAGGACTATCATGAGTAAACACTCAGACGAAGTGAATGTTGCATTCGCTGACGATGTTCAAGCATCCTTCTCTGGGGATGAACCCTTCATCCGTTATCCAATCTCCGTAATGCGTAACCCAAATATCTCACACGGCGCCAAGATTCTATACGGTATGCTGTTGAGCTTCGCGTGGAGCAAGCGACGCGGATGCTGGCCAGGCCAATTTCGGTTAGCCGCCTACATGGGTATCAGCGAACGCCAAATACGAACTTATACTAAAGAGCTCAAAGATCTTGAACTTGTGGCCGTCGAGCGTCGCGGCATGAACATGACCAACAAATACGTGATTCTGCGTATCCCGGATCGATTCATGATCCTTGAAGAAGCTGTTGAAGATACCGTCAAGCTGGAGATGAAACGACGTAAAAACGGTACCAACAAAAAAGCAATAAAATCGGCTACAAGTACTGATGATGACGATACTTACGACGAAACTATGGACCGGAAGAATACTTCCTATACAGACCGGAAGAATACTTCCGATCATGACCGGCAGGATACTTCCGCTCTGGACCGGAAGGATACTTCCGACAAAGTAGATAAAGAGAGAAGTATATCCAGTACGGAAGTAGATGAAGGTTCCGCTAACGCGGCACACCCAAGTACACCCAAAAGACGACTTAAACGCCGTCGAAATATGGACAAGACACTCGCAGGCGGTGAATCAACTCGTGTTAAGCGCGGTATTGAAGATACTGCGGCATTCATTGAAGTTGTGCGGTACCTCGTTGCAACATACCCGAAAGCGTCAAAAGTTACTCCAAAGTTGAAGGAGTTACTTAGAGAAGCATTGCGTGTATTACCCAACGGGCGACTTGCAGAAAAGCTTCGTGAGTACGTGAAGGCTGTCACGCCGTTTATCGATAATCCGAAGTTCACAAACTATATACCGGGATCGTTGCTCAGTTGGATTGAGAAGGACTACCACCTTCGTCGAAAAGCTGAATGGATTGCGCCATTCACATCTGACAAGACATTCTCCAACGCGGTACAGATCTCACGTACTAATAACGACGATAACCGAAACGTCGCTGATGTACGAAATGAGTTTGAAGTCAAATGGGATATCGGCGATGATCAAGCCGTGATCATTGACGTGCGCGTAGCACCAGATGAAATTATTCGTGCGATGAACGGGCAAATCCCGAACACGCTGAAACAATACATAGGCATCGGAGCAAACGACGCCGAAGAGCCAGGCTGGGTTGAAGAGGGCACGCGTTATGGTTTGCCCTACGACACCATTTTGAAAGGATTAAATGAACGAGGGTTGGTGTGAACGAACACGAAAAGTATTATCAGCTAACTAGCAGAGAGCAGAAAGTGCTCAAAGACCTGCCGTTAGTTGAGCAGCTACGACGAATTAACCTTTGCAAAATATACAATCTCTCAGCGACCTTTGAAGATATCTACCCGAGTAAACGTCGTGATACGGTTTTTGAACGTTTCGTGGCGGGCAAAGGTCTACACGTAAACGGTCCTGTTGGTGTAGGTAAAACATTTGCCTTACAAGCATACCTTCGTGCTTGTGCGTTAGCCGGCCAACCGGTGATGGCAATCACAGCTGGAGGTCTGTTAAATAAACTACGACAGATATGCTACGACAAAACCGGCCCACAGCTAGGTCTGATCACCGCTTTACAAGGTTACTTGGGGCTACCACTACGCAAAGGTGTATTACTTATTGACGACTACGGTGCGTCCAAGCAATCTGAGTTTTCGATTGAAGTTTGGCCGGCTATCTTAGATACAATTCGCGATTTCGATATTACGCTGCTGGTCACCACCAACATGCAAGGTGAAACACCTGAAATAGAACGCGACATCAGTCGTATGATCAGTGTTTGCCAGGGGTCGGAAGAATGGTCCGACAATGATCGTAGATTGAAACGTCAACATCCGGCGCCTTGTGCGATCCACTGGACAAACACTTTGCCACACGCAATCCATGACGATTGGGCGACCATTGCGGCAAAAGAACGAACCGATGTTGTACTGGTTGGGCCGTGGAGTCCCGGCGAAATCCTCAATTTCGCATCCAACTTCTCATGGGCCTGTGAACGTGTTCGTAAAGACGACACACCTGAAAACGTGCGAGACCGCATGTATTTCCATACAAGACCTACGACGGAAAAGCCGTACGCAAGTTGCATGACTGTTAGGGCTAGTTCGCTCTACGCGGCCAAGCAAGCACCAGACAACCAACCGCCTACCCTGGTGTTGCATATGCTCGATGGTCGTCCTGGTACAGAAGCATTGTATTACGAAGAAGCAGTTCTCGAATCCCGGTACTTGATCATCGACATGGATACGGCTGTACCAGCACAAGTAATTGGCGACTTCATCAATGATCGGCGCTCGGATTCTGATGCACGTACAATCTACACGTCGATTCAATATACGGACGTGCGGGAACATATGTGGCGCCATATACTTAATCCAGAAAGAGAAGAGCATGAGATTATGCTCATCCGCTCTCCATGAAATACCAGGTTCATAAGTTTCCACAGTTCAAACAATTCTTCGCGCCAGGTATCTGCATCAACTGGTATTACACCACTCGTCGCGTATATGTGGCGAAAGGTGACCTGCAACTACCGCGGCACATGGACGAAAAGAAACTCAAGGATCGGCTTCGCGCATTACCAGATCCCGTACTCGGTCCACCGACTTCAGGGATCTGCACTGATGCCTCCATCACACAAAAATACGGCGTGATAGTACGCGTCACCGATCTATTGGGTAACAAGCTGCGTTCAGACGCGAAATGGCGACGCAAGCTAGGACCTGTATCTACAACATCCGCCGAACTCTACGGCATGCTGCGCGGCGTTGAACTGTTAGTACAACAGCCGACGCTAGGTCACATCCTTTATTGTGACAATATCGTAGCAGTACAGGCCGCAACAGGTGTCATCGAATTAAGCCCAACAAGTAAGAGCTACGAAGCGAGCGCGTGGGCGCTCAAAAGGATCAAAGCGCTTCGTAACAAGCGAAAGAAAATCCGCATCCGCTATTGGAACAAAGATCAATTCTGCTGCGAATGCCCAGCAGATTTCGGGAGAAAATAATGGCACTTGTTGAAAAGTACGTCGAACATTCTGCACAAGCCGTCATGTTCAAACGATCGTTCGTGTTCACAGCGCATCGAAAACGCGAAGAACGTGACGCGGAAGGTCAAGACGACTATACGCTGAAAATCTCGCTCGCCGATGATTTCGAAGAAGAGAAACCCAATATCTACTTGGATTCAGAAGATGCTCGCGACCTGGCTTCGCAGCTCAGCATACTTAGTAACTGGATCCGCAACACTATAGACAATATGAAAGTTGTCTAACTGGTACTTTGACATAATCCCAGAAGGAAAACATGCAAATAGGCGAAAAGTATCAACCCGGTGAACACCTGCGTGTTTACTACGGTCCGAACGAGACCGGTTGGGTCGAATACGTTAAAGAAGGCATAGTGCGTACTTTAAACACATCAATCAATGGCTCGCCGTCTATCGGCGATGAATATGAACTCGTTGAGCTGAAAGACGACGAAGAAGGTCTTCCATATCTTGGCGAACTACTCAAAGAAAAGTATGCGGCCGTGTCCTGTCTGTATTACACGGACGTAGAGGACTTCAAGAAAGTTGCGCGCATGCTGGAAGACAAATATGACTGCGCTGTTGAAGGCTGGTGCGCTCCAAAGGATGACAAGCCAGGCATATGCAGTGTCGCACATCATGAGCACATTGATCCAGCCAGCGCGGCGAACACAATGGAACTCAACGGAAAGGTCTGGAAAGCCGAATAATGGGTGATCGCTGCTATATCTGGATTACATGTCCTAGAGCACAACGCAAAATCGTAGAAAATATCGTGTTTGGCGATTTCGACGAAGAACACGAATTAGTCAAGGTCGCAAAACACGAATTACAGTATATCAGTTTGGGCTTCGCCGAAGTTAACGGATCAGGCGATGTCATAAACAACCTCACCAACGCAGGTGTCATCTTCGTTGGTCGTCATTCTGAAGGCTGCGATTATGACCCTCATGTCTTCGCGTACGATGGCGAATCACTCGAGGAATGCCCGACAATTCAATTCTACCAAGAAGGTCAACCAGCTATCCATGTTACGCCTTCTGGTGATGTTGACGAAGAAATGCTGGATGCGGCCCGTAAATACTGGCAGGTCTTTCATACTGCATGCGAAAAGATGGGCGTGCCGGATGATGATTTCGCGCCATGGTCCGACCCAGAGGAGATTTTTGCTTGATGAAGGCGTACCACGGTACACCTAACCCTGAGGGGTTCACTGAGTTTGATCCGGAGCTAATCAACAGCCGCACAACCAACTACGTTGGCGAAGGCCCTGGGTTCTATCTAACACTGGATCCAGAAGAAGCCCGGAACTATACGTACGATGTAGAAACCAGAAAACCAACCGGCTGTATTCTGGCCTATGAAGTCTCCACATTCGATTTCCTGTATCACCGGAACGAATCATTGGAGCTTGATCACATCACACAGCTGATTGCCATGACTGATCCCAGCATTCTCGAAAATTGGAACACCGATATCGATCTGGCCATTCGCGCAATCTACGATTACACCATAAAAGAAGAAAACGCGATCGAACAATGCATACGCATATGGCGTGAATGCTACGAACATCGCCGTGCTGAATTCATAAAGAATGTAGTTTCTGTTACAGGTCGTAGTGGATTCTTTGTAAAAGACAAACCACACATTGTAATTTGGGATTCCAAAGCACTTACGTACATCGGAAAGGTACGTCGTTTCATGAAGCTGGAAACACGGGACAGAATCGAAGCTCCCGGCAAGGTCAAAGACATCCTACGCAGACGCGCAAGGTACGAAGTCGAACAAAACGAAGCGGCCATGCGCACCATGGATGACCAGTTGGACGCCCTTGGCTTCACGTGGGACATGCTCACAGACTATTTTCTGTTGTACCTGGAATATTTGTACGAGGAAAGGACACCGAAGTAATGGCATTTGTGTTACCAACACTTTATCGCAAAGATTCAAAAGGCAAGGTCCGGGTCCGTCACTCGAAAGTCGAGTGGTTTGAAGAAGACCAAGCTGCACTTTGGACAGTTGAAACCGGTATCGAAGGCGGCCGCCTAATCGCCAAGGAAAATATCTTCACTGAAGGTAAAGGTGGCCGCACACCATACGAACAAGCCTGTTCTGAGGCCCAGAGCAAACACGAGCTGAAAATTAAGAAAGACAAATACGTCGAAGACTATTCCGCGCTGGAAGAGACCGAAAACGTAGAGTATCCAGCACCCATGCTTGCAAAGAAATATGCACCGAAGAAGCACAGATTCCCTATGTTCATCCAACCAAAAATGGATGGGAACCGGTGTTTGGCGAAAGTCACGAAAGATCGTGTAAACCGCTATGTTGAAATGTGGTCACGTTCAGGCAACTTCTTCAAGGATCTTGGGCATATCGAAGAGAAGCTGGTCGAAATGGCCAACTACTTCTTCTCAATCAATCCGAAGTTGCGTGAGATCATCTTCGATGGCGAACTCTTCACATGGGCGATGCCGTTCAAGGATCTCAACGGTGCTTTGAAACGCATCCGTAAAACACCAGAAGGCACGATCAAGCAACGCGAGAAAATACTGCGCAAGAACGGTGAACTGCATCAGCTCAAGAAGCAGGCCCAATTCTGGTGGTACGATATCGCCATGCTGGATGTACCAGAGGAAGAACGCATCAACAAGCGTATCAGTTGTGCGCAGGCATGCGGTATCAAGGACGGTACAACACAATCTACTGCTGATGAATGTGCGGTAGTCAATGTTGAGACCAAGCTGGTCAAAGACATGATGCGTGCCGAAAGCTATCACAAGCGATTCCGTGAAGAAGGCTTTGAAGGATCCATCCTTCGCGATCCTCGAGGTATATATCGTTTCCAGGCGCGGTCCGAACACCTTCTCAAGTGGAAGGAATTTATGGACGCAGAATTCAAGATCATCGGCGCCAATGAAAATGAGAAGATGCCTGGCACGTGTGTCTTCGTCTGTGAAACCGACTGGGGCAGCACCTTCAGTGCCATGCCGAAAGGTAGCATGAAAGAACGTGCGCAGATGTGGGAAGACTTCCAAGCAAATCCGGAGGACTTTGTTGGTCACCTACTCACGGTTGAGTACTTCGAAACTTTCGAAGACGGTACGCCGCGTTTCCCGGTTGCAAAGGCAGTACGTAGCTGATGAAAAGCCTAGATAACAAAATAGCGGATATGGACTACAAAAACTGGATGCGGTGCGTTGATGCGCTCTGTCGAACAAAGATAGGCCTATCCATCCACGATCTCCCCGATATGCCATTCAGGGATTGGTTTGATGATGGATACACACCAAAGGACGCAGTGCGTGAGGCGCTTGAGGCCGAAGCACCGGATCTAGCTGAACTACTATGACATACAAATTCAAGGCCGGTGACAAGGTATGGCCGATATACGAAACGTTTCGACCACAAGTATGGCATGTAGACGAGCAGCGCACAGTCGAGGCGCCTCTCGGCTACAAAACCTATGAGCTTTCAAAGCTTGAAGGCGAAGTACGTTGTGGTCAACACGAAGACAACCTCTTCGTCACTCAAAAAGAGGCACAACTCGAAGCGAAAGCCCGTAACGCAGAAATCAACTGGAACGACAATTCCATTCAATTCCCACGGTTGATCGCCGAGCTGCAGATGGCCGGTGGCTTTACAGAAGAGATCATCAAGCTCTTGGCCTTGTCCATGGATTTGGAGATTGAGCGTGTGTATGAAATAATCGATCGCGCTTGCCGTGAATGGGATGACATTGTTGCGGAGACAGTATGAACCAAACCAAAGAACAAGAACAACCATGGATCACGTGGCCACCTGACGACGTGGATCCGGAAGATACACACGAAGATCCGTGGGAGTACGTCTGCGAGGATCTAACAGGCCTCATGGAAGAACTCAATCCAGATTTTGATTGGACCGCGGAAATGAAGAACTTCGGCTGGCAAGGAATTGACGGCTACAAGGATGTGTTCCATTGCGACAATGGTCGTGACATGCTGGCTATAATCCTGCCCGACACCGAATGCCACTTCAAGATCTACAAGCGCGATGACTGTATCGCCATCAACAACGCACACCACGATTCGCCCATGTGGGCTGAGTGGTACTACATACGGCCGGCACATACGGCATGACACGTAAACGTGAACGTAAAGAAGCGCGTACGGTAGAACCGGAAGGATACACATTTCTTCTACCTACCGCCAAAACACGCAAATTACGTAAACGACCATACACCGCATTCGCCGTAATCGTAAATGGCTACGAAGAATCCGATATTATCATGATTGCGATTGATCTGGATGTTGCGTTAGACTTCGCCTGTAAAGAAAAGAACAGGCTTATGAGCCCATATTTCCACATCCAAGTTGTTTGGTATCCACTCAACGAAATTGTTTCACCAAACCGAGCTTGGGGCGCCGATGATGGTGCTGTGGTTTATGAATGGAAAGCAAAACGTTAATGACAGAACCTGATCCTGAAATACTGAAACACGTGGAAGAAAGCCCGGAGAAGATCCGGGCTATTCTTCTCGATTACTACGAAGACGTAATGACGCCGGAGGAAGATCCAGCTACAGGTGTAAAAGATCTGATGGCGGATATCTTCCATTACTGTACAAAACACGGCATCAATATCGATGCTGTGCTTAACTCAGCACGGCATCACCACTATTGCGAACAGAAAGGAATTCTTTAATGGGAGCAGAGCAATTCGATCACTTTATCAGTGATGAAAAATCAGGCGGTGATGTCAATAAGGCCCGCGAGCTCGCTACCGAAGAGGCCGCGTGGGATTACGGCCATGCTGGTTACACCGGTACAATGGCCGAGAAAGATTCACATGTCATTATTGGTGAACCTATGTCATGGGAAGATGCGCAAAATACCGCAGAAAAACTTATGCGTGATTGTGATCCTCGCATCGACGATAAATGGGGTCCAGCCGGTGCCATCCGTGTCGTAGATACAGATAACGATAACGACTGGTATTTCTTTGGGTGGGCAAGTAGCTAATGGCTATCGCAACACTCAAATTACGCCGATGGGGCCATCGTAAAATGGACGATTGGGGATTGATAGGTTGCAAGCCGTGTCGCTATGACATGGTACGCGATGTCGACATTCTTCCTTTGGCCCAAGAACTCAACAAACGTGGCTTCGATGTCACCATGCGTATATGTGGTGGTGATTGGATAGTCACAATAGCTGAAATCAGAACAGACATGGGCGCTATAGAGTCAAGTAAAGACTTGATTCGCGCGTTCCTACTAGCCATGAAGGAAGCGTTGGAAGAATGAACGAACGGACACTTGGTTGTGTTACCGTTGACAGCGGAGAAATGGTAATCATTGATCCCTGCTACTTAGACGAAGAAATTCACGACAACCTTAGACGCGGGGTTGTCCGCGGCGCCTACGTAGTTCTCAAAGACTTCGGCGGCGACGGCAGATTTCCCGTACGTTACGAAAAGACAGAAGACGGCCGGTTACTTTGCGTAATCGATTTCGGAAAGAACAGATGAAAAATCTTATCGAATACTCTGACACAACCGAGGTGCATGTCCATGTGCCGGCCGCAAAAGGGGCAGGAGAAGGATACCGTGAGGTAGATATCGAAGTGTTCGAATGTCCTTTTTGCAATGGATCACTGGGGCTAGATTCCTCGTACCTTGATCAAGTCAACCACATAGTCAATTGCCCGTATTGCTCAAAGCCTATCGTGGTATACGACCCTAATGACGATGACTTCGAAGAATACGAATTGACTATTTTCTACAACGCCACTCCATCACATTCCTCGTGTACTAAGCGAGACGTTATACGCGCTCCGTTAATTCAGGCACTAGTATGTGCAGCGCGTGAATCTGATGCGGGATATGCGGTTAGTGGTGTACATCTGTGTACTGCAGACACCGTGTACTGCTTTAACGATGGCGAACTGCGTGGTCTGCATCCTCGATACAAAGAAAAGGTCGATGCAAACAGCGTCTGAACGATTTCCACACGTACATTACTGGATCGAAGCTGACGGTAATATCAACTGCTCTTGTGTACAACCTGGTCTCTCACAGATCGCATCTTATGCGTTCTATTCGAGAGACCAGGAGGTAATCAAAGATGATTTTGGCACAGTAGATCCGTTAGCTATTCAACGGAAACTATTACAACTCGTCAACGAGCAGATCAAACAAGAAAACCAAGCAGAAAAGAACCGAGCCATGTTGGCTCGCTCTCGCGGCGATGCGAAAGCCATGCCCTTCGTGCGTAGGAAGTATGCGTCCTTCGAAAAGATGGATGCGAATGAATGTACGCGTGCTTGGCACATATTCCGCCGTAAGCGCACCGAGGAAATATTGGAGCGTATCAAGAAAAAAGAGGAACCAGATCATGGCGACGAAATCGTTTCCAAAGTTGCTCCCCCGCCAGTTTGAAGACTGCGCGGGCCATAGCGTCAGCTGGGGCGGCGGGCTTGATAGCTCCGCCATATTAGCACAGATGGTGTTATCAGGCTTTCGTCCTGATTCCATCATCTTTGCAGAAACCGGACACGAATGGCCTGACACATACTATGCAGTTGATCGCATTAGTGACTTCCTAGAACAGGAAGGGTTTGTGCGACCAGTACGCGTTCACCGACACAAAGAAATCAATGTCCAACGAATTGAAGACTTAGGTGAAGAATGTCTTCGCTCTCATACGCTACCAAGTGCAGCGTATGGGTGGAGCAAATATACGCTGAAACATAAAGCAGATGTGATCAATGCTTGGTTGAAGAAACAAGTATGGGCACAACAAGTGTGGAAGACACCGCACTATTACGATCAGATGCCTGACTGGATAGTACCTGATGAGGATGAACTCAGAGGCTGGGCGGCGTCAAACAACGGAGATCTGGCGCATCTTGATCCGTCTGATCCAAAATATGCAGAAATTCTGCGTAAATTCCGCGAAACCCATCCATATGACGGGTTTAAGCGAATCGTCAAATACATCGGCTATGACGCTAGTGAGGACAAACGCGCAAAACCATGCTTCGGTGATGTGAAGGAGCAAGCGTTATATGAACCGCATTACCCGCTCCGAGAGTGGGGCTTCTATCGCAAAGACTGCGCAGCAATCTGTAAATTTGTCTTCGGGTTTGTCCCAAAGAAGTCCGCTTGCGTATTCTGTCCGAATGCATAAGACGAGGAATGGATCACAATGCACGAGGTATATCCTCGTCACTTCGAACTCTGCCTAGTGATTGAAGCGTTAGCGCTGCCCAATATCCGCAAACCGGAAGAAATAGGGATCTACCGGCGGGGTAAGAAAGGGCATCGCTCGCTCATAGATTGGACAATAAATCAAGGTTGGGAGTTACCGACAACGGTATTGGAAATCCTTCGCGCTAATTGTGAGGGGCGCAACCCACGTCGGCTATCGCAGGCAGAAAAGAAAGCGGGCGAAGTACAGCTTGAAGGTATTGAGGTTGTCCTCAATTCTGATGGCAACATTCGCGTAGTAGACGGTGAAGAAGCTGAAGCTGTCCGAGAATCCCGACAAAAACGAAAGGCTAAGAAAGTATGCAAGACATCATCGATGCCATCTCAAAGGCAGACCTTAACGAAGTAAAACAGATCAGCGCTGCCGCACGTGCACGTCACAAGCAACTGCTAGAAATCAACAACGCAGTCGCCAGCACAAACTTCAAGCCTGGCGACGAAGTACAGTTCACACGGCGTTCGGGTAGCGTAATTCGTGGCACCGTCGTCAAGAAGCTGAAGAAGAACATACTGGTACGCACCGACGACTACCATGAGTGGCGCGTACCACCATCCATGCTCGAACACGCACCATAGATCGCGACCTGGGATTATCCCATAGTACCAAGAAAGGAAATTCATGGACATGGTACCAGTTGTGTCCTCGAACATCGCCGAAGTCGGCTATGATCCAGAGACACAAGACCTCTTTGTTCGATTCAAGAACGGCGGTTACTACAAGTACGCGAGTGTCCCGGAAGAGACGCATCAGAAGTTGTTGACCGCACCGTCAGCCGGGAGCTTCCTGGCCAAATTCATCAAAAATGAGTTCGATGTGGAGAAGCTGAAGTAGATGACAACCAAAATTGTCTCACGATGCAAACCCATACTCGACACTGAACTAATAGTAGACAACTTCGCCGGCGGTGGTGGTGCTTCTCATGGCATCACCACAGCACTCGGCCGGGATCCGGATCTCGCCATAAATCATGACTTCTCCGCGCTCGAGATGCACAAACTCAATCACATGCGTACACTGCATCTTTGCGAAGATCTCTGGGAAGTTGACCCGATACGTGCTTGCGGAACACAACCAATTGGCCTAGCGTGGTTCAGTCCAGATTGCAAACACTTCAGCAAAGCAAAAGGTGGACGTCCACTGGAGCGTCGTATACGTGCTCTGGCATGGATCGTAGTCAAATGGGCCAAGCTGGTCCGGCCACGTGTAATCATGCTGGAAAACGTTGAAGAATTCCAAGATTGGGGACCGCTCGTCAATGACCGCCCAGACAAGAAGCGATTGGGCGAAACATTTCAAAGCTGGGTTAATGGTCTACGTGCTGAAGGCTATAGCATTGAGTGGCGTATACTTAGCGCCGCAGATTATGGCGTACCTACTACGCGTAAAAGGTTATTCATCATCGCCCGTTGCGATGGCGCACCTATCGTATGGCCAAAACCAACACACGGTGAAGGACTGGAGCCTTATCGAACAGCGGCAGAATGTATTGATTGGTCCATTCCGACTAATTCGATCTTCAACCGTAAACGACCATTAGCCGAAAACACGCTGAAACGAATTGCGAAGGGATTACAGAAATTCGTCTTCGACGATCCCGAACCATTCATCGTGCGCACAGGCCATTACCGTAAAGGTGATCCTGTTTATTTCCGTGGACAGAGCATTGAGCAACCACTAGGTACAGTGTGCGCCCAAGGCAACGACAAAGCACTGGTTGTACCTTATGGTGTCGACATAGCACATTATTCCAAAGACGGGCGCTTCCATGGTCAAGATCTGGAACAACCTATGAAGACCATTGTGGCGCATCGCCCAGAGAAAGCGATTGTGGTACCGCATATCAGTCAGTACTATGGTGGACGTGTCGGTAAGAGTCCAGACGAGCCACTACCTACTGTTACGGCGCGGGATCACAACGCACTCGTCGCAGCCTTCCTAACGCACTATTATGGCACCGGTGTAGGTTCTGACATGAAAGATCCTATTCGCACCGTTACAGCTCAAGGTAATAAGTTCGCACAAGTAGCGGCTTTCCTCAGCCAGTACAATGGGCAAAGCGTTGGCCGCAAACCTGATGACCCAGCACCAACTGTGATGGGTATGAATAAACTCGCTACAGTCCAAGCTGAGGTCAACGGTGCGCGTGATAACACAGAGCTCGTTCGTGCCTTCCTGATCAAGTACTACGGCACAGCTGTCGGGCAGTCCGTGAAGGAACCACTTCACACAATTACCACCAAAGCCCGTATGGGTGTTGTTACGATCAATGGTAGTGATTACCAAATCACTGATATTGGTCTGCGGATGTTCCAACCTCGTGAATTAGCGCGAGCGCAAGGTTTCCCAGATGAATATATTCTTACTGGTTCCATACAAAACCAGATAGCCAAAATAGGAAATTCAGTATGTCCGAAAATGGCGAAAGTACTCGTACGTGCGAATCTGGTGGACGAACCAGACATCCCGTAGAGCACAAATGGATAAAGAAACTAAGCATAATCACTAACAGCCTCCCACGTACTTTTCGGGGTGCGTGGGAACGGCGCCAGGTCACACGCTCTGAACAATTCACGTTTATGCGTGAAGCGCAAGATGCACTGGACGAAGCGTTCTTGGCCGAACAGAAGCGCAGACAACCTCGTGCTAAGAAGCGGTTCAAGCCATTACCAGAAGATGTTCACAACGAGATTTACGAAAAACATCGTGAACCTTTCATGGCGCTCTACAAACAATTCGAGTTGTATAAAGAGCTGCTAAATGAACAACTTGATAAGCTGGCACATACCGTGCTATTCATACGCGATCCGTGCGTGATGAATCGCGTCAAAGTAAGCTGCTCAAGCACATTTTCCAGTCAAGGTTATGGTGCGCATACATATGCCAAAGGTGCGTTGCTACCTCTGAAAGCTACGCTCGACAAGCTGGGCTTTACCACCCATATCCGGGCTGTGGTAATTACACGTGGTAGGACCGCGATTATTGGCGATCCTTACGTTGTCACCGACTATGAGCTATGGGCAGACGCGCCACACTGGATGGTATGCGCTGCGAAATACAAGCAAACAATCACAGAAGCAGCAAATCTGCTCGCGAAAGAACGCCTGCATCCGCAGGTAATCTATCCGCTTGCCTACAACGTACCAGCAGTAAAGAACCCAAATTGGTAGACGAACCAAAAGAAGGTTACTTACACAAGTACTGCGTTGGGTATCATGTACGCTACCGTGGTCGAGAAGGGGTAATCCTGTATCTACTCAATCTCTATCCAGATACCGCATCTTTCTACGAGATCGAATGTCTTGATAATGGAGAAATCATCACAGACATCCCGGAAGCAGAACTCGAACTCGTTTTTGAAAGGAATCCCATCGAATGAAACCGAAGAAGGCTAAAAAGTGGAAGAAGTTGGTGCCTGCAGATGCTCCTGTGCTGCGCCAGGCCGCGGAACCGATTGATGTGCAGAACATCCTCGAGTATCCAGACTTGCCGCAACTTGTTAACGATATGTTCTGGTTACAGGCCCAACATCGTGGTATCGGTCTAGCCGCGCCGCAAGTTGGTGTTGGTCTTCGTGTCGTAGTCATTCATCTTGGCGAGCGTATCGCGATGATCAATCCAAAGATCGTGAAGCATTCGGATGAAACCAGTAAAAACTACGAAAGCTGCCTCAGCTTTCCAGGTTTGCGCCGGTACACCGAACGCTATAAGCATATCGATGTTGAATATGTAACGACACACGGCAACACGATTACGCGTTGCTTCAGTGAATTACAGGCTCGCTGTATTCAACATGAACTTGATCATCTCAACGGGCGCGTGCTTCCAGACTATCCACAGATAAAAGAACCTACCCAGGCTGATGCTCAAAAGACGCTTGCCGCCATGACGGCGCTAGCGTCATTGGCACCAGTTGTACCGGTACCAAAAGCTAAATGAATCCCGATATTCGCGACTATGACTGGATAATGATCAACAGTTCAGCGGGTAAGGATTCTCAAGCGATGCTCATATATCTTGTGGAGCTTGCTGATAAGCTTGGCGTTTCGCGCGATCGACTAATCGTAGCCCATGCGGACCTGAAGCGAGCGGAGTGGGACGGCACCCGCGTCCTCGCAGAAGTCCAAGCAATGTATTATGGCCTGCGCTTCATCACGTCTTCGAATCGCACGCATGATACCCTCATAGACTACGTACGCCACCGACAAAAATGGCCAGATGCCGCACGACGATGGTGCACCAGTGACTTCAAACGAGGTCCGATGCAGCGTGTCCTGACCGCACTCGCCACGGAAAGTCGAGAAGCAGGTGTCGATCGCCCGATTCGCCTCCTCAATTGTATGGGAATCCGTAAACAAGAATCGCCTGCTCGATCGAAGAAAATACCATTTCAGGTCAACAAAGCCTGTACGGGTAAAGGTACGCGCAAACAAGTTGATGATTGATTTCCTATCTTCGATTGGACAGTTGAAGAAGTATGGGCAAAAATCCATTCGACTAATGTCCCATATCACTATGCCTACGATTACGGTATGCCGCGCCTCAGCTGTGTCTTTTGCGTATTTGCACCAAAGGATGCGCTGCTGATCGCCGGTAAACACAATCCCAGGCTGCTCGACGAATACGTGGCCCTTGAGGAAGAAGTAGGCCATGACTTCCGGCACAAGTTCAAAATCGCTGAAATCAAGCGTATGCTTGATGAAGGTGCCGGCGTCGATATGGAACAACTGAAGGAGGACGCCAAGAAATGGAATATGTAGCGACATCAACCACAATCAAAGAGATTGTGCGTAAGAACAAGAAAATCGGCGAGTGCTGGTTTCATGTCAGCTGGATGCTTACTTACGGCACAGAGCTACTCCAAAAAGTTTACGAAGGCGGATTTTTCGTAGCAAGCGAAACACCTTCATACCTGCACATAAGAATCCCAATTGCTGAAGGCAAAGATGGTATGGCCTGGATTCCGTATCCCGATAATCGTCGTTCTGGTTATACCGTCTTCCGTGCTTTTGAAGACGGGCGCGTTGAACGTGTAAGCAAGACAGTGGAATTTCAAAATTTGGAACAAGCAGAAGAAGCAATTAAACAATGGAACAACCACAAACCATCGAAAATATGAGCACCATTGACGTGCTTGAAACGGTTTACGCACTAGTCTGCCACGCCAAGGACGATCGTACTGTTCAGGGCAAGAATCAATTTCTTGACAAGGCTTACGACATCTTGGCGCGGTCTATAGCAGTGAGGAAAAATGACAGACAGCGAACTACGTGAAAAGATCGCATATCTGATACTACAATCCAGCCACGCCATGCTTGAACGTGCCGGTCATTTAATACAATCCGGTGCCATAGATTTCACAGACAAGCCAGGCCATGGTTCGTACTGGTACGCAAAAGCAATAGTCACAGCTTTACTACATTTCGAAACCACGCAGTACCTGCCTGGCCCAAGCAAACGCAGGGCCTTCACCAGAGAAGTCAACAACTTGCGGAAATTCTGATGAAAATTGATCGTTCCGAACAACGTAACGAAATATTCAAGCTACTACATGCTGCTGGCGGCCGACCCGTACGAACAACCTACTCGTACAAACACGGCCCGGAAAAAGCTTACGACAATCCACGCGATCAAATCGTTGAACACTGGGTTGTCCAAGGCGCAGTGATTTTGATCCTATCCTATATGGAAGGCGATACCTGCACGGGCTGGGACGTCTTCCTGCCAGCTAGCATGAGCAATAGCGTAGAAAAGACCTACCACGAGGTAGAAAAGTTTCTGACGTACTTGAACAAATATCTACGTGGTAATTTACCACATTCCCAGGAGCACTGACCTGAACATTAAAAAGCTGAAAACACTAGCCACACGGCTTAACAAAGCATACAACAAATGGCAGCCTTACGAGGAAGAACTCAAAAACCAATTCCATAAGGCCGCCAAAAATTTCTTGCAAGAACTTGCGGTACAGCTGGGTCTTGTGCCCAAAGACTATGTGATTCATATTTGTCGTGGCGGAGTCGCCGTACTTGGCGAAACCATCCTACAAACCGATCACTGGATGTTTCAAGCTGGCGAACCTTGTTCCCCCGGTCCCGATCAATATACCTTACTTGTGCGTACCTGTAATGGACCGCATGATTTGACTGGTGGTCCGAATACTTGGCCAACCACGGATGCGATTATTCGTAATCTTGACCACTACAAGGTGGACAATGACAACAGCTAACCAAGAAATCGCGAATCAAATTGAAATCGCAATGGATGCGCTCGAGAAGGCCTCCAATATCATGGGTCACGATTTTGCAAAAGATCTAATTCGCGATCGTCTCTATCGTATGCATCGCACGCTCCAACAGAACATTATGCGGTTGCTTATTAACGGCTTCTTCCGCACATGGCATGAAATGGAGCTACGTGGTTCATTCGATTTACGTAACCAAGATACAGTCCAGTTAGCCTCGCACGTTACGCGCTTGGTTGACGAAGAAAACATCTGCTTTAACTATGTCTAAAAATCCAAATTCAAACTGCCTCGTAGGCATGCGTTGTCCCAAGTGCGGTAGCTATGGCGGTTTTCGAATCGCCGCTACTGTATGGGTCGACGCAACAGATGATGGCGCTGATCTTGCCAGTCCCGCTAATGTTGAGTGGGACAAAGACAACGCATGTATTTGTGACGACTGCGAACACGCGGCGACTGTCCGCGATTTCACGGAATAGGAAACCATGATCGAATACAAACCTGAAGCACATTATGACGTCTTCCAGCACGCTGGCTGGAATATCTTTGTGCCGCGTGGCATCCTTCGCGAACGCGTGGTCTTGGTCAATAACGGCGAAAACAAGATACTCGCCGAACTCATTGACCCAAAAACAGGCAAACTCGTACACACTTTCAATAACAGCGCGAACATTCCTATGGCATTACTGATAGGAAGCAAATTTTCAAACTTCCGAAGTCTTGGTATACAGGTTGAGCCAATACCTGGTTACCGTAATTTCAAGAGCATCATTGATTCGATGAAGGAAGAACGCGACAAGGCTATCGAAGCCGACCGCAAATTCTACCGCAAATTCATCGACAAGTGTGTTGATGTTTCCGACCACGTAACAAGACCTGTGGCCAAGAAGAAACCGGTTGCCAAAAAGAAAGCACGCAAGAAAACGACTAAGGAAGGTACTTTCACGGGCGCACCCGTTTTTCAATCCATTGATGCGGTTAACAATCGACTAGCAGACCTCATAGATTGGAATTCTCCAGAGTACACCATAGGCAGGTATCGTCGTTTCAGCTTTGCCACAGTTGATCCTAACGGCACGATAAGACTGCATATTGCGCCACCTATCCTAGAACCATCAGGTGGTCTCACAGAATGGGAAAGCGATGAAGAAACGAAGGATCTGCTTTCATGTAAAGATGAGCCCGTCCTGCTTATGCATACGCTGACCGTCGAAGGCCTGAAGCACGTAATGAGCACGCGGCCAACCATCATTGATTCTCTGTATCCAACACAGGTTACATTGCATGATATGTGGCGCGTACGACCAAAATGGGCCGATCGCCTTGCACAAGATAATGATGGCCGTTGGTACTTCTATGGCGGCGCACCTATCCGCCTCGACAAGTTAAACAACTGCTGGTTAACCAACGACGGCCACCAGACACTTGATTATCGTTTCGCCGGTGTAACAGAAGTCATGAGCGACGTAAAGCCTGACGAACGTTGCTTCGGCGAAGACGACTTTTGTTACGAAGACGAAGGAGTGCCTTTCTAAGAATGGAATTACAGATCGAATACCCACTCGGAACGCTGCTACTCATACGCGGCGTTTCCGGGTCGGGTAAAACAACACTAGCGAAAAAACTCGCTGACGCGGCCACGAAACAAGGTCGCAGTGTCCGTTTATGCGAGGCGGACAACTTTCATACACGTGGTACTGAGTACGTATTTCAAGCTGCCCGACAGGGCCAAGCACATCTCACGTGTCAACTGGACGCATATGATAGCTGTCGTACGAATAAAGATCTGGTCATCGTGTCGAACACAACGACCACACGAAAAGAAATCGAGCCGTACGAAGTGATCGCAGAACGCTGCTGTTACGAGTTACATGCTATTTTACTGCATCCAACCCATATACCGCGTATCGGTTTATTTCACGAACGTAACACGCATGGCGTACCACAAGAGGTAATTGCGCGACAAGTCGGTAATCTGACGACGGAGCAGCTACTCCATGACTCACCTTTTGTAAGTCAGATAATCTGCCGGGAAGATGTGGAAGAAGTCCGATTGGAGTTTCAACGTGATTGATCCGCTCAAAAACCCAATGGGATATGCCGTTGAGTTGACCACAAAACGTGCGATGTTTGCGGATACGTTGCTTAGCACAATCGACTGGGCAGCGCTACGTAGACAAAAGAAAACGCTGATTGGCGTGCGTAAGACCATAGCGCGCCGCAAACAACAACTTGATGACTTGTCCGGTATCATTCAGCTGCTTGATCACATTCAAGATCGGGCAGCTGAAGTTATTGGCGATAAGGAAGTATTTGGCGATGAAGGAACCTAAGTTCAAAGTCCTGACGAACGAAGAAGCAATCGAAGCCGCCCGAAACGACTACGGTCATGATGACATCATGGTTGATCACGATGCAAAATTCAGTCGCGTAGACGATGGTGTTTGGGTCCAAGGTTGGCTTTGGGTTGGCTACAAGGAAGAAGAGGAAACTGATGCCGAATTGGTGCATGAATGAACTAGTAGTAACAGGGCCAACCGAACAGGTTCAGGCCTTTCGCGATCTCGCCGCCGGCGAGGAGCATAATTATACGAACCAGCCCCACGGCGATGACAACAAGAAAACGCGGTCCAGCGTACTCAGCTTCCATCGCTTGGATCCAGTGCCTGCAGATGTACTCTGCAAACCATACCACGAAGTCGGTTATCACCGGGAAGTTGATCACTGGGGTTGTAAATGGGGTTCATGCGCCGCAGAAATCCTATGCGAAGATCCACTTACGTATCGTTTCGATACAGCATGGAATCCACCACACGAGCTCATGAAGACCGTAGCCAGTAAATTTCCCGAACTTACATTCACGCTACACTTCGAAGAACCTGGTATGGTCTTTCAAGGCGCTTACGTCTTCAAGAACGGCAAACTTCACAGCACTACTGACAGCTCTGATGCTTACGCGGAAGAGATCGCGGCGGAATTTGGTGATGCCTAGATACAGCGTAATGCATTATCGGGTTGTCGGCATACGCACGACTTTTATCGAAGCGGACAGCATGACCGACGCCATAGAAAAATCAGAAAAGCTGCTCAATTTCCATCACATAATCGATCAGGATCTCCGAGGTCCGCATGTAATACATATGCAGGATTGCGAAGAGCCTGTGCAATTTTTGGTCGATGAGCAAGGCGATGACAACTTCGAAAAATCACAATTCTTTGACATAAGGTTGGAGCCCATTGAGCCAAAGTAACCCAAAAATAATGATCGAAGTCGGCGGCGGCGTTGTGCAGGAGATCAAGGCAAGTGTCGATGTCGACGTGCTGATACTTGACCTGGACAACATCGAAGTCGGCGACGATCCTTACGAGTATACTGTTAACGGCGACCCTGATCTTGACTTCCAAAACCTCGCCGACGAAGCAGTAGACAAATATCACCCACAAGGGAGATCATGACCAAAGCTTTCTCATCTCAACAGTTGCGTATGTATATCGGTGGCGGTAACACCAAACTCGGCCCACAGGTCCAGACTTTCTCGCTCCCAAGCGGGGTGACTTGTCCAGGGAAAACCGAGCTCTGTGCCTACCACTGCTATATGCGCAACCTTGAGGATTTCAGAAACCATCTGTCGATCCTAGCCTACCACAATCTCTGGGCAACCAAACAACCAGAGTTTGAACAGGACATGATCGACTCGCTTGTCTCCGGCCTGCTGCGATTACATGTCGGTGGCGATTTCTATTCCCCAAAGTACGTACGCATGTGGTACAACATTCTGAGTATCAGGTCAGATATCACGATGTGGACGTATACGCGCAGTTGGAATAACAAGAATCGGGCTACGCGCCGACGCTTCAAGCGCTGGATTCGCAAACTCAATGACTTACCAAATGCCCAGATCATTCTTAGCTACGATGAAACGATGGATCACCCGCATAACCGAGGATTCGTCGATTTTCGCACAGCGTACATGAGTACAGATGACGCAACTGAAGATGTCGAAGCAGATATAGTTCTGCGCACAGGTCTTCGGAAACGCATCAAGGTTTTGTTCGGTGATAGTCCTGTATGTCCAACAGAGAATGGTCTGGCGAAGAACGGTCTTATGAAGAAACCAACTTGCTCACAATGCCGTTGGTGTTTCCAGGACTGCCATGGCATTCAACCGCCGATGGACATACCAGCACTATCCCGAAAGTTTCAACATCGGGAAGGTGAATGCAAGAAAAACCTTATAACTTCGAAATAACAATCTATGACGACGTGTTCTTTGGCGATACACGTCGTCAGGGCTTCGATAACGAAGTCATTGTCACAGGAAAGCTCATACCAGAATTTCCTGGCCGTAGTCACGGTCCTGCCGAATTATGTACAGCTCCAGAAGGCGGCGAGCTCGAGGATCTCGAAGCCTACACAGTGCGTGAAGACGGATCCAAATTCTGGATGAGCGACGAATGGATTCAACAACATGAAGACACAATCTTTGAATACGCGCTGGAGGCAGCGCAGGAGACATACGCATAATGGGTTATTACGTAAGCTACGAAGTTGACGACGTCGTAATTCCAGCTAGGCATGTTCTTGACTGCCTCAAAGCCATTAACAAGCTTCACGAAAGTGATATGGCCATTCACGACGGTTCTGGTCATCATTATTCGTGGGTCAACAACCCACCGCCTGGCGGCTTCCCATCTTTGCAAGAAGCACTTCGTGAATGGCGTTGGGAAACCACAGTAGATGCGGAAACGGGTGATATCAGTATTCTGTATTACACCGGTGAGAAACTCGGCGATGATGAAGAATATCTGTTTCCCGCTATCGCTCCCTTCGTTAAACCAGGTGGTGCCATTCATGCACGCGGCGAAGACGGAGCAGTATGGATGCACAACTTCGATAAAGGTGGCAAACTAGCCAATGTCGCTGTGCATCACGTGTCAGATACGCAATTACTCGCACTCTGCATACCTCTTCGCAAAGCATACAAACGCAAAGACGCACCGCCATGGGTCCGGAAGTTAATTCGCGGCACTCTCGCCGGCATCATGGAAATAGGCATTACGGATCGTGAGCTCGATGCTGCTATTCAAAACCAATCATGAATTGGTGTTCTTTGACCTCGCACGAATTCAGCCCATTCTCAAAGCAGTGCGTGAGAACAAGAAGTATCCTGACAATCACAGTTGGGTACGGAAGTATCTACACAAATATCTAGATGAATTTGAGGCTGAATACGCAGAGGCATTGCTGTATACCCGTGGCGGCAAACTGATTCCTAACGGAAAGAGCTCACAGAGCTACAACGATCTGGAAGATGTCAGCTTTACCGCCGATGGCGTGTATGTTACCAAGGACGGTATCGAGCTTTCGCCTAGCCTATTACCGCAGACACGACGACCAAAACCGCGTACGCTGTCTGGAGTAATCGGCCGCATGTACCGTAAAATCATGGCGCGTTTTAAGGTGACTCCTGATCCTGGCGTTCCACATAAAATCATGGATCGCAAGCGGATCTTCTTCGAAAGAGTTGACAAAGCGCAAATGGCGTGTTTACTACTAGCCGCACACCTGGCACAAGTGAAACACGCTATGTTGGAGATGGGAGCTCGTGTGCCTATCAGTATGACGAGCTATCGCGGTACCGCATTACCGCAGATTGCTGTGGATGACGAGTACATAAAGTATCTCGAAGTCTGCATGCACGAAATCATTCAGATTGGCAATCATCTTGAAAGACAAACCAGAGAATAAGCCCAGCATGGACGCCATGATGCATGCGCTTGATCGCGCCGGCGAGAAATCAAAGGAACGTGTGAAAGCGCGTGGCAAACGGCGTCGCAAACGCGCAGTCTATAAGGATATCGACTTCGATGTGCCTACAGCTGCGATGCTTGAAAACATGACTATACAGGATTGGGCACGTGGTGTCGCATATTACCTTCGGGAACATGGCGGCACCACGGCGTCCTGGCCCTATCTAGTGCGCGTAGTTAGTGACTTTCGCGAACACATGGAGCTTGTTAATCCATCAGCTCCGCCGCTTGCACAGTTGCAAACGATACGTGCACTGATCGCATATCTCTACAAAGAAAATAAAGAGATATGTGTGAAACGTTTTCACAAAGCTGTAATCGACCAAAAGGCCCTCTGGGTGCAATATTTGGCAAATTTCACAGCAACATAAGAAAAGTGGTCGACACAGGGTTGACTTCCGTTCACGGGAAGCTACCCTGTTTCGTCCGACTCATACGGTAGTGGGTCAACCCAACATTTTTACGGAACACCGATGTCCGATGAAGACAACGGCAGTATTCCTGCCGACGAAATAGACGCCGCTGATGAACTTGATGATGTCGAGGAAGACATTATCGATGAGTCAGTGCTCGATGAGCTGCACGCACAGTTGCTCTACCTGGCCGTAAAGCAAAAAGCGTATGGAGAACTCATGAAATGCGGATTCTCCATTGCTGCGCTCGCTGATCCAGCTATAGCTAAAATATTTTCTTGGATCCGAGAGTTCTACGACCAGCACCAAATCGTTCCCTCAGCTCGCCGCCTTTCCGGTAAGTTTGAGGATATCATATACAGCGAGACTGAGCGGCCTGCGTCTCTGGTATGGGAAGATTACAAAGAGGCGCGGGAAAACCTCGAACTCACTGCAACCATCAACGAAATTATCGACATGGGTAACGAGATCGGCCGGTCTGCAGATCCTACGACCGGTGAGATCCTACAACCAAGACATGTCTGGGAGTTGATGAACGAATGCATTGCGCGACGCCGCACCTTCTCCGGTACAAGTGGCGATACCGTGATGCAACTTTCAAATACAACAGCGCTGTCCGCGGATTATCACGACGCAAAGTCAGGCAATAACAATGGTATTGCTATGGCCTTTGACGAAATCAATGAAGAAATCCGCGGCATGCAAAACGGTCACTTGTATGGCTTCTTCGCACGCCCCGGTGCCAAGAAGACATGGATTCTGCTACGATTGTGTCTTCGAGCAGCCCGCGACGGCCACACGGTTCTTTTTTACTCGCCAGAAATGCTCACTGTTGATACCTGTCGTCGGCTGGCCTCAATGGCGTTGGAAGTAAATTTCGACGAAATAATTCACGCCAGTCTTGACGACGTTGAAGAGAAGAGGTATCTAGATGGTCTGCGAGAACTACAGGAGGACGAGGCTGCAGAACGAGTTTGGATAGCTCCACCCAACGCTATCAGCGATATTCCTATGCTTCAGCGCTTGGCCATGGAACTACAAGCGAATATGGTGGTAATTGACAGCATCGCAGAACTAAAACCTGATATTCGAGGCACGAACGCAGACATGATTCGTAGCCTCATGTCTCAGACTAAGACGCTGTCCACGACCCTTGAAGTTCCCGTGGTCTTTGCCCACCACCAGAATCGGTACGGAGGCAAAGGCATGAAAGGTGTCGCCCAAGGTGATGCCTTCAGCGAAACAACCTCGTTCATGTGGAACGTACGAAAATATGAAGACACACATATAATAATAAGCCCATTCAAAAGCAGAGAAGCAGAACTAGACATACAATATCGATACTTTTTTGATGTTCGAAAACACAGATACCATTTAGACGGAACAGCAGGACTCAAATCACGAACACTAAAAAGAGGCACCAAAAGCCGGAAAAAAGAAGCTAAGCCACTGGTATGACAGAGTACGAATTACGACGCCTATTCAGGCAATTGGGGTCCCGTGACTTCCAATTGCGTGAACCCACCGACGGAGCATTTCTCACAACGAACTGCCCGCTTGCCGCTATACCTGGCCGGCATAAGCACCAATATGATGAAACGCCTGCATTATCTGTACGCCTTCAAGCTGGTCATGGCTGCATCTGTTTCGCCTGTGGTTTTCGGGGTTCACTGCTAATGCTTGCCCGACTGCTAGACGAATACGGCCAAATCTCGCCACAACTACTCGCGGAAGTACAGCGTGACGCCACAGCCAACTGTAATACTGGCCGCGATTACATACCTCGTGTACATTTCAAACGACAGCAAGAGATCATAAACGCTGTTGATTATACCGATCGTCTCATGCTAACCGCACATGCGTTGGATGATGACCAGCTGGTGTGGTTGCAGGAAAAAGGATGTTCGGCTGAAGTAGCAAAAGAATGGGGCCTATGCGGAGGAAGCGACGGAATCGTCGTTTTCCCGGTTTATGGCATAATCCCAGGTTCAGAAGATACTGCTGTCGTCGGTGCATGGGCACGGCGACCAATCCCTTTACCCAACCAGCGCTCAAAATATTTTGCGGTCTTCAAATTCGAGGCCGACAAATTCGTCTATGGGGAAACGCGCTGGGCCACGGGCTTACCGATGGTGATTTTTGAGGGCATGCTGGATGTCCTGCACGCAGCCACCGTTGGTCTAATCAAGGAGGGCTACAATTTGGCAGCCGTGCAAAGATCGAACCTGTCCAGTGTATTTCACATTAACAAGATTCTGCATACGCAGCCGCCGACGATCTACATTCTTGGAGACAACGATTCACCCGGTTGGATTGGTGCTGCAAAGACCAAACGCCGTCTGGACTACTCACATCCCGACGTGCGTTCAACCGTGGCGCCAAAGGATCCAAAAACAATGACTCTAGACGAGCTGCTGACATTGATGCACACAGCACCCAAACGGGGCATTCAGTCTGTACAGCACAACCTGAAGCATCTACGTGACTTCAACCGTGAGCTGTACAAGGAATAGGAGAAGAGATGAATTCACGTTATAAGTCGTTCAAAGGGCGCAAAGGTATCAGCGGCGCCGAACAGGACGCAAAAACCGGTGGAGACCGGTTTAACTACCCCGGAGCGGACTACCGCAAGTTTTGGCAGATGTTCAAGCTGCCATCTGGTGGTACGCGGAAAGTCACGATCGCATCCGATCCGGTCTTTCTACATGTTGTTCCCACTGTCGTGGGCTGGGTAACCGCGGCTGGTAACTCGTTTCCGGAAATGGCCTATCACCGCACAGACGCGCGTCGTTTCAGCGATGATATCGAAGAGCAAATTGACACAGGCAAATCGTGCTTGCTCGCCGACTCAGATCTGACAGGCGCGATTCAGGCTATCATGGCTTTCTGGGTCATCGTACACCCGTACAAGTACCAGAAGGGCAAAGAGACCAAGGAAACCGACGCACAACTAGCCTTGGTTGAGATTCGCATTGGTTCCAATCACTGGAACATCTTCACCGACACCCTTGACCCAACATTCGTACAACACGGCTCAGCGCTGGGTACCACGTTCCAGGTCAAACGTTGGGCAAATGATTCCCGTGTCAGTATCGGTGAAAACTGGCTCTGTGTGACCGGGATGGAAGATCCCGCTACCAACCAGGTTGTGCCGTTGTACACGGAAGCAAAGCTTCAGGGCATGATCAAGCAGCTCAACGAAATTCGTCGTGAGCACAGTCCTAATCGTCGTCAGTTCAAGGCACAGACAGCCGCAGACATGAAGAAGGTCTACCCCTTCCTCGACGACGAACAGAAACAAGAAGTACTGGACTTCCATCTGAAGATGCGCAAAGACCACAACCTTGGTCCTACAGGTTGGGCGATCAAAGATGGCGAGCAGATTTTCGATGGCGGTGACAACGACACGAGCAACGAAGACTTCTTCAGCTCGGCCGACACGGAATTCGAGCAGCCTGATACTGAGAATGACGTATCAGATGATGCTGATGCTGACGGCAGTGAATTCGCACAAGAATTCGCCAACAAAGCATCTGACGATGCGCCAGATGATGATGATGATGATGAGGACGATGTCGCCGACGACGAAGATAAAACGGGCAACACCGTTGAGTATAACGGTGAGTCCTTTGAATATTGGATGGATGAAGAAGGTAACGCCTGCCTATGGATTGATGACGCATGGGTTACTCGTGATGGCGAAGCATGGGTCGAAAACGACGAAGGCGAAATGATTCGCTTCGAAGAAAACGGCTCTCCTCTCACACTCGATGTCGAAGACCTCGAAGAACTCTATGATCAGCTCGAAAATGGCAATGATGCCGAAGAGCCTGAAATCGACGAGCCAGGTGAAGATGAAGGCGCCACAGAAGACGATGCCGGTGCAGACAACGAAGCACTCGACGATGAAAAGGCGTTCGAAGCTAGTGAGGAAGCAAAGCAGGCATTGAAGAACAAAGCCTCACGCGGCAAGAACAAGAAGGCTGACCCGGAACCCGAACCGGAACCAGAAGCCGAAAAACCCAAGCGCAAAATCAAGCGTCGTAGACGTAAGGGCGCAACCTCCAAGTAATTGATCGCTTATCATGGCCTATTCGAGCACCGCTAGCGCATATGACATACAAGGCTTCGTTTCCGAAGTCGTCAAGAATGGTGTGTTCTCACTCGATACAGAGGCATCCAGCAAGAATGCATGGACCGCTGAACTTGAGCTGATAACCATGCACACCGGCCGTCGTACTATCGCCGTATTACCAACACAGGAGAATCTACTGTTGGTGGTAGATCTTCTGAAGATGCGCGACATTCGTTGCATCATGTGGAACGCATACTATGACTGTACGCTGCTTCACCGAACGGTTCTCCCGTTCCAGAAATGGCGTGTCATAGTATGCGACGGCATGGTACTCAGCTGGTTAGACGACAATCGTGGAGCCGGGTCGGCTGTACGCGGCGGTGCCGTTCACGGCCTGAAAGAACGTGTCAAAAAGGATCTGGGTGTGAAGATGCGTTCCTACAAGGAAACGTATATTGAGCACCCGCATATTATGCGCATCATGGATCTGCGTAAACGTGCAGCCACTTGGCAGGATCCCAAAAAACTCAAGACATACTACAACAAAATTGACAATGAGCGCCGTCGCCGTATGCGTGAGCGCAACAACGTACAGAAAGCCAAATGGAACGAAGAGGAGGCCGGCGAAAAGGCACGCATGGAAAGCGGCGAACTGGATAAAAAAGAGTATCTCGCCCGCAAAAAAGCACGTGCTGCCAAAAAGAAAGAACTGAACGCGGCCTACCGTGACTACCACGTAGATGTGGATACTTTCTGGGAGTATATTCGCCTTCAGCTGCAAGCCTGGCGTGAGGAAGTACGCAAGCGGCATGCCTTGTGGGAGGATGAATGCATCAGCTATGCCAAAGACGACGCGAAGTACACATACAGGCTCTACAACAAACTCAGAAACAGAATAGTTGACGAGCAAGAATATCGTGGCTCGCTCGCCAACTGGGCTGTCATCGAACGCCGTATTCGTGAAATTTTTGTGTGGGCACATATTCGCGGTATCAAACTAGATCGCAGCATATTCCAAGATATCGCCGAAAACGATATCGCTCCGACCATTGAAACTCTGTACAACGAAATTCACGAGATCTTGTGGAAACGATGTCCGTATCTGGAAGGCACCTACTTCTCTCTGAACAGTCCAGCAGACGTATCAGACATGCTCTTCATTCACCTGCGTTTGAAGCCAAATACAGGTGAACTTGAAGAGACCGAACCGTCCAAGACACGCAAAGAAAAGCTAGAGACCAAATACGAACAGGATCTCGAAATATACCCAGTGCTACTGAAAGAATACGAAGGTGCGTTAACTGCCTACGCGGAAGAATACGCACAGTACAAAGAGGCGCTCGAAGAGTATGAAGCCGTCATGGCTGAAAACGACGAGGGTGCCATCACATCAGCTACTGGCGTAGGCGCAGACAGTAATGACCGACAGATCGACTACACGGAGCCACCAAAGCCACCAGTTAAACCCGAAAAGCCACAAGAACCTGAAAAGCCTGTGCACGTCCCACAGTACAAGACAGGTAAGGATGTGCTCCGCTTCGTGGACCACCCGATTATTGATAAAATCAAAGATTACAGATCCAAGAAGCTGCTCTTCACCACATTCGCTGTTAAATTGGGTGGCAAAAAGGGCAACATCCTGCACGGAGTTATCAATACGACCGGTACTGATACCGGCCGCATGAGCTCCAAGAACCCAAACCTGCAGAACATTCCTAGTCGGTCCAAAATCGGCAAACGTATGCGACATGGATTCGTCGCCCGCCGTGGCAAAGCAATGGTCGTCGCTGACTACAGCCAGATCGAGCTTCGCCTTGTCGCATCCATCTGCGGCGTAAAAGCCATGATCGACGAATACAATAAATACGAGACCCTGCCCAATGGACTACGTCGTTACACAGCAGACCTGCATACTCGTACGGCCACAGAAATTGACATGGACCGGGACAAAATCGCTAAGTCTGCGAACTTCCTGATGGTTTACATGGGTGGCGCCGAACGATTCCGGATCTCAACAGGTGTTGACGAAAAAGTCGCAAAAGAAGTACACAAACGATTCAACGAAGCATATGGCGAAATCAAAGACTACGGCTACGGTCTGCACGCCATGTGGAAACAAGGCTGCCGCATATACGAATTACCACTTTCCGGACGCATACGCTTTTGGGACAAGCAATCGCAGGTATCACCAGGCAATCTCGTAAACACATACGTACAAGGTAGCGGAGCAGACCTGCTGAAAGTCATGATCTTCTTCTTTGATCATTACATTCTGCAACACGAACGATACCGCGGCCGCGCAGAAATTCTGATGCAGATTCACGACGAAATCGTTATCGAATGTGATGAGGAACTCGCACCAGAACTTGCATATCTCGTTAAAGCTTTCATGGAATATCCTTTCTGGGACTTGCCGCTTCCAGTCGAAGCTGGCGTCAAATACGGTAACTGCTGGGGAATTTCAAAAGACAAAAACATTGATGACATTGAGTGGACACCTGAGTGGAAAGAGTGGGTCGCTAAGCGTATGCCATTCACTGGTGAATCCTTCTTTACATGGGAGTCACCGGATGGTGGTACGCCTGGCGGATTGACCGAATACGGAAAGCAGATATTCGCTGAGTTACGCGCATGAGCAAATTACCAATTATCGTAAATGGCCCTGTCGCCGTCCCATACGACGCCTTCAAATCTGAAGACGCCATTGAAGAGACGAAGCGACGGCTAGTGTTTATCTCCAGGTTTCACCGACGGGCGCCCATCGAACATAAATGGGATGCTAAAAAGAATCGACGAGTCAAAGTAGATCATCGAATCTACGCATACGCAATCACCAAAACCGGTTTGATTGTTCCGCGCTGGGCACGAGATTGGGCAAACAACCATCTCAAGCCTGAAGCCAAAGAACGCATACTCTTCGCGCCGTTTTCAGAATCAGAACGGCCGGAAAAGGATTTCGAACTGGCGCTACCATTGCGTAAGCATCAACTTGGATGGCAGGATACGCTGTTGCCACCTATGTTGAAAGATGGCTACGTTGTAGGTTCTGCGCCTTGTGGTAGTGGCAAAACCGTCGGTGGTATCTGGATGATATCCCAACTACGGCCGCGAACTACGCTGGTTGTGGTCAACACCTCTGACCTCACCAAGCAATGGCCGGAAGAAATAAAGCGCTTCCTTCCCAAACTGAAGGTAACGCGCTCATTCCATACATACAGTCGCAACCCACATAAGTGGGATGTCCTCGTCACCACCGTGCAGACGCTCATGCGTAATACGGCGCCCGAAGGACCAGTCATCAAAACAGATCTGGCGATCTTCGATGAAGTGGATGTGTACGCGGCTGACAAATTCTCAGAGGCTATCATGGGCGTGCGCTGGACCAAGGCGCTCGGACTCACGGCCACAGTCGATCGAAATGATGGTCTGGAAGAGCTCATCTACGGCATCATTGGCGACAACTTCGTTTCAATGCCGACAGATAATATGCGACCGACCATCTATATGCTCCCATACACGCTCACAGACGAAGAACGCGACTTCATCATGGAACGCGACGAAGCGGGTAACTGGGACATTTCAGTTGATTCAAAGCGGCTCACACAGTTCATCCAACAAATGGACGAGCGCAATCTGTTTCTACTGCGCAAAATTGAGTGGGCTATTTCAGAAGGACGGAAGGTACTCGCTCTATCCCACTGGTCAGATCACATCGAAATGTTGAAGGAAATGTGGGACGAACGCGGTTACGACGTGATCACAGCTCTTCGACATGGCAAGTCCAGTGCCGCTGAACTGAAGACTGCCGGCCGTGATGCGCAGCTTGTCCTCGGCACCATTGGTAAAAACAAAAGGGGGCTTAACATCACCCATCTTGATTGTATGATTCAGCTTCTTCCGGACACGGATCCCCGGCAACCAATAGGACGGATTCAACGTAGTTTACCCGGAAAACTAGATCCCATTGTACTGGACATCGTCGACGTGAATTGTCCAGCACTGGTTACGCGCGCTCGAGCTCGTATACGCAAGTACCGACAGATCGGTGCGCGCATAGTAGACAAGACTGGACTCAAGCTATGTGCGTAGTCAAGTCCGGCACGATCTTGTATCGAATTACTCGTCAGGAGCACGAACAGCGTCCTGACGTTATTCACGAACACACGCGACCGCTTACGGTCTCGGAGAAAGAAACGCTGATGAAGAAAAAGAAAGGCCCTTCGCACGCGACGAAGAAAAAGATCAAGACAAAGGCGCCAATGCGCAAAAAGAAGAAGGTCTCCAGCCGTGTCACCGTAGATAAAGTCGAAGTAGTGGATGCTCCCAAGCAGCCAAAACCGGCCACATCACAACCGGAACCACGTATAGAGACGCCTGCGCCAGCAGATTTACCAAAACACGCATTACGAAAGGTATCAGCTGAACTAGGTCTCAAGCTGCCTACAATTCAGCCAAAGTATGGTTCTCTCTATATTGCGCTATATCTGACATTTGATGTCGAAGACGCGACAATTGACGATGCATTGCGTTTACATGAACACGCAAACAGCATCCTTGCTAACCACCTATTGAGTGCACAACTGATCGTCGCAAAAGAATTTGGCGTAGACACAGGTGTGACTCCGGAAGAACTGTTCAATGGCTAAAAAGAAATCGAGCAAGAAAGCTAGCCGCACGATCAAGCGTAGGCCTGCCCAGACTACCAATGCTGCCAAAAAAGATCTAACGGCTCAAAACGCGGCACGCACCAAAGCCTTCACTAAGGAGGCCGACGGGCATTCGTGGATCAGCAAAGACGAAGAAAAATACAACCGCATCTTTGTACCACGCATTCCTACCTGGCGCATTCGCTTTGATATCGCCCTTGGTGGCGGCATTCTCGATGGTCATTTCACCCAGTACTGGGGAATCGCAGAAGGTGGCAAAACAAGCACACTTTACGCGACGATTGGTTCCATTCAACGAACCTGCCGCCGTTGCTATACCCCAATCATCGAATTCCGTGATTTCGAGACTGGTGAAGTGCAGACCACCTGTAAATGCGGTGCCAACATCCGTAGGCGCGTTATCTTGCTCTCACCAGAGGGTCGATACGATTCTGCTTGGGCGGAGCGTAACGGTGTCATTCTGGATCCTGAATGCTTCCGTCGCGGCGAAGCCTTCTCTTTTGAACAAGTCGGTAGTCCGCTACACAATTTTATTTCAAATGGGTACATCGACTGCATTGCTGTAGACCCTGTCGCACAGCTACAGTCAGAAGTCACGCTTACTGATTCGGGTCAACAAGCGCGTCACGCTGTAGGCGTGCAAAAGCTGAACGCCTTTATTCTGGCCGCAAATCATAAGCACGGCTTCAACATGGTTACCGAAGTCGACCCCGATCTAGTTGATCTATACGGCTCTGTGCCTATGCACGTGACCACCTTATACACCAACCAGCTGCGCATGCTGGTCGGGTCAACAAGGAAAGATCCTGCTACAACCACTGGTGGAAAAAACCTAACGCATGTGATATGTACTGACGTGCGTTTCATGTCCGGCAAGGTAAACGACGGCATAGAAAAGAAAGATGTCGAGCACAATGTCCGCAAAGTAATCGATGTCAATGTCCGTCGTAATACTTTCGGTGCTGCAGGTGGCAAGGCTAGTTGGCGCCTGTATCTCGATAACTATGCAGGGTATGCACCTGGCGAGTGCAATGAGAACGAAATACTCTACAACATCGCCAACGCACTTGAACTCATAGTATCCAAGGGTAAGAACTACACGTTCTTCGGCCGTACATTCCCGAATAAGGGAGCGGTCAAAGACGCGCTGCACGGTCAGGACCTGCAGCTTGCCATGCGTGCGATAATCTTCCCTATGAAACTCAGTACGACTGCACTGGATTATCACATCGCAGATCGTTTTGACTATAACCCGTTCTACAAACTGAACATCGAACACGAAAGGACCGATGGTGTCGTCGTCCTCAAATCCGCCGAGCTCGAACGACGAAAGCCTCTTTGATCAGGTCTTGGATAGCATCAAGCCAGGCTCGGCTGAGCGGTTTAACCGCCGACGCCGTGCTGCGCAAGAAACAGCAGCCAAAACCACCAAAGCAGAGCGTAAACGTCGATTGAAACGTAGCCGTAAAACAGAAGATCAAATCAACGATCTTCTACATGCTGCATCCATACCTGGAAGCGGCGCCGGCGTGGCGAAGGGCGACGGAAAGTTACTAGATAACATATTGGTTGAAACCAAACTTATTGAAAACAAGACGCTCAGTTTCTCGCTGAGCATTCAAAAGTTACACAAGGCCCAAAACCAGGCCTTCCAAACGCACCAGTCAGCAGACATGATCTTTGCGTTGAAGTACAACATTCCGGCTACCGTGCTGAAGGACAACACGTTCTTCGTTCTGCCGGAACGCACACTACTTCGCCTCATGGAAGCTGCTGGATGGATTTAACATGAGCATACTGACAGTAGCCGACGCGGTAGGCGCCCTCAAAAACGTGTCACTGGATCGTGGACTCCCTGATGTCAAACGACGCACCTTGCCGTTTGACATGAATAAAGTCCTTAACAAATGCATCCAAACACGTAACCGAGAGGTAGGCTCTGACCGCGGGGATCACAGTGAGCTGCACGTCACAGAAATGGCGTACTGGTGTCCTATGCGTCGCTTCTACGACCTGCAGGCTATCAAAAAGGGCATACGTAAAATGCCTGTGCCTGTACCGGCTGCAGCGCAGCGTCTCTTCGATCGTGGTCACACGGTCCATGCCATGATCCAAAAATGGCTGGGCTATTCTGGAGCTTTTTTCGGAGATTGGCGCTGCAAACACTGCAACCGTATTTACCGCTTCAGCGCCTTTCCAGGCAAATGCGTATGCGGTAACAAGCATTACGAGTATATCGAACTCAAGGTTCACTACTCGTTCCCAGATATCACTGGTATCCTTGTCGGCTCTGTCGACGGTGTATTCTTCTATCAAGGTGAGTGGTACGTAATTGAAGTTAAGAGCAAGGGAAACTTCAACTTCGAAAGCATCCGCAACGTCGCTCGACCTCACTACATTCAAGTAAACATCTACATGCACTTGCTCGGAATTAAGCAGGCTATCGTGTGTTATGCCGACCCAGAACAAGCAAAAATCGCTGGCGGCGGATTCCTAGTTCCGTATGATCCCAATGTATGGACTTGGGTATATCAAAGCTTGGCAGCTGTGGAAACTGCGGCCAAGAATAATTCGATCAAGCCGTTATCGAAGGCTTGTACTAGTCAAACATCGATGCTCGCGAAAACGTGCATCCATGTCGACCAATGTTTTTCCATCAACAAGTCTCGCGTCAAACGTGTGGAAAAGGAGTAATTGATGGCACGTACCGTGAAGAAGACGTCGAAGAAAACGTCGAAGAGGAAGACGTCGAAGAAAACAGCTAAGAAAACAGCAAAGAAGACGTCGAAGAAAACTGGTAAAAAGGCCAGTAAGAAAACAAGCAAGAAAGTTGTCAAGCGCACCAAAGCTTCCGACAATGGTCAGCCCAGTAACATCATCGACATCAAAACGGGCAAGAAACAGTACAAAAGCAAAGCAGGTTCCAAAGCTATTAAGGCTGCGGCAACCGTCATACCTGAGCACGAAATCGACCTGCTCAAACTCTTTGGTGATAAAGAGCCTTTCCAGGGTACCCGACTGAATCTGACTCCCGCTCGGTTACGTCAGCGCAGTGAAACCTTGCTCAAGCAACGCGACAGCGTCAGCTTGGAAACCATGATTCGTGCCTTTCAGCTCTCCCGCACCATGCCGGACCATATTGCGCACTATTCCGCCGGCCAGGAAGAGCCATGGACTGAAAACATGGTCATCAATGAGCTCAATTACAAAATCCGCGTATTCAAGCTTTACGTGGGATGTGTAAGCACGCTCATCGAATCCAAAGTTGACTTGTCGTTATTGTCCGGCGCTGCTGTCAATCGTCTTCTCTCCGCTGTGCGCCTTTTGAAGACACAGACACAGCAAGACGGCATCATGAATGGTACCGAGTTCACTGATAAGCTGCTACCGCATCTGAATCCGGAGAACACCAAACCACTCGCCTATGATCAAATAATCGACGAATTGCGTAATGAGCAAAAAGGCAAGGCGGAAAAGGACAGCAAGAAGGGTACCGACGAAGACGAGCTCGAAGTCGATTTCAAGTTCAAGCTGAACAAGACTGCAGCCGATCTCTTTAACTCTATCGTGAAGACCGGCGTCGTACTACAGCAGTGGCATGACAAACAGTCGTGTCTTGAAAACCTGCTTTATCGCTACGGTAGCGCCTACAGTGTCGGTACGCCAGGCGACGCCAAGATCACGAGCCTCAAGCTTGGCATCGACGCGTTTGAGAAGGGGCATCAGGTCAAGGTCCTCGTAATTGACGATCTGAACGCACAGGAAGCTGAGAAGCAAGCCTTGGGCGTCAAGGTCTTCAAGATCAAGGGCGGAGGCATGATCTGCGCACAGGATAAGAAGGTCGCGGCCAAGTTCGCAAAGTGTGCACAAAAAGATCTGGACGAATTAGCTGTTGACTTCTCTCCACTGTGGGAGGCGTACTTCGGCGATCGTAAGAACCTGATCACACATCCGAAGGATCCGAAAGCTGGGACTATAGAAGAATCCCAGAACGACGAACCGAAGAAGCCTGTTGCCAAAAAGACCAAGACCAAATCCAAGGCCAAGGCCAAGAAAAGTGATGACGGTCGAGTAAAGCCGAGTGAAGCCATAGGCGGCGAAGATGTCCCAGACGACAAACAAAGCCGTACTTTCAAGAAAATGGCTGATCAGATCCGCAAACTGGATGACGAGTTGAAGTTGCCGGCCACTGTCCGTAAGGAATTGATCGGTGACGCAGGCGTCGAACAGTTACCTGAGATCCTCCAAGACGAGCTCAACAGGTTACACGCGGACAGCGATGATATGATGTCTCAGCTAAAGGAAGTGATCGACGACGGCGATACAGCGCTTCGTTCGGAACTGACTGAAAAGCTGAAAGAGGTCGAAGGTAAAGGCGCTTACGCGCATAACATGGCCTTGAGCACGTTCTTTGATGACGACTAGACCAGACACCCATGCTCTTCGAACGTGTCCTCTAGCCGGTTGAACGCAGGCTTTGACATCTTTAAGTACAGGATACGAAGGGCCTCATTTTCGAGCTGACGAACGCGCTCGGTAGTGAGGCCCATTTCCTGTGCTAATGCCTTGTAGGTCTTGGGATTCACATTGTAGAGGCCGTAATGTTCTGTCAAGATCTTGCGGTGCTTACTGCTCAACTCTTCACAGGTCTCGAGTAATTCCACCATTTCCCAAGTTATCTTCGGTGTGTCGTAATCGACATCTTCCGCCGGCAAATCCCGCGCAACGTAGGTATCCGCCAAATCTGGTACTGAATCGTGGTCCACGATAGCTGTCTGGATTTTTGACATGTCTGTCAAAACCCGGATTGGCTGCGTGGCATTGCGGTCAAACACCAGTTCACTGCGCACATAATGTTTTATCCACCATACCACGTAGGTAGAAAACTTTGTACCCTTGGTAATGTCAAATTTACCCGCGGCCTTGTAAACGCCCTCAACACCTGCCATTACGCAGTCAAGGAACAGTGATTCGGGCTTGGAACGATGAGGCTGATACTTCTTGAAGAACGCGGAAACGATCGTAATGACCAGACGCAAATTCGCAAACGCCAGCTTTTGCGCAGCTTTGGATTCTCCGATTTGAGCTAAGTAGAGTAGATGTCGCTCGTCGGTCTTATTCAGGACTACACTGCCAGACGTATCCCTGAAGAATTGGGCTAGTGGGGAGTCAGGCTCCAGCCTAGCCGGTTGAATCATTCTTTTCCAAAATGCTCCATTATACCTTGCAACAATGTTTCCCGGACCAGATCGACCTGACGAGGTGGAATCATCTCCAGAAGCAAATCCGCCTGCGGTTTGATCCCGAGATCTTCTCCGGTCTCGTGTACGATCCTACCAATGATCTGCATCTTGTCAAAATGCTTTTGCACAAATTCGACGACCCAACGTTGGAAGGCTTCGAAATAAGCTGGCTTCGTATAATTCACGCTGATACGAATTCGCCAGGTTTCTGACTTCTCCGTTTTATCCGAAGCGTTGCTATTACCAAACAACTGTAGCTGTTCGGCCTTGTTGGTGACGTAATGAAAACGGCCAATATGCGAGTTGAATTCGCCGCTTTCCGGGAACTTGAAGCGTGCCCCTTTCAGTGTTTCGGCGAAAATCTGCTGTTCCCTCGGTGAAAGATCCTGGATCGTCATAAGTCTTCAACCTACACAGCGTCACATAATCTTCATGTTCCATCCAAGCGACATCGTATAGCCAATCGTACGCTGCTTCTACGATAGCTCCATATACATGCCGCAGGCTCCCGTGCTCCGCCTTCATCTGGCGCAGCTTATGATATGGTTCGGCTTCTAGTAAAAAGGTGAGCTCTCTACGCTCAATGGATCGATCAACCTTTAAAGGAAATGGATCTCTGATGTAGTCGTACAGCAGCCAGCGCACGATACGCGCTTGAGATACATCTTTGTACATGCTAGCCGCGTCGTACAACCGAGCGGCTACTTTCGGCGTCATAGTACACGTTACGTTACCTAGACCCCGCCTATGCCGGTATCGTCGGTTTCTCGCAACGGGGCCATTTTCTGATGGTCCACCACATCCCGGTATCCACATCGTGTACAACTCCTCTGGGTTTCTTCGTAATGCTCGAATTTGTTCGCCACTTTAACCCGTTCAACATTGATCGGTTTATGGCACACTGGACACTTGTCTACAACGCCGTACTTTTCCATATCAGCTCTCCGGCATACGATCCTTCAGGATCTTCGGCAACATGTCACCCATTGCCAACAACTGCTTCGGCAGCGGAACGCGTGGCAATACCTCTGCACTGGCTATCAACTCCGTAAACCAGCTGTCTATCTGTTTGAGGGATACATTCTCCCACTTACCGGCGGCGTGTTCGTCGAACGCAAAATACGGCAGCGTCATTGTTTGTTTGCCACCCAGTGGAACATATTCATGACTAGGCATCGGCCCCATCGTCGAAGCAGCCTGTTTCTCCATCACCATATAAGGTACGTAATGGATCGTAGCGCAGCCCATTTCACCACCAGGTACGCCATGGGGATTTGTTGCCCCCATGTCGACCTGGACGACGGCTAGCCGAAGATATTTCTTAGAAATTTTACCATAGGTATCCAGCTGGCCTTCCGCCTGGTTTATGGCGAAAGCGCTGTCTACCGGCACCTCAAAGGTGGGGAACAACTCTTTTATCGAGCTGTCGTTTGGATCAATGTCCTCTTCGCCGAAGACATCGATCGGCGGCTTATCACTCATATTTGCCTCAGGCTACTAGGCCGCGGCGAGCGTCTCTTCCTGACTCAACAACTGAATCGGGCGTATGTTGTCTGACTCGCCTGTAACTGCTTCGGCCATCATAACCTGATCAGAGTTGATATTGAAAGTATGATTTTCGAGATATGTGTTCTGCATGTAGAACGCGCCGTAGTTGTAATCATCGGCAGTTCTGAGCAGGACGCAAATTCCCAGCGGCTGACTGAAGATCTGCGACTGGAAATTGATCCAGAAATCACGATTCGACTTGCCGGTCGCATCCTTGCTACGATCGTCACCATAACCTGGTGCGTCGTATGCTTTGATTTGCGCAGGATTGTCCTCGCCCCAATCAGCACGCGGGGAGTACAGATACAATGCACTGGCAGCAGCATCATGCAGGATACGATCAAGCGGGTAGTAAGCGTACAGCACACGTAGTAACGACGGACCATAGAACTTCACGCGGCCCATCTGGAACCGTGTGAATGTACGGCCAACAATGAAGTACGAACGCTTCGAACCAATCTCGAAGAGTCGGCGTAGCGGGTGATTCTGTGTGACGTTGAAGTCGGACATCAGTCCTATGCCGAATAACTCAGCATTATTCTCACGTTCCTGGCCCAACGCTACTGACGACGCACCAAGTGTTTCTACACCTGGGTCAATACCTTCGAGCATGTCAATGCGCGGCGGTCCTGCGAGAACCAAAGCAGATTCTGCGGACACATAACGTCCGTTCTTGATCTCGGTCTGTACGTGCTGACTAGCCCAGTTCCAAGTTTCAATGCATGCCATTGTGAATCCTCGTTATGCTGTGACGTAGATCCGTACGACCCCGCCATTCGCCGCCGATAGCTGCACAAAGTTCACATCCATGATGATCTGATCACGATTGTTCGGATCACGTGTCAGTGAACGAATGCTGACTGATTCTGCGTTCTGTGCTTCCGGACGCGTCATTAGATTACCAACTGCCTCAGCCTTGGCTCCAAGAACCGCCAAGAAGTTGGAGTCCAGCGCGTGCCGTCCAAACAGCGGCCGTACCGTACGGCGCAACAGTTTGGTATACAAGTCAACCTGCGAGATACCCATCTCGTAGGCCACACTCAAATCACTGTCATCGGACGTAGTCGCGATAACAGCTGATACTGCGCCACCTTCGCCCGTAGGCTGCTCAAGCAAGTACGTACCAGTAGATACAATGCGATCAAGCTGGTCGCGCGTAAACCTATCTTCAACGCCGCGGAGACGGAAGATACCTGCGCCTGGCTGACCGGTAAGCGGCAGACCCGGACGAATCCGAGCACGCTTCGCAGCCTCCATCAGGCAACCCCAATAACCACCGGCGTTCAGCCAGATAACATCATCGCCGCCCCAGAAGCCGGCACCTGACTGTGCTGTAATACCCGCAGACGTATCACCGAAGACCATATCCATGTCATCCGGCCACAGGTTCCGCACGCGCATGCAGTCCATATCATCTGTGTGCTGCGCAATTGCTATGGCCTGTTGATCAGTGGTCAACGCCTGACTCTGGATAATCCAATCAACCCAGTTCGAGCCAGTGCCACCGGAGAAGGTCGTGATGGCTGTGATACCAGTACCAGACGCAAATGGTGTGTACGTCGGTGAAGCTGTGTTACCAGCCGCGCCCAAGATCTGCTGGGTCAACGCGTTAATCGGCGTACCAGTGATGTCCGTCGTGATCTTGATGCCAGTCGCGATGATGGCCGCATTCACGATCGGAACAATCTCTGCAGCAGTACCGTCGGCACCATTCGAAAAATCGGTCTTACCTAATAGACCGGTTGGTGTGCCACCGAGCGTTACCGTTGTATTGCCGTCCGTGCTTTCGCCATCCTGCGCCATCGCCACAACAGCTGTCGCACCACTTGGCGTGATATTTATCGTGGTGTCGTTGGTAATAGCCGTACGGAATTCATCCGCGACATCTGCACCGGACACAACGCCGACACCCGAAATATCGACAACAATGCTGCCGGACACGCTCTGTACAAACGTACCGTCCTTCTTGACTTCATACGTTGATTGGTTACCCAGTACGTCTTCTATGCGCACCCATTCATTGTTAGCAAAGTTTGCTTTCACGTCGCAGGTGAAATCGCCGTCATTTGCCGCGGCTGAAGTAGCCGCCGTTGAAATATCGATTTCGATGTTACCGGCACCAGGCGTGTTAAGTCCGGTTTTGTCGAACTCAAAACGCTTTGTGGTACCTTCACCATCGATCAGCTCAAGGTAATCACCATCGTTAAATTTGTCGCCATCTTGGCATGTGAAAGCGCCGGTCGCGGCAACAGCATTGTCAGGAATGGTGTTTGGTACTGCTATTGTAAGCACGCAGTCATCATCGACTGCTGCGCCCGCTGGCGTAACAGCCAAAATACGCCCAGTACCACCAGTTTCGTTATCTGTCAGTACATCGCCCACAACAACGCCGAAATTCTGGATGTTCGAATTACCCGGCGTAACGGAGAATGTAACAGTCTCGTTGTCGACGCCGGTTACAGCGACTGAATGGAAAGATTCAGCGGCGTCACGTGTCGCCTGAACAACCATGTATGCGGTACGCCATAACACGCGTTCACGTGCCTTAATCGGGTCCGACATGGCGAGAACATGCGTCAAGTATTCCGCCAAAATAGTCTGATCCTCAGTCAGTGGAACTAGACCGTAAACATCACGACTATTCGTTAACACATCCAACGCAGCCAAGTGACCTGTAAGATCGTCACTTGATAGCATCAACGCGAATACACGCGTTTGTGAATTGCGCATCACCAAATCTACCGCCATCGCCAATGGATTCAGCGGAATAGATGGTCCCAGCACATCAAAGACTTCGTTCTGGTTGGTGAGCTCGAGCAACTGGTTCGCGTAGTCGCTACGATTCGCGGCGTAAGACATCAGAATCGTACCTGAGCCTGACGTCATGGTCTTACGAACCGTGTAAGATTGATTCGTGCCAGTACTGGTCGGTGTTAAGGTAGAACCAGCGCCATCCGTGACAATCAGTGTGAAATCATTTACGACTGATACCACATCAAAAGTATTGCCATCAGCCAGGACGATCTGGTCACCTGCCGCCACACCAGCTGTAACAAAATCGCCGTAGGTGGACGGAACATTGGTGTCCGTAAAGACGCGTTGGGCGCCTACGGCTGGAGACACGCCTTCTGCACTGTACGCGCCACGTGTGCCCGTCAAAATATCGTAAACAGGATTCAATCCCGATGCGATCGTAACAGTTCCAGCCGACGCGTTAACGGTAAAGTCTGTACTCTGAAGTGTATAACGGCCGTATGTAGGATCGACAAAGAACAGTTGTGGAAGCGCTGGCGAAGACACACTATCGCGCGAACCGTCCGAATTCTGTGCAACGTACTCGCCACCAATCGCGGCCACGTCAACTATGGACGCACTGTAGGTTGTGATGCCTGGAATATTTAGCACAGTTGTCGAACCCAGCGCATGCGAACCCGCGCTTTCTTCGTACACAACCTGCCGGCACAAACCGATCACAACAACAGGCAGATCCACACGTGGCAGGATCGGTGTCGACTGCCGGTAGATCTGATACACGTCAACAAATGGACGACGAATAGCTCCGGGATTTGCCATGTTCTCACCTTATACGCAATTTGGAGGAAAGCCCTCTTGAGTAGCGATTTTCCTCAACAAGTCCATGTTTTCGTCTGCTAGGGTCCACGTCAAAGACATTGACACTGGCATGCTAACAACATAGTCATTTCGCTGTGACTGTGACCCGGTATCGTCACTTATCTGTTTAGCAGAAACCGTCGGATTCCCAACAGAGAAGGCGGCACTCCGGTGACGAAGAATTGGTTGGAAGAACAATAGAAATAGCGCCACGTACTGCGCAAGCAATTCTGCCTTCGGCCACTTCTTTGCCTTACACGTGATGTTCACCGACGAACTGACCATAGCGGTGTAGTCGCCACGATCACTTGGTGTTGCGATCATATTACCAGCGAAATTACCGATAGCTGTACGTTCAAACGCCGTCGGTCCGCTTGCCACGATAATGTAATACCGGCCATCTTCGAGCGTCTGTTCTTCAGCCTGCTCCACGTGAATATGTAGCAGGCTATCTGGTGCATTATCGCCGTCCTTGGATTTGAAGATAAAGGGATTACGGCAAGTATTATTTGGTCCCCACCATTCTTGGGAAAACATACCCTTAATCCCGTCGACAATTAAGCGGCGGGCAAAAGCCAGCGGCCTCAACATCTCATTGTTGAGCAGATCCTCATCAAGTCCAACCTGCCCAATGAGCTGCTCTTGGTACGCAACTGGGTCATTGGCCATCGGACATCTCTACTATGGTGGGAAGGTCGTCGCTTCATCTCCGGGCGCGCGCTTAGCAACAGCGGCGTCATCCCAGACGATTACAAAAGTGGTACCTTCTGTACCAAGGAACTGTGCAGAAAGCGTGTTTACAGCTGTCGGCGCATTACCGCCATCAGACATACCAGTAACTGTCATTACTGTACTGGCCTCGGCAAGCGCCTTATTACCAATTACACCAGGTTTATGATGGATCAATTGAATAATGCCGTTTGGCGCACCACCAGCACCAGAAGTGTCCTGCTCCGTGTATATCTTCGCAGAAACTTTAACGGGGCAGACATTGATAGCCTTGACCGTTTGCTCCATCGCGTAATGAAGATTCGTCGGATCTGCAGAGATGTCAATGGCAGTATTGCCGCTAGAAAGCAATGCACCATTTTCGGCACGACGTGACGTATCGTACTCAAACGTATAACCGCCCGGAACAGTATCACCGTCATTAATGGTGAAAGTTTCTGTGGTGAGAGGCGCAGCTGTGTAATTGAGTAAACCGGTTGCCCGCGACCCGAGTTGCTGAAGCTTGAGCTCCAATTCCTGATCGCCAGGCATATCGCTGGCAGAGCCAGGCGCCCCTTGTGTAAGAGGACGCCTGCGCTCGATGTCAACGTGATATCTCCAAACTCGAATAGCCATGAGCTTACCTGGGATTATGGCATAACACCAGATTGACGATATTTACCGAACTGCTACGGCTAGGATATCGTCATAGGCCTTGCCGAACTCATCGCCGTGGGACTGCAGCTCTTCCATGAAGCCCTCGGCAAACTTGGTTGTGACCTCTTCTGGACCAGTCTGCGTCCAGAATTCCAGATCGAGAGCCGGCGGCAAATCGGCCGCTTCTTTGCCCCACGGAAGATCCTCTTCTTCCGCCATCTTGCAGTCACCTTTGCCTTTGCCTTTTCCGTGCTGCTTGCCGAAAGGAGGAGCTTTCTTGCCCTTCTCTTCCCCTTCATCATCGTCTTCCCCTTTATCCTCAGCTGCTTTTTCCGCAGCGAGCTTCAGGGTTTCGTCGTCAATGATGCCCTCACGCAGATCATTTGCCTGCTTGACTTGGTTCGCATCCTCATCAATGGAGTTGGCCAAATAATCGGCTGCCTCCATACCGATTGTAGGCGCACCAACTTCTTCAGCCAGCTTGATTGCAGGCGTTTCGTTGATGTGCTGCAAATCAGCTAACAGTGCCTCAGTGGCAGGATCATGGTCGCTCATGTGTTATCTCCGAAACAAAACAATTGACGCAAACACGTACACCATCAGTGTAGTCAGACAACAGGTAAAAGTAGGTTTCCGGCAACATCTGCGGCAAGCAAATCTACAATCTTGTCATGAGGATCGGCCTGCTTTAATGTCACGTCTTGCGTCACCAAAATGCGATTATCTTCGTTTGGTGCGACAGTCCCCACATACCACCAACGTGAGCTATTTTCTTCATACAAGACGTCGTTTGGTTGTACTCGAGGATATCGCAGCATATTAGCTTGGGCAATCGCCGACGCATGCTGGTGCGAATGGTAGTCGATCTTTTGCATCGTCGGCGTGATTAAACAGCGCGTACGAACCGGCGGATAGTAGCCCTGCACCAATCCGGTACCAAAACATATGGGACATGCATCATCTGTTGAAATGCCTTGAATAGCATCCCAACACAGACCGCATTTATTACCCTCTCGTCGTCGTTTATATACCAGGACCCCGACACCATTATGCGTGCAGTAAACGATACGTGCTTGATCATTGATCGCCAGAATACGGCCTGGTGGGATCCCTCGCATATGATTCGGGTCGCTATACTGCAAAGTTGAATCCGGCAGAATCGCAGCAACCAGATACCAAACTTCATCCCATTTACTGACCGCTGGCACGTCATTATCTAAGAAGTAAAATTGCGTGCCAGGTGCAGTCCCGATCTGGGTGTATGGCCCAACTCGTGAAAAGGCTCGGTAGATCTCGTACGTGAGCGTAGCCGTGTTTTCATTGGTGGGTAGCAAGAACCATTGAATCAATATATTCCGAGCGTTCACGGCCGTGACTTCGATAGGCTCAAAGAAGGTGCCTTCGGGCGTCACTTCTACTGTCTGCGGAATGCTCGCAGTATCGTTGCGGGCTACTTGCAGTGGGTCATGCATTATGTTGCCTGATCTATGCCAATCCCGATTCGATGGAATTCAGAGAAGCTGTCGCCGAATGCGCGACCCATATTGATCGCTACCTTCACAGCGGCTTTCTTCTGTTCGTACTCGTCGGTTAACGCACCGATTGCTCGTTCATAGCGCTGCCATTGAACACGAATATCGTAACTTACAGAACCTGCGTTAAAGCTGACTTCATTCCGCATCAACTTAAACGACACGGATCGCAAGACCTCAACACACGCTTTGAGCAGCAATAAGAAACGAGCCGGATGCGCTGTAAAGTTTACTGCTGGGATGAGCGGCGGGGACGAATTCCAGTCAACCAGCGCTTTACCCCACGCCTTGCGTAGCTGTGCATCGGAGTGTTCCTGCGTAAAGTCCAACAGGTCATTGTCCTCAGCGTAATCGCGTAAGTAGTCACGTAACGCCTCTATCCACTCATGCGGTGGCGTTGGCCAGAAACTGCCCCGACCGTCACGGGTACCTTCAATGTCCTCGTTTTTGTGCGGGACATTTGGTGATGCTCTGTCGTCGGCCATGGGCTATTTCTTTCTTTTAATACGACGCTTCGAATAAGTCTTTTTCTTCGAAGTAGCGCGTTTTGGCTTAGGCTTGGGCTCCGGTTCTGGTTTTGTTTCCTCCGGTTCCGGCTCCGGTTCCGGTTCCGGCTCCTGTTCCTGTTCCTCCAGTTCCTGATCTTCCTCAGCCTCTGATGGTGGTGAATCTGTTATTTCAGCTGCCTCGTCTTCTGTCAGATCATCCGCAGGCTCTTTTGGCTCGTCATCATCGCTATCAACCACAATATCGCCGTCCAGTCCACCCGCCAACGATGAACCTTGTGGTGTCGGTTCCTCTTCTAACTTTTTAACGAATTCTTCGCGGATAGTTTCATAACCCGTCGCTTCGTCTTCCAAAGCTTCGACACCAGCTGTCAGATCCTCTTCCGTGATCATATCAGCACGCGCCAAATCAGCAGGATCCACATCATGCGGCCGCGGCTTATTAACGTCGTAATCACCCAAGGATGGGAACGGCGACGGAAGTAATACAGGACTTTGTTGTGCATTCGGAGTCAATTGGCCGGCACGGCGCTGAATATGTCCAACCTTCGCTGTTGTGGGCGCCACCTGCACGTCTCCGCGCATGATATAGCGTTCAATGTCATGCATGTTCAACTCATAGCGAAAGGCGATAACCTGCTCGCCAGGCCGCAATTCTGGACACGCTGGTAAATGCAATCGAATGGGGCGTGGGTGGCCGTTGATATCACTCACATTCTTGATAAGTAGTTGTGAACGATCAGCAAAGTCTGGCATGATTTCCTCTCACTATAGAAACAAAGAATGGACGACAGAGACTATATCTCCATTAAGTGCTTTGCGCAACTAGACATGCGACCACAAGCGACCTGTGTTGATGGCTGAGATTGTAATCGGCGACACACCATATTTTTTGGCCACGTCCTTTTGCAACATACCATCAGCAATCAATTGCCGAATCACAGGAATATCCTCTTCGGTAAGAATGGCCCGCGCCACATTTGCACCACGTCGTTTCTTGCGTTCATTCTCAACACGATCAACGTAGTCATTATCATCGGGCAAATGTGACCAAGATCGTTTACGAGCAATATCTTTAATTGTTCCACGACACACATCAAACTTTTCAGCTATTTGGCCGTAAACCATGCCTTCCGCAATCATCTTTCTGATCGCATGCACATTGTCTTCCGTTAATTTTGAATATGGATTACGATCACCTGCCAGCGACCCATGCTTCTGCAAATCTTTCATATTTGCTTCATGAGTATCCCAACGAAGATTATGAGGATGGTTATATGCCCTATCACCATCATTGTGGCAACCTAGCATGCCTTCTGGTCGCGGACCTACAAACGCTTCCAAAACCAACACATGTATACAATGTTGCGTGCTCTTACCCTTCTTCGTGAAATGTACGCGTGGGTATCCACGACTAAAACGCCACTTCATTATCCGAAAGATAGGATTTCCTTTTTGATCCTTTTGCTGCAAACTTCGAATTCGGCCATGAGATGACACTTCATACATACCCTCAAACCCAGCTACAACTTTCCAAAGCTCTTCACACATAATAGACCTCCATAAAAAATGACAGTGATCAGCGTTATGCCGATCACTGTCATTTTTTATGGAGGTCTATCCTAATGGATAGGCCCTTTATCATCTGTTACTGATGCGGTAAAGCACCTCCGGCTCTTGCCACCCCGATCGGATAAATCCGGATGGTGGTCGGCGCACCGACAGCAGCATTCACATCAGAAGGCACGTTCACGTCCAGCGGAACGGAACCGGCAAGCAGCAGGATCGCGCAGCCGTTGATGTTACCAATACCGGCACCGATGGTTTCCCATCCGGCCATCGTGATAACGTTACGGCGCTTGTTGATCCAGAACTTGGTTCCGGTCAGGATCAGGAACTTGCCGAGAGCGGCCTTGTCGGCGAATCCGTAGATATGGCCGGCACGGACGAGCTCGCGGTTCGTCTTGATCGTGGTGATGAACGTGAAACCACCGACGGTTGATTCCTTGTACCCATCAATGGTGATGGAGTTGGCAACCTGGTGGCCGATTTCATCTGCGAACCAGCGCAGCGTCTCATCAAAGTTGTACTTGTGGAGCAAGAACACCTTGAGCTCGAGCTGACGCATGGTCAGAATCTGAGAAAGTTCCGTCAGTACATCACGACGGAAGTAAGTGTTGGCGGAGAGGACGATATTGGAGTTCTCCGGATTGGCTGGCGTCGCGCCAGACTTGAAGAACGCATCGACCTGTGCGCCGGTCGTGAAACCGACAACACCGCCGGCACCAACCGCGACGCGGTTGAGGCGATAGGTGGACGCGAAAGCAGCAGCCTTCACCTGGGTCAGGAAGGACACGTCCTCCTGCTCCTGGATGTCCTTAACCGAGTTTTGCTCAATGATCTTGAGCACAGGCTCACGGTGAGCCATCAATTCTTCCTCGGTCTTGTTGAACTCGTCCGTCATGATCGTCTCAAACCGAATCGGGAAGATTTTCTTCTCGATCCAAGTGTGATCCGGTTCACCACGGAAAGTCACCCGCTGGGCCACGGTCTGTGGCTCGAGCGGTACGAGGAACTCTAGCCCGTTGTGTTCCGGGCTAATCTGGCACTCTTGTGGCGTCACAGTCTGAGTGTCAAGGATGCGGCGGGCAAAACCAGACTCACGAATCTTCTCCTGGATGTATGTTCCAAGCGAAGCCGAAAGCTTTTCGATCCCCGCGTCACCTTGCTTCATGGCGCCAAAGAAGAGGCCATTGAATTCAGCAGCATCAAGTGCCATGGTCTTCTTCCTTGTCTTATGTGCCTGGCAGGCACTAATTCAAAAAAAGCAACACAACCGCTTCAAGCCAACTCTATGCGCCGATAACGAGCGTCGAGTTGAACCGGAAGTACATTACATCGCCGTCGACATACGCTTTGGTGCCGATCTTGCGCTCATCCGTCGCAATACCACCTGCACCTGCTGACGACAAACCGATAACGGTTTCACCCACGCGTTCTGGAGCACCTGCGCTCTGGCCCTTGAGGACCAAGTTGCAAGGATCTGCAGTACGCAGTGTTGCAAGGTCGCCATTGTTAAAGAAGCGTGCCGTCAGCGGCAAGCCGACGATCAGACCATCACCCTCGATAGCCGCCATCAACGCATCGTTGAGCTCTACGATCGGGTCGTAGCCGCCAACGGCGCCAACCGTAAGCTGGCGTACGCTGCTGGTGTGATCCGGATGGATCCAGCTGATCAAAGCGTTCAGCTCGGTGATGTTACCGCCTGCTACGCGAGTAGTTGTATTATCAGCGACAAGCGGTTCTGGTGCACGCGCTACGTTGTCCGTACCGCGAACGAGCAGGCCGCCTTCGATGATAGTATCAGATCCGCGTCGCAGTGTTGCGAACGTTACAGCTTCAACGTTCTTCTGGATACGCACAATGGATTCCGTCTTCGGAATGCCAGTGGTGTCGTTGATCTGTCCCATATCATTATCCCTTAAAGTTAGAAAAGGGTCTACATGTACCCATTGATATCCCGAAGCTCATGAATGAGGGCATCCTCCGCGGTTGCTTCCTCTACGGCAACCTTTTCAGAAGCTTCTTCCAGCCGACCGAACACCGGTTCCGACTGGGTACTTTGTTGAAGAAGTTCGATTGCTCGTTTCTCCAACTCGAAATCCTCTGCTTCCATCAGTGTAGCGATTTTTCGTCGCCCGTCTGACGGATCTAGCCGTCCTTCCGCGATTAAGCCTAAAACCAGCTCGGCTGCTTCCTTGAATCGCGTCAGCGACTGAATCGTTAATGCGTCGCCTTTGATTCTCTCGGCTGCAATCTTCAGCTGGTGCGTAACTTCATCCCGGTCAGCCACAACTCCGCCTTCATCATGCGCTGGCGGCGCTCGATGGCGTAACGGCCGTTAAGCTCTCTGCCAGCTTCAAGACCCGATAAAGACCGATCTTCACCTCGCCCTGGTGTTTATCTAATGCTTCGAAGTCTTCCTCTTGCGCTTCGGCCGACTTTTCTTTTTTGTCGGACGGCGCATGCTTCTTGACATCATTCACCAGGTCGTTGATCGTCGGCATGTTATGACCGCAACTTCTCTACGAGTGCTTCAGCAGCCAATTCGCCAAGCTGATAGCTCAGTTCAGCCTGCTTCTTGAACTCGGGGTCTTCTTCCTGAGCCTGCTGTTCATTCAGCAGATCCTCGGCGACTTTCAACAGCGCATTCGGGCTGTATTGTTCGCCGAACATCTTGTGCAGCTCATTGAAGATACCCGCAAGCTTTTCTTGCTGATCTTCCGGAAGGCCATTCTCAAGTGCAGTGATAGACGCCTCAAACGCCTGCTTTTCGAGGATGGCTTCGCCCTCTGTCAGCATGCCTTGCAACTGTTCTGCAACCTTATCCACAGTGTTTCTCCTCACGGGTCTCGTGAGGTAGGCCTATGGTATTGACCTACCCGTTATTCCTCGGAAGTAGCTTCCGCGACCGGACGGCGCGCGTTGATGCGATCAACGAGCAAGCCAGCAGCCTTCATAATGTCTTCCGCGGTATCCAGATCACTGTCTTCACAGATCGAAACATCCGCGGATTTCATCATCAGAATGCTGTCAACCGCAGCCTTGAAAAGATCCTTGTCCTCGCCCATATAATTGTCGCCAATCAGGGCAGCCTGCTTCACGGTCTCTTGAATGAGTTCCGTATTCAGCGGCGTGGACTGAACCTTTTCTTGGGCGGTCTTGACTTCGTAGACCGTACCTTCGTGCTCTACTCCCTGAGCGTCCACTGAAGTGTCGTTTTCATAAACGACATCTTCACCAGCTTGTCCTTTGGCAAGCTTCTTTTGGACTAATTCCGCTAGCGCAGCAATATCCATCATCCGTCCTTTTAAGTAGACGTGCCAAGTATTGTCCAAGCACAAGTAATCGTGGTTAAACGATTAGCTATGCAGCGGAGCCGAGATTCAGCTTGGAACCGCCAACGCTCTTCTCAGAATCTGTGTTCTGAGACTTGTTGACAGCGCCAGGGCGTCCGGCCATCGCATCATCTTCTTTGAGATGCTTGGAGTTGGCCTCATCCGGCGGGGTCTTCTTGGTCGTGCCAATAGCATCGGCCTGCGAAGCGAGCTGGCTACCGGCGCCGCCCGTTCCCTTTACCTCATGCTCCTTACCACCTGGTGTGGCAACAGCATTCTGTCCGGATCCGCCAAGCTTCTGAGCAAGCTTGATGGTCTCTGCGACGAAAGACTGGGCAACAAGACGACCCAGATAACCGGCGACCTTGGCCTGCGCCGCAATCTTTTCCTGCTCGGCAGTCTTCTGCTCTTCCGCAGTTTTTTGCTCGTCAGGAGTTTTTTCCGGCTCAACGTTCGCGGGCGTTGAATCCTCTGCCGTCTTTTCGGCATCCACGACGTCCTTCAACGCAGCAATGATCTCTTCTCGATTCATTGTTTCTCCGATTCCTTGAAACTATGCCACATGGCACGAATAACTTGCTACTTTTTCCTACCTAACAATTTCATTGCCAGGTAATTCAACGACATTCCAGCGGCCAAAGGATTCGTAGCAATAAATCTCTCCATACCGCTAAGCTTTTCACCCTGTGCTTCCTTGTGAGAATAAATCCCACCAAGGATCATCGGGACTAACATCAGTTTAACGGCCGTATTCGAGCTAACTGCCTCCTTGACCGTTCCACGATCATGGTCAATATGAGCCATAATCGCTTTGGGATTAATGGTGCTGATCCATGCACCCAGGGCTTTCGGGTCCGCAGCCGTCTTCATATAGCATTGGACAACTGCGCGGTAGACAGGATCACTCCCATCCTGCCACGGCCCCTCATATAATCCCTGTTTGAGAAGCCGATCTCCCAACACTGGTCCGAATAATGATCTTTGCGGAATCAGTGCTACGAGGTCATATAACTGTGTAGTCTGTCCGGAGGTAAATGCAAGTTTCTCAGGCACATCTTTGACGCACCAACCAGCCGCTTTTACCTCACCAGGCGTTGGAATAATTCCGAGTTGCGCAAGCATCGGAAGAATTTTTTCTGCGCCTTCTCCACGCATGCGAATCATGATGGTGGCCTGCGCCGGCGCCCGATGCATTGTGTTTGCTACTGCTTCTTGGCAAGGGTTGAGTGTTTCTTCATCGATGTCTTCTGGACCGATCGCCTCCTCTGGTGTCGCATCTCCGGAAGTCATCGGAATTTCCTTATCGATTGCAGCAGTCGAATCACGCTGACCTATTTTGTCAGAAAAAAGTACTGAAGTTTTTTCTGCTGGCACGTTGAACTGAGGCTTTTGATCACACGTCGCATCACTCCAGTTAGCAAGTCCAGCAACCTTCGCCAAAGAATATGCGGAAATATCTGCGCCGCGTCCTACTTGTGAAATATCGAAGAAATTCGGCTTCGGATTCTCCATGCCGATCTTGATACCCTTCGGCGTGATCTGACCCCGCTTAAAGCGAAGACAGTCACAATATTCCATAGCCGTCTTCGCACGATGACCACAACCTGTACATACATCGAATGGAACCTTGGCGCCCATTGACCACATCAATGGTTCATCAGCATCAATCTTATCTGCAATATCCGGCGCGACTGCTCGTGCAATCTTCGCGAGGACCTCGACACGATGCATCTTCGGATTCCATGCTGCGCACACAACCTTCGGACCAAGCGCAAATTTTGGATCCTTGTTATTGTGATTCCGGAATGGGAATGCGTTCTTCTCAAAGGTGTGATAACCCCACATCTTCGTCGGATCATCATTAATGAGATTGGCCTGCTTTTCCCATTGCTCCGGGAACAAGTCGCCGTTTCGATTCTGTCCCCAATACTCAGAACTACCCAAACCGTGAATGATGACGCCAGCGTGATCATCATCTGGCTGATACGCGTCAACCGCTAATTTCATTCGTGCTGGAATATAGATTTCCGACGACGCGATCTTCTCGAACTGACGCGTGCCCAGCACGAGATAGGTAGGTTCGCCGTCTACCCAGCAGCCGCCTATGTCAGTTTTGATGATCAATATCGGCCTCCAATTCCACCGTAACTATATCCTGGCATCCGCGGACCGCCGCCACCTCTTGCCGGCATCAACATATTCATCAATATGGGCGTAGCTACCTGTGTTAGCATGCCTTTCCAGCCGGTTCCCTGTGCGGGGAATAGGCGGTTAATCATGCCCGATGTCGACTGCAAAAAATTCCCGATATTCGGATCCGACAGCAATGTCTGAAGGTTAGTCGGTGCTTGCTGTGCCTGCTGTGCCTGCTGGGGTTGCTGTGCGGGAGGTTGTTGCTGGGCTGGTGGCTGCTGTGCCTGCTGTGCCTGCTGTGCAGGAGGTTGCTGTTGGCCTTGACCTGGTCGCACATTCCGACGAGCAGCTAACTGACGGTAGCGGCGCTGAATCTGTCGCTGCTGCCGTGGTGTTATTTGTTGCTGCTGCTGTATCCCGCTCTGAAAATGTTGTTGTGTACCTTTTCGAATGCCGGCTTGTATCATCTGTCGTGTTGCGGGATTACTAACTAATCGCTGCACGCCTTTTCCAGTCAAAGCTGACGGTGCAGATGAGCCTGGCTCAACAAACAAGCGTTTAATACCGCCCCAAGCTTTTCCGAGCGCGCCGCCGAGCGCGCCGCCGATATCCGGCATCAAAGCAGGCATGTACGCTATTTTTGTGGGACTATGGGATAATCCCAGATTATACTCAATGAACTCACCAATTTTGAGCTTGCCCACAAATTCTTCAGCTTCTTTTTTCACAACTTTCCTACGCTGCAAAGCATCAACCAGTTGATTGGTTGGCATCGTGGTTCGTTCAAGTGCGTTTTCACGAGGAATTTCGAAAGCGGTCGGAGCATCGACTTTCGTATTCATATAGTCTGATAGTGCCGCGTCGCTCATTGATCCCTCATGCTCATCAAACTACGTGCAAAATCCATCATCTGCGCTTGCGGATCTCCGCTCTTTGCCGACTCGGTCTCAATCAACTCTTTGATCATGGCTGGACTGATCGCACCTTGACCCAGTCGCATCACGTTTGATACGAAATGACCACTGGCAATCGGATCCACAGCTAGTGATGGCGCGTACGTCGACAACACCTGGAAAGCCTCCGACACCTCATTCGGCCGATCTTTCAAATGAGGATTACGCTGCAACATTTGCATGAATGATTGCTTAAATCGTTCCTGCCGTTGCGCCTTATTTAGGCCCGAACGAAGCAGCGTACCGGTACCCAAAAGCAGGCCCAGTCCTCGAGCAATATTTGATGCAACCTTGGCAAACTCAGGATCTATTGAAGGAAGCACTTCTTCGACAGCCACTTTGACGTCCTCGACAGCCTCGTGACTGAGACCCTGCATGGCTTCCGTAACGGCCTCAAGTATGCCGATATCGTCACCTTGGCTGGCTGCACGTTTGGCAATACCGCAGACACGCGCCAGCTGCTGCCTGTCTGCTGCAGTCATTTCTTCTGGTACGCCTTCGTACAGCAGATGATGGTCTGCAACCTTCAGCATTATTCACCGTATTGCTGTGCTACGTATTCAGGAACTGCGCCCTTTGGTCCAAGTACCGCAGAGCTCCAAGGCGCCTTTTGAACGCCAGTGCGAGGATCAGTAAAGGCTTTCGAGATTACGTCGATGAGCCCCTTCAACGTCATAGTTCCGCCTGTTAAAGACGCAGCCGACCGGCCAATACCTTCGTTACCGATGGATGACCCTAACAACGCTGAAAGATCCTGCTGAGCATGCTTATCAAACGCTAGGCCAAGTTTCAGGCCGAAGCCCGGATCTTCCTGTGCAACCTTCATCATGGCGTACAAGAAGCCGTACTCTGGACCATCGACTTCCATATAACGCCCAACCTTCTCAACCTGGGCATCATCCAAGTGTGATAGGAGATCCTCGGCCGCGTTCTTGAGCGCCTCAGCCATACCATCTATGGCAATCTTCGGAGCATCCTTAAAACGATCGCGGAAGCGCATGACCTGCTCAAGTACGAAACGATGCACGCTATCGTTGTCGTTCAGATCGTACAACGCGGTCACACCCGCATTTGAATACATCCGGTGACAATTCGACGTCGCACGCCGACGATCCCGGTCATACTCCAAGCCCTTGATGTCATCCAACGCAACTACCATCGGGTGATTACCGTTGATACGCGGTACGTTGGCCTGCACTTCGTCACCTTCCGGCAACCGCAGCATCGCCAGGTCTGACTCATGCGCCGCTTTGAAATGCATCTTCTTGGACATTGGTTCAACAATGTCACGAACATGCTCAAGTAACATCTCTGCGTTGGGCCGGCTGTAACGCGTGGCGATTACCGCCGCAACCTTATCCAGCTCATGCTCCAACGCGAATGGACGGAGTTCGTCCGCCAATTGCTCACGTCGCTCCATGATCTTGATTTCGGCATACTTAGCCGCAGACTCTTCGTCCGTTGCATACTTGTTCGCACGCGCAACAATCTGACGCAACGCCATTTTGAACATGGTCAAACGAGTATCTGGATCGTTATACCCGTCAGCCGCAGTACGGACGAATTCCGGTTCTTGTGCGCCTGCGGTCTTTTCATGTTCGCCGATACCAGACAGCGCTGATGCCTTTTTGTAAGCACGCGCATCCGCGCCGGTGTTATCCAACAGATTGCGAACGTCCTCCACTGAAGCTAATTTGAACGTAAAGCGCATGTCCTCCGCGGTCTTGCGAAGGGCATGATTCGCCATATGATTCGCGGCCTCTACGATTCGAGCAATCTTGTTTGGGTTCAGCTCACGCTCTTCGGCGATCTTCGCGATCGATTCGCTGAGCGGCACGCTATCTTGCACGAATGCCTCGACAGCCTGCTTGGCGCTGATGTCCACATCCTGTTGAGTAAACATAAGCTATCTTCCCAGACCCATGTTCTGCATAAGACGATTGAGTAAAATCAATCCTGCTGCGCCGCCCATCAGTTTCATCCACGGAACCTGCATCGGCGCTTGTGTTCCACCAGTATTAATATTGCCCATTGGCCCTTGTGCTACACCAAATGCCCGCGCACCTGGCGCTCCGCCGCCGGCCATTTCCAAAAGTTGCTGTGCTTGGCCACCAATATCGCGCCCGCCACGTCCAGTCATTTGTGCGATACGCGATTTAATTTCTGGCAGCATCGCAGCAAATGCGCCACGATCCAGCCGCTTACCGCCTGCGATTTGTTGTAAGGCCTGATGCTGTGACGTACCTGGCTGCCCAACTGCCGACGCTAATCCCGCCATTGCCTGACGTGCCTGCTGTCCAGCTCCCGTACCAACAACTGGTAAAGAAGATCTACGCATAGCAGCATATGGATTTATCAGCGTCGACAATACCCGACCTAACCCCGACTTTGATTCATGCCGCATAGCCGGTGCAAGCGCAGATGGATCAACAGATCGTCCCATTGCGCCAAAGCCTGTGCGCAAGAATTCAGGCAAATGCTGCACATCTTCCGGATTATTCGGATCGAACCAATCCATGACCGGTGCGCCATCTTCATAACCCGCAGGCGCCAAAGTGGCCATTCCTTCGGGTAGCGCAGAACGTCCACCAGCATACGCCGTTCTTTGACCTATCGCCGCCAGTTTATCCGCGGCAACTTTTTTGGTTACCATCTGGCCCAAAGTTGGCTGTTGTGCTTCCATAGCCATCGCTCGATAATCTGGCTGTTGGGTGGGTTCCTGATCACCGCCCATAAATTGCTGTAACAGGGATAGACCACCTAACCCTAAACCTGCGCCGCCAAGAAGCCCCTGCAGATCCGCCGTTTGCGTCGCCTTTTCATGTGGATCTTTCAGCGCTTCGTACAATGCTTCGTGAAAAGGCTTTTCAGTCGGCAAAGCTTTTTCTTGGAGTTCGCGCGTCAACATATTCGCGCCCCACTCAACATTGCCTTGCCCGAGGTTCCGCATGACGTCGCCCAAGTAATATCTCGGCGCAGCCTGCTCCACTAAGTACCGGAGCGGATCTTCTGTTTGCTTGGCCTTGACGTGCTCTTCTTGCGGAATGCTCTTGATAACATCTTCAATCAGCTTTTGCTGGGGCGTCCGACGAAGTTTGCCCTTCAACTGTTCGAAGAGTGCGCTCTTCTCCATTCTGTCGCTCGCCTCAACAAACAAACCTTTCAGTTTGGACAGCGCACGCGCAAACGGACTTGCCTGCTGCGGCGGTAAAATATCTGTAGGTTGCGCCGTCGGCATTGCTTGGCCACCACGCGCCATTCGTCGCGCCATAGTTTGCTCGTAAGTCGATTCCGGCTTAGGCTGCTTTTCAACTTTTGGTAAGCGCTCCAGCAAAGCACGATTAACAGCCTGCTGTACGTCCGCATGTCCCTTCATCGCTTCCAGCCCAGACGTATATGCCTGTTGCGGTAGCGGCGCTTGTGGACTCTGGCCTTTATAACGCGACGGCGATATCGCTGCATTTTTCGACAGGCGTCCGTCGTCGAGCGCTTCCGATATTAAGGTAAACATGGCGCGCATATGCGTCCCTCACAAGAACCGGTTCTTCTCTTAACTGTATAGCCAAATGTGTGAGGGAAAGTGGGCACTATTGCATGTAAATAGGATTATTGACACCCGATGCCCAATTTTCGATGGCATAGCGGGAAACACCCTTGAGATCCAACGTAGCGGCCAGATAGCAGTAAAACAGCGCCATGAACGCGTCGTCTGGCGTATTGTGATCGAATGTGATATTTCCACGGGCGTCAGTCTCGACAAAGATTCCCGTAAAATCCGACACAAATGGCTTCATGTCTTCCCAACGCGGAAAGTCTATTCTGTGCTGTTTGATGGAATCGATGATCTTGATACATGCTTCTGTACGATTGTAACCCCAACGACCTGCCCTGATCCATTTCACATATTCACGAGCATTCGTGGCCTGTGCTTCCATCATCGAGAAAGGGGACCATCCGTAGTCGTTGACCAACCGACGGTTATTGATCGTCCCGAAACCATAGTCACCCACCATGCGATGGATTCGGAATTTACGGCCAATGTCGTTAATATATTCTGGCTGTCGGTAAATGTCTGCTTCGTGTCTCTCAAACTTCGTAAAGTGCACGACTTTGAACTGCTCACCACGAAAACCCCCGATACACATAACCGTATAGCTTGCCTGCTGGTTCTCCTGGTTTCCTCCACCCCAGTCAACACCAGCGAAGAGACGGAATGGATACCGTTTTCCAGTACGCGGCGCCATTGTGTAGCCTTGGCAGCATTGGGCGACGTCCTCTTCCGAAATAACCAGAGCACCTTCGTCGTACGGTAACCCGAAAATCTCGTTATGGACTGTCAGCTCGGTAGACGCCTGATCCTCAATCTTTCGCTTGACGTCTGCAAAACTAACATTCGGGTTCATCATCTGGGTGATTCGATAACCGTTTGAATCACCGACCTTGGACGGATTCGCTGGTACCCAACAACCGCTACTAACGTCAATTGGCTTGCCGCACTTCTGACAGATATAACCAGTATCACCAATAATCGACATGTCTTGGTAGTTGTAATGATTGCATGCGTCACAACGCACCAACCATTCGCATGCCGTCGACTTATAAAAATCGCGGCTTAGCATGTTCGATTTGGATTTTGGTGTACCGACGAATTTTGTACGACGATCAGGGAAGTTGGCAGCGCATTCGTTAATGACTGCAACAAAATCAGATACCAAGTCCTGTCGTTCGTCGTAAATGATACGACCTGCCGTAATTCCGCGAATAGCGTCAGGTGTGTGAAAGGCCGAACGGAAATATGTACGAGATCTGTTTGTGAACTCGCGGGCGTTCACCTGCCAAGTAGCCTCACCTGATACAAACGGAATAATCTCCGGAGAGTCCTTACAGATAGCGTTGAACACGTCACGCGAGAAAACAGATGCCTGCCCACCTCGTGGCGTTACGTACAGTTGTGGGTAGTTTGGGACGCCAGTACCGTGAATAATCAGCTCCGACGCCATCGTAATGGACTTACCGACCTGGCGACCGCACTGCAAGTGCGTCTCGCGAGAGTCAATGTCCATAATCTCACGCAGAAATGGCCGATCTATCAGATTGAACGGTCGGCCCATAACGAACAGATACTGCGCGGCAACATCCGAATACCGCAGGACATCCGCACCATCGTATAATGGCGGTATATTCCGGTATTCGTCTATCAAAAGATCTGGACGTGACTTATCACGAGGTCCGGAGTAGAGATACTCGTCCTCTGGAGCTGCAAGCTCTTCAGGTACTACGTCATACGCACAGCGTACAGGAACATACGATTCGTCGAACTCCGAATCATGAGCCGGAGTTTGATCCTCCGCCTCCTGCTGTACGGACAACCCGCTTAAAATCCCGAATGTTCCCAATCTTCTTCACCGGTGCCCATGGGCGTCGTGGCTTCGACACAGGCAATTCCAAATCCCGTGCCAGAGTCGTTATACGTGAGAAAGCACGAACTGCCTGGTCCACGGCCTTTTCGTAGCCAGGCATGCTCGGATGTAGTTTCAAACAAACGTGTGAAGCATCATACATCATAACTCGCACCGTATCTCCCTCCGGATTCTTTGTAGGAATCCGATATGTGACCATAAACTTGTCGAACGGCATCGTCAGCGCATCACGCTTTTGTTCTCTCTCCGTCGCTGGCAAACTCTCTAAGTAAAGTTCCTGATCAGCTGGATGTAAATGACTGATCCGATAAAACAAGTTCAGGTACGCTTCAATTTCCTCCTGCGAATATGGTAAGTTGTAGTAGCGTTCTGCTATAACCACCTTGCGGCCCATTGTCGTACGACACATGAGCAAGGCCTCAAAGCCAACTCGTACATAATTATCCTGGAACACCGGATTAAACAGCGTGACCAACTGATATTCCGGATCTACTCCCAGAGACTTGAGGTACAGCTCCCATGCTTTCCGTTCTGGCAACGACTTGGGCATCTTGCCGTCCAACATTTTCTGCAACGGCGGTGATACTCGACGACGCAGCTCTGCCCGCCATCGTTTGATCCTGCGCAAAGACATGAGTGGCGGACGACCCTTAACCAGATTACGTCGAACTAACTCGTCAAATACGTATTGATCCTTACGCGTAAAAATCAACAGCATCATGAAAGGGAAATAGGGCGGACAAGGTAGGCGTTGTGGGCGTGGTCGCCCCAAAGCTTCTCCAACTGCCGCTGTACTCATTATCTTCCGAGACGGTAGATCCTTTTCTTTACGCCATACCGCAGCCTCTTCATCCCATGCTTCGGTCTTCGCGTTAATTGCGTCTACGATACTTAGCGGATGCGCACCCAACATCTGAAGCAACGGCTTCGCCGACGACGGTACGTAGTAGAAGGTTATACCAAACTGTTCGTCTCGTTTGAGATTGAGGATCTTAATATCAAAGCTCTGGTAGAGAACGTTGCGGGCAATGCCAAATTCCTCAAGCAGTTCATCTTCCGACATACGCCGGGGTCGCCGCTTGAGCAACTTACGTTTCGATTTGACTTTTTTCTTCGCCATTAGCGCCGCATGCCTACGATCTGACGTAGTCGCTCCAGATTGTTGACAACTTCATCCAGAGCAAATGCGGCCGCACGAAGAGGTGCTGCAGGTACTGGTAGACCGATACGACTTGCTAGCAACATACGCAGACAAACCTGCCGCGCTTGTTTCAGCGTATCAATGCTGTCGATATATCGATACAGCGTTTCCTCGTTAAGGAAATTAATGCTGAGTAATGAATCAACTGAATCATGACCGCCGACGGAATCCCCTTCGGCAACCTTCGAGAAACACTGACCCAACGTCGATTCATATGCTAACATGTCCTTTTCAAAGGCGTCGACCAGCAGACCCGCATGGATACAGGCTCGCTTCATCACATTTGACGGCCATGCAAAGCTGGCAGTCTTGATGTAGTCGCCGAGGTACTTCTTCTGTGCCTCGTCGTGGAGCTCAGCCTGCTCCCAGGCCTCCCACTCCTCTGGTTCTATGTTGTCGTTAATGAAGACCGACCCTACTCGCGCAGCCTTGAGCAACCCAGCCTTCAAGCTCTCCGCTTCATAGTACGGCTTCAACACATTGAACATCCTATGTTGCTGCATCGGGATGTCAAATCCCGCGTGCTTTACACCTCGCAAAGTATAAGTGCTATCTGGTGCGTTATACTGCAGTGTTACAGCATCCCGTGTTGCAATTTTCGCCGCCTGCGTGATGGTATAAGGGATGATTGGGTTGCGTTCAGTCTCCAAACCAATCAACGCCTTCCCTGGTAATGTAAGGCATTCCGCAGTCTTCACCGGCGTCTTGAGCGCCTCATTAGCAACGATACGCATTCCGCCGGCGGTAATCACCAAACCATCACTTGCCGCCTTAATCGTATATGGCTGCGTGCAGGCATACTCGCCATTGTGGCCAAAAACAAAGCAGTAGGTTTTACCCGGCTCCGGTTCAGCCAATTTCTCAAGCATTTCATCGTCGCCACGATTCTCACCGTACGACACAAACTCGGCTAACTTGCTGAATCCGACGCCGTTGAGCGCACAAATCATAGGTGCTTCAACAATCTTAAAACCTATGTCATCCAGCTGGTGCGTAAAAGCATAGCAAGCCAACTTACGATGCCCCACTGCAGGAACGTCGTACACACCAGGTGTATCAACGGCAAGCTTGTTGAGATCCACGTCAGGATCGATCACCCGCAACGTCTTCTTACGAAAGCGTGTGTTCGCTACTTTGCGTATGGGTTCTTCGCTCGGCTTGGCCTGTGCCAGTTTCCGAATATGCTGGCCCTGCTTAATCGCCAACTGCGCCAAGTGATCAGGCACATGCTCCAATACATCGACAACGTTCTTGCCGTCGTACACACCAAGACCAGCAAACGTGTACTTTCCGTCAAACGGCGGCAAAGCATTTGTCAAGAAGGCATCGCTTGTCTCACCACGGCCCGGTTCGACCAGTTCGCCAAATTCCGCTTTGTTGTTCAATACATTCGACAGTGAACGCCGCGTCATCGGGTACAGTTCGCTGTCGTGTAGGAACATGTCAAATGGCTGTAGCTTGAACTTATCCACAACAAACGGAATGGACATGCGCTCGTCGACCTGGATGTCACCTGTCGCCACGCCTTCGTTTGCGTTTTTCGCATTGAAGTTTACGCGCAAGCTGGAATAACCCAACTCCGGAAACTGCATCTGCAGGTCGTCAATAATCGTAGGTACCCATTCAGCCTCATCAGGTGGAAGGGTTACCGCAGCTTGCTTGACATCGTCATTACGCTGCTGCGCGATAGTCTCTTCCGGCGTCGAAAGAAATAGATCTGTACCCATAGCAGTTCCTACTCGTGAATAACCTCGCCGCGTTGGCTAATCTTGCCCTTGACGTCCAAATCACCCTGCAATTGAATAGTAGGGCTGTTTAACACTATAGTGCCGGCCACCGCGTTGACCACGAAAGCTCCGGCCAGCACATTGATCGTCTTTGCTCCAGCGCCGATTGTTTCTGTCGATGCGCCGGCCGCGATGTTCTTCGTTTCACTCCCAGTAGCTACAGTTACAGTTCGCGCATTCGCCACCGTCTGCGTATACGAATCCACGCTATGTGTATGTGTACCGTCCGTAACTGTACGCGTTGTCGCACTCTCAGTTTGACTCACAGTAGCTACATCAATCGATTCCGGCTTCACCGATATGATTGATTCGCCGTCTTTAATCGTGACTTCTTCTGGTGTGACAGTGACTTGACCCAGTAATGTCTTCAGATCAATCTGCGTTTGATCCAGCTGCATCGTTGCGAAATCCGTTGCGCCTGACGGATCGGCCGGATTAATAACTCGCAGCTTGTAAATACCTTCATTCGCATCAAAACTGACACGCAAAAACTGCCCGACGGCTAATTCAATACCTGGCGTCGTTAACGCTGTGGGATGAAAACCCGCCTGCAATTTGATCAGATCTTGTGCCAACTTACTCAGTGTCGGCGAAATCTGTGTTTCGTGATAGGCATGCCCGACGAATGGCGCAGTGGCCTCACCTTCCATCCACGTCTTAATCCCAGGCACAATCCAGACCATCTTTTTAGCAACAGTCTGGCAAACATACCTAGTAGCGTCCCAGAGTGTGAAGCAGAATTCGGCCGCACGTATTAACCAAGAACCGTCCTTGCGTAAATGGGCTACACCTTTTCCATTAGATATAACCTTCTCGCCTTTGGCAGGCACGGTCTTAATGTCATCTGGGCGACGTGTCGGACGTGGCGAGGGTGGATCCTCTTCAGGATTGACCAGCTGACGCAGTAGATCTCGAGTGGCTTTATTGAGCTCCTCAACTTGCTTGTCAATCTCATTATCCAACCCAGCTGGACGTGTTCTGGGATTCCATCGCCGACCAAGAATGTAGTAGCCTGTGGCCAGTTTGACTACTGCAACATTCTCATGCTTTTCCCAGGTTGAAACTATACCTGATTCAATCGGATACGCCCCGACTTTGGCTTTGCCATCGACGCTTATGTCGTACCGACCTTCGACCGGATACGCCTCAATAATTCTACCAACTAGTATTTCCATGATTTTCTGGGACTATGCCATAATCCCTATTTGACCGCTAGAAGCTTCTTCTGCGCATCAGTTTTAAGCTTTTGCGCGCGCTCTGGTAATGTACCAAATACATGAGACGGAATAACGTGTCCAGTGACAATATCAGTCTGCATACCCATTGCCGGCGCTTGCGTCAGCGTCCGCGGTAATCTCTGATACATGAGCGGAGCAATGAAATCTTCGCCCACAAACGGTACGCGATTCATACCCATTACGATCGGTTCAAACTCAATCTTACGTGACAAAGTCTTATTCCAGTTCTCCACAGTACTCGATTGATATGTGTCGCCTTCGTGTACGTTGTACTTGAATTCACCATCGCCTGGGTTTGTGACCTTGACTTTCGTCGCCATTGGCCGCGCCACTGTTTCAAAAATTTTCTTGTCAATATGCACACCGCCGGCAGCGTATGCCGCATGCATATCGTTGACGAGCTGCTTTTGCGCAGTTTCGATACCACGTAATTCAGCCACTTCTTGAATCTTCAACGTACCGCGTTCGGACAACTGCTGCCCTTTCTTGATCTTTTGTCCTTTCTTCACGGCCGTACCGACAAACGTATCACAGTAATAGCTGTGACCTTTTTCAGTGATTATGTCGTGCCCGCCCAATGGCGAGCGACGTAGTTCTGTGACCTTGTCATCTTCGAGTGCTAGGATCGCTTTACCTTTAATATTCTCCGGAAGCGAAAACACTTGTTTCACGCGATCGAAGCCAAACTGCTGTACGCCGGCAGAACCAGATGTATGAAAAGCCTTCAGTGTTAACTGTGTCGCCGGTTCGCTGATTGTGTGCGCCGCGACTACGCCGATATTACGGCCAATCACTGGTAGCGCGTTATGCTCATCCAAACCATAGCACAGCTGACAAATACCATCCTTCGACTGACATTTAAGCGGTGAGCGTACCTTGACCTTTTTCGGAAGACGCTTCACCATGTCTGCGGTAATCTGTTGGCCCTTCTTGCTCCCCGTCGCCAACGTACGACCAAGAATATGTGGGTCATCCCGGTCAATTTCTATGTAGCCAGTTGTGCCGCAGTCGTGCTCGCGAATAATTTGCGTAATCGCCGTGTTCATCAATTCCTTAGTAAAAGCGCCTGTATCCGCAGTAGATAGGCCTTTATCTGCGAGGCCCTTACGCGCACCTGGTACCGTCGCCCACCATTGATTTAACGGCATTCCTTGTGCATACGACTTTTCAAGTAGCAGCGGTACCACTTTGCCTTTGTAATCTGTCACCGCGACGGCCGGCAAGATCATCTTCCGCATCGCGTCAGCCTTGGATAGCGCACCGGAATTAACCATCTGCACCAGACGATTTTTCTTCTGACGCTTCATCAACTTATTCAGTTCACCGATGCCACGCTGGAAAACCTCCATCTTCATGCCTTCTTGGCGGAGATTTCTAACCAATCGGCGCATAATACGATCACGCTCGGCTTGACCGGCGGACATGTCGTTCAGTGATACTGAATAACCAATACGGCTGACATAGTAGTTACCCAGGTTCTTCAAGTCATTGAGCACACGAGCCGCATCAGATGGACTCTTCTTTGCGATCTGCTGAATCCAACCCTCAACCATTTTACCGGTAACTTCTTTGCCGGGATCCATATCGACATACGCGGGCACTGCAGCGCGAACTAAGAAAAAGCCAGGTGTGGTAGGCTTACCGCGATACATTATGCGGGTGTTTACTCGAGTTTTGCCTTCATCAATGAGGCGCAGCGCCTTCACGCCATGCATGATCTGAATATCAGACGGATACACCGGACGGGTCATCATCCAGAGACCCAGTACCGTTTCACGCGAAATATTCGGCACGATGCGCTGTCGGTCTCGCGGAGACATCAGATTCTTACTGGGCAGCATTTTCTCCAAGACTTCCTGACGCGCATCAAGCGATATAACGGGATGTACCGCGCTTGAGTCACCGTCAAAGTCCATGTTCATACCGTTGATGATAAGCGGATTCACCTTGATCGCTTTACCTTCGATGATCCGCGGCTTCAGGCCCATGATGGAGAACTTATGCAACGTTGGCGCGCGGTTCAGTAATACTGGGTGGAGCTTTACCAGTTCCCGTGCAACATGCGCAACTCTTGGGTCGTTTTCCTCAATCAGCTTTCGAGCTTCAAGAGGCTTAACGCGGAGCGTTGTAACGAGTTCTCGAACAATGAGCGGACGGTATATCGTGTAAACCATCTCACGAGGCAAGCCGACTTCATCCATCCCGTATGTGGGCTCGGGGATGACGGTAGACCGGCCTGATAAATCTTGGCGCCGTGAAACCAGTTGGCCTTGAAACATGCCACTTTTATTTTGGCGTCCAGCAATTGTACTAATGAAACCTTTAAAATTCGCTGATCGCGTGAGAGGTTCGGTGAGGCCAATTGTACCGGACACCGCGCCATATAAGCCGCGTCGAAGTGGAACCAAGTGCTCATCATCGATGCCGTCCTGCTTGAGTTTCTTGAGTTGGTCGTTAACCATGAGCACCTCTCGATACCCATGATTAATGTCAGCCACATTCAGACTGCCATCTGGTAATGCCGTTACCGGTCTAAACGATGTCGGAACGACCGGCATTTTGTGCATCACGTACGCCTCAACCGGCGTCAGTTTGAGATCTTTGAGCGCCGTCAAATACTTCAGCTTCTTGTAGAGCCGGGCCAGATCGGCCTTCTTTGCTGTCAGGACCTGTGCTTTCGCTTTCTTGTATTCACGCGCAACATCGATCATCTCAAGCAAACGTTTGATTCCGGCTCCGCCTGTGACCGCGTTCTCCACTTGGCGTGTACCCAATGTACCACCACGCGTCACATAAAGCTGGCCGGCAAGAATCGATTCGTACTCCGTTTTCTTGATACCGGTTAGAGTAACAATGGGAACCTCATAGAGTGGATTTGGCACCGGTTCTGCCAAGTCTATGTGATTCCAATTGTTGGCGTTGAAGCCGCCAGTTATCCCCTCGTCAAATAATCCACCACGTTCAGGATTCAATGACTTCGCATTTACCACTAACGGATTCTTGATCTTACCCTGGGACATCGTCGTGACGTCCTTATCCGTTAGCGGCAACGCTTTGATCTTCGTGCCTTCGCGCTTCAGATTTATTCCGCTGCCACGTAAGTAGGTCTCAAACTTGGTCAACACGAACGGACGTTTTGGCGCCGGCAAAGGTGCACCTGTCTGTAGCGCATTCCAATATTCATCGTTTCGATTCGCTTTGAGACCTGTAAATTCCGTCATCACATGCGGTACGCCGTGCGCGAGCAATGCATATGTATCTAATGCGCCAATAGTCTGTGCCGACGCGTGGTGTCCTTTTCCAGGTCGCTCTTCGAGTGTGTAATGATCCAAACCACGTGCGCTGAACTTTTTGCGTACATGGTGCTTCAGCTTACCCCAGTACACTTTTCCAGTAAGCACATCCGAATGAGTCGTCTCAGTCAACGGATCTGTGACTTCTTCGGTATCCGACAACTTGTGCTTCTTCAGCTCCGATATCAGCTGATCGTTCATACTGACTTTCGGATCAAATTGTCGGATGAGGTATGGCTGGCCTGTTTTATCTGCGATCTTCGATGCGGCGGCCTCCATGAACAAACCGGGGTTCACACGGCCGGGTACGCCAAAGGGATTAAAGATAACATCGACAGGCTCGCCTTTGATATGCGGCGCTTCTTTGTCAGGTATAATTGCAGTAATGATGCCCTTACTCGCATTGCGCGAACTAAGCTTATCACCAACCTGAGCGGCCTCGATCGTCTTCAATAGCACCGACACAAACTTTGAAGTTTTTGCGACATGTACTACTTCGCCCTCGACAGGTTCCTCCCACACAATTGAAGCATCTCGATAAGGGTTACGCAATTTTTTGTGGATGCGGGCGAATTCACTTGTCGGATCTACCTTCACTTCTCGCACAGCCGGCAACAATATTTCGCCGTGATGGAATTTAGCGCCGACTTTGGGTAAACCCTTTTCATCAAACTTACTGCTATCATAGTTCTGCTGGGCGTCCGGCTGAATCGCAAACAACTTGTCAACGCCGTACAACACATTTTTCGCCAATTCAAGCTGTAGTTCGTGCTTGTGTTCTGACGACAATTTGTGCGCGCCCGTTTCAGAAATGACGATGCCGTCCTCAAAATTCAGTCCGCGATAGGGCATGAATACTGTGGTCAAATTCTTACCCAGCGCCAGACTACCGTTATGGGTAAAATTATTATCCGCCAGTATTTCGCCTTCTTTTACCTTGTCCCCAGCTTTAACCGCGGGGACCTCGGTAAAGTACTGCTCGCTGTTCAACGGATAATCACGAAGCATCGGAACAACGTGCTTCTTTCCGTCCTTATCGGTAATCGTGATTTTCTGTGCTGTTACTCGAGTAACTTCGCCGGCCACCGGTGCCCGTGAGCCAACACCGGTGTAATGAAGCCGTTGTTCTTGAGTAATATCGGTATCGCCTACGCGTGCGGAAACCAGCGGCGCTTCTCGTGTAATCAGCGGTACCGCCTGCTCCATATGGCGTGCGCTCATCAACACACGGTTCGCATCTGTGTTCTGCAAGAACGGCATCATACCCGTGATAGGGTCAAACACCATCGCGCTATCGATCATGGCGTAATCGACTTTATCCGTACGCACACGATTCTGTTTGTCGTCCTGAATAACGTTAACCGTAGCGGTTTTGAACTTCCGCGTCTTCGCGTCAATTTGGTCAGGAAACGCGATGACCTTACCGATCAACTGCGTCGGCGTCAGGTTCACTACTCGCCACTTGTTACGCACATCGAAGAAAGGGCTTTTCAATTCCTGGCCCTGTCGCACAACACCCGACGCCATGTGTGTTGTGATTCCGATGCCAGAGTTACCTGACCAGAAGCCACCTTTACCATTTCTACGGCAATACAAACGATGACCTGGTACCGTAGCACAATACACTTTGCCATTATATGCCTGCATGAAATAGCCAGAATCTTGTGCTGTCATACTTTTACGGAGCGTCCGTTCGTGGCACACATGCAAGTGTATAATCCAGCAACCTTTGTAATGTACTGCACGTTCGTCTGGTTCAAATACGGTACGTGTTGAAATCCCCAACCCAAAACAAAGACGTTCCACATCTTTAGCTAGCCGTAAACTTGTCGTGCAATAGCCACTTCCAGATAACCACCCGATTTTTGTTTTACCTTTTCGACCATCACCTAGCATCAGACTTTCAAGCAAGCGCTCACGTGCAACTACAGGCCATTCAAAAACCTCTTCAGGTAAAAACTTCTCATCGCATTTTCCAAACTGTTTCGTATACGCAGCCAGTTGCTTCCGTGAAATTGAAAAAGTTTTGGGCTTACTGAATGAGAACGGAAGTCGCATGCGATCCAACAATGCAGCGATACGAGCTACGTTTTCGGGATTCGCGTCTAATCGTTGAGTAATCTGTACAGCATACTTACCGATTTCAGGTTTGTACCAAGTACTACCCTCGGAAATATACCATCCCAAGAATTCCGCCCAATCCTCAATATCAAAAGCGTCGGCTTGTTTTGTAGCGCTCCCACCCTGGACCTCAGCTAAGCGTATTGTGCTACGATTAACTAGTTTACCGTAATACGCCAGATGCCCACCACACCGAACCTTACGTGGCTTCAAATGCGCAGCTTCGGCAGCTTCAAAGCGGTACTTCGGTAACCCCTGCCCGCGATCACTATCATCTGGGCGAACCCACATGCGATGATTAGCTGTGACGAGATATTCAATGGTCTTGGATTTAAATCCATAAAGAGGCTGATTCCAGTCATATACCTGCAGCTCTTCAGCCTTATGGTACTCAAGTACATCTCCATCCATCAAACAAGCGAAGCTAGTGTTCTCAGTTACATCAGGCCACTTTACCCAGCCCTTATCCGTAAATACTTCAGTCTCAGAATCATGGCAACCTTCTGGCGTATGCGTTGGATCGTAAAACCCAAGATGCGTACTATGCGGCGCCCGCAGACCTTCGGTAATGGCATGATGATTCTGGATACCGCCACGACCGGTAATGGTCACCAGATTATCTGTCGCCAGTATGTCCAGCGGATTGTTTTGTGACGAAAATCGTGAAAACTCTGACTGCGTAAACTCGCCCATAATAGGCTGAGTAAAGAGTTCGGGACTAAGCGCACGCTTAGCGTTATCAGTCCGATCCAGAAGGTAGGCGATATGATTTCGAATCTTGTTTGTAGCTTGGTCTAGTGCTTCACTCACGAAGTCTTCGATACCGTAGTAGTTCTTGTATGCCAACGACTCCATGTCGTCAACTTCACGCTTACCCTGCTGTACCTTCAAAGCTGCTTCTGAGGCCGCCACAAGCGCACGAGCATTTATCGCGTCGAAACCCTCGCCAACGGTCAACTTCGTAACTTTGGGATCCAGTGGTTTTGACTCCAAGAACGCCTTGATTCCGGCTGAAATTTCTGATGCGTCCGTCGGTAAGGCAACGCGCCGTGTAGCCTGCCAGAAACGTTGTTGATCCTTGAGTGGTTTGGCCTTCTGTTTGTTGATCCGGTAAAGTTCGTCACCCCACGCCTTGCGCAACTCTTCATCTGTCACACCAGCAGCCGCTGCAATTGAATACAGCGGGAAGAACTTCGCCCTCACCCGAACCTTGAATACTCGAGTAAGCCGGTCCAGCATAATGCCGATCTCCCCGCCGGCAGTGCTGAAACGTGTCAAGATGTTATCGTTAGGCATGCGTGACGTATAAATACCAGGCTTACGACGCGCTTGTGTAATGGTTTGAACGTCAGACCCGTTTACTACATAAGATCCTAGCGGCGTCATCTTCGGTACCGCGGTAACCAGGAAGTCCTTATCTTCGTAGACTACCTTCCCCTTTTTGTCCTTCACCGTGATGTGCGCCCGCAATGGTGTCGCGAGAGTATTTTTACGTAACTTCGCTGTAAGAAAGGGTTTGAGATCGTTGACAGCGCTATCAATCCAGCGAAAGTTCTTCGCCGTGACCGTGTATTTGCGAGTATCAATAGGAAACATCGCCGATATTCGATCGACGACGTTCGCGCGCATACGGTTATACGCGAGCTCTGTGGATTTGTTGAACGTCTTCATTCTCAATCCACTAGCATTCTAGTCTTATTGACTTGCCACGGTTGCTGCCAACCTCGCTTCAGTTTGCTCGAATGCTTTGCGGCGTGCTCGGAGATTCTCAAGATAGCTTTCGTCCACTGTGATCGTCCGATCGACATAAGTCAAAATGACATGGTAGTGGAGTTCGCCTTCCGACGACTGCTTCTTGAGCTCGTCAGCATTCAGCACTTGAAACGACGTTGTGTTGTTCAGGATTTCTTCGCAACGCAAGCGTTCTGACATAATCATCATATCCAAGATAGCGAAGGTGACGCATCCGTCGAGATCTTGAATATCATGTTGTATCGATGTTAGGTTACGGGGCACGCCTTTGTGGAGCATCAGATCACCATATTCTGAGGACTACGTTTACCAGGCTTCTGTTGCGGTAACGGGTTCATAACCGCCTTCCGCGACTCCGCCTCGATTTCTTTCATATACCTACGAATCGTTCTCGCAAGTACGCGTCCACCGGGATCTCCGAGTTCCAAAGTACGCAGTTCACGTTCGCGCATTTCGTTTGTCGGCCGTGTGCGCATGAAGTTTGATGCCATGTTCCGCAGCAGTTCCTCGGAATATGTCATTGGCCCGATCTGAACCGTGTCTGTACGACCTGGTGCATTCACCGCTGATAACTGGCCGGCATTCCCAAAGTCCGTTGGTGTATCCGGTACTGTACCAGCTTCCAATTGCTGTTGCAACTTATGCGTTTCCTTCAAACGCTGTAATTCAAGTTCGAGCTGGACCCGCCCTTGAATCTTCAAAACTTCAGCTTGTGCCTGTGCCTCACGCTTCTGCTGCATGGCCACACCAGACTGATCTGTTTCGTGCTCACGCTTCTTCTCGCGCAGCATTTCGTCATAATCATAACCCAGGTCACGACATAGCTGCTGCTGAGAAATCACGCCTTGCGCAGCTAACTGTAGGCTTTGTTGCCGTTGCTGCACATCATCGGCCATCTTGAATTCTTGGTGCTCGATCTCCACCTTCGGAAGATCCAGCATGGCCTCAGCCTTGGTTTTAACCCATTTGATGAACTCTTCCAACCGGGCAGTCAGGTTGATCCATTCATTTTCAAGCGCCCGCAGTTCAACGCTCGCGCTGCTCCAGGTCATGCCACCAAAGATGAAACCTTCCGGCACGCCCATGCCGCCGGATATGATTTTGACCAAAAATTCCTGCTGGTTGAAGGTATCCAACGCCTTCGCATCACCGCGGAGTTGCACCTGTGTAACCGGGAACGGACTGAGCGCAATGTAATTGGGATCCCGTCGCCAGTTGAGAAACGCCTGACGCATGAAATTCGTCCAGCGTCCCATGTCATAACTGTGCATGACATCTGATGATCCCCCGGACGCCGGACTAACGAGCAACCACGGTGTGATATGCTCAATCGAGATTGCTTCCTGCGCGCGCCAATGCGTATGTAGTAGCCAGGTCTGCTTGAAGACGGGTAATAACGGGATCTCGCCGAACGTATCGTCATCACGCGAGGCTGAATCAAAGAGGAAGTGAAATACTTCCTGCTCGTTCCACTTGATGACCTTCTTTTTCTTGATCGCCATGATCACATCAAGCGGCGTAGTTTCAACAAACCATCGCTGGACGTAATCTTTGCTTTGCTTGAGACTTTGCTCAATCGCAGCCGGCACATTGAAAATGTATAGCCGTTGTTCTGTTAGCGGGTTGTAGTGGATGTCGATATAACGCGGATTAATACGCACCAAACGCGCCCGCTTCCGGTTTTTGATCGGTTCCTCAGCGAGCTCTTTGGTACCTTTTGCGCCGCACTTCGGACAAGTGCCGGAGAAGCGCATGTTCTTAAACGTCCACTTATCAACTTCGTCCAAGCGCGTTTTCGCCTTGCACTTGTCACAGACCATGTACTTGTCGGCCGGCGGAATGAACTTGGCAAACGCATTGCCATACAACAAGTAGTCGATCATCATGCGCCGCTCTTGCCGCGGCAGTTTGAGCGTATCATGGATGAATTCTTCAACTACTTGCTTATCTTCGTCCGCATCGCCACTAACCATGATCTTGGTTGTGATGAACCCCGCAATCTTCCGGAAGATCTGGTTGATGATGGGGTTGGTGCTGTACAAATACAGCGCCCAACGCATCATTTCCTTCGTCGTCGACGGAATAAACCCATCCGACAACGAGAAGAACTGGTGCGGATATCGATTTCTATTTAAGCCTGATGGTTCCGCAGTAAAGCGGCCGGCGGGTGTCGAGCTTAATGTAGTACCACCTGCCATGTTTTACCTTCCAGAATCGCAGTACTCGTCGATATCAATCAACTTAGCAACATTGTAGGAGACCACATCTGCTGGAAAAACGTCCCAATCAATATCGTCACGAGACTTTGCTAGCTCCAGCGTCTTATCGATTAGAGCAATATTCGCCCGATCTTCAACACTGTACGCCGGTTCGAACTCTCGTAATGACTCGGGATACCGCAGTAGGCCTTCTGCACGACATGCTGCTCGTACCACATTGCCTATATCGTTCGTTAACCGCGGCAATGTAATACCGCGATGTTTTGCCAGATCACGCAGCATGTGAAATGCACACGCCAGATGCCCCACGAGCGGAGGCTCGAGCATCTCCGGATCTACTTCCACGCCGTTCAATGACAGAACAACCGATACAAAGGGCAACCAATCTGATGCCCAGTTATCATTCACACATATGGCGTTGACCGCCTGCACTTTCGCGATCAAGCGGTCATCAGCTTCGTCGGCACCAAACAGATGATGCCGAATGATCTCGATTGGTATATGCGGGTCTGGCCAATCAGGGACTTTTGCCTTGATCGCCTCGTAGATCTTTACAGCACTCGCGTTGACGTCCAGCACACTATTCAGCCGCTCGATTTGGTACGTCTACGTACCGTTTCTTATCGAAAGTATGTTCCTTACCTGGCCGCAGACCTTCTACTCGATCCTCCACAACTCGATCTACCAAATCTCGAATACGTGCTTGAATAGCCGAATCCGCGCGCTCATATTCTTGCTGGGGAGCACGTTGGAAACGATCGATAAACTCCTGCGTGAAATGATCCCGCAGAAGATCCACATTATAAGCAAGTGACATCAACTTGTAGTACCACGGATCATATGTCGCAAAAGGGCTGCACAAGGCGTACTTGTCCTGTCCACCAAAAGCAGCCTTGAACGGATCAATCAGCCGATCTCGCTCGGTGTTCAATCCTGCGGTCTTATCAAAAGCAGTTAGCGCTTCAGCACAACTGCGTGGGTCCATTTCCTCAGTGAAAAGATTACGTAGTTCCGTGATCTCCGCAGCTTTACCATCGCCGGCCAATTTGGTTTCGCGCTGGTTAACAGCCAAATGGAATAACGGCCCAACACCCTCTGTTGGTACGTAATCCAAGACACGTGCGTCAGCGAGCTTCTCACCAAGCGTATCCGCAAGTAGTTTGAGCTCACTGGCAAGAGTGACCCGATCCCTGGGTTCGTATGAATCGAATTCCTCAAGATATGCCGCAACCTTATGATTCAGATCAAGAACCAACGCTTCCCGAGAAAGCTTGGTATCTGTGCGGATGAGACGGTGGTCGAGAACTGGGTCGACAGAATCGGCCGCCAATTTACGAATCGGGTGATCGATGTCGAACCGTTCGCAGGCCTCCTTTAGATGAGTGGCAGCATTCACGGCCACATCCTCGGGTAGGCTCGGGGATATTCTTTCGAAACCCCATAAAGAAATCATGGTGGCAATCTTGTTTCGGATCGGGTAATACCGATGAAGTTTGGTGCGGCCGGCGATCTTCAGCGCAAAGTCGCTGTCCGGCAGTTTATCAAGTTCTTCCGGCAACACACCTGCCTGCGCTGCCACTTTCAACATCTCTTCATCTTCGAAGAACTTGGGATCATCATACTGGTCGATGACTTTTCCTGCGACTTTGAACATGGATCTTCCTACCTGCCAAGAAATAGCCAATCAATGGCATAAGACTATGAAGCGAGGTTTTACATCGTTTGGCCAGGACTCAACGCCTGTTCAAACGGCGGAGCAGGTGCCTGCTGTGCCTCTGCTGAGTCTGGAGGCATTCCTCCCTCTGCAGGAGGTGGTGCCGGTGCTGCACCCTGCTGTTGCGGCGCCAAAGCTCCCATTTCCTGCTGCTTTTCCAGTAGTTCCTTCTTCAGACGAAGGTTTTCAACTTGTCGGCGAAGACTCTCGTTTTCCGCCTCAACAGGATCGTTAACCTCTGTCGATTTGTTGAGCTCTTCCTGCAACTGCTTCATCGCAAGTTGCGTCATAAGCTCATTGACCTGTGGCAACGCCGGCGAAGGCTGCTGCATTGATAACTGCCCGGCAGTTTGAAGAGCAGGATTCTGGCCTAAGTCCAGAGCTGCCTTCACACGACCAATGGCAGAAGTACCAGTCAGAGCTGTCCCTTGCACAGCTCGGGCGACGGCCGATTTTGGTGCCATCGCATCAATCGCTTGCTTTACGCGTTCTAGACAGGTCATGCCGCTATCTCCGCTTCTCTTTGTTAACATCTTTCGAAGCAACCCCAAATCCTTACGTTCACCTTGCGCTTCATTATACGCAGGACCACGTTCGGGATAGTGGAAGCCCTCTTGGACATCATCCCGGAGGATAATCTTACGGGGTTCTGCACCAACAGTATAACCGTCAGCGCCAGTGTCACCACCGCGTTGACCAGTTCGTTCACCTTTTGAGACGCCTTGCGTCATATCGCCCTCAGAAGGATGGGCGAGATCATATGTACGTCCACCGGAAGGAATACTCATTGACTCTCCTACTGCGCTCATACGCATTGTATGAGACGCTCTGCGATCGGCAACCCTGCATTTGTGCTTCAGCCCTTTGCAGGACCGATACGCTGCACTCACCGATGTGTTTTATCCGCGGTGAGTTACAGATCAGCAGACACTTCCATTGTTGGTAATGCTGCCAACAATATCAGTATGGGGAAATAACGATGTATTTCAAACCTGGCGAATACGTATTCGAGCCCTGCCGAGGTGTAAATATGACAAATGGCGTCGTAGCACGTCGCGTTCAACAACCACTTTCATCGGTAGGTGGAATCAGTGTAGATTCCGTAGCTCTTTTGAAGGCATTTCAAGCAACACCGGAGCTAGTGCTTGAGGCTCTGCGGCTAGATCCAGAACTACGTCAAAAAGTATCTATGGTCATTCCAGCCGTTACATCACTGATCGGCGAAGTTGTCGGCAAAGCCGCCGTCGTGAAGTTGAATCAACTACTCGACGGGCCACGAGGTTAGCAACCTCTGCGGTAGCGGAGGCCGGCGCGTATGCGTCGGTCTTCCGTTGCCTAAATTTTTTACCTACGGTATAGGATGACCAAACGCGTCACGCGCAACTATGGATGGCTGTGTGTCGCCGTAAGCGATGAAGTCGGCATATGGCGCATCTGGGAGAATGATACGACGATGGATTTCGTAGCACGGAATCGACATACGAATTGTTGCCTTCCGCATCAGCGCCGCGCAGAAATGACCTAATGTGTCTGTCTCGATCACAACATTGTCCGAACCTACGCGGGATAGATGCTCAGTGTCCGTAACATATTCGAAAACGACGGTCTTTGATGCCAACGGCTGTTTATCGAGTCCATACACCTGTCCGTACAAGATTACGGTATCGTCATCCCGCGTACAGATCTGACCATACGTCGATGCCGCAACAACAAAGAATGCTTTGTTCAGCTGGGCCTGTTGAGTGAAAGGTGCGACCGCCGGTGTATTGGTATCGATCTGCGCGACGTACTGTCCCAGCGTGGCGCCACCCGCGATCGGGATATCTACCGAGTAATTACCAGTTCCTGTTTGTGGCGTTGCCGCATATGGTCCGCCAGCGACAACTGCGCCTGTTGGGTCACGTACTTCAGTTACCTGAACGACATCGAAATCTGCTGGCACACCATTATGGAACGCTGTAAATGTCAACGTCAACGTATCGCCTGGCGCAATGAAGGCCTGCGGATATTCTACTTCCCGGAAATCCACAGAGAGGCTGTTGAAGTAAGCTGGCGCGGTCTCTATACCATTGATCCAAAAGACTAAAGACACATCCACAGTCCCAAAGAAATCCTCGCCCAGATCTGCAAGCGCATTCCACATGTACACATGCGATGTGCCTGGTGCAATGCTGAAGGCAAGGCCGTCAATACCACTATGGGCTGGATCTGTTTCAGCCGGCGTCATCCGCAAAAAACCACCGCCACTTGGATCATAGCGTGCGCCGACAAGGTCACCGGATGCGTTATCAATGGCAATACAGCGGTATTCGATTTTTACTAAGCCGTTCGGCTGTACGCTGACCGTGTCGATCTCAACACTTGATTGAAGGATCGTATCACTCTCAAACTGCGTAATGGTCAACAACGCGCTGTTATTCGTTATGATCGACGCATCACCTGACGTATTGACAGTCTGCGCCATGACCATGTGATACGCACGTGATCGCAGGCCTGTCAACGTGACAGTCCCGGTACCTATGATGTCTTGATAACCCGTCGTACCAGTTGCTACATCAACCCAAGTAACTCGGGTATATGCGTACGCGGGATACGATGGTGGAGGCGTAATATCGACCGCAATCGAATTGTACGTCTTCGTCACCAACGTCATTGTGGATTCGGGTACTGCCATTTTGGGATTATCCTATAGTCCCAGGTTAACCGTGGGTATCGCTCTTGAACCTCGGTACCAGTGTAAGGTCTGCAAGATTGGCGCTCGCCTGTCGCGGTACCACAAAGTCCGTGAAATGCGGTCCTCCACCTATTTCTAGCGTTACCCGCGCATCCTGCAGAAGATACGCACCGAATCGTCCTTTACGGCTCGGTGACATAATTATCTGGCGGAACGTCATCTGTCGGTTATGTACAGACTGGCGCCGCTGGCCACGGATCTGACCGCGTAATTGATCCTGCGGCCGGAATGATACTTCTTGGCCATACAACGCTTGGCCAAAAAGATCGGTTACATCGCCATACACCAAACAGGTCGGCATCGCATGGCGCGTTTGCTCCGTTAACGCGGTTGGTCCTTGTTCTTCGCCATCTACTACAGGTGTTGGATCATACTGGGTATCTGCAGCTGCAGCGTCATCGGCGTATGCTGTTGTGTCTTTGAAGAACGGTACTTCTGTTGTTCCTAACAGAGTCTTCGAAGACACACCCACCGAAACCGTCGTACGATAAACGTTGTAATACTGTGCGTACGATGACTGCTCGAAACAAATATATGTCGCCAGCTCACCGAAATCAGATCCTTCGAGTAGTACCGGTGGCGCAGACTCCACGAATGCGCCCGCCTGCGTCAACGTCACAATCATTGCCACACCGACAGTTGATGTGAAGGTCACCGTAATAGCTGCGGCCGGTGACTCGTTGGTAGCCTGTAACTGGGTACCATCACTCAAGCGCACAAACTCCACGCGCACGTTATCGTACGTTGCGCTGGAGACGAGATCGAACACGACATCTCCACCTGAGATGTCCGTCACAGTGACTATAGTCGCCATCTATGTTTCCTCGTCCTCTTCCTCGACTTCCTCTTCGGCTGCTTCACTATGACCATTGCCGTTTGCAATGCGCTCTAGCAGCTTTTTACCAGTCGCCTGATGGCGCTTGGCAGCCTTACCGATCTTGTCGAGCTCTTCCAAAAGCTCAGTCTCCGGCGGCGCTTCGGGAAAAAGAGTTTCTGTGTTAGGCATGGGTTATCCCCGTGAGTCTCTTATTGCCCGTTCTAAACGTGACACGAGTTCATTGTACGACTGCTGCATGGCTTTATCATGCTCGTTCTGCTGCCGCGTGATCTCGTCCAACCGCTTACTGATGGTATCAATAAGCTTCATCATCGTGTCATCTGTCGCAGAGAGATCCCGCATCTTCTGCACAATCTCAATCAACAATTCTCGCCAAGACCGTGGTGTGTAGCACATTGGTGTGCCGTCATTATCCAGTTGATCGTGCATCCGGTACAACTGGCGGAGAATATCCTGTTGATCTTCTGTCAAAAAGCTCGGGCGGTCCACTAACGCCTGAACTTGTGTCGCTAAGGTGCTTACCTGTGCGGCCATTGTGTTAATCTGCCGCTCCAGTGGTGCAATCTTTATCGTAGCCCGCGATGGAAGTACATCCGCCGCAGTATTTGTGCTCTTGTTTTCCTTGTCGTTTTTGGTGCTAATCAAGGCCTTCACCGCATAGCGCACCGTATATGCCAGTACGCTTACGCACGCCAAAGCCGCCATAACAATTGCAACAGTCGACTCGTCCATCGTGTTCCTTTTCTATGGTAGCCGTCTCACGAGGAAGTTCTTGCACGAAGAACAGAAGGTTTGTTGTCGACTAACTAACCACGCTAAGAAGAGCCTGAACCATCCCGCCAACCTAGTGTGCGTCATGGCGCAGGTAAGATGTCTACAGTGATTTAATGACCGATCCGACGAACCGGCCTTCTCTGCACTCTCCGATGGTGTTACGACCAAGCCCAAAGCATGGCCGATTTCATGCAGTACTAATCCGCGAAGGAAGCCCTTCGTCAAAAACCCGTACTGAATTTTTCCGATATTAAGTTCGATCTCTGCAAGTCGCTGTTCAGTGTTTGTACGTGCCACACCATGATTGATCGTCGGATCAATCCAGTGCGCGTAAATACGAATCTCCAAGTCTACGCCTTCCGGATCTCGAAAGAACAAACATCCGAGACTAGATAAGTACTCACAGACATCAGCGATGACCTCTTCCAGCATCGCCATATGCTTATCGGTCAACTGCTCATTAAACTCAGGATGCGTCCGCGCCATCGGTATACACAACGTACGCGGCGTGTATTCCCATAAAGGCTCACGCGCTAATTCTGGTCGTGCTTTTACCGATAGCAGTCCCATACTAATCCTCAATTGCTCGGACAGACGCAATCGTAACATTTGGCCAGGTTGCGTCATACGCGGCAAAATCCTGGGTTATTGCCGAAGCTGCGGACTCATCTGCAGCTTCGGCAATGTCATCTTGCTTACCTTGGTTGTATGCAATAACTGTTTCGATCCAATCCCATAGTTCCTTGATATGTGCCTTGCGATTTGTCGCGGCTTCAACATACAACCCATTCAACGTGTTCTGATTATGCGCCGGACATTTGCTCTCGATGTAAACCTTGCACTCCAGCGCCAGATTAGCTTTACATTGCGCCTTCCAATCGGCCAACGCTGCTGCATCTACTGCATCTTTTCCGGCCTGATCCATTTCCACCAAAGCGCCGCCTACAATTTCGCGATAGTGATACGGAACACCACTCAATGCTTCGAAATCTACAGTGATATCAAACTCCCAGTCTTCCGCAGGGAATTTTTCATCTGTAACAGCATCATCAAGCTCGTATATTTCGCCCGTGGCTTTTTCGTATGCATACTTCATTAGACAGTACCCATGTTAGTGGTCGAAAGACCTGCCGCAACCGTCGCGTCTGTGGCGCTCGTAAATTTCGAATAAGCCAGATTATTAGCCGGCCTAACAAGTGAAGGATTACCGCCAAAACCTGTTTCAGGACGATGCACCACAGCCGGACCCGCATATGCAGCACTGGTAGCGCCCCGATCCACAAAAGCTAACACCCCAGAACCTATGATCACGGTGTTCGCTAAGGTAGCCTTCCCCAAAGCCAGCGCAGCACAAGTAGTGAGCGCGGTATTGGCCGCATCGGTGTCCAGCATCACGGAAACTAAATGGCCGATATGTGTTGCACCGCTTATAGCGCGGATGTGAGTAGCTTGGAAATTGGTAAATGTGGCTATTCCTGCACCAGTACTGCGCACAGTATCTAGCACACCAGTAAGCGTAGCGTGGTAGCTTGGTTGCGAACTACCGAGTACATATACTCCACCTATGCCGTAATCCGCGTTGGCCGTTAGCGTATCACCACCATCACCACCCAACAGCAGTATGCCCGTGTTTTCACCGTAATGCTGATTTAATGCGCTGCAAAAATAGCCTACGGTGAGCTCAGCTAGAGTCCAAGTACCTGTTGTATGCAGTATTACCCGGCCGACGTTACCAGTAGAACCGCTCAATAATGCACCGATCCCGGCTGTCGTACTAGATGAACCCGGCGCTGCATCAAACTCACGATAGATAGTAACGTCATTATTAAGCGCTAAACAGTAAAGCATGCCGTAGACATTGCCCGTGATGTCGTTACCGGCGTCAATTCGAATCTTTGAATTTTGTACGGTGACGGTAGAAGCCCCGGTGCCTTTTACACCTACGCGCTGACCTGTACCGATCGGCGCTACATCCATCTGCATATTGTTAATGATGACTTTGCTATAAACCGTCGAATTCATAACTTCAACTGCATACGCATCGACAGAGTGTGCACCACTCCAACCCAGATTCACAAATTGCAATCCATCGATAAGAATTGATGCAGACGCGTCAAGCAGATCTGTTAGGTCCAATCCGGTCGTGACCGCTGGCGCCGTTGGTATCGTACCCCATTCGATACTCAAGTTCGTGATCGAAGACGAAGCCCAAGAGCCACTTGCGTTGTCCACCCAAAGGCGCACGATACCGTCTTGTCCACCACGTGCCTTGCAGTGCACATTGTGAATAATCAGGTTCGTCAAGGATCCTGCCGCGCCCGATGTACCGACCCGAAGTGCCTGACTAGCCGGATCATCGTCCGTGTTTTCAAGCATGATGTTCATGATCGCGATATTCGACTTGGCGGCCGTTGGCAGCACGATCATGGTCGTATTTGTCGTTGCGTTGAGAATACGGCTAACACCCTGGCCATCTCCGATGATTGCCAAATCACTGTAACCACTTAAATCCAGTGCCGCGGTTTCGGTAATATCGCCGTGCACCATGATGGCTGTTGGTCCAGAAGCCGCAAGCACGGTCAATGCCTTTGATACCGTTAAGTACGGCTTGTATGGGCTTCCGTCTCCAGTACCATCGTTTCCATTCTCCGATACATGAATGACTTGCGTGTTATTGATGGTCCAGGTCCCAGAGCCAGGTACTGCCCATGCGGCCTGACCACCAACAGATGTCAACACAGTACCAGCCGCGCCTAATGCTAGACGTTCTGGATCACCAGAAGCGGTATCACCACGGATTATGTCGCCGGCTGTAGTAAGAGGTGTCGCGGCCGCCCACGCTGGTTGACCGCCTGACACCGTTAGTACCTGATCTGTGGAACCGATCGGCAAGCGGGCAGGTACCGGCGTCGCATTCCCATAAATGATGTCACCCTGCGTAGTAATTGGTACAAGGTTCATCCATTGTGGGTCTGTTGCGCCAGCGGCCAGCACATAATTTTGTGTCCCAAGCGCTAACCGTTGTGGCACACCGCTAGCTGCACCAGTAATGATGTCGCCCTGTGTAGTCATCGGGTTTGACATCATGCTGACAAAGACCGAATTGATGCATGCTCGAATAAGGTGTGATGCGGTGTTGTACCACATCATACCGTTATCATCCGCAGGAACCGCACTAGGTGTCGGATCTGAAGATCGAGCTGGCACAGACATGTGTGGAGGTCTTGTCGGTAATCGTGTCATACCACCAGAAACCGATGGCGTTGTTTTAGTCGGTATGACTGTGTACTGCGCGATACTACCGATAGCGCCTGGAGCGCCGTTCAAAGCGCCATCTTCCCAATCGCCATCACCATACACAGCAATAAACGCCAACCCACCGGCTGCGACATCAATTACATATGTCGCAGGAGCAACGATCGACATTAAACAGCCATCAGTCACAGTACAACGGATGGTTCCTGTGCCTGCCACATCCTGTCGAATAACTGCCGTTGCCGCGTTATGCTCGGACCATAAACACTGACCGCCGCCATTGAAATCCTGGAAATGCACATAGCAGTCATTGGCGCCTGAAACATAGATCAATTCTTTATTTGCATCCGGTGCAGTATCCTGACAACGCAGACCAACATTCCGTAAATCCAGATACAAATTGCCGCCGCTTACAAGAATCCGATACGGGTTGGCCGTACCATCCTTGGCTATGTACGTACTAGCTGATCCAGTAATTGGTGCAACTGATACAGCTGTAATAGATAAATCACGATCAATTGTACGATCAGCTGACAAATACTGTGTCACACCTGGCGGCAATGTCATGAAAATATAGCTACCAGCTGGGTATGTTGTGGTGTCCGCGAGAATCGCCGCAAGCGCCGTATCAAAGTCCGCATAATGACCAGACGGACCAATCACAAGGAATTTAGCTGACGCCGCAATAGCTGCCGCTGCTGTAACTAAGTCAATCGCGGGCGTGGCAAAGTAATCGTCACCTTTAATTTCCGCAATGTACTGTTTGATGTCAGCATCGACCTCACCAGTAATATTTGCTTTGCGGAAAAGCGCGGCCTCTGTCAAAGTCTGGAACGTCTTCTTCAGACCATAATTAACGACAAGATTTGTATCCGGTTGCGCTGCAATGTATGTCTTTGGATTGGTGGAACCGGCAGAGAAACCGACCGTAACCGTTACCGTCGTACCCACATAGAAACCGTCGCTATCAACTTGCGTTGCGCCATTTAAATCTGGATTAATTTCAACTGGTACTGCCTGATCGTCATAGATCGATGCGATAACGAGCTCGTTTCCATCGTCATCCGTGTATTCGTCTTCTGTGGTTGGGTCTGTAATTCGTACGTATGATCGGGACGTCGCCGCGTCTGCGCTTCCAGACTTACCGAAGTAAATCGCACCCGTCATCTGGAAAGTTGCTTGATTACCGCCGATATCTGTTAAGGCCGCAGTATTTCCGTCAACCAATGCAGCTGTTGTTTCGGCAAAAACCTTGCCGCTGATCGCTGTAATTGCCGTATTCAGATCCCGCGCTACTTGATCAACTGACCGATCCGTTGCCGGATAGCCCGCCACCGATTGCATCAGAATTCGAATCGCATCGTGAACATATGTTTTGTCTGACGGCAGATCAAAGAAGTGCCGTTCAAGATCTACGCGATCGACGCCAGATCCATAAACATGATCGGCGCCGACTTGCACCTTGTTCTGCAACAGAAATTCGGCTGCCCGGTTGTAGGCCGCCGGTAGCACTGAAAAGGTTAGGTTGCCTGTCTGGACGGTTGTGGCACCGTCATCCGCGTCAAACTTGACCGTATACGTTCCAACGGTACCTGCAGCTGGTGTACCTGAAACAACACCAGTAGCCGGTGTTAGCGTAACACCACTCGGTAACGCGCCGGATACGATGCTGTACGTAATAGCACCAGTAGGTTCGATTGCGAGAACTTGTTCGGAGTAGGCCTGTCCCTCAAATGCGGTCTTGAGAGCCGCGGTTACCATCTGGAATGCCATAGCGCATCACCTATGTTTGGATGTGCTGCGCTAATTCGGCCGGGGTAAGATTAGCTTCCCGAAGAACGTCCGTATACCGAGCCAGCGTGGGCACAACCTTGTTACCTACCATAATCAGCTGGTGCGGTCCCCACTCAAGCACGAAAGCAGGAAAACCAGCCGACCAACGTCGTGTCTGCAGCTCTTGCATCGTAGGCTTACGCTTCGAAAACTCGTATCCGATCTCATGCGCAAGCTGTTCCGCAGCTCCATAGAGCTCACGCTTGCAGAAACTGCAACCTTCAACGTATATCAGTATAAGGCGCTTCCTCACGGACCGATCTTCTCGCAGAACAGGATCTGAAACGTAGGTGGCGTAAAATCCGACGCTTCAACAGTATGTCTGTGTCCCGACAGATGTGTGCCTCCGCCGTATGCCACCTTCGTATGCCCGATAGCAGGACCACTTCTTCCGCCATGATCGTGAATAAATACACCACCTTCGCCGGTGTCGCGTTGCGCGTCGTCAGCTAAAATATCACCGTGCGTCATGAACGGGATCCGGTTGAGAAGATCGCAATTGATGCGATATCCCGGTGGACAGGCATCGCCAACCACCATTATCAATGCGCCGCCTGGCCGGCCGATTTCACCTAGATCTGGCGCCAAGTCTGTGTCAAGCAAACGCTGCTGACCAAAACTTAACGAAAGATCAGTAAACCGAAAAGCTGTATTTTGCTTACCAACGGCCTTAATCCGTACTGCCAAGCTGCTTAAATCATTTGCCAGTGTAGCTTCGAGCTTCAACCGCTGATAACCAGTCAGAAAAGCCGACGAGAATGGGTCGGATTCTGCTACAACAGTTATACCATCAACGAGTTGTAGTTGCAGGTCAACCGCACCTTCTGCCGCATCAAATCCTGCACTAAACGTGATTACCCGTGACAGTAGATGCTCAAAAGGATCTAGCGGCTGCTCAATATAAATGGTGCCTTCCAACAAGAAGTCAACCTGGACGTATACTCCCCCTCGATGGCCACCATCACGAACGGCACCGGCACCACGGGTACGTCGATGAAACGCTTGTCCCTTAGTACCCCAGAATTTCCATCCGCCGATTGTCTCGGAAGCCGGCTTGGCCTCTTCGATGTTAACCACCGAATTCAATACAGGATCTTGCACGGCCCCTTCGCGAAACGGTGTTAATGGCGAAGCCATATCGGCGTAATCCACCACGCGAGCAATGGCCTGCAAACTGCCGTTTAGCAGCTGATTGATGCCGTTGCGCGTTGACGAATACACATTGACTTGGTCGGCCATCAGATCCTCTCACAAAGTCGTACACGTAAATATTGTGGTAAAGACGTAATCCGGTCCAGATCGTGGAAGTGACCTGCTCCAAATGACGTAATACTCCCGTCGTCTAGACGTATGTGTTGAAAACCTTCTATCAGTCCTTTGGCTCGGTGTGCGTGTCCAAAAATACGCACAGGATAAACCTGGAACTGATTTGTCCGATCTGGTCCGCCTACTGACTCCGCCCAATTAGCCGGCACTGCTGCACCGCTTAATTGCGTAACCAGATAGTGTTCCTCACGGGTAGTCAAATTACGTACTACGCTTGAGATCTTCACACGCCGGGGAGATGGAATAACCAATGTTGGCGGATCTGTAGAAATATCGTATACCTCAAAAAAGTCAAGAATGTCCCCGACAATCAGTTGTAGTTCCTCTATCTGAAGCTTGTTATCCGGAAAAGGCGCCGGCGCGTCATTTTCTTCATCAACATGCGCGGGCTCTTCGCTGATCAACGCGGGGCGAATACCGTGGCCTGTCGACGTAATACGTAAATTCGGAGAAACGATATCCGTCGCGATAGCTATTCCGCCTTCTACCGCCTCACCAGATACTTCCGCATCTGCCGGTACTGTGATAATTGCGACAGTATCCGCTTGTTGTGCGCTAAGGTACGGCAAATTGAATGCGCCCGAATACTCTTGGTTAACCAACTTCACAATTGCTTCTGCCAAATCGTCTTCCGAAGCAATTAGCGCACTATCAATACTCGTGCTAGTGTGACCTGCACCAGTATTGGAAATCGTGAAAGAATGCTGGCCACGACGAGAATCCATAATCATGACAGAGGCCACACCCACACCCGCGGGAACTACACCAGTCAAATCCAATATCTCGAGGGTAATTGTGCGCATATCGTCATAATGCTGGAAAGAGGATAGCGCAATATATACGTTTGTTGCCGGATTTGCCGCAATATACGCTGTTAACGCATCAGCTTGTTCTTTCCGCATACCTACTTCAAATGTAGCACGCTGCGCGGATACTGTTGCTCCTTGTACCCGCAGCATCATCACCGTGGTTAACGCCGTATCGAATTCAAGGTGAATTCCAGCGTGCAGCATTTGCTGAATCTCATTTTGGGTGTAGTCAAAAGGTGTTCCACCCGGATTACCGATTTTGATTTCAGCAATCGTAGTAAACCCCGACTTCATCGCCACCGTCACATTTGCATTACCAGCCTGCACATTATATATCGCTTCGCCGCTGCCATCCTGTTTGTACATGCGCTGCGCCGAAAGCACCTCACTGTAGCCTGGCGGACAAACGTCACCGACATGCAGTATGACCTCTCCACCGAGCGCCATCGTGTCTAATGGATCTGTCGAATATTCAACAAAATCCGGCGTCCATACGTTGACCACACCGGTAGGCGTGGGTAAGTCATTATTAGTCGCTATGCCCGTATCATTGACTCGTAAGGCCAGCACCTCGCCCTGTACGACTACAATATCACTGGCTTCCCAATCTGATGCATTCAAACTTTCCAGCATGAATTCGGCGCGGTCGTAGTAGTCTTCTGATTCGTAATCGAAAGCAAAATAATGACGTACCCAGTCCGGCGTACCTGTTGGCGGCAAGTGCTTACCGCCCGTCTTAGTTGCGTTGAGGCCGACAACCGGCGTTGGCACAGAAAGCGGATCTTCAAACGGCATTTGCCGGTGAACCATTTTATACGTTGTACCTGTCGGGTCGTCTCCTGCGAACAAAGTGACAGCTATGTCAAACTTACCAGGAATGTATTCTTCCTTGAAGGTAATCGCTGCCCCAAACTGGTAACGATAACGATCGACTTCTCGACCAACATACTCTACTCCGGCTGGCGCAATAGCCGCTGGTTCCACAACGCCTACTTCAGGCCGAATTTTGACTGTCGTGGCATTCACGATCTCTATGACGCGCCAATAACCGTCATGTGCGGAATTACCCATCTGGTACAGCCGCACACGCGAACCAACGACTACACCGCCATTTGCAAGAAACGTACCTTCCGTTTCTCGCGGCACGGCCGTAATCTGCATGTAATTATTGGGTATGCTGACCGACTTAGCACTGATGTACCAGAGTGCGTAGCTTGGTCGATAGCCAGGCACACCAAGCAGAATCTGCTTTACACCCTTTGCTTCAGTCCCACCCACAGTCCACTTAGGATAGCTTTCTGCATACGGCGTAATCTCTTGCCGCGACGGTAGACCTGCAAGACTAGAAGCCTCCCAGTAGGCGTACTCGTGATGAAAGCCGCCATTTCGTACGCGGTTTAGCGCATGCGCAACAGGCAAAAACTCTGTTCTGTTATTCGTCATAGCTTAATACAGTAATTGAACGCATACGAATACGGCCGGTTAGGTGCCTCACTCGTTCCATGTTTATGTGGGGGATTTCGCGACATCGCTTCTTCGCCACCATCGCGTGTAAAGCGACGATTTGAACCACTTACCGGTTCACCAGTCTCATGCGTGTGTGATTCCGATCCTCCTGTCGCCAACGTACCGTTTAATGCTCCAAGCGGAAATCGCTGTTCAGCATCCGGATATACTTCACGCAGCGGTCGCGTACCTATCGGACACACAGGACCCATCACCATAATGATCGTGTTCCGCGGTGTTACTTGATAGCTAGGATCGCCTGTAAAGCGTGCGTCATCGTGATACCCAGCAATCCACTGAAACGCAGTTATCTCAAACTCAAACTGCGATGTTTCACTGGTTCGCACAGCTTTCAGTAAGAAAGCCGACTCTGGTATGGCAGATGACCCATCCCAGGTAAACTGTACATTGTAGCGAGCCCATTCGCTTACTTCTGCGTTGATTGTACGTTCGGTTACTGCTCCACCCGTAATATCAAACGATTGAAATTCGATCGTACCTGCGCCTTGAAGCACACGTAAGCTGAACTCAACCGTAAACGGATAGCGATCCACGTACCCTGTAGTTTTCCAATGGCGTGACCATGCTCGAGTATTTTGCTTTCGCATATTTGCCCAATGCGAGAGCGTCACACCTTTCGTCGGATCTTCAGACCGCACAACCACGTTTAACTTATGCCTATAACCTGGATAGTCAACCGGCTCACTTAGGCGAGCAAAAAAGTTTGTTATCTCCGCTTCCGAAACAGGCACGGCTGGTACGCATGCTTCCGCATCTTCATCACAACACAACGGATACGTCGCAGGATTTGGTGCAGCACCCTCAATTCCCCAGCCTGCTGGTACAAGCCCAGAAGGTGTTACTTCGTCAAAACCTCCATTAACACAAAGGTTTACCGCATCATATGTTCCAGCTGTCAGCATGAATCTTGGACTTTGCTATAATCCCACGTTTAGAGTTTCTCGGCCACGAGTTGGTGATTGTTCGTGACATAAACCCGGCCTGGCTGACCATCGGGCGTCACATACTCCCAACCATCGCCGCTCCCCAAGAACTTCAGAGCAGTACGATCCGATTGTGGCGCAACCGTAACACGGTTTTGGCTGATTCCAGGTACACTCGTATGAGGGATTAAGAACCAGATGAGATCATCCAGTATAATATTGTGCACAATCACCATTTCTCCGGTACTCTCTTCGAAATACGGCCCGGCTTCAATTGTGGTCTTGTCTGCCGTCGCGATATAATTCGCGGTATCTGCGGCTGCAAGTACTGACGTATTGATAAGCTTGTTCGCTGTACCTGCTGAAATGATGTAAACCTCGAGCTGGTTAGTTGCCACCAGATACGAAAACGGCAACGTGAATTCGTACGATCCGCCACCCAAATCCACCACCGGGCCATAACCAATATCGTTCGCCCGCATGACCGTTTGATAGCCTGTCGTAGCCGCGGCGAAACGATGCGCGTCGCCGGCAGTGTTCAGCCGTTCGAAGGAACGCCGAGTCGGATCTGCGTTAGGGTTCTGCCTGACGATCATTAGACAATCTCCGGTTGCAAGATTACTTCAAAGTCTCCATCCATAGCCCATGGTCCGATTGTACTTGTTCGGGCCTGTGCCTGAATATGCTTATACGATGACGCCAGTGTCAGCGCACCGAGATTTGACAAGGTTGTTATCGGTCCATTTGCTGCTTCTTGTACAACCAATGAGCCCATCTCGGTCCACTTACGCTGAATCGGTGCCGACACGGTGATAAGGGTTGACTGATCCGCATAACCCGAATACACCATACGAACACGTTCGTAGTAACCAAGCGCTTTCGAAACCACGTCTTCCGGTGGCACAAATGGTAGACCAGAGTCAAATTCGCCGATTGCCAACATCGGCCGTGAGAGAGTTACTGTGGCCCCTGCCGGCATGGTAATAAAAAACCGAGCGCCAATATACAGGTCTTCAATTGTTACTGGCGTAATGGCGGTATCTGATGTTGTCACAAATATCCGCGCCTCACTGCCCACATGAACAGCGCTCACTCCAAAGTCAGTAGCTACTAAGTTTTGACTTGCGTCCAACCCGTATCTGAACAACTGTAACTCAACAGAAGCCACAGGTGATAGCACATCGCAGCTGAAGGTCAGTCCTGCTCCGACCAAATTCGCGGTAAAAGGTATCCGATGTTCCAACGTGAAAGTAACCGCGTCCGTAGCCGTGATCTGCATAATCGCACGACCTTCGTACGGAACAGCAGTTATCTTCGGACGCTTCAAGGTAACGATATCGCTTCCTGGAATATCATTCAGCAGATACCAACCATCTGGTCCCATGTCGCCGGCGTCTTCGATAGTTAATACCAGATCGTTGAGATAATCGTGCGGAACCTGTGTACCTGCAGTATTCGGATTATTTTGCGACCACAGTATGAACGGATTCGCGATCAGATTCTGCGGTGCATAGATCGCATTTTCGATAGCATCCTGTACGTATGATGTCTGCGCACCAGTAGCTGGATCGATGTTAAAGAAGCTTACGATGGCCCCAATTCTACGCGTCTCGCCGGCCGCGCTAAACTCGCCTGCTTGTAGCTCAAGTCGCAAGTAAAGATTACTTGGTCCCGGTGACGCAAACAGTATGGGCAGCGCTTCCTCTGGCGGCTCTACCTTCTGGCTTATCGTAATAAAGGAAGCAGGCGATGTCGGGCTCGCCGTCGCATATGAATACCGCAAATTCTTCGTTAAATTGGATTCGCCGATTACTTGCAAATGCGTAGGTTGCGTAAAGCCTGCGCTCGGGTTCGTCAACAAATCATCAAGAATGATATACGCTTCCTGCGATAACCCCGAACCATTGTATGTAATCACCAACTCAGTTGTAACCGCATCAATGGATAGCGTAAAGTCTGGTGTTGACGCCCCACCGGCCACATCCGTTGTATTATATGTAGTTGATCCTGAATCATACACACCAAGATTCAACAACCCCGAATCATCTTCGAAGTATTCGGGTACCATATTGAGAAACATCGAATTCTGGAAGTGATCGGTCCACTTATCGTTTTCCAGATTCAGCGCTGGCGCCCGATAGAAAATCGTACGCAGGTCAATTAACTCTGCTATCTGTGCGTCATTAGTAGTTGGTCCAGTAGCAGCCACAGTACGAGCGATGACCAAAGGCATGACGGTGCTGGAAAATGCCGACACATCTGCTAGGCTACTAACCTTCTCAATCTCAACAATCGTTAGGTTATCTGTTATGCCGTATACGTAGTACCATACCGACGTGGAACTAATATCAATGTCTGGCGAGTAACCGCCTTCAAAAGTCAGCACGGCTGTGCCATCGGCATTGTGGAACGAGCCAGAGTTGATGTACACGTGCTGCGTATCTGGCGCAATTACCGGTTTAAGATCACCGACCTCTGCGCTACCGTTTACCAAATTTGCGCGCTGCACAGGATACAAATCGTCGTCAAGTATGTTTGGTACTCGCGGTGAAGAGCCGGATGTATCTGCTCGCACGTAAACATACGCAAGCGGTACTTGATAATCATTCGCGGTGGGCTGTGTTGGTGTCGCGCTTGGTGTGCCAGATATCAGTGTGTAGGTAGCGGCCAAAGCTGCATTAGTCGTGTACTGATATTCAATGACCAATAAATCCCACCGCGGATTCACTGCGTCCGGCTGTGATACTTCGACAGCGTCATAGATCGTCGCATCTTCGATGATGAGCACACCTTCTTTTGTCAAAGCGCGCGAAGCATCAAAGGTGCCTGGGCTCAAATCAATCTTGCTGGTGCTGCCGGCCGCCATGGATGGAATGAAACCGGAATAAACACCGCTCTGGATAACTTTCGCAAAACGCCGGTTATGCTGGCGGGATGTTTCCAGATCGTGGTATGAAAAGACGCGTCTCTGTGTCATGGTCGTTACCTATTAGGCCGGCAAGAATTCCAGTTCGTATACCAACAAAGCATGCAATCCGGCCGTCTTTGTTTTTTGAACAGCCGGCGTACCAAGTCCTGCAGATTCCGGTAGCACAATATGACTGAAAGCGCGCAGATCTGCAGACAGCAGCGCGAATTCATTAATGTACGGTGGAGTCTCTCCAGCTGTGTTTCCTTCATACGGCCGCAAGATCGTACGAAACACGGCTAAGTTTGCCGTATAGCTAAAGTCCAACACGGCCTTTCGAAAGATCGAATTCCGTACACCGGTGTCCGTGAGATCTTCCGCTACACGCGCACCCACATCGATTCCGTTTCGGTAATCGCCCCAGTTACCTATGTCGATGTATGCGACCTGGGCGTCAACGAAGTTTCCACCAACAATCTCGGCTAGAAGGTTGTATCCCTCTGTCAAAAACAAGTTGGAATGAAACACCTGCGGTTCTTGCGGCACGAACGCTTCGATCGAATCATCTGGTGAATGACCCAACTGCATGGACATGCGCCCGCGAACCGCAATGGACATAGGTTCTCGTATCTTCATTATGCAATCATCCACCAAATCAACGGGAAGTCTCGATTCGAGCCTATCCGTAAAGTCACGTAGTTGGAATAACGGCCCTGCAGTTTACCTTCGTAAGAAACCGATCCATTTAACATGTTGTGAACCAGCTTACCGGTCAGCGGCACACCTTCTGTAGACGACGTGTTTGCCTTTGAACCACCCAGGCATACTTGGCTTGCCACCAAATTAGCCCACTCTGTTGCGTGATTACCAACATCATTACTGCTTGCCACACCCCAGCCATAGCGCAAAACGCCGCCCGGTGCCTCTACGACGCCATGCACATAAATCATGCGTGGCACGTAAGGCTGACCTGTGGCCGGATTGTTACCCCAGTTGTGAACAAGATTGATGTCGTTGTAGGATCCTGCAGAAGACACGTTGATATATCCGCTGGCAAATTTCGGGACTGCTGCTGCAACAACATCAATAGCACGGGCTGGCTTGTTTGCATCAACGCCGGGCGTACCCCAATCGTGATTCAATACACCGCCAGCCTTCGAGAGTCCTGAACCAACTGTCAGAGCTAACTCGGCGTATCGCCCCGGCGAAGACACCGCATGATATGGACTGGCCGGATAGTTGTTCGCGCCACCCATCACAGTGCTGAATGGTTCATTCGTTCCGGGCTTCACATGCGTCAACATCTTGGCCAAGTAACTGCCAGAGTTGATATCCATCAAGCCGCGCGCCGTACCCGTTGGCAAAGGAATTTCGTTCGAGCCTCCACTAACTACATGCGCTGCTGCGTGATCACCAATAGCCACGGAACCTGGTAACACTAGTACATTCGCTACAAGCTGCTGCCATGAACTGGCGCCACCCGTAGGATCCATTACCCAGTAACCGTAACACACCTCTCCGACGCGTGTACCAGCACCACCCCATGCAGGTAACGACGGCATGCCTGCACCGACAGCCGTTTCCACCGACTCAACTTGGTAGCTTAACTGTGTTTGTACGACTGTTCCTGGCGTCGCCGCACCTACGCCCGTCGCCGGATTTACAATCGTACGTGTACCAGTAAGCTCGGTTTCGATAATGGTAAAGAAGATCCAGTGCCACATCGTCACCGTCGGACTTGAATTGACAACGCTCTCCTGATGTACGCCGCCACCATCATCAGGAATCAGTTCAATCAAACCGCTCGCACAATAACGCTGCGTCGGAATGTCATACGTAAGCGTCTGGCCAACTTCGCTTGCAATAGACGGCGGTGAATTGTTGAACAGGAACGACAATGCGTCGTTACCAAAAGCCTGTACGAACTCTTTCAGGTAATCCTGAGTCAGGTCCGTAATGGCGTTCATGTCGTCTTTTTCGGCGACTTCGTTATCTTGAAAGCGAACCTTGTCCATAATTGTCTTCCTGCTAACAGGATAAGCGCCTACGGTACTGGGCTAGGCGCCACGTAACCACCTGTCGTCGGGTGTGCTCCGCCCGTACTAAGCGTGGTCTGACCAAAAATCAGATATGCCGGCGTCGTCGTAAATGTAACGTCATCCTGCATGTTCAAAGACACATTTTCGTGCATACCGTCACGCCCATCGAGCGAAGACAACGCATCACCGCCCAAGAAACTGAAAAACACGTATGTCGTGACAGCTCGCTTGCCCGTATTCAGCAGTAGCCGCAAAGTTTCCATTGCTTCTGGATCTGTCACCAACTCGGCCGTGACCTCAACAAGGAATACAAACTGCTTGAGCAGCTCATACATCTGCTGATTTATATAGTCGATGTACGGCTTCTCCGGTTGATCCATAAAGAAGTTTTCGTCGTAGCGTGGAAAACGACGGAACGAAATAGTATAGGAATCAACCGTCGCATTACCTGGCGGAACAACTGCAACTACTGTGGTGGGATCCGTACCGAGCAGAATTTCCTTCGATATCTCATCAATCTGATCGATGTAATCAACATACGTGGTTGCACCAATGGTGTACTCAATTCGGTCACCCTTGCGCAAACCCTCCAACTTGTCCGCATCAAGCAAAGGATCTGAAATTCGGTGCGTGGCCGATACGTACGAACCATCCCCTTTATAAGTCGCTGGTACACCGCGATCGAGTACGCGCCCTGCTTCGAATGTCGAACTGAACTGATCGCCAATGTAGATCAAAAAGGGGAAAACGTCGTACCAATCTGGCGACGTCACCGAGTCATGGATCTGTACACCCGCGGCTAGACTTTGGTATCGGCGTACCGCCTGCCCAGGTATCACATCTACAGTCATAATCGCTGGTACACGGTATGCCGTTTCCGTCCCATCCAATTCACGGATAGTGACAACATGATCACCTGTGCTATCTGCTACAACAGATAAAACTTTGCCTGATTCTTGCGCAAAAGGCGTGTTGAGGATCAATCGCGAGAAGTTCTCTAACGTATAGACCTGACTACCTGCCGTGTAAGCTGCAAATAAAGCCCGCACAATGCGCGTATACGTTTCACTAGAAGCTTGACGATATTCCAACAACGAACCGAAGTTGTTGTAAACCGTATCCTCGTCAATATCGGCATTCTTAAACCATGGAGCATCAATCTTGAGCGGCGTGTAAAGTACCCCGTCAAGAATCTCGAAATCGCCTTCCCCATCTACGCGCGGCACCATCACGATAGTCGGATAATCAATTCCGTTTTGAATTGATTCGGCCGCCACAAGTCGTTTCGGGAACGTCGCTGTTGTTGCGCGCCACGTATGCTGGAACCGCTGACCTGTGATGTGCACGATAGCACTAGCTGGTACGGCGCTCGTAAAGATGATCGTCTGACCACGCAAACCAACAAGCCGATAGTCATCGTTGTTCACTTGAAGTACGCCGTCGACAGTCACCATAATGGGATCACCGACGTCATATTGACCACCATGAACAAACGTCGTTTCCGGTGCAGTTACCTGAATCGTCTGCAAATCATGAACATGCGCTACACGGCCGGCGTCCACCGCCCACCACATATCAACCTGCGTGCCTGCTGGTACAACGCCTGGCAACACAACAATAGTACTACTTGTGAACGAGAGCGCACTCGGCGGAACAAGCAAACCGTCTACAAATACCAATACGGGGAAGAAACCATCCATGTCCCCACCGGCATCCAATGTAAAAGGCTCAACATCTGCCGGTAGTGTTAGCGTATCTGTTGGCGATGGTAGCGTGAATGAAATCTCTTCATGCGAATGTGTCCGAATAACGGTTCCAACAACAGAAATAGTCGTGCCGACTCGCGGTGCCACCAAGAAGCTAATCCGCGAACTTTCCAGCGTAAAGCCATGTTGGATCTCGATACCGTTCAGGTATACCTTCGCCGTTTCCCGATTCGGAATGAACCCAACATTGAACGTCTGCGTCGGCGATGTGGCCGTCACGCCATATGAGTTGGTGCCATCTGTGATGCGGAAAGTATCACCAACAGATACACCGCCAGTTAGAATAACCTTCGACCCGACAAACCGGACAGTGCCTTCGCCGATCTGCACATCATTCAGATAAACTGTGGCGCTGTTAATATCAACTGCATTCCCGAATGAGAATGTAGCTGTTGTTCCGTCGCCAGTAAATGACAGCCGTTCCTGCTGCCGTAGACCATGGATGACAAGCACAGTGCCTATTGACAAGTCTGAATCAAACCACAAGCGAGAACCAGTCAGCGTACTTCCACCAAGCGCTGGCACATTCGTCAGGCTGAATGGATCGAGGTTCGGTAGTACTTCCTTACCATCTATCCACAGCTGGAATGCGTCCTCTTGATAGAAGTGCAGGAGATCAACATAATATTTCCCATTGAGATCAGTCGGTAGGCCACCGGTGGTTACGACCTGTTGGAGTACATGTGCATGCGGGGTGCCAAGGTAATCGTACTCCAGTTCGTACTGCAGCCAATCCTTTCGAATATACGTCGGTACCGTGTTGATGTTCTTCGACGCATTAATCTGCTCGAGCTGACGATACTCGTTATCAAAGACGCGCGTAATGCCTTCCCAAATCGACCGCACCAAGTCCCGGTCAACAGCCCGGAACGTACGGAACGTATTGCCGACCGCCCTGAAGAGTGTGTCGTAATCAAGTAGATTTGGGTTCGGATCCGGCCTTGGATCTACGTCTTCAAAGCCTCCGAACAGGTCAGATGTAATACCACCGGCCACAGGTAATCATCCCTACACAAGTACCGCGAACCATTCATTGTGCGACGCTTCTTGATCCCGCTGTATAATCACAACACGTTGGTAGATCTGGGTACCGCTAAAATCTTTTCGGATGACTCCACCTGTATTTGGTACTACCTGTGCAGGATCAGCTTTCTCGAGCATAGGCGTGGTGCCTGCGACGGCGCTCTTCAGCTCAAGCTTTCTGATCAACTCACTATCGGGTTCTACCATTTTATCCATGATGTCCTGGATCTTGCCGCCAAGCTCCAAGATATCGTCTTTGTTCGGCAGTCCGAAGCGACCGTAAATACTACGCCCGGTTTCCTGATAGCCGAAACCATATAACAGTTTAGGCTTTCGATCGACGCGTGGGCGAGTGACCACCACATTCTCTTTGCGGAATATTTGAAAGTTCGCTGCACAGAACTCCCGCGGCGGCATACCGTCCAAATAGACCAGCGGCTCTGACCCATGATCTTCCTCAATGTTGTCAAGGATCCTCTGGCGTAACGCGAGAATATCCTTCTGCTGGTTGTACCCAAACTTGTAATGCGGGTTCTCACTCGGCCTCGCTGCAAACTGCGCGGGCGTACTTAGCATTTCTACTGCAATTGCATCTTCTGGCATTTTCTACTCCTTCCGAGACCCGAAGCCATCGGGCCACGCCATTGCGGATAATTCGATCCGCTCTGTCTTGCAGGTCCGTGGGTTTCGCCGATACACTGGGGTCCTGCAACCAGTGATTTGTTAGTATGCGAAGCTCCAGCATCCAACCCTTTCGACGACGGATCAGACGCGCTTGAATAGTGCCTTCCTGGCATTTTCCCAGGAATTCATTCTCAGAAATTTGTTCCCACGTGAGGTAATGCATACGTCGTCCTTGCAATAGCATCATAGCCATTACAAGCGCGCATATACTTCATCTACGATCTCACGTAGATCTCTGAAACGTGTCCCAAATAGAGCTTCGCCAATATACTTCTCAGCATCCTCGCCTTCCACGGGATTGCCTAATCTTTCTTCCGCGGCCTCCAACAAAATATGGAGGCGTGCAAGCGAGCTCTTTTCGTTTTGTGTTAACCTAGCCCAGTTACTGACCAAGGTGAGCGCTCTTGCACCGGTATCTTGAATTGCTAAGAGGTGGCTGGACTGTTTATCCCGACGTGCGAGAATGCTGTCAATAGCTTGGTTGGCGTTATTGATGTCGGCCCGGTAATGCGAATTTCCCTGCTCAAAAAACCACGCAGGTTGGCGGCCCCAGGTATCCTGGATGCGCCTACATACGTCCGGCCGCAGTTCCTGGGTCAATTCGTCCCAGTGTTTACGTACACGACTGAGCGCCTCAGCAAATCGCACTTCTTTCGACGATGCGGGAATCGTCTCTACTGGCGCTCTCGTAGCAAATTTCCCAATTGTTCGCAGACAAAAAACTAAGTCGTCTTCTCGTACGTAGTAAACAGACCGGCCGCCATCGTCGGTGTCTACATATATCTTTGCCATCAGGGTCTCCGCATCGCAAAAGGATACCTGTCAATATAGCAATGTCAATATGTAGATGACGATATGTCAGGCTGCCATGTGTGGCGCCCTAAGTCGTTCTTTCGTCGCGATTTGCATCATTCGCTCCAACTGCTTACCCAGTTGTGCTTTTCTGTGCGATAGGCCCATCAAGTACTCGTCAACACCCGGCACGTGCTTCTGCTTGGTAAACAGGCGTTTCAACAGGCCAGCACGTGGCTGCGCTGCGTAATGCAGAACCTTAACCTTCCGTTCATCCTCCGGGAGGTGCTCATGCGATTTGTATCGGCGAGCGCGGCCAATTACCTGCTGGATCTTTTCATCATTGAAGTGTGGCTCTATGAGGTGAACTGCTCGCGTGCCTTTGAGATCCAAACCCTCAGCCCCAGACGAAGTGATCGCTAATACTGGTGTTTTGCCCGTGTTGTAATCGTGCACGATCTGCTTACGCTCTTCCGGCTTCAATCCACCCTTGAATACCGCATGAGGAATCCCAGCCTCACGCAAACGACGCTCGATCGGATCCACACCACTCTGTAAATAATTCGTGAAGATCACAGCCCGGTGCCGCGGGTTCTTCTTGAGATTCTTCCTAATCGTCTCGACCGCCTTGTTGATCTTCGGTGTATGCTCACGCTCTTTCTCCGGCGTAAGCTTACGTAAAAAACCCGATGGCGTATTCGATACTTGCCGCACACCGCCCATGAAGGCATTGAGCTCACGTGCTTCACGTTTTGACGGCGGCAATCCACGCTTGAACTTGTATTGCGCCCAGAAAGGAAGCCGTCTGAGCAAACCACGGTATACGCGATTCTGTACCTTCGACATGGGAACATTGACGACCTCGTCATCCTGCTTCGGAAAGTGCTCGTTCCCTTGATCCTTCTTGTAAAGCACGTACTTCTTGAGCTGCTCGTAAAGATACGGATCACCCTTCACGTACTCTTCAACACCGGGCTGTACACCGCGTAGCTGCGCATACAAACTCGGCATCAGCTTCCGCTCGCCGATAAACATCTTCTTGAACTGCTTCGGATTCGATGGCAAAACTTCTTTGCCGGCTGCAAAGTTCACCAGCGAAGCAATGTCGGCTGGGCGGTTGTAAATTGGCGAACCAGTCAATGCCAATCGTTTCTGTGCATGCGGTGCAAGACCCTGAAGCGTCGCACTACGACTAGACATCGCGTTTCGAATTCGATGTGCCTCATCCAGCACCATTAACGCATTCGGATCAATCGTCTGATCTTTCGTCGCCTTTTCATACGATCGGATGCGTGCCGGCTGCTCGCCTTCGACATGCTTTGCGATTTCTTTGGCGTAGTTCTCTTGAAGAGCAGCAGGCACGATTGCTTCGATAGGCATACCGAGTTCATGCGCCGCTGCTATGCTGGCCAACGTCTTGCCTGTACCGGTACCGTACGCCGCAACCAAACCTGGAGAACGCCGTAGTGCCTCAACAACGTTACGTTGCAACGGCTGCAGCTCGGCCTTAACCTTAGCAGCTTTTACTGAGCCTTCCAGATGTACCGGCACTTGTACCATTACGGCGGTCCGAATTCATCTACCCACGCTCTGATTGCAGCTTCCTGCGGAGCAGTGAGTCCCTCTGATGATACAGTAAATTGGCGATTTGCATATGATACGGTGACATCGACGGTTGAAGCATCATCAAACGTAGCTCTAACCGTGGTCGCGTTGATTGCTTCCAGATTTTCTACAAACATTAGACTACTGCCCCGTTTTCAATGTTACGACCGACAGCGCCATTCGCTGTCACACCTTGGCCCTTCAGCCACTCGGTGAAACCAGTTCCCATAAAGCTTGAATTAACCAATACATTTACTGTTGGTGTACCACCATTCTCTTCGATGATAGGCCATGCCATAGCGCCGTCAAAATGGCAGTTCGTCAAATGCACTGTACAATCGCTGTGCATCGAGAACATGGGATTAGTATCCCCGTCTTTATGAAGACGCACGTTATCCAACACAAACGACTCTGTCACATCCACATAGATCGAATCATTTAGGTAACTCCAATCTGCTGTCTGGATCGCGATATTCCGCAAGGTGCAACGGCCATAATGTGCTAGCGGTGCCTTCGTAGAATCAAGCGGGAACCAACCGTTTACCTGATCATCAAGTGAACGATTATAAACGTCTGGCGTATCGGCAAACAACGCCTCATTAATGTTGTACGTAGCGCCATCTACGCTGGCGAACAGCACATAGCGCGGCCGCAAACCACCTCGTGGATATATGTGGTCGTACACGTACAGCATCCGGAAGAAGCCAATTTCGCCTGGTGCCACCGTAAATAACGCCGCGTTTGCACTGCTACCTTGCATGTACGGCCGACGAATAGTTACTTCTGTATCATAGCCATCTAAAAGCTTGATGAGTCCATTCTGCGGAGTGGATCCAAGAACCCAACTCAGCTCATCGAACATATAAAGCGTGTTGTACGTTAACGCGCTAGATTCCAACGGATAGCCTAACAACGGCGCAAACAGCTGTGCACGCCGGGAATAAACTGCACCAACCGGAAGACGTGTGGCTGTAAATGGCGCTGCTGTGCCTCGCTCGTATAGCGCACCACCTATGAGATCCAACGTTAGTGGATACGCCCAGGTTGATACAGTCCCATCATCTTCGACCGGCTCAATCTCGTACGCGCCCACATAGGCATCCGTGATAACGAGTCGTCGGATATTCTTGCTCAAATGTAGCTTCATTTCCATGCACGCAACACGTAACGTGTCGTAGGATGAAATGAACACATTCTCAAAACCAGCTAAGCTCAGCGTCGTATCACCCGCTACAGCTTCTTTCATATAGAACCATGTGCTGGTTGAAGGATCTGTACGCTCCAGGATGAGCTCGATCGAAAATTGATTGATCGCCCGTGCTTCCTCAATAGCAGTGTTCAGCTCCGCTAAGGCTGCAGCAAAATCCGCGACAAATGACTCAATGGTCAATTTGACCTGCGGGACATACTCGCCTTCCCCGGCACCATATTGCGATTGGACGTAGCCAAGCCCACTGCGCAACGCTTCCAAAGAAGCCGCACCGGCCTTAGCATAATTGTCAATCTCAATACCCATTGACGCTAGATCTGCGCGCGCCAGTGTCTGGTCTGAAGTTGACAGAGTAGCGATGTACTTTTGGAGCAAATCTACAAGCCGGTTTTCACGTGAAACCGTATCTCGTTGTCTGGCGGGAATGGTCATGAGCTAGCTCCACGAACCGACCTGGGACTATGCGATAGTCCCAAATTAGACAGCCTCTCTTTATCAGTATAACCAGCAACGACAGCTGCCTCCACAAACGCGGAGGCAGGTAAAAAATTATGGAGGCCGCGTCAGGAGTCGAACCTGATCTGTGCGTTTTGCAGACGCACCCCACTCCCAGCGGATCGCGGCCCCGTACAAAAGATTGCAATTGACAGATCTGAAAAACCTTCCCAGAATGCGTCGAGCCTTTTCGCTACGCCCTCGGAGGTCTATTTAGCCACCGAGGGCGTAGTAATTTGGCGGAGGGTAGAGGGTTCGAACCCCTGGCTGTTACACCACCCCGATTTTCAAGACCGGTTGCCGACCACTTCAGCGGTACCCTCCTACGTATGACCATAGCGCCCGTTGCAAAGGATCTTCGGAAACCACCACGCTGTGTGTCGATCCTGGTATATCTTCAACGTAGGGTGATCACGATATGGTTTTCCACATACTTCACAAATTGCATCACCTGAAACAGTATCACACTTGCGGTTGATCTCATCGAATTCCTCATCTGAGATCGGCCTATATTCATCCGCGGACTCGCGTATGTACATCGTCAAAGCTATGGTCCCACGTACCGCATGATCTCATCGATCGGGAAGCGGCCGCCCCATCCGAAGTGATGGTCCGTCCAACGATCCACACAGAAGCCGCGCCATTCAATATCGCAATTCTTCTTGAATACCTTTGTTACCACATAAGACGCATAACCATCGCCCACACCGATTGAAAACATATGGCCAACACAGAGCTTGTCCTTCGGCAGCGATTTATGGAGCTCTTGCGCCTCTTTGGCCTGCTGCTCAACATATTGGTCAAATTCATCATCAGGTTCAAAAGAACATTTCATTGGTGTCAGTTTACTTGGCGGTAGCGCATATCGTGTCCTCAGCACACAATGATCCACAAGTACTAAGCCACGTTCGGCGTATTCATCAGAGTCTCTATCGTACAAATCGACAAGACCGTAAACTGTCTCACCATTCCATTCAAATTTGACTCGATAAAGATCGAGCTTCTTGAGATCTATTTTGTTTGGTGTTTTACATTTTGCCGACATTTTACTCCTCGTCAGCTTCCCATTCCTCAATTTCAACATCTTCGATGTCATAGCCATCATCATCCCATTCGATGTCACCATCACTATGCTCCATGATACTGTCGAGCTTTCGGCGGGCCTCGTCTTCATTAGCCGCCTCTACTTCACATTGACCTTGAAGCTGTCGCTTAACCGTGAAGGTGTATTCGCGGATGGTGGCCTCGCCCAGACAGTCAACACCGGTGATCTCAGCTGCCTGGTCGTGATTCAACCATTCGATATTACTGTTATCACTTCGTACGTTTGCCTTTTCCAGGGCCTCTTCTTTTGATTCGGCTTCTATATTTAGCGTGCCGACTAATCTTGTTGATAGGTTCAGCTTATATCGTTTCACTTTTCTCCTTTAAGAAAATTGGCGGAGGTAGCAGGATTCGAACCTGCGCAGGTGTTACCCTGTCCACCGGTTAGCAACCGGGAGCTTTTCCACTCAGCCATACCTCCTTGGTACCTCCGGTCGGATTCGAACCGACACTGACTTGGGCTTAAACCAAGTGCCTCTCCCAGTTGGGCTACGGAGGCTCCGTCAAACTGGTGGCTGGAGAGGGATTCGAACCCTCACTCCTGGGAACACGGCCCTCAACCGTGCGCGTCTACCAGTTCCGCCATCCAGCCAGTTGAATGTGGTAGCAGCGGTGGGAGTCGAACCCACAAACACCGCATTTTGAGTACGGCGGCTATCCCAATTCGCCTACGCTGCCAAAATGAAGAAGAGTACGGGCAGTTCAATTACCTCTGCTCACGGCGTCTTTCGATTTATTCCGCCCGTGCAGGCCAAGTGCTAGCAACCCGCCTACCCCGTCCGCAGTTCGCTGCGTCGCCGTACTCTTCAATATTGGTACCTCCGGTGAAAGTCGAACTCACAAACACTTGATCCTAAGTCAAGCGGCTATCCCAATTCGCCTACGGAGGCTTATTATTTCTTCATTCCCGAAAAGAAAGCAGGATCCTTAGGCTCCATTATCACGCCGTCTCGAGCAATGAACGAAGGCGCCCATTCTTCTCGCATCATGTTATCAGCGGCCTCGCGCGGCCATGTCTGTCGCCGGCCGAAGTCTTCGCCGACATTGACTAGGTAGTCCGCGAGCTCTTCCTTTGTTGCAAAAGGTGGTGTTACCGGCGTACCTTCGCTAACCGTCTCCCAGAGCTGATACCACGTGGCTTCTTCGGCTTTCCATGGCCGATAGTATTCAGGCTCTGGCTCTTCGCCGGCCCAATCTTCCCAGGAGGTGTCTTCACCATATTCTGCGAAATCTTCGTGCGTGCCAGCTTCCCATGCAGCCTGACCGTTCTTCCACTCCGCAAGTGCTTCTTCGAAGTTCTCATCGTGCATTGGTTGTAGGTATCCACGATCGCCTATTGGATGCTTCCAGTTGGGTGGAACCATTCGTACTTCTCTTCCCATGTTTTCCTTTCAAGAAATGGTGGTCGGTAATGGAATTGGACCATTCGTCTACTACCCCAAATATTTAACGACAACGGTTTTACAGACCGCCATGGGGAACACCGACCATTAGTTCCGTCACAAATGTCAAAGAGCTCAACAGAAAACCCGCCAGGTTGTGCTGGCGGGTTTCTGGGACCGGTAGGTGATGAAGATCCAGTTACACGCCAACCTCCGCGCCTGAGAGGCACAGATACAAGGACGAGTAACTCAGTAACGTCTTCATCTTTTCTCCAAATTGGTGGCGGGGGAAGGATTTGAACTGACGACCTCAAGGTTATGAGCCTTGCGAGCTGACTAGACTGCTCCACCCCGCAACAAATTCAAAAAGCTGATCCAAGTTAGCGTCCCGGATCAAGACGAGGGCGTGACAGGCTTCCGGCGGATTTGGTGTCCTCCATCCACTGTCCCAGTCCACCACTCTGTTTTTAATCACGCATAGCGTGCCAGGTCGGAACAGAGAAACCGAAATCGCAGTGCAAGCCTGCTAAGCTCCGCGAACATCTCAAGGTACATTCGATAAATCGGATGTCAACCCTCTTCGTAAAAAAGAAAGCAGCCGCGCAACGGACATGAGCATGAACGTTGCGCGGCGCGTGCACGGAACCCCCGTGCGCTCTCAATATGGGCCGCCGATTCCCCGTAGGCTATTCGGCTTCCTACTGCCTATTTCCGGTAGCCAAATTCCCGAAATAGTTTTCAGTGCGGGGTAATAATTATCACCGCATTCGACGGCAAAATCTGGTGGAGGTGACGGGGAGTCGCACCCCGTGTGCTGTATCGATCATTCCGGCACTTCTACGTGTGTAGTCGTCATCTATGTTTTCGAGCGATCCTCTGAGCCGACGACAGCCCGGTCACGCCTTATCCGCCGTAACTTCGATGGTGAATCCCCTCTGCGGCATGTTCACCGACCTAACTCTGTTTGGTTTCTCACCTTGGGTTGGTATCCCGCAGCCAGGTGTGGTAGCTACCTGGTCGGAGCTGTCCTTTATGCAGCCTGAAGCTGCGGACGAGCGTAATCGCTCATGTGATGGATGTTGCCATCTGGGTTTGCGACCATCTTGATAACGCAGGTGTTGGTCAACTGCGACACGCTTCTTCCAGTCAGTAACGACCAGTCGATCCTACTCACCCCCAAAAGAAAATGGCCGACGAGCTTATGATTAGACGTTGTTTGTGATGGATACAATGTAGTCCAATCGGCATTCGGCCATTTCAAAAGGGTGGGTGACGAAAGATGGTAGAGAGTGGTCATGGTTCAGCATTACACGCAGAAATGTACTCCCATACCGGCATTCACCCAAATAAGAAGGAAAAGGATGGGGCGACGAGAATCGACGAGATTTGACATATACGCTGCTCTACCAGACTGAGCTACCTCGCCATAGTGGTGGCGAGGGAAGGATTCGAACCTCCGACCAACGGATTATGAATCAATGTAATCCCGTCCGCATTCGCCCCAAATTCCTATCCTAGATAAACTTTCTCGATTTCCTTGACCCAATGTTCCTTATCAGATCCACCCTTCAAAAAGGCGTCGATAACGTTGAACACCTGATCAGAGAATCCACCGACATTCAAGATGTCCGGCGTATCCGTTGCCTGCGTGCTGGTGTTAGCCTGCAGATCAATGCAGACCATCTTGGCCTGCCGGTTACGCTGCTTGAACTTCGCCCACTCATTGAGCAAGCCTGTATGGCTGCGATAGCCGGCGCCGACCCACGACTCGTTATCCGAGACGTAGATTAACAGGTCGCCCTTCGCGTTACGGTCGTTCAGTTCACGCAGCGGAAGCTCGCAGTACGTTCCGCCACCGCCAAAGCGCGACAAGATCTCTGCGTTGCGTACTACTGAATCACGATGATTCAATGACTTCGCATCATGCACGCGTGTATCAAACGGAAGTACTTCCGCCAGATAGTTCGTCTTCATGATCGCCGCGGTGATCAATGCCGCCACGTCAATACAACGAATTGAACTCTGCGAATGACCTGTCAAGTTACCCCATAACATTGAGCCGGAAACATCTGGGAAGATGTAAACCTGGCCCTCATAAAATGGGATGTTTCGGAGCGCGTGCTCCAGCGCATCCTGCAGCGCATTAGTAATCTTCCGTGGCAGGTCATTCGCGGCCTTGTAAGCCACAAAGATCTGGTACGGAAATACCTTGGCCTTCTTGACCAACTCAAGATCTGCCAAACGCTCAGCGACAATGTCGACAACATCAGAATGCTCAAGCGCCCCATGACGCTTGTACGTGTTAAGAGATTTGAGCGTCTGGAACCAAGTCGCCTTCTTGGCGATCTCGATCCAGTGTTCCTTTCCAAGCGGAAGGGCAGACAACCGTTCGAATGAAACGTTCGGTACAGGTTTGGTCTGATCCTGCTTGAAGGCCTCAAATTCCTTCACGAAGTCCGGCAGAGCCTCGCGGTCCCAACCTTCCTTCGCATCAGTGATGTAACCAAACAATGCACGCTGCTCATCATCCTTTGGATGCGGCCGCGTCATCTTGAGCACATCACACATCGACGGATCATTGCCAACTGCTTCGCCGAACAACTTCCAGTATGACCGGTTAGTCAACCAGTCCTGGATCACACGCTTGCCGGCCGTACCGAACGACTTACGCCCGGTGACGCCACTACGGATGATCTGGACAAAGTTTCGCAACATACGGCCATTGTCCATGACCTCCGGGAACGCTGCCTTGAAATACGCGCCAACTGTCGCAGAATCCTTCGCATGCGCGAAGAGATACGCGAGCATGAGCGCCGGCATGTCCTTCATGTAACCCTTCTGGCGGGCATATACGGCCAGCTTGGCCAAAAACTCGCTGTCAACCTGTGGCAACAATTCCTGAACCTTGTCAAGCTGACTCTTGGCATTCACATAGAACGTGTTGCCAAAGCAGCCCGTCGATGCCAACTGCGCCAATGCAGACTTTGCTGTGAAGCTGTAAGCCTCTCCGCCTGCCTCATTGACCGTATCAACGGTCTTCACACTTTCCCCGTACTGTCGATGTACAGGCCCCCGCTGGGTGCTGAAAATTGACTTGTTCGCCATTCTTCGTTCTCCTTTGACGAAAGATTCAAAAGAAAGTTAATTGTTCTTCAGGCGTCGTCGCCAATTACATATGGTCCTACGACAAACCCTCAGAATACTTGCTGCTTCATTGATCGATATACCTGGTAAATCTTTACACAGCTGTATGTAATCACCAATTTTGCTTTCCGCGCGCCGCGTATATGGTGAACGCGCTGCACACGAGCGTGAGCAGTACAAACCATGTTTTACTCGACGTTTCCTGCGCGTATACTCGCCCAGGCTCAACACAAAGGACCTACCACAGGTCATGCATGTGACACTTCGACTACGCTCCCGCGCGTGATGTTGTGTATGTTCACTGTTCGAAGACCATAACCGTAAATTGCGTAGACGATTATCTTTTCCGTCTCCGTTCCGATGATGCACCACTTCATCACTATGTAGTTTCCGACCAATATGTCGCGCCATCACATAGCGATGTTCTAGAACACGTGTACCATCGGAAAACACTAACATCACGTATTTCCCATGACTGTGTTTTTTCATCGCTATTCCTTTTTTGGCTGCGGGAGAGAGATTTGAACTCTCATTGCCTGATTCAAAGTCAGGTGTCCTACCAATTGAACGATCCCGCATTCCATGTGCTAGCCGTTACATTACGGGCCATCCCACATAAGATTGCCCTTACACAGTCTTATGCCACAGAACCGTTTATTTTTGGCAGGCTGTCTGCCGCAATCGCATAACAATCTCCCTCGAGGTGGAGCTTATAGAACTCACTCTTGGGCGCAGCTTTAACATCCGCAGAGAGCCAATGCTCCTCTTCAAGATGTTTATCAAGATCCGCTAGTTTGACGATCGCTCCGCAAAGTTTGCATTCATATTCAAATTCCACGTTACCTCCAAAATTGTTGGCAGGCCGGGTGGGAATCGAACCCACCAAGGACGATTTTGGAGACCGTCCTGCGACCCAGCGCCCGACCTACGTTGTACCTGCTCTTTGTCGCGCCGACTCCAAGAGTCGGTAATCAATCACGTGTCCCAGGATTCGATGTAGCATTCCATTTCTGGGTAGGCTACTTCGTTCACTGACAAGATCCCACAGGCTCATGTAATGGAACCTGCGGACCTGCTTCCGTATGTATTCTCTCAGCTCAGTCCCATTCATGCTGTATTTCCTTGCTTCACAAACACTTCCCATTCCGGTTCGAGTTCGCCAAGCAACGCTTGGAAAACTTCTGGCCGTTTAGGCTTACTCAACAGGCGCATGCCTGCTTGTTCTGGTGTGCGATCTGCTTTGAGCATATTGCATTTTTCGCAGGCCACAACACAATTCTCCCACTGCGTCTTTCCGCCCTGCGCCCGCGGGATAACGTGATCCAACGTCAGGCTTCTACCAGTTGGGTAAGATCCGCAGTACTGACACTGCGGCTTACCACGATGGCTGTCTCTGGCATAAATGCCGTTACGGCTGAACGCCAGGCGACGCTTGGGTAAACCGCCGAATCGGGCAAGGGTCACTACTTTCGGACATTCGATTAACCGTACACCAGTTTGGATGTATCTCCTCCGGTCTACATCCGCATCGATACCGGCCGAATGCGTAGCGACCCAAGCTACCCAATCCAAGCGTTCAAAAGTTCGATGATCCACGACGTACCCATGGCCGCGAATCACAATCTTTACCGCAGTTCTCCACGGCGCCGACGCGATCGGCTGCCAATTCTTGTTTAACAATAGTACGTTCCGCTTCATCATCTTCCTTTCTCCGTCCATCTGAACGGCCATAAATTTGGTTGGCGCGGAAGGAATCGAACCCTCTACTGCAGATCCAGAGTCTGCCGTGTTCCCAATTACACTACGCGCCAATGGTGGGAGCGGTGGGACTCGAACCCACAACCCTCGGTTTAAAAGACCGATGCGCTATACCATTGCGCCACGCTCCCTAATCGAACGCGAAGTCCAGCCCATCTTCCTTGTCATATTCCCCAATCAGCTTCAGCCGCTCCTTGCGTGATACTTCCTCGCCGTCGACCAGCACGCGACCGAAATTAAATGCGCCGTCGCCGTCCACGAACAGCTTGATGGTTCGCGAGCAACCGGCCGAGCCGAAGTAGTTCATCATGCACATCAGCTTGACAATACTGACCGCATCGCACTCCCGCAGGCCTGTCAGCTCCAGTTTGAGGTTCACTCGTTCTTGTTCTGGTTTTGGCATTCCTTCTCTTTCTTGGGTTGCACCGGCGCCATGAAATGGGGATGCTTTTCTTTTAGATGCCCCGGTAAATCATCAACTGTCTTGTGACAACACGGACATTTACCATCCTTCATGTATCGGCGCAACATGGTTATCGTGCCACGCAAGGAAATCATCTGGCGATCCTTAGCGTCGTTGTCTTCCCTATAATTTGCAGTCCTTGTCTGCTGTGTCTTCAGTGTTTGCTTGGTTTTCCTGTGTTTTGCTTCCTCCGCGCGCAATTCACGGCGTAACCGTTGTTCAGCAGTTTCACCTATGAAATACTGTGTATGGCCGTTCGGACAATACCACTCTTTCTTATCACGCTTCCGCAGATCGTAATAGCTCTGGATCAGTCCAAAGCGAATCCCACACTTATAACATTGAACTTCAACAAGAGTTTCGTATGTATATGACATCCCATCCTTTCAAGGAAAGCGATGGTGGGCTCACCCGGATTTGCACCGAGATCGGCTGATTATGAGTCAGCTGTTCTACGAATTGAACTATGAGCCCTTATATGTTGGTGGCTCCTCGACGACTTGCACGCCGCTTCCCTGTTTAAGAGACAGGTTCCTCGCTATCTAGGAGTAGGAGCCTTCTTTTTCTTTGCGCGCCATTCACGCACACGAATGGCGCGACAGCTACGACACTCGTGATTCAAGCCATCTGCGCGTGTTCTGTTCTTACAAAAATTTTCTTTTGGCTGCACCACCCTGCACGTACAACAAAGCTTCGTACCGTTTGGTCGCACCAACAACTTCGTCTTCTGTCGTCGACGATTTTCTTGTAAAGACACGATTTCCAGGTTCCCGATTTCATAATGACCTACATCGCCGTTACGCGATACGCTTGGCGACACACCGGGGTTTTCAGCTATAAACTTTTCGTAATGCGGCAGCGACCACTCCAGCCATGCTTCCATCGTCATTCGGAGTTCAACATCAACATATGCTGGATTCTTTCCGTTAGGATTGCCGCAACGACGTGACATATCACGATACGCACATCGTGCTCGATATAACGGTGTTTGGTGCTTAGCTGGGCTCTTGAACTTTTTCATGCGCCGAGTAAAACACAGGTGCATCACAAAGTCAAGAGCCCGTCACTACTTATGCTTTGGGGCCGGAAAACGTTAACAATCCGCCTTATGATCGTCTATCGCCGTTGCGCCGATATTCTTGTAATCCGCTTTATTCGACGCGAAGATGGCCTGCGAGTTTGCATCCGCGCTGCTGGCATATGCCTGCGTACTTGCACCAAACGCGCGCATCAACGGCTGCGCCTGTGCCTGATCAAACTGCATGACATTCGCCTTACTAATTCCGAGCGCGCTGCCATGCTTCCAAGCATCGTTGTGCGATCCCATGTAGACAAACGTCCAGTTGCCATCGCGTTCTTTGCTCGAGATCAACTTACGGATCCGGTCAAGGCTGAAGTTCCTGGAGCTATTCTCTTGGCCATCTGTCATGATCACCAGCATGGCCTTGCCGTCATAATCCCATACGCTGTCTTCGAGGCTACCGATACCATCCGCGATCGCGTCGTACAACGCCGTCATACCGTTAGGCCGGTAGTTGTGCCGACTTATCCGGACATCCTTCGTCAGATCCGTCGCATGAAAGACCGGACGACTCACCGTATTGAAGGCTGTGATCGAGACCCTGTATCGGTGGTCGTCACCCTGCAGCGTATCGAGATACTCGTTGATCGCGTCGATCGTCATATCCCAGTCGCCTTCCATAGATGACGACTCATCAAGCACGATGCCGAGATGAATCGTGCACCCGTCAGGATTCATGCTTGCTATATGCGCACCACACCTGCCGCAATAATTAGAGCCTACAGGAACCTGATCACCGCACTTCGCACAGTAGAAGAACTTACTGTTCGGCGCATGCTCATCTTCCTTCCCCATAATCTTGAACTGGAAGGTAATCGGCTCACCTGCGTCGCCGCGCCAGGTAGTCGACCCAAATTCCTGATTCGAGTAACCGCCCTCGCCTGTTGCGGCCGCGCCGTTGGTCAACATCTCATATTCAGGACCTGCGGATCCCAGTGAGCCTGCAGAAGAACCAAAGACGGGGCTGTTCATACCAGAACAACCTATGGTCTGTCCCGTGATACCACGGCTGCGGAATGCACGCCGCGCAGGCCTTGGTGGTGGCGGAGGCGGCGCCTTCTCTGTCCATACCGTCAATTCGACTTGGCCGTTCTTCGGATTACCCGGATCCTGGCACTCGCTACTCTCCGGATGTACGACCTTGAACTTGCGTGCGCTGTCGATGAAGCGCTCGAGATAGGTCTGCGAGTTACCCTCGAAGATGAGCTCGCCTACCTGCGACCCGTCGATCGTGAACTCGACGCGCCGGCGAAGATGGTCCCTGATACGGAACATGAACTTGTACTCAGTTCCGTACGAAATACTAACCTTAGCGCGAGAGGCGTCGCCTTCGCGGTGGTGGCTGTATTCTCTGAATGGGCGGTTGTCCTGGTCACAGAGCGTGACCACACAGTTACTGTGATGCATCATTGCGATCTCCTTTGTAAGCCGGCGGACTGTTCCGGCAAAATAAAGTCCTGCGTGAATCCTATTATGCCGATTCACCGTTGCAAGAGAAATTTGGTGGCACACCTGAGAATCGAACTCAATCTTTGCCCTTATGAGAGGCAAGTCCGCACCATGCGGGTGTGCCCTGGTACCGCTGCAGGGATTCGAACCCCGATTCTCCGCTTAGAAGGCGGATGTCCTATTCCGTTGAACGACAGCGGCATTCTGTGATTATGGTAAAGTCCCAGATGGCGCATCCCAAAGAATCTCAACATCCTCTTCCCATGCATACCAAGGATCTACATCCTGTGCGACAATCTTGATCACACCACGCAAACTATCATTTGCGCTGTGTCGCACGTCATAGTCAACTACGTGCCCTATGCGCTGCCAATGCGGGTATTCCCAAGGCGCGCTCCGCACTCTCACTTTTGAACGTCGCGGAAACTTCGCTTCAAGCTCCGCAAGTTTTGGTTCTATTTTTTCTTTGATGAATTTGTGTGTCATGTTATTGGCGGCCCCGCCCGGAGTCGAACCGAGATCTGACCACTTAGGAGGCGGACGCTTTTCCAATTAAGCTACGGGGCTTTTCCTTTCTCAAAATTGTGGTAGCCGCAGAGGGATTTGAACCCTCGTCTCTGCCTTGAGAGGGCAGTATCCTGAGCCAGACTAGACGATGCGGCCATGGTGCCCACAGAGAGTTTCGAACTCCCAACCTCCTGAATGTAAGTCAGGCGCTCTCCCAGTTGAGCTATGCGGGCTTATATCGGCTTGCTCGATAATACGAGCTCTTCAATTTTATTGAAGAATCGTTCCCAAGGAATTGTGACCTCGAGCGGGCGCACATCGTTGTCGCACATCAAATAGATTCCTGTTTCTACCTGTCGAATCTTTACGCGCTGCGTCGCCGGACCTTCTGTCCATCGCACGTCAAACGTATCCAAAGGAAATATGGTTTCTATGGTGACTGGGTATTCTTTGATGTGTTTTGTCTTCTGTGGTTCTAGCATGTTTTCCTCAAATTTGGTGGCCACGAGAGGAATCGAACCTCTAACCTTCAGCGTGTCATGCTGATGCGCTCCCTGTTGCGCCACGCGACCTATTTGAAAAGCTTGAAGTATTTGAACGCCTTCGGGTATTCTTCCCGCGGCTTGAATGCCAGTGCAATTATCACAGTCCCATCCGCATAGTTTGAATCTGTGATCCTGACATAGTCCCCGGCGTCCTTAGCCTGCTCCATCTCTTGCGCAGTCACTTTACACACAACTTTGTAGAAAGGACCGGCGAGCCATTCTTTTACTTCTGGCGTGTCTTTGTATGCCAAATAGGCGGCCATGGCAGCGTGCGCGATACTTACGGCGGCAAGGCCTAAGCGCACATCCTCCTTGACCAAAATATACATCTTCATTTCTTCGTTCGCCTGTCTTCAACTTCAAGGAGCTCAATCTGACAACAACGTAAACGACAGATCCCGTCCACGTTGATCCAGAGCACCTTCCCATCCTCACGAATATCGATCTGTACTGCCTTTGGTGCAGTAATATCAATCGATGGTTTGTCCACCAACGATGTCACATATTCTTCTGCCATTCCTTCTCCTTGTGAAATTGGTAGCCACGCGGGGTATCGATCCCCGGTCTCCAGGTTGAAAGCCTGGTATCCTTCCATTAGACGACGTGGCCAATTACTGATACCAACCATACTGCTTGGCAGTACGCCGGCGATGCCAAGCAGCGACAGGATACTTATTCCGCTGCCACCCTTTTCAACTACTTTGATTACAACTTCCTGCTTCTCCACAGTTTCCTTTCAAGATGGTAGGGACGGAAGGATTCGAACCTTCAACCTCTGGTTCCGTAGACCAGCGCTCTAATTCCGTTGAGCTACGCCCCCTTATATGTATCCCGGTAATGAATCGTGTGTACTTCGATTCCCGCTTCTTCGAAAAGCTTCAGCGCCTTCTCTGTTTGTAGATCCATGCGCGTCACCTCATGACCCGCATCCCATACAACACGTCGAATACCTTGCGAAGCTATCAACCTTGAACACCGAAGACATGGTTGATGCGTGCAGTACAGCGTCCAGCCCGTGAGATCCGTACGCGCTTGGCAGATGGCGTTTTCCTCAGCATGGACCACCAGCTCGTACTTGGTAAATTCACCTTCTGTGTCTTCGCGTCGATTCCACCAGTCCTCATAATCGGGAATGTTCGTCGGAAAGCCGTTGTAGCCTCCTGACATGCGCCGCTTATCAGGGCTGACAAGCAGTGCGCCAACCTGTGTCGACGTATCTTTGCTCATCTTGGCGAGTGTGGCCGCCATCTCAAGCATGCATATATCCCAATCATATGGCTTGGGCAAAATCTTCATCTGTTCCTTTCAATTGGTAGCCCCGCCAGGACTCAAACCTGGATCTCTACCTTCGGAGGGTAGTGTCCTGTTCATTAGACGACGAGGCCTCATGCTAGCGCTTCTTCAACACTGATCAAGCCCCAGTATTCCCACCAGGCCCTCTTGCACTTGGGGCACGTCACAAGCTGTTTCATCTCGATCTTAGGACCAGATCGCTCTTGAACTATCAGCTCGTCGTGACCGCAATATAGGCAAAAACAGGCATGATTTTGTTTGTATTCTTCAACACATTGCTTAAAGCTTCGCATTGTCTACAAACTTTCCCAGTTTCTCAACTGCCTCAACTGCCGGTGTACTGCCATCCTTGCGGAATGGCGTGACCGACTCCATCATGTCGACAACATCGCTGGGTAGACGTTCGCGCAAAGCTTCAAACATCATATCTTCCGCCGTTTGACTGCTATCATTGAGTGAAGCTTCGTAGCGTTCCGCCGCTGCTAGCGCAGCATCAATGTAGTCCAGCTTTGTACAGATCTGTCGCCATTCTTTATCTAACAACAGCACACCCCTTAGAAAAGGCGTTTGATCTTCGGTCCGCGCCAATGCACGTTCCATGATAGTGCGAATCGATACAGTATGCTCTCGCTGTCGACCGTTTTGAAATTGGTTCAGTTTTATTGCCAAGTTATTCTCCTTCTTTTGGTCTGTGGTGATCAACTGATATTATCTCGAGTGTGTCCATCTTTTGTTTTACTTCTTCATATGAGACCGGCGCATAGTTCCAACAGTCCACGCCTACATCGAATGACTTACCATGCGGCGGGAGCGTTCCGTGACTATGGCCGAATAAATGCCAGGATCCGTGCTGCATACGATTCCATGTGCGCATGGAGTAATGACAAAGCACAATCTTCTGGTCGTCGACCTTGATTTCGTGCAGCGGTTTTACCCACTGGAATAGGCCTGACTTCTTGTACTTTGGTAGTAGCTTTCGATCATGATTACCTATGATCAAAACTTCTGACCATTTAATCGTTGTACATGCTCTATCGCGCGTTTCTCCCATGAAACGTCGCCAAGTATGTATATCTGGTCATGTTTGGTAACGCGGTCGTTCCAATTCGCGATCAACGCCTCATTCATTTCCTCTACACAAGAATACGGCCGGGCACAAAAGTCCGGCCGTAGTATCTTCGCGTGATCCAAATGGAGATCCGCAGTAAAGAATGAATTCATTACGCTGTAATTAACGCCTCCCAAGGTCCTTCGACATATGGTTCTGGCGTATCATCATTCTGATGCTGAAGAAAGACATGCGTGCTGCCATCAAGTGGTTGTACCGCCACGATCAGCGGAGGGTTCGCCGGCGTTTCCTCGTCCTTGGTACAGACAATGTTGTAGTCCGAACCGAGGGCGCGAATGGTACCGGTGTCAGGAAGTGCGTCAAACTTCGTGACCACATCATCTCTTGTTACTGCCATCGTTCATCCTCTATTATTCGTCCGGCATTGCCAGATTCCTGATGGTTGTGAAACGGACCCGCACCTTGCCGGTCGCATCAACCACAGAGGCTGCACCGCCGGTCTGTGGATCAAGATTCAAAGTAGCTGCTGCTGCAGACTGTTCGAAGAGATCTGCTGTACTCTTCGTATTGACCGCAACACCTGCAATCGGTGTTGGATCTGTCATACCGCCAGCATTCCAAGTCGGTACAACCTGTGTCGGTGCTCCTGGGTTTGTACCCGCAACAATGGTTTCGATAACCAACGGTACACCTTCGCACCATTCGTTCGCGTCGACCTGAATAGTCGTGTTCTTCGCACCGGTACCACCAAAGTCGATGAGCTCTTCCTTGGTCTGGTACAGGCGACCCTTCTCCCACGCCATCCGAAGGATACCGCGGGCAGAAGTGTCGTACCAACGAATTGTGTTCTCAAGTGCCGCGTCTGCCTCGACTGTCGGCTGCGTATCGCAATAAATGTCAATCGTGTTACCGACTGAGCCATTCTTGGCTGTTACCGCTGCGCCTGCTGCAGTAGCCATCACCGTCATGGAGCAGCCTGTCAAAGATGCGCCACCGATATCAACTGTCGGCTGAACTGTCTGAATCTTAGCTTCTGGACAGTCCGTACCTGATAACAGCGTTAGAGTATCAGCTGTACCACCAGCTGTATCCCGCACGAGCAGCGAGTACGTGTTTCTTGTACCCAACGCGATATTTACTGCATTACCGAGGTAACGCATGCGAACCAAAATATCTGAATCCGACGCGGTATTCGTGAAAGATGACACTGTGGAACCAGTGTATTGGATGCGCGTTGTGATATTGATACCACTCAGCGCTATTGCGCCAGTTGATGCTCGAACGTCTACAAAGCTTTCTTGGCCAGATTGCGTAACGCTACATGTCGCAGCACCGTTCGGTACCTCAACATGCGAATACGTACCTGTTACTGTAATACCGCCACTTGCTCTACCACGCCAGTATGATCCCGAGCCTGAAACCACAACAGCTGGGCCGCCTCCACCATTACGATAATTAACGTTATCGCCAGAAAGTGTGATCGTTCCAGACGAAGCGGCGACATCCCAAGAACTATTGGTTGGTGCTGTTGCGCCGTTTACATAATTCGCGGTAATCTGTGAACCCGCCCCAGATATCGAAACAGGCAGGCCGCTCTGTGCGCGGTATGATAACTGCGCATAGGTCTGCGAAGTTGAAATAAGTGTTGCGGCTGGCCAGCTAAGAACAAAGCCGCCTTCCCACTTATGACCACCAAAGAAACCACCGCTAGACGATGAACCGGCGTTCTCGACAAAACCGCCGAGCATAACCATTTCAGTACCGGTGAAGTAAATCGTACCAGCGTTGTCTGCAGTCTTGCGGAAATATGCTTGCTCAGCATTGAAAGTAATGTAATCCGCTGCCGCGAACACATTAGCACCGAGTGCAAACCGTCCCATCAACAGGATGGTCTTACGATCGCCTGACCCAGCAGATACAGCTGAGATAGCCGCATCAATATTGGTCTTATCCGTAGCCGCCGTGTTAGTGCCCACGACGATCGCGTCCCAAGCCTGTGTGATCCAGCCATCAAGCAAGCCAGATGCGTCTGCCTTCGGAATAGCGTTGGCGCCAGGTGTGGCAGTTGCGACTTCATCGCTGCCGCCATGCTGGTGATCAGTTGCGTGATTAACCGGATTCTGGTCATCTGCTAAGAGGCCACTAAGACCGGCAACACTGATCTCATCAACACCGCCGTTTTCATGCTCAGATGCATGATACGCCATTCGAATCCAACGACCTGGCGCTGGGTGCGTCACGTCATCAGGAATTTCCATGTCTGTGCGCGTAGTCGGATCTGTCGTATCCGCAGCATCAAAACTATACAAACGATTCTGATCATCAACAAAGGCCAGCATCCTGTCTGCACGCGAAGCTGCGACAATCGCCGTCAATCCAGCAATATCTGCAACTGGCGAATGCATCACCGGTGCCAATTCGTCGACAGCCGCTTGCATATGCGTGGCCGTCAGCCAACTCGCTGTGTTGACGTACAGAATTTCGTCAGCTTCATCCAGTTCAACCAGATACCAGCGACCTGGGGCTGGATGCGTAACGTCATCCGGAATTTCAATGTCAGGATCTGTTGTAGGATCCACAATGCTGTCAGCATCGAAACGATAGGTTAACCCTACTGATTCGACTAGCCGCACGTCCTTGTCTGTACGATCACCTGCAATGATCGCTTTCAAGGCCGCCAAGTCAGCGACACCTGGTCCTGAGCCTGTAGCTGCAGTTCCCATAAATGTCGCCAACATAGTTTGCAGAGCGCGTTCGATATCATCCAACGGCGCACTCGTCGCCGTGATATTTGTGGCATTTATGCCGTATTCTGCCAACAGCGTGGCTGCAGCAGTTTGTTGTGTCGCATTCAAGCCGTCGTAAATGATCTGGATTTGGTAAGCCGTATGTACTTCACGACTTCCCTTCAGGATCAGGCTGAGATCAGCATCAGGCATGTTATTCTCCCGAACAAAGGACAGTTTTCCCTCTACATCAATATAGCGGGAAAACTGTCCATGTCGGAAGTTGGTGGAACCGGTCGGAATCGAACCGGCGACAACCCGACTCTTCAGGCCGGTGCTCTACCAAAACTGAGCTACGTTTCCGGATATGTTTCGTCCCGCCATCTGTACAAAGCGGGTACACCCCAAAGATCAAGTCTTTCCGAATCTGCTATAAACTGATCGTAATACTCTTTCTCAGGGAATCGCACAATGTCTTCAACTCCGGCCCACCATACCTGACCACTCGGTGACAGCAGGGTGATTGTGGTCTTTTCGGGCGGATTCGGAAGTTCTACTATCTCGTTTATTCCGCGACCGGCCATGATGACGCGATCGCCAACCTTGTATTCCACTCCGTCCTTTTCAAGTTTGGAGCCAGCGGTCGGATTCGAACCGACGTCTTTCCGATTACAAGTCGAAAGCTCTGCCGTTGAGCTACGCTGGCGTACTCCTATCTTTGAGCGAAAATTTGCATAACACGAGTCTACGTATTCGCAAAACTGTTCCTTCAGCTGTTCGACCGTTTGAATGGCTCCTACTGTTATGTGCGTCGCCATCGTTTTGCCAACTTCGCTGGTCATTTGTGTTAACAAGAAACGTTCTTCAATTTCCCGCTCACGTTCAATCATCGATCCCTTTCATAATGATGTGGAGCCACTACTCAGAGTCGAACTGAGATCGCCCGCGTACCAAGCGAGTGCTCTTCCCTTGAGCTATAGTGGCTATCCCTCTACCGTAATGTCCAGTTTCAAGAGCTCTTCGGCCTTGGCCTTCGAAATCTTGATCAGGACGATGTCACCACCGCGCTTGACGACCAACGTAGGCGCAACGCGGTGGTCGAGTAGCTGCAGCTGAAATTCTGTTTCCTCTGCGAAGTCGATGTTTACGTCTTCTTTCGTCACCAAATCCACAATTATCCTTTCATGTAAAAGAAATTTGGAGCCGCTCCCCAGAGTCGAACTGGGATCTCCACTTTACGAGAGTGGCGCTCTGCCCTTGAGCTAGAGCGGCGAAAAGGGCGTCGCTTTGCGTTAAGCTACCTTACCCAACCGGGAAAGGACAGGCATCGAGCCTGTATCTACGCCCGTTTTTTGTTTGGCCGTTTCAGATGTCAAAGAGCTGGAGCGCCTGGAGGGTATCGATCCCTCGTCTACAGCTTGGAAGGCTGTCATTCTTCCATTGAACTACAGGCGCTCTTTCAATCTGGGCCTAGCGATGGGACTTGCGCCCACTTCCCCTTGGACCACAACCAAGTGCCTCGACTACTTCGGCCTCGCTAGGCATCCTCAAGTGGTCGGGGTGGGGAATTTTGAAATCCCGGCCTCCGCGTCCCAAACACGGCGTTCTTCCTCTGAACTACACCCCGTTTAATTTCTCCAGTCGTTTCTTCACAGCATTTCCAGAAATCCCGTACTCGCGTCCTATCTGCGAATAGTTTGCTCCTTGTTCTGCCATTGCGCGTAATTGTTCATCAGATACACGCTTTTTATTTTCATGGCTACATGCGATGGAACAGTACTTCCGTCGTTTACGTTTTCTATCCCCACAAACAGGACACGTATCAAAAAGTTTCGCCCGTTGTTCTGCCCGATAATCGGCAAACGATTCATCAAAGCCCGCCGCACCTACAGGTATGTTTCGTAAGCCCGCATGTAACTCGATATGGCAGTTCCAACAAACGAGCACACATTTTCTCAGTTCCTCGACAATCCGTGACCACTTCTTCGGATTCATTCGAACTCCGCTCAACGAAAAATCTTTCGTGCTCGGATCTCGATGATGAAAAAGCAGCGCTCCCTCGTACGTGTCGTAACCACAACAAACACATGCGCCTCCCATTGCCGCGACCATCCGTGCCTTTGTTCGCGCCCGCCAATCTTTAACATGCTGCGATGTTCCCATTCGAACCCTCCTTACAAAAGTTAACTACACTATAACATTCTGCGAGGAGGGTTCAAGGGCTCAGGGCCTGGGTGTCGAACCCAGCATGTGATTTCTCACGACGGGTTAACAGCCCGCTCCTTCACCCCGAAGGTTGCCCTGATCTAATGCTGCTCCCGGTGATCACAAAGTTGTCAAAAAGAAACCGGCGGGCTTTTGAGTTCCCGCCGGTTTGCGCTACTATGTTCAGCGTCTTTTAAGCAAACCGGCCGGGATCCTTCCACGCGAAATCAATCACCTGTCGACCCATATTATGGGTGACTGGTGTCGTTTTCGGTTCGGCTTGTCTTATCAAACGCATTGGTCTCATCCGCAACATGTAGCAAAAGCTATCCATTACAGTAAGACGTAAAGGTATCTGTGATAGCATCAAGAATCAAGAGATTTTGTGAAAAACTTTTACCAGTCTGGTGGCAACGTTCCAAGCGGCAACGGCATCCCCTCTTCCGGGTTTATTTCTTCCGGTGGTCGCATGTAATACTGATGAATGTCGTAGTCCTTGCGGAGCTCAACATACAGACCGCATGTAAGCTTGCGAACATCCTCGGACGTGAGATGCGTCATTGCGTATTCCAAGCTATGACGAGCGGTGTGTAGTCGGTGCTGCAGCGCCTCTTCGAATTTACGCAATGGTGTATCGACTGGAATCTCACCAAGATTATCGATTAGATGTCCCGAGGCCTGTGCATCCGGACAATACAACTCTTCAAAGGAAATGGCCTCAACCCAGTCATCAATAATTTCTTGTGGCAAACCGTCCGAGGCCATTAAGACGTCACGGACAAACGGGTACACGGGTTTATGAGTCTGTGCGTTGAGCAAACTGAGCCAATTGCGGCAGACCACCATGCCCAGGAAGCCGACTAATACAGCGTTCGCCAGTACTCGCGGCTCCGTTGTGTCAAAAAGCCGCGGTGCGGCTCCCCCATTGCAGTAAAGTTTTTACTCTCGGTTTCACATCAACAGGATAGTTGGACATAGAAACCAAATTCTCATAGTCTTATGCCGCATATCAATGGGATTTTGGCATCATCCCAGATGAAAGGCTGCGACCGGCGGATCCTGCCAGAAGCTGCGAGCGATTGACGAGAATGCGCGCCGGCCGCTATTCGAGCTTAGTGATCTGCTGAGACGCGCTCAACTGGAAAATCTCGCGGACGCCAATAGATATGCTATTTGTACTTACCTGGCTTTCAATACTACCGTCGTCAGCGAACGATACCGCGGTCATTGTGAGCGGCAACGTAACAGACGTGACTCCAAAAACTTGCAGGAAAGCTACCACATCACTAGCACGAATCGTTCCACCTTGCGGCCGTGATTCAACGTATGCCTCGAGTAATCCTGTCACTTCATCAATAGTCGGCGTGCCCGCATACGACATGAGGAAATCAACCTGGATAGGTTTCACGCTGCGCACAAGCAGATCCGCGGTCGTGTCACGATTCTCCGGATCTGACACAAAAGCCTGAATCGTCGGAATATCTGAGTTCGTCTGATACGTAATCTTGAGTCGTGCACCACTGGTCGCCAATGAATCGTCCAGTAAACGAATGAACGAATCTTCCTGCTCAGTGAATCGAGTATCCGGATTGCGAGTAATGAACGTATAGTCTGCTCCGCGATCCAGCGTACGCAATACCAAAGCTGCATTCGAAAAGTCAATAACCTCGATCGACACGATGTCCAGAAACGGTAACAGGAATGTCTGTGAGTCCTCATACAGCGACGTGCTGCCCAACGTAGTGGCGCCCACATCTGAATACGTCACAGGGATAGCAGATATCGGTATATCAATCATCCGCGCCGGCGACGAACCTGTCACAGTAGTCACCTGTGGGATCTGAATCACCTGCTCTGAAATATTCGTAGAATTTACGTAGATGTCGGCCTTGCCACCCACATGAAACTCATCCACTCGCACAGATGACTCAATCGTATATTCGTGTTTGGTGAAATCCGCGTTGTTCGGTGTGACTGCATCAAAAGCCGTATCTGCGAACACACCGTCAAGCAGCAAGAAATGTGTATTTGCCTCACCGGACTTCCACACACCAAAGATTACATTCAGCACCGTGTATCGGCCGTCATCAACCGAGCCGCCGTTTGTGCTGATAACTACCATATCACCACGCTGAACACTGTACTCGTATGACTCAACAGTGTCCGCATCCACTTCAAGTTTGTGGAAGAAATACGGGTCGCCTACCTGCAACGAATCTGCATACGTATTCTGCACATCAATAATGGCAGCCTTGTATACACCGGTTGGGCTTGATGTGGGTAAATTCGTAGTCGGATCAACCCATACGTTGACTTTTCGCGCAAACCGGACGCCGAACAGTTCCCGGAAACTGGTCACCGCTTGGATGACATCCCGCTCCATCTCTGCATCCAGATAACCGATAACATCTACGCCCGTTACCGAATCAAAGTTATCGAGCAACGTGGCGCGAATGCCGTTCTCGGATGTAAGTGTGCGCGTCGCAATCGTGCCGCGACTGCGCTCCACAAGTTCGCTGTTTGACTCAATGTTCTGACCGCCTGCAGTAGCCGAAGGATTGTCAACGAAATCAGCGCTCACGCCTTCGAAGTTAACAATCGTCCCTGATTCAATTACGTAATCCGCGCCAGGTGCTTCCGCAATTACTGGCACATCCGCGTAGTAATATCCACCAGATTCATTGAGTAACAGTTCAGCCGCTGTAGCTACAACAGGTGATGACGGCTGAAAGATCAAGCCTGTATTGGTTGAGAAACGTGCTGAAAGAGGAATAGCCAATTCCACAGCTTCCGAAACGTATACACGTACAATGCCTGTGGCTGTGCTGGATGTGCGGCGATCTATAAAATAGTTCGCCATCAACTGATCCAACTCGTACTCGAGCATATCTTCGAATGCGAGAATGGTCTGGTTACGCCGCAAGACATTCTGCATGCGCCTGTACGGCTCAATGAGCAATGCAGCCGGCTTAATCACCAAACGATATAGCGCCGTACCCTTACGCACATCAAGCGTAGGGAACCGCTCTTGCACAATCGTCCGGATAAAATCCTCAGCCGGCAGATTGAACTGGTCCGCCAGTAACGTGAACGCCATGCGTTACCCCTTAGGTGTACAGGTGCGCAGCCTTTTCTTTCTCTTCGGCGGGCTCTTTGGGCTCTTCTTCGCCTGCGCCCTCTTCGCCCTCATCCTCATTGAGATAGTCAAGGCCATCTGGTGATGGTGCTTCTGGCGGTGCTGCTGATTGCAGTTGCGCCATCAGCTGCTGAAGCAACATGACACGCGCCTCTTCCGGCAGTTGTTCAATCAACTGCAGAATCTGCTGTGCGTCGCCTTCGTCGCCATCTGGGGCGCCTGGAGACGTATCCATAGGCATTCCACCTTCGCCCATGCCGTCCTCAGCCATGGCACCTTCGGCTTCGTCATCACCGATCATGCCTAACTTGCGCAGCTGTTCGCAGATACCCTCTGGGAGTTCTTCTGCATGTTTCGTCAGCGTGTTCCTCAAACCCTGCATGAAATATGCGTTCATATAACCTTTCCTCCTGCAGCCACTGATACCAATGTAGCTACATATTGGCGTCGACCGGCAGATCTCCTTTATCGAGGACCTCCCCGCCTGGCTTCATTGTACGCTGGCGATCAAACACATCATCCAACGAAGGTACGGCACGTCGTACCTTGTTGAATTGTCGCGCCAACACTTTGCTTAATTCGTGGACTTCTGGATCTGATGGATCATCAGTTTGCAGTAGCTCCATCGCATGAGTCATGTACGGATCACGCATATAGTCGTCTGTCCGCATGCTCGGCTCGTTCGTGCCTTCGTCCGCTTCCATGTCTGATGCATCAATCGTATAACCTTGACGCTCACCAGTAGCCGGGACCGCATTCGCAACGCCAAACTTGGGCAGAAGTGCTTTCAGCGCGTGAAATTCGTACATGAGCCTACCCATAAAACCAACGAACGATCAATAAAACCAATCCGAATAGGCCCATAAGGGCTAACTGCAATAATAGCAGGAAAACGACATCGTCCGGCCATTCCCGTGGTGGCTTAGAGCGCTTACGTCGAGCCATAAGCTTATTCCATTCACCAGCGAGCTGGACCACGCCGATCCTCCACTCATCAGTTTAGCCATCAAAACATCCGTCTTGGCGCATTAGCTCAATGAATCTGTCAACAGTCAATTCATTGATGTTACCAATCTCCGGTGCCAGCCAGCCAAGGTGCTCAAATAGCGCGTAATGCAGTTCGATCTGCTGCTTCTCATTGAAACACAGATGTGCCTTCGCATCGACGATATCAATCGGTACCTGGCGAGACCCGGTGTTGACCAGTAGCTCACCATCTACGTCTTCAGCTGCGAATTCCCCAATAATCTCAAGGATCTCGCGCAAGGCCTGTCGAGCCTTGTCTTCATTTAGTATTTTTGTTGCTTTGCCCATCCAAAATAATCCCCGTAAGGTACTCCGCGGCCTTACGATCTGCCGGATCGTACAACCGCCGAAACGTAACATCATCCACTATCCCTTGCTCACCGTCCGGGTATGTTACTAACCACTCTCCGGCGGCAACATGAATCAACCCGCGACCTGTGGAGACAGGTATGTCTTTCAACATACATATCGCCTCCACAGTCTCAGGCTTCTTTCTAAACTTCGGCATCACACAGCCTCTACCCAGTCTTCCGCCCGCATATCATCCGCGGACGGCACGTAGTAATCCAACGCACCGGTAGCATCGCGCCGCCGAAGCTGGATAGTGCCTTCTGCCAACTTACCGTCCTGGACCATTCGGCTAATCTGTTCTGTCGATTCCCAGCAGGTACGCCGCACTGGGCGCTCTCCACGTAAAACCTCAACAGCTTGCTCCCAGCCGAACGACTCCACTTTAATGTTATCGGCTTCAGTGGCGTCTGGTTTGACATCAGCAATTTCTTCTGCCATTCGTTCTCCTGTGATAATGCCATAATCCCAAATTAGTCGGCCAGCGTCTTCAATACAGGTAACTTGCCGTCAAACACGAAGATAAATCGCACACCTTTGTACAGGTAGACTTCCTTATCGCGGCTGTCCTGCTTCCCGTTCTTCAACGCTTCTTCAGCTATCCGCATCAACCAAGAATAGATTCCTTCATTTTCTTGCCGCGTTGCGATCCACACAGATAAACACTTCAACGATGCTCGGTCAATAGCGTGCGCGGTTAAATGAATGGTCGCTTTTCGAGTACCGCGCCTCTGCATTTCTGCTTCGGCGTAATCTGCATGTTCGTGCCCGGATGCAGCCATCCAGCGTAGGTACGATAGCGGTACTCGAGTCAACCGCTCACCTGTGTATTCGCCTTTCAGTAATATGAAGTTGTGAGTATCGATCCCACCTGTATCTCCGTCTCCTGGAATCGGTTCAGATAAATCAGGTCCTTCATGCTTCGGTATCGGCTCCGGAATCGCTCTCCTTTTCTTTCGTGTGCGGCGCTTGCTCGTTCCTTTCCGCATGCCTCGCCCCACAATTTCCTCCTTCCGGAATAATCAATTGTCATCTTCTCTCGGCACCTGTGGTAACGCTGCGAGGAAGCGTTTCCCATAGCCTTTGCGCCGTGACAACAAACGACTATCCAATATTACTACTCGCCCTTTATCCGTAGATCTACGAATCAAGCGTCCGAAGCCTTGCTTGAGTTTGATAAGCGCATGCGGTTCCGAATACCTCACAAACGGATCTCCGCCGTGCCGTTCAATTGCTTCCATCCGCGCTTCGTGCAGCGGATCTGTCGGTACTGGGAACGGCAACTTCGTAATGACCACAGTCGTCAAACTGTCGCCAGGTACGTCGATACCCTTCCAGAAACTTTCCGTACCAAATAGTACAGCCTTCTGCGGCGCATGAACAAAAGCATCCAACAACTTTCCACGATTTCCGCCGGAATCCTGCTTCAAGCATACCACGTCTTTTACGCCATCTGCATAAAAGCGATCTTCCACATTACTGTACACCGTATTCAGCGCCAGATAGCTCGTAAATAATACAAGCACACCACCGGCCGACTTTTTAATCGCTTCGAGAACCTCTTCCGTCACCTCATCAAGATACGTCTCTGCCTTCGGCTCTGCTATGTATGGAATGTACAGCGAAACCTGCTCAGCATAATTGAAAGGCGTATCCACCTGTAGCTCGTCCGCTGCTGTGGAACCTGGATAGTTGTTGCCGGTATTGAAGAAATCTTCTCCGCCCATGCTGAATCCCAGCCGCTGCCGGAAATGACCAAACGGCCAAGGACTATCCGCTGCGTCCGTCGCCAATGTTGCGCTTGTGAGGATTACGCTGCTAGCCTGATCTAAGATGTATTCTTCAAATAGCTTTGCCACTTCGATCGGCCGTATATTCAACGTAATGTTGTCTGTCTTCGCCCCAGTCTGCGAAATCCAATACACATATGCATCCGGTGCTTCCACGTTCGCAAACTGCTCCAACTGATGCGCAAAGGACATAGAACGTTGGATAATCGAGTCCATGCGGATCACAGCCTCATCCTCAGTCCCGTACTCGGCGATCGCTTCCGAATGCTTATATTCGAATAGCTTACCAAGTTGTGCCAATGCACCAATAAGCGCGTCCACCGAGCGCGACTCGAGAGGGATCTTAATGCGCTTGGCACGCGAACTCCACTTACCGCGGCCCATAGCAGCCTTCAAATCTGCATACGCTGGGTGCATAGCTTCTTCAGCGTGATTCAGCGGACTAAGGAGCCCAGTGACTCCCATGGCATCTGCGTCATTACGCATGAAACGTGCTATATCGCTCAACAGATAATCAATCTGTGAACGCCGTAGTTCCGTTCCGAACGCTGTGCTTGCGATATCTTCAAGCTCGTGAGCCTCATCCAGAATCAATCGACTTGTATTCGGAATGATACGCGCCTTGGGTGGCAGCATCGCGTTGATCAACAACAAACTGTGGTTGACCACCACGATGTTTGCCTTCGCCAGGCTTGAGCGCATATAGTAATAGAAGCAGCCTTTGCACCGGTTCTTTTTGCAGTCATACCGGTCACTGCATACCTGTTGCCATAGATACGGATATACCTTGAAATCCAGATCCGTCCGGGAACCGTCCTTAGTGCGCGCCGCCCAGTGGCGGATACGATCAAGAATACGCTTATCCTTCGGCTGAAATTCGGCCTTCGCTAGGCGCCGAGGACAAACATAGTTCGAGCGTCCTTTTGCCAACGCCACCGTAAATGGGATATCCTTCAAAACCTCCTGCAAAAACGGTATGTCTTTTCGTAGCAACTGCTCCTGCAGCGCGATCGTTCCAGTTGATATTACCACTGGTTGCCGTGTTCGACGGGAAGTCAGAATAGCTGGTATCAGATAAGCAAATGACTTACCAACTCCGGTTCCCGCCTCCGCAATCAGATTTCTCTCATTGATGAACGCATTCTCCACAGCTTGCGCCATCGTCACTTGTTGTGGACGCATCTCGTAATCGTCGAGATACTTTGCGATTGGACCATCTGGCCCCAAGATCTCAATTGCAGTTAATGTGTCTAATGACATTTGGAATCTTTCAAATTGGCGCGGCGGCAGACGCCGTTTCGGCATAGGCTTGGTCAAGATAGCCAAACGCCTACCGCCGCATATGTATAAATTGATTGTGACCAAGCTTCTGGCAGTCTACTACCGCTTGTACGGCTTTGCCAGTCCTTCTTCAAGAAGCATCTGATTAAGTGATTTTGTGGCCGTTGCCGACAGATATATGTCTGCGATCCAACGCCCAAAGGAATCACCCTTATAGACACGGATGTACAGATCCTTGGCCGTCGATGGAAATGAACCGTAATAGTAATCAGCCAACTTCATCATTACGTAGTCGCGTGCTTCGCGTGCCTTCTGCTTTTCCTGCTCTCTTTGCGCTTTCGTACCCTTGCGCGGGCGCAGTTCTGGCGTATCAATGTCGGCTAAGCGGATCTGCTCTTGAATCGTCAAACGAAAGCCGAGATCAATAATGACCTCAATAGTGTCGCCATCAACGACACGTACTACCTTCGCTTTGTATTTATAATCTGGGTATCTATTCGCCATCTAATACCTCCTTATATCCCATGACCCACAATACGGGCAGTACTCCGTGCCCTCTTCATCACAAAACTCGTAGCCGCAGGACATGCAATCCCAGTCTGGGAGCAGCTCAGCTTCCTCAGCCTCGAGTTCCATTTCCTTTTCCCAGGCTTCCGCTTCTATTCGATCTAACTCGTCCATTTCCTTCTCGAGTTCACGCTCATGATTCATTTCCTCGCGGAAATCCTTCTCTTTCTCCCAATCATCGAAGAACTCGTTCGGCCGGCGACGCCGATCTTCTTCCTCTTCGCACATTCGCCGCTTACCCATCGTCTTCATCCTCATCTTCCCAGTCAGCATCTTCACGTTCTTCTGGCTCCATGACCTTATCTTTCGATTGAGTCCGTAGATCCTGCAGAAAGTCCGCAAATTTCACCAACTCATCCATATCTTTAATCAATGAGCGCAGTTGCCGACCGCTGTAACCCATCATACGGGATGTGACCTTCAGCTGCTTCAATAGCTTCTCTCGCAACCGCTTGAGCCGCTCTTCTTCCGAGATCTTGTCCTTCCACACAAACACGCCTAGCGCATTCGAGAGCTCTTCAAGTGAAATGTACATGTGCGGATTAATCAGCGGATTACGCTCAAGCTGCTTCTCCAACTTCTTGATCTTGCGATCCTTCTCATGTTCCTTGCGTATGCGCTCGGCGACTTCTTCCTGTCTATCGCCCAACAATTCCTGGACGCGCTCTTCAATAATCTCGTCAACTTTCCATTGGTACTTCATGAAGAGGCGCAGGATCGTGTGCGTCTTGATCTCTCGCTGGGTGAATGACTTGGCGTTACGCGCAATACGCACCTTCACCTTCGACGCATCCGGATTGACGTGATACAACCCACAGCCGGCCGGGAGCTCTTCTTCTTTAATGACGCCTCGCGGTGCCGCAAACCAGAACCGCTGGCCGATCTCAAAAGTATCCTTCCACTTCTCACTCTTGAGCTCAGCGAGCCAGTCAGATCGGTTAACTTTGATCTCGATAATGTCGATCGTAAACTTGTGTGCCTGGCGACGCCAAGCAATCCCATCCACCACACGCTGGTGGCCGTACCAGTCATCTTTAATCTGAAAGCCCATCTGGAAGATGATGCCCCAGGCGGGATTCTTACGATAATGGTATTCCTCGAGTGCGTCTTCGACTTGCTTGGCCGTAAACTTCGCCATCACTCCACCAGCGGTTCGTAAACCCTCACTTTGACCACAATATACTCTTCGCCATCATTGTTGAACTTCTCAGTTTCGACACGCTTGTTATGCTTGTCGTCGATCCTCAACGCCTCAGCTGTCGCATCCTCAATTAACTTGATGCAATCCGATACGTCGCGCTTACGTACTTCGTCCTTCTGTGTGATCAACGAAAAGTATGTGAATAAGGTAAACTTATACCATCTAGATTTACGAAGTCCACCAGCTTTACGACATGCGTCTGCGACCAAGGCCTTCACATATGTCTTGTAGGCCTTACCCTTCTTGTTCAACACACGCCGTGTCTTCCGGCCCGCTTGAACTGTCGCGTAAATATGATTGGAAGATGGGATCTTGCCGGGAATACGTACTTCTATGGCTTCGCTTTGCCCATCCGTCGCCATAGCCTCAAGATCATGCTGCTTCAGCCGCCTCTTCAGTTTCCTCTTCGGGACACGTCCGTATTTGACCTGAAACTCCTCCGCTGTTAGCCTCTCTTGCATCTTCGCCGATTGCCTCATGTTCTATGATTGCGGCAAACATATCAAACAGACTGCTGTATGACTTGTTATCGAGCTCCGCAATTCCACAACCATTCATGAATCCACTGATTTCAGAACGTACGCCCTTCCACCAACGGACCAGATTCTCTGCTGGCAATCCATACTGCAACAGCCGTGAAACTAACATTGACAACTGATGATACATCGTCCGGAGCTCAGCCCCTTCACGAGCCAAGTCTACGAACATCTCTCCGAGGCGCCCATCAGGGAAATAGTTCAACGTCAGATAGAATTTGGTCTTGCCAAGATTACCTTCGTACCGACAGCCCTTGCGCACTGGCGGTAAGTGCTCACGTTCGTTCATCGTGTGTCTCTTCTAATCCACTACCAGAGATTAGTACGGCCCGCTAGTATAGCGAGCCAAACGTGGTAATCTAGTATAATCCCAAATCAATCAGGAATAGCACGTGCTTCCGCGATAAACCAACCCGTACCCCAGTCTGTGTCAAACGTACTGAAGTCCTGGGCCACCGCATCAACTGCCGCCGTATCTGCCGCAGCATCGACCTCGGCTTGCTTCACGTGGTTGTGTGCGATTACTTCATCCAACCAATTCCAAAACGCTTGAATGTAATCCGCACGATTGTTCTTGTTTTCTCGATGCGCGATCGAGTGCATCCCAAACAACGTGATCTGATTATGCGCAGGGCATTTATTGATAATGTATGCGTGACATTCGTCGGCGAGTTCCCGCTTCTTCTGTAGTTTGTACGCGGCAACCTCGTCGGCATCCACCACATCTTTCTCTTCTTGCGGCATTTCAGTAACGACAGTCTCGCCGACATTCGGAAGCTTCCAGTACTTACGCGGCACGTTCGGCTTACCATTCTCATCTGAAACCGCTGCCATATCCGCGTCAATAACCCAATCAGCTGCGTCAAGCACAGCCATCTCTTCCGAGTTCGACAAAAGAACACGATCGTCGTTACGACTAATAATAACGTTCTCGTACACAGCCACTCCTTAAACGTAGCTCTGATTCGTTCTATCTACTGAAAGTCCGGTATACGACGATGTAAAGTTCGAACGCTGAATACCGCCGTTTGCGGGAGTCCGCAAGTATGTTGTACCTAATCCTGATGAACGCTCTCGGACTGCATAACCCGTATACGAACCTGGACCAGGCGCATGATAAGCTGCCACACCACGGTGTACGTAATGATATATGGTGCCTAAGTCTGTATGTATAACCCCTATGCCAGCGCATGTTGTAAGCGTCAAAGCTGCGTCCACTTCATGTAGTATCGCATTTACGTCAGCTATAACAAATTGTTCACTGCCTCCAGCAGCCGGATAGTCAAAGCGCACACCATCAAAATTAACAAAAGTATTGGACGAGCCACTCTGGTCCAACTCCACAATACCCGTTATCTTTCCTACCGTGAGCCGCGATCCGCCCAACACAGCAACTCCTGCCACATCCGCCGACTCCGAACAAGTAATCGTCGTGCTGCTTCCCGACGCGATTAGCTTGAGAATACCAGTATTTTCAGTGGGACAGTAGTTATCTGCGCCAGCTTGCAATTCGATCCCAGACTGCGAATCATCAAACGCTGTTAATGTTGCTGACACAGTGATTATGGTTTGTCCAGTATTATGCGCAGAACGCTTCGTTGGACGATAAATAGCTACTGTATCCGCGCTGCTTGGATTAGCCGAAAACGTTCTAGCAAGTTCTACAAAACTATCATAGATCTCAAGACAGTACACACCGTAATTATTCGATGTGTTATCAGAACCCATGTCAATCTGAATGTTCGCATCACGAATTATCATCGTGGATACAGACGAAGGTGAGAAGTTACTCGCCGATAACACAGCCGTGTCTTCATCTGAATATGAAATCAGACCGCGGCCTTCCACATGCGCAATGGTAATAGGAATGTCGCCTGCCGCCGTCGGGCCACGAACGCCAACGATCTTCACCGAATGTGCTGCTGGATAACCGAAGTTTATGAAGCGCATACCATTGATGAAAACTTCGCCATCACCAGCATCGAACGCGTTCATCTCGAAACCGACAGTCGTCGCACCTGGCGACGTTGGCTCTGCGCCCCACTCAATTGACAAGTTTTCAAGTGTGCAGTCCGACCAATCAGTTCCACCTTGGTTCTCGATTTCGATAAGAAAACTACCACGGGCGCGGCCGCGCACATTACGCATCACGAAACCGTTCATATCACCACTGGAACCAGGCCCGATGTGATAAGCTTCACTACCTGTGCCGTCGTAAGTATTCTCAATTGTGAGATCCCTAATGACCACATTGCGCTTTGTTGATGCTGTCGGAATGTATGTAAGCGTAACACCAGTGGTTGACTTCGTAAGCAGCGTTACTTCTTCACCCTCACCAATGACTGCAATATTCGTATATGCGGCCAGCGCAACTGTTGATGTTTCCGTTATCGTTCCATGCAGATAATATGCTGTATCGCTTCCATTTGCCGAAAGCGCGCCGCTCAATGTCAGATATGGCTTCTCTGGACTGCCGTCAGCCGTACCATCATCTCCACCCTCAGAAACATGGCAATGGAACGTCGTGGCTTCAGCCCACGGTGTTCCTCCGCCAGAACCATCAGCGGCGGCTGTAATCCGTCCTTGAGCATCAACTGTAATATCAGCGTTGGTATATGAATCAGCTACTACCGCAGTATCTGCTAGTTGTGTAGGACCTATACCGTCATCTTTAACCTGGAGTACACCCGCAGCATGTGTCAATGTCGAATCATCTGTATCCACACCTGCGCCGTTTGCATCAACAAACGCTGGCGCCACAGAAGTATCACCGCCACTATACGGATCCACTGAAACATCATTCGCATTAGCGTTTATGCCATCGCCGCCGCCAACATTGACGGTGATAGAACCATCACTACCGCCGCCAGCACAGCCTGTTCCAGCTACAACTTCCGTAATACCTATGACCGGCTGGCCTTCGGTGTTTTTAACGCTGATATTCGAATCTGCAGATTTCGTAAATCGCGCGACAGTTACAGCGTTTGATTGTGTATAGACATCCTGAGTACCTGATGCACCAGACCTGTACCGCGGCATAATGGCAGATCCAGTTAACGTAGCTGGTGAACCGGCATCTATATATTGGAGTAAACCTGCATACAGCTCGTATACTGCGCCTAGCAATGAATCCTTCACCAACCCCAGTGCAGCACAATCTGTAAGCGTAGTGCTGGTGCTTGTAAGCAACTCAAGTGCGGCATCGATGAAGCCTATTCGACTATAGCCGCCAAAACCGACCATACGACAGGCATCAAAATCTTGGAAATCTGTTGTCCCGACGCCAGCAATGCGAGTGAATTTTATCGTGGCTGAGACATGTCCGGCAGTAGCTGCTGTAATAGCACCTGACGTACTAACAATTACTGCTGCGACATCTTGGTTGGCATTTACGGTAATAGTTGCGCCGGCACCACCACTAATCTGCAGAATACCTGTATTCCGACTGTGATTCGTGAATCCAGTTTCCAATACTAGCGCGGCCGTCATCTCATCAAAATCAAATGCAGTGGCTGGCTTTGCAGTCAGTTCCATATACGAATGGTTACCATCTGATTGCTCCAGCAAGCGCATGCCGATATTAGCTGCTAATGCTGTATGCTCTCCGTAATCACGCTCCGCGCGCATGCGGCAATTAAATGCCTCAACAAAATTCATGCCGTAGAATGCGCCAGCCAAATCATCACCCAAATATACATCGACATCCGCATCCCAGACACGTACGCGTGAATTAACGTTTACACCATGAAGGATGTACTTAGCCGCGGTCGTCGCTATGTCGATACCGCGAGCGCGAACACCATCAATCTCGAACTGTGCCGACGTAGCACCTGTTGTCGGGAAGATCATACCGGCGACATCGTTTACTCCGCCAGCACCCCAGCCAATGTTCAAGAATCTAGTATTACTGACCTTGATAACATTAGCGGCATTCAAGTTTGTCTGTAAATCAATACCATACGATGTTGATGGTGATGTAGGCGCCTGCAGCCACTCAATCGTCAAGCCATCAATGAAATGCTCGCTCCATACACCCGCTGCGTTATCCGTGGTGATTTGCGCTATACCAGCTGAACCACCACGCGCTGCACAATGGACATCCTGAACCCATAGACCATCGATCGTGCCTGATGCTCCAATCGGCCCAAGCTTCAGCGCCTGGCTTGCAGCATCATCATTAGTATTTCGTATCTTAAAGCCAATGAGAGCGACCTCGCCGCCGGCGGCAGTGGGCGTGTACTCCAATGTCTGCGTTGTGGTGGAGTTGAGAAGATTTGTCGCTTTGTTCCCATCACCAATAATCGCGATGTTCTTCCTGTCACTAATATCAACGACAGCTGTTTCTGTAATGGTTCCGTGTAAAACATAGACAGTATCATCACCAAATGCTGAGATAGCTGCGCTCAAAGTCAAATATGGTAGCCATGGCATACCGGTGGCCGTGCCATCATTGCCGCCTTGCGATACATGGACCAGCCTTGTGGTTGCTTTTACCCAGGTCGGCCGGTTCGCATAGTCTGTTGCAGTCAAATGATAATACTGATCAGTGGTACCGCCCTGTAGGTCTATTAAGTCCAGGTGGCTGGTAGCACCAGAAGCTGAAAACTGTACAGCGAAAGGACTCTCAGCTGCGATAAAAGTAGACGCACCTTCTTGAATAATGATCTTGCCGACCACAAAGCCATACTGTGCGACAATCGGCGGCAAATTGGCTGGGATCGTAGCAGCCTCGGCTTTCGCCAGCGTATAATCGCCTATACCATATACAACTTGAATATGGTCGCCGTCCCAATCAGAAAATACCCAGTGCACGCCGTAACGATTGGGAGTCAATGAATCCAGACCTACACCGTAATCGTTGTACTGTGTATTATCGATCTGCGATTGCGCCGTGACTTCTTGCCACGAACCATCGTTGTACCAATATGAGAAATCATCTGCACCGCTAGTATCGTACGAAGAGAAATCCAACCGCACATTTGCCACGTAGTATGCGCCAGCTGAAAGAGCAATGTTTCGCGTACCAGTTTCACTGATCAAGATACCGCTAACACGGTGAGGTCCGAACATTTCCCAGAACTTAATGTTGTTCTGACGAATGAAATCTGCGTACTGACCTGGCGTATTCATGATGTGCAGGTCGGTGCCTTTACGGAATACGGCGGCAAATAGCGCAACGGTACTATCGGCAAAAATAGTTGGGCTTGTCGTAGAAGCAACCGCTGGTGAACCAGCGTTATAATCTGCGTAGATATAGTTGACCGAATTATCGACCAACGCCATTCCGATTTCGCCGAGAAAGTCCGCCCATTCTACTACGGCATTTATGTCGTCCGTGGTTTTGAATATGGCCGAGCCGCCCGTCACATTCAATGTACCGCTACCGCCATCCGTGCACACGCCACCGGTATACGCGCTTGAAGATGCGAAGAAATTCAAGAACGCTTCCAACGATTCGTATGTAGGCGTGCCAACCTTGTTGACGGCCGTCTGTTTGACGTGTCCCATAAGGCCTAACTCTCAATTATCTAGACTTCGTAGTGCAAGTCGACGCGGTCAGTCGCTGCGAGTTCAAACGGCGGCGTCACCTGTGGGCCATTCCAATACAACGTATCGCCAGACACAATCGCGGAAATAGCTCTTGCCGTTGCTCCACCATCGTTACTGAAATAGCAGTCTTTCGTGCGAACGCCATTACCAACGGTATACCACTCACCATTTATTGCCACGCCAACATAGCCTTTAGGCGTAGCTGAAATGGTGATGCCAGTTGTGGAGTAATTGCCTGCTGTGACCGCTGGTGTGAGCTCTTTGTCACCAGCTGTTGCTTGGGCAACCTCGCCTTGGACGTATGCCGTCGACGCAGCCTTCGTAGAATTGTTTCCGGCTGCTTGTGTAGCTACGTCAACACTGCCACCTGTGAAGTCATATGTATCGGTTTCATCCAATTCCGTGGCGCCAATACCATCTGCCTTCACATTAAGGACGCCTGCCGCATGCTCAATCGTAACATCGTCTGTATCGACACCGGCGCCGTCGCCATCCACTGTCAACGGAGCAACGCTCGTGTCTGCGCCGCTATATGGCTCAACTGCGACACCCCCAGCAGTCAATTCGATACCGTTACCAGCATCTACTGCCATCTCAATGCCGACAAATTCCAAACCACCTGTTCCGGCGCCTGGCGCTGCGAGATCCGCACTGATCGTTGTGCCGGAGACGTCGATACCGTTACCACCTGTGTATGTACCTGCACCAGTAAACTGCGTGAAAGCTAGTGCGTCTGTGCCGACGACATCGCTGCCTGCATCGTTGGTACATACCCAACCAGTATCAGCGTTGACCGTGCCCTCTTCAATAAAGACGAAGATGCTTCGTGCGTTATCTGCTGCGGGTAGATCTGCCGCACGCACCGGTGCACCAGAAGCCTGTACGACATAGATACCGTTCTCAACGCCGGACGCCTGATCCTTAATCAGGATGCGATCGCCTGTCGTTAACGTTACAGATGTGTCGAGCGTATCGCCGTTTTCAAAGTCCGTGGCTAAGGTGAGCGGACCAGTTGTCGCTGCCACAACGGATTCTTTGATCTTGAGGCCTTGCGCGACGCCGTCAACGTAGTTCTTGTTCGTAGCACTACTTGGGCCAGCTGGCGTATCAGCAACTTGAACATCACCACCACCGCCACCAAAATCATAGGTTCCGGCGAGGTCGAGGATCGTGTTATCCACAGCATCTAAAGCCAAATCGGCAGTATCTATCGATGCCGCCTCAATGACATTGTCTCCTGACGCGCCTGACGCACTGCCAGCTACCGCATTCGGTGCCAGTTTGTCATTCTCAACACTATCAATAAACAGTTGTTTGCCGTCACCCATGTCATAACTCCTTACCTAGACGTGATCTACGTACGCTAGGATAATGGTATCCGTAGGCGCCAACTGAAATGGCGGCATAACTTGGCTACCGTTCCAGTACAGGCGATCTCCTGCAACAATATCTGCAATGGCTCGCGCAGTTGCGCCACCATCTCCGCTGAAGTAACAAGGCGCGGTAGTACGTTCGCTGTCGTCTAATGCCACCCTGTACTGTATTCCGTTTACAAACACCGCGGGATAACTGTTTCCAGCTGGTGTCGATGTTATGCCTCCTGAAAAGGCTGGCTGGCCGTCCGTTGTGGTCGTTAAACACGCCCGTGCTTTATCCGTCAACACGGGTACGGCCGTCTTCAGTCCTGCCGGCGATACCTGTGCTGAATCTCCGTCTAGTTGCACAGAGATGACTGTGCCAAAGATACTGATGCCATCGCCGGCAACAAGCGCACCTGCACCACCAAACTGTATCCATGTTTGATCTGTACCGCTGAGACCGCCGACCACAATCGGCCGATCCGTCGTCAGCACCCAGCTGGTGTCTTCCCACGTGGCACCTTCTTCGCACCACAGGTATGAGTTAGGTCGCGCATCTTCATCTTGATCAAAGTCCGTTGCGCGGTCCCATTCACCGGCGGCTGCGTCAACTGCGTAGTAAATTCCGTTCTCGTCCGCATTTATCTGGTCCTTGACCAAAATACGGTCGTTATCTTCCAGCAGAATCCCGTCCACCGTTGTTGGCGCACTGGTGAAATATCCGCGCTGTGTCAAACCACCTGTTGGCGCGTACGTAGCACCAATATCCGCGGTGGTGCCGACCCGCGCGGGCTGCTTGACTGCCAAGCCACTCGGTAATGATGCCTGGCGCGCGACCAGAAATGCCTCTGTGAATTCAAGCGCATTCTCAACTTGACGAGGATCTTGTTGGATCTGAACTACGGCGTCCGTAGATTGCCCTACAGCCAGATGTTCCTCAATCAACGCCTCAAATAGCTGAATACGTACATCCGGCTCGAGCTGCTCAACGATCATATTGAACAACTTGATGCCAGTGACTGCCCGGTCCCGGAAGCCTTCAAGACCATAGATGCGCTCGCGAGCCATAAGCCCTATCCTTCGTCATCTAACCGCGCAAGCCGATCCATGAAACCACGCCAGAAAGCCTCTTTATTGATGTCTTTCTTGTGCTTCTTGGCGGAGCGTCCCTTGCGGCCATGCGCGTGCTGAATGTTCTTGGTGATCTTGTTAACCGTACCGTAGAATTTCGCCTTCTCCGCATCTGACGCACCGGGACCTGGTTCGTCATATGACTTCTCGGCGAGATCCTTGGCTTGACCCCATGCCTTTTCACTGTACCGCTTTCCCGGTCCTACAAGATTAGACGGCATTATGAATTTCCTTTAGATACGTAATTCTTCCACCCCACTGGGATGTCTTCAAGATTCTTGCGCGCCCGATCGCGTGCTTTCTTGAGCTCAGCTCCCGTGAACAGCAAAACCTCCTTGCCTACCTTTTTAACGGTGACCTTTTTGCCGTCCACTGTGATTTCCAAACGATTGACCGGCCCAATCATGTAATAGCCATTGGCCGCGCCAAAGTTCCGCTCTCGGTTGTAAACGAATTTTGCGCCGACATTTGCGCCGAATAACCAGTTATAGATTGCTCCAAACATTACACTCCCCCTTTGTCCAGGGGCTATCGAAGACCTCAACTGGTAGAAACCCCCGATAACTGGGATTTTGGCATAGTCCCAGAAGCCTACTTTCCGGCTACTGGTGGTGCCGCTGTCGGCACCGGCGCCGGCGTTGGTTGCAGCGCCTGATGCAAGCCTGCCTGCATGAATTGTTGTTTACGTCGAGTCAGTTCAGGTTCCAACCAATCCGGAACATCGCCTGCCTCCGCGGCAAATGGATCTTTATGACCCTGTGACGCCATGAACTTCATGTAATCTTCGTGTGACATGTTCTGCAGTAATGGCGCAAGAGCCTGCTGCTGCGCACCAGAAGTTTGCTCAAGTCCTTGGTACTTCTGCTGCACATTGCCAAGTTGGTTCTGCAGCCGTTGGATCTGTGATTCTTCAGCAGATGGTCCCATTGAGCCCCAGATGCCGCCCAGACCACCAATGCCGCCCAACGCACCAAGGCCCGCGGTCAATGCTGTACGACCAAACGGCGTCATCTTTGCGAGCTTTTCGAATTCCTCGAGCTGGGCCATTGCCGCAGACGCAATCTTCTCGTCCGGCGCAAGCGCCGCAAGCTTGTCCATGAAGCCCTTCGCAAAATAGATGTTATAGTACATGCTACTCCTCGATTACGCCGGTGCCGGCACCATGCCTCTCAATGCGCTGCCTGCATCTGTTTGCTTCTGCGCTTCCATACGACTACGCAACATTTCTGCAAATTCCGGTGACTGTTCTGCAATCATCGCACCAAGACCTTTGGCACGTCCGCCAGCCGGATCAAACCACCTGCGGAAGAATCCAGGCCTATCACCACCCAAACCTTCCATCAAACGCTCGCGCGGCTTGTTAGCCGATATCAATGCACGCAATGGATTCATGGCCAATCCGACCACGTTGCCTGAGCCTGCTGCTTGAAGCGTTTGTAACGCGTGTAGAATCTTATCTGTTGCGCCGCCTACGCGTCCTGGCGCTGATGACTTACCGACTGCCTGTTGTAACGCCCCCAGTTCCTCGGGCGATGTGACATCACGAAGCTCTTGTGCTGCACGCTCTGTTGCACGTCCAGACCCGCGGCCGAGCAGAAGATGCATGAGTCCACGCCCTTTGCTCTCATCGCCGAGATATTTGGACAGGTCGCTCCTTGATCCAGCAGCCGATGTCAACAAATTCATTGGAATTGAGAGTGGTGCGGTTAATGCATTTACTGCGCCCCCTGGCCCAAACTTCATGATATCGCCAAGCATCTGCATGAACTTGCCGCCCTCACCTACTGGGCCACGCGCTGTTTTCTCATGCTCAGCAAATTGCGTAAGACGATCAACAAAACCCTGAATGAAGTATGGGTTGGCGTACATTGCTACTCCTGGTCAAAACAGGTCATTTGTCCTCTATCAGCATAGTCACAAACTTGCGCTGGGCGTCGACTGGATATGAGGCGGTCCAGCACTGTCGCCGCGCAAGTTATCACCAGTGTAATGAGTATCGCGCTTGAGAATGCGCTTTGGCGTCTGCTTATCTTTTAGGGCATCCGGCCCAAGCTCGAATTTCTGCGCGACTAGGTCGTTTGCTTCCTTCAGCCAAATCAAATGTGGCGGATATCGCATAGCTACACCATATGCGCCGGACCGGACGCGAACATATCTTCAGTAAGTGCTCCTGGTGGCAGCATGTCCTGCATGTGAGGCGGGACTTCGTACGAAATGAGCCCCGGCATCGCTTGTGCCATTTCTTCAGCACGCTCCGTAGGTGTTGGTAGATCTTGGTGGTTAAACGGATGTGCATGATCTTCATCCCATTCCCATGCGCCTCTTGCATCCTGCCGCGGCATCCAACGATCTTCATCACCACGTATTTCAAACGTGCTCGGCAATTCCTCACCAGCTTCATTCTTCTCAAGCTGACTAGCATACCAGTGAACGGCCTTCATGGCATCTTCAGGTGACCGCACATCGTTTCCAGTGTGCATTTCATACATACGACGTGCATGCGCGTAACGTGGTCCCAGTTCTTCCGAACGATTATAATAATCGCTGAAATCCCCTCCGCCAGTAATCGCATTCTGGAAGAACTCGGCCAAACGACCAGGCAACGTCGTTTTTTGCCCGGCATGCGTCAATTCTTCTCCGAGTGTGGTGTTGTACTCCGGCGAACTTTCCCCATAACCCTTACGCATAAGGACGATATCTTCACCGGTTAATGGCGTACGCGCACGAAGTCCATGTACCGGCGCACTGGCGATAGCCTGCATGGCTTCTGGCGATGATCGATATACTGGTACTTCACGATCAAATCTATCCCAGTCCATTTCCGTGACGCCGCTCGGCATCTTTCCTTCTTCCGTATATGCACGAGCTGCACGTACGTCGTCTTCGTAGTCAGGACCGTAGTAGCGTCGCATGAAATCATGTGGTGACATCTGCTCTGGGTCACCTTCTCCCGCCGAACGAAGAATGGCGCTAGATAATCTATCCAATCCGTAAAATCCGCCGCCAGCACCGGCTACACCCAAGCCTATATCACGCATCGGCGCTAATGGCTTACTATCCTTCTTTTCTTCTGCGGCGGTCTTGCCCTTTCGCATGGCCTCCAAATATGCATGATGCTGTTTTGCCAAGGATAATTGCTCTTCTGGAGACAAATGCGGAGCCTGCTTCTTGAGCTTTTTCTTGATATCCTTCAACGTCGGCGCATGCGCCCACTGCATGATCTTGTTGGCTTTATCACCAAATATTGCGCGGCCGAGCGTGCCACCTGCGATACCACCAACAAATGGCATGGCGGAACCAAGACCTGCTGTTGCTGCACCTGTACCCAGTGCGCCCAATGCCGCTGGCCCACCTAAAAGAATACTGGTCGCCAAGTTGCCCAGCATCTTGCGACTAAACCCAGCTTCCTTCAATCCAGCTGTTGTCTTGATGAAATCATAGTTGCGAATCGCACCCTTGAGCGTAGGTGATACATTCATAGCTCTATGTGTGTTGCAGACGTACCATGTTTTACCATCAACCACTGACTTCCAAACAGCTGGCGACATTTCGTGACCTGGGCCATTTTGCCATACCGCGCCGCGGTCCATCACCAATTTGCGCTCTTCCGGATCCAATGAACGACGCCCCTTCTTGAGCGCCTTCATCTTCGGACCGCGCCGGCCGTCGTACTTGGCTTCTTTGTTAGGCACGGATTCCAACGTATCTATCCGTTGTGGTGCTGCAATCTTGCCGTTTTTGGCTGCCATCAATTCATACAGCGGTGCGCCACTGTCCTGCTTCACAGCCGTGACAATCACCTCGTCGCCAGGATAAATATACGTCGCAGTCTTCATGCGAAGACCTACTGGCTCACCAAGGTAGCGAAACCAATCGCCTTCTTTTACCCGTTCCTTTTTCTCGCGCTTCTTCCGCTTCCTAATGGAATCGTACTGCATCCAGTGCGCTTCGTACCGATCACCTGGCGGTCCGGCCATCACCCGTGCGATTCGTTCCATCGCACCGGCCTGTGATCGAAGCATGTTTTCGTACTGCTTAGCTGTTTCAAAATGATGCGCGTTACCCGTCTGCTGGTACATATCCCAATGCTTCTTTATGGAATCCTGCAGACGCTGTACGATTGGCGGCATCTCCTGTTGACGCATACCTTCGCGCATACCATGCAAAAAACCTGGGAAGGTTCCCTGCTGAGTAGTTTCTGGAGTAACGGGCTGAAACGGGACGTCGCCGGCTTGCATCAAGCGCTTTTGACTTGCCGCGCTTAATGTCGGAAGTCGTTGACTGATCGGTACAGCAATCTTCTGTAAATGCGGTGGCAACATCTCGCTAGCATTATAGCTCTTCACCACGCGTAACAACTTTGGCTCGCTTGGCCCAGTCGTACCAAGTGAGTTTCTTACACTTCCGGACCTTGCCTTGGAAGTTGTTGGATACATATGTAAGGGTATCCCCGTCTACCTCCACCACCGTTCGCCAGGTTGTACGCACACCGCTATGTGATTCGCGCGAAAGCGTATCACCTGGGACGGGGTCGGTACACGGGTCTCTCATGCGTACATCTTCATTTGGAGATCTTGTTGTTCGGCAATCAAACGATCAAGCCACTCCAACAGTATAGGATACACAAGAGCCTGTTCATCAGATGTGAGGCGAAACGGTTCTTCCGGGAATTGATAGAGCTGTGCGCAGAATTTCTCCCACGCTTTCTCCCATGACGTCAGAACTTCGTTAGTCGTGTGATTCTTGAACTTCTCAGCGAAGCGATCCCGCATCATCTCGAGCAAAGTCTTCCAGATCGGTCCAGCTGCGTGGTCGCTCTCATCCGGGATCTCCAAACACATGATACCCCGAAGCGATTGCAACGCCCAGCGAACCTGCTGCAGCCCTTCCTCATCCTCGCCATCGAAATCTGGCGAAGTCTCGATGTCCGAGTTAAAGCGCCAACGTAGCTTGTCCAACGCACGCGACGCGTGCTGGCAAGCCTCTGCGTCCTGCCACATAAACGTCATATCAGTCATAGTTATCTCCCACTACCAATAGGATTTACAACGGCCAAGCAGAATAACTTGGTGGTGCGGTTTTGCCAACTGGGATTATGCCAAAATACCAGCTTTTCATGGCATAAGAGAGTGAAGAGAACATTAGAAAGGAGGCAACATGCCTGCTAGAACTCTTGAGGGCAAGAAAGCCTGGATTGGCTTTCTGATCTTTGTATTCATCGGCGTACTGTTGTTAAGTGTTTGGGGCTACAAAACATCACTGTTCGCCGGGATGTTGCTCAGTGCCAGCATAACACTCAACTTCATCTTAGGAGGCGTGATCGTTGCGTACCAGCGCGCGATCGGTGAACACATTGATCAAAACCCTATGCTCTGAGCATAAGGTTTCGACCTACCTGGAACTGGGCGGGACCATAGGCATTCAACTCGAACGCATCTATTGGTTCCGCCTTCAAGACAAACAATGGCGGCTTTGCGGAATTACCGACGACGCGTATGGCGCGCTCGAATTCCCAGCTGAGCCGCCCCATCAAAAGGAGATGTTTACATGATGGATATTAACGGCCTCTTCATTCTAACGAAGCTAGAGGACCGAAACATAATCGCGGAGACCGCAGTACATCCGCTGGACCCTCATGTTCCATATGAAACAATCAGCCTCGCACAAATCACTGCGGAACATCTAGATGACTGCGCCGCACCTGAAGACGCGCGTGGCTGGTGGGCTGTATGCTCTTGTCATACGGACGATGGTGGCTTGCGCTTGTTCAACGGCGAGTACTACGCACCGGATGACCTGCAGCTAGCGTACAAAGCATACCTTTCACTGCTACACGATCGTGCGCGCGTTCCAGCGAAATTAACATCCGACTGGAATCGCATGAAATTGATGGAGCACGACGCAAGAACAACGATGAAGTACCGCGGCCACCGACTTGTGTACGTTACCCATACGAACAAGGCGCATGGCGGCCTGTATCGAATTTTGCGCTGTCACAACTGTGGGATGGAAGCACAAATCTATACAGATCCGCTGCCAAATGAAGTGACCATCGGTGGTGAAGCTATTGCCACCAATTGTACGGAGGACGAATGATCACTCTCATCTTTGGATTTACCGGCGTAGGTAAATCCTCACTCCTTAAAGGGTTGTGCGACCCTCGCAAATGCACATACATTGACGCACGGCGCAACCTCAACTACCGACGACCTACCAAATACAATGCTGGTCGTACATGGATGATGTCCAATCTCATTATCGGTGGTTTCGGTTGGACAATGATCGAACCCGTAGTAAATGCGCTACTGGGCAACGAAAACGACATCATCGGAATCGAGTATCCAGAGACCGGCCTGCACCCAAAGGTCCAGGTCGAACTTGGCGATTTATTAATTGAGTCGCACAAACTCGGTAACACTATCTTCGTGGAGACGCACAGCGAGCACCTCATGCTTCGCATTCTGCGTCGCATCCGCGAACATCACGAAGATAAAGACACACCGTGCATCACACCCAAAGATGTCACAGTCATATACATAACCAAAGATGGCGAAAACGTCACTTTGGAAATCAATGACGAAGGCGACTTTACGAGTGATTGGCCTGATGGGTTCTTTGATGAACGCATGGCCGAATTATTCTAGAAAGGAATTATGCCTGCTCTCACACAAGACAAAATCATTGATTTGATCCATCGTTATATGCGGTACAGCGGCCAACGATTGGTAAGTCCATCGCACACGATGGCATACGCTCTCTGCTAGGTCGCTCTGAAATCTGCCAAGAAAAACGATATCTCAGCCACCATGCATACCATTGGTTTCATCCAAGGCATTTATTTTGAACGTAAATGCTTCGACCGAAAGCAACTGAGTGCGCACCTGCACGGTGAGTGGGCTGAATAGAAAGGAAGCTATGGCTGATACGCCACCCAAATTCGAAATACGTTTTGAAGAGGAACCATACTCACCAACATGTGATGCGCCGATTCAACGCCATAACGTTTATCGAAATGGTAAGAAAGTTGGAGTCGTTCCGTCTGCCGACTCGTGGTTCAGCTGCAAACTCATTCGTATGGCGTACAAATTCGGCTTAGAAGATGGTGTCAAATGAGCTTCACTGTACGACTCGAAAACCCAGACGGCCGCGCAGTCTCAGTACCACCTCACCGCGAAGGCAGTATCTTGATGGCCGACCTCAACTGCAATCCTATTGACAGCTGTGCGGCCGACATATGTATCACGTACAACTACTCGACCATCTGGCGGGATCTCGGATTCAGTCTCCGTAATCTGCATGGACGTCATGCTACGGATACCGTACCTGAACTTGAACGTATGGTACGTGAACTCGGGATAGATAAAGACGAAGACTACTGGGCAGCAACCCGCGGCAACGCTGGTCACGCCTGCAATGTATTACTTGGGTGGGCGCTGCTCCATCCCCAAGCAACGTGGTATGTCTCATAAACTGCCAAAAATAGCCTATTTCGTGGCATAAGCCACTGAAGAACAACCATATTTCTCAACCCTCTACTCAAGGAGAGACCATGAGACTCGTTCTATTCATTATGCTTATCGCGGCGCTGTTCGTGATCTGTTTTACAAATCTACCAGATGACGACGTCAAACTTGCCACCAAAGCTGACGCCAGCGCAGCCGAAGAAGGTATTGCCTGGATCTACAGCGAATGCAGCCACTGGAAGTACACCAACTACGGCGTACTCAAAGTCGCCGAAAACGAAGACGGACTGACCGTCATCGGCCTACCGTTTTGCGAAGAATGGTATCGCCTCTAAATGTTCGTTTACCTCACACAAGTCGAACAAGAAACAGAAGTTGTCGAGGTTTACGACAACGAGGAGCTGAAAGACCTGCGCGACGCGGATTTCGAACTGGAACCCCTGATGCGCACAATACTAGCACAAACTACCCAGTCGTCTGACGCTGATTGCGTCGGCACATACGAATAAAGAAAGGAAACAACCATGCGCCGCATGTTGCTGATAAGCCTGTGTCTAGGCCTGTTGTTCAGCCTGCCTGTAACAACTGGTGTTGCCCTGTACTGTATTGCCATGCATCAATGGCTCTGGGCGGCGCTCTTTGGCAGCCACGCTGTTGTTACATCGATGTTTCTGCCTAGAACTACAGATCACGCGGTTGCGCTAATTCGGCGCCGCCCGTCGATCCTCAGATAAAAAGAAAAGGGGCATGTGCCCCTATTTCTTTTACCTCAGATCCTATGGCATGCGTGTCTTAGGAAATTCGGTCTCCGCTTTCATATCCATTTCGTCTGGATACTTCTGTTTATGGCGCTTGACCGCTTCATCCTGTGCAGCACGATATACCACAGCCATTTCAGCCACAGTACGATGCACATAGAACTCTGATCGGCCGCCGGCGTGCTCAAACTTCGCGCCTACCCAAAACGGCTCACCAGGCTTTGTTGCATTCGTGTGCTGCGTCCTATCGAGCTGAATCTGAAAGAACGGCCATACCGAATCCCAGTATATTCCCCAATTGTTGTCATCCTTGCGCGATGAACGCCGGCGCTCCCATATAAGTGCAATCAAGAACTCATCGAAGTCCGGAAAGGCCTCGCGGTCCTTGTAGTCGTCAAAGGTGATCAACGGAATCGCGACCGGGTTATCCAGATTGCGCTGCTCAAGCAACCAGTAAACCACCTGCCAATCCATGCCATTGGTCCAGATCTCCGCGTAGTAATCATCGTGCACAGGATCCCCGAGACGATGCTCTGTCGGGTACGCCCAATTCTCTGATGGCACACCTGTATCTTCCATTGCCTTCTGGATAAGCGGTACGCCACAAATGATATGTGTCGGTCGTTTGGATACTGTGTTGTTGTACATTACTCCTCATCTTTCAACTGACCCATGCGCTCGGCGCCGTCACAACTGGAAATTGTGGGCATGCCGCAACGATCACAGTAGTATTGGCCAAGCCTAAATGAAAATGTCGTTTCGCGGCCACAATGGTAACAACGATTGTTACTTGGCTCCGTGTCGACGTATTTATCTGGTGGCTGACTTGAGTCGTTCTTGGGCATCTTGTTTTGCCTGTTCTTCCGTCCACCCGCAGTGGCAACAGCGCCCCGACGAAACGGCTAGCTTCCAGTTCTCGCGGCCGCGTGGCGTAGTACTACACGCGAAGCAACGTACTAGATGAAAGGCACCATCTTCATCACAAAAATTAGGTTCCCGGTCATTGATGTGCTTCAATCAGTTTCCTTTCGTACCTTTGTGGTTATTCGTTTGTCCGGGTGCTCAACCGCACGTTCCTCACTCAACTCACGTCGCACGTGGCGAGAAAGATGGTGAAGCTGAAACACCATTGTGGCCGTATCGCCGTGCGTACCGCGCCAGCGTGTGTACTTGGCCAAGTCATCAATCGCGTCCAGCAATTTGTCAATCGCTGCCATCGCTTCCTCAATTCAACCGCGGATCAGGTGGATCCGGTTGATTCATTTTTTCCCGAATACGCCTGAGTGTCCGTAGCCGTATAATTATTCTGCCCAATGCTTCTGTAAATTGCGCGGCGATAAAATGTGCCAGAGCATCGTTCTTCGGATACTCCCGAATGTACTGTGCTGTCAGATCAAACGCATCCGCTGCCATGTCATATGCTTCCGCTACCTTGTCGTAGCTATCCAGCAGTAGTGGCATACCTAGCGGCACAGGCTTGATTACTTCCTCAAACATCTCGGATTCTTCCAAGATCTCAATCAGTTGTTCCATAAACAACCGTGGTGGCGTTAACTCGCACGCGGCCTCTTCTGGACACTCTTCGCATTTAGGTTTCTTTTTAGTTGGCCCACAATCAAATATGTCAAAACCGTTCATTATGACCTTTCCCGGTCCAACAACAGGTTGAACATTTCCTCGGACGTTGGCGGCTCCATGATCTCAGTCAGGTTGTCACGGAACACCTCGTATACCTTGTTCATCTTCTCGGACGTCAGCAATTCCAATATCTGTATAAAATATTGGATCTTACAGTCCGGATAATGGCCGCGGACTTCGACAGCTCCACAGGAGGGGCATGTTTGCGATAGCGATCCGCCTGTCGGCACTGAAATCACGCTACCGCTCCATTGAATATCCTGCAGGACTTCCAACATGTCCTTCCACAGATGTGGCATCTTCTTTTTGCCGCGCCGTCGAAGTTTCTTAGCCATTTACCTCACCTTTGCCTCTACTGTTGTAGGCGCATCCGGCCGCTTGAATCGCGGCGGAGACTCACCCGACGTAACTACAAATTCGCCGCCGATTTCCAAAGTTATCGCCAGCTGTTTTTCATGATTGAGTGCACGAATCCCGCGGAACGGGAAGTCATCCATCAATTGAATAAATATGTGCTCGAAGGTAAGGCTACCGTCCGAATGACCCTTTACGCCATAGTCCTCACGAGACCGCAACACATCATATGCCTCAGTACCCAACTGGTACTTGTCAATCGATAGTTTGCGTGCACTGAACTCGCCACGCAGCTCCATCATGGCGTTTATCACAGCTTTATGTGCCAACGGCGCCAGTTTATCAATCGGAGCATTATGCGCCGCAATACGGGCATTTTGTTTAAGCTGCTCGTCAGGATCCAAATCACCTGCGCAGGCTATCCACGCATCATACAACTCTTGCCGCGGACCTTTATCAGCCAGGACCTCGTCCGTAGCGCGCATCAATGCCTCAACACCTGTCAACCCCAGCATCTTTGCCGCTTCGATCATCCGCGGCATAACCAGCTCGAACGCATGCTTCAACGCACGCGCATCGTGAGCGTTATCTGGCTGCGTTATTCTATCTTTGAGCAATGGCGCCAGTTCGCGTAATAGATTCGGACTAAGATCCGAATCCGCTAGCTTACCTGGCACCAATGCGCGTTCCTGTGATTTTGCCATAATCCCAGATTCTAATAATTTGGCCGCCATTTGTCCGGCCCGAAGTCTTGACCGCACTTCGCCGCTTCCTGTCGACGCTGGTCCTCAATATACCGATTCACTTCGTCGTGCTCCGTAAAGCATACCAGTACATAGCCATGCTTCGCTAGATCACGAGCTTCGCGCAACGAAAATACTGGCTCCCATTTCTCTGAGCCAGGATGATAAAACATCCACGAGTACACAGTATGGTTCCCACGGACATTTACCCACTCATCTGGGTGTGGCAGCCATGGTGTTTCTGGTCCAAGCGTCCACCATCTACCGGTTAGGCCATCACGACTGATCATCTGTCTTGTCCTCATTCAATGCATCACGCGTACATCTGAATTCCCTTTTATAGTAAACCGTCATGTTATCGTGAAACACGCTATGCGCCAATTTATCCAAATTACCCACTGCCTCTTCGCTTAATGCCGTAAGTACGCGTTCACGCAGCGCATCACAGGCATTCAAATACATCTCCGCTGATTCTTTAAGCGCCCGAGATAGCGTATAAGCATGTATTACCCATTCTGTTTTCGCGTCTTTGTCGTCATCGAGCGCATCCAAATCCATGCTCATCAGCTCTTTTAATGACGGAGCAATATCCGCTAATAGCGAAATGGATGTCTTTATCGATGTGGATGCAGCTAATTCATCATTCGACAAAAATCGTTTTGTTCCGTCATCGCCTCAAACTATCTGGAAACTTGAAGTGCGGAATCATGGATTGCGTGGCGCCGATTAGCTCGCCATACGACAGCGCCGATGTCTCTTCGAGCGCTTTCGCTTTCTTCAACCAGTCGGCATGTGTGTTACCTGACCACATAATATAATGCGCAAGTTCCATTGGTCTCTTGCTGTCTCGGTAATCAATTTCCTCGTAACACCCACCGCTCATATCGGTGTGATTGTTGTAACAGAACAGCTCATGTAGCTCAGTAGCCAATGCACGTTGTGGTGCCGTCGACTCTTTTACTCGCGCAAGCCTACGCACAAGACTAGCACGGAGTCTCAATGAACCTGCCTTCCCAGATTCTGGGCTGAATTGCCTATTACCGCCTGCTGCCATAAATCTATCAGCCGCCGCCAATAATTCGTCATTGAGCTTCCACAACTCTTCCGCCGAGAGTTCCCACTCTTCATCTGTTAAACACATCGGAGCATGTCGTTTTGCTTCAGGCATACGTCGGTACTCCCAATTTCGCAAGCACGGATTCGTCCGCGATATTCGACACCTCAGTCACTATCGCCGGCGTCTTTATCGGCCGACTCGTGAACGAAAATGTCTCCGTTCTTATTGGGCTGGTCTGAATGAATGACATGCTTAACATAAGTGCATTCGACACTGTCGGGATCGCTGAGCCCACTGGCTGGATCGCTCCTATCATCATCCCCATCAGGTACTTCTCCTTGTTGCTGTTGTCGTTCAAATGTTTCGTATGCCGCTATGCGACCTGTAGCATACCATTCCACAGTCATGTAGATAGTTTTCAGGTCAATATGCTGTCTCAGTAGATTTTGGACAAGATTCACAAACAACCATTCACGCGAATAGCCGCGGTAACGATCGGAGTATCGCGGATCCAGCCGTTTCACTACCTCCCATTGCTCAAGCACCGGCAACGCCAAAAACTGCTTGATGCATGTCGCCATCGGATGCTCGTCCAACTGACACGCCGGTACACTTGGCGCGCTAGTTTGCATGACTGTCTGCACAAAATTGTTCGCGTAGTATGTGGCGTCTGATTTATTGAAACCAATCTTGATCAATCGCTTGATCAGATCGGTGTAGTGAGAAGCCATCCCACCGAATATCGCTGCGTTCATCATCACCTTTCGTCGCTGTGGTAGCACTGCGGGTTATCAGATTGATATTCAGGTTCCGGCGGCTCACGCATATCACTATGGTACGCCTGAGGATTGTAATCCTCAGAAGCTGTAGGCTTCGGTGGATAATGATTTTGCCGACGTTCCTGTGCACGCCGGTGATGATCAGGCTTGCGTCGACGCCGTTTGCGCGACTTGTAGGTCATCGTCTTACTCTTCATGAGCAATGTGCCGTGCGCTAGCATCTGATACTTCTCACCGGTCTTCATGTGCTTCAATTCCAACCATTCCTCCTCAAGGATGGCCTCGACGCGTGCACAATGGATTTGTTCATCCGTAGGGGCTGAGGCGACCAGATCACCTGGCCGCAACTCCGTCCCTTCACAATCAACTGCTTTGTTCATTTGCCACTTGTTCCTTCAAGCGTTCCAACTGGTCACCGTACAATTCTGGCAACTCTTCCCCGAAGATCTCCAATGCTTGGCGCATGATCTTCTTGATTTGCCACTGCGCATGTGGATTGAGCGCGCGTTCCTCAAACACGTGCCGCCACATCCGCAAATTGAAGGTAGTCACCACTTCGGTCTTGGATCCACCTGGAAGCACCAACCGCGCGTCCTCTGGCTTGAGGCCGTGATTGCGCAACCACTGATATGTCCAGTAAGCATCGAAGTTGATACCAAGAAAAGCTTTGGCTATTGCCATTTCCGCAATAGACCAATTATCCTCTGCCATGTAGGCCTGCAGCCTGAATGGGCCTTCACCAGTACGTTTGGTAAAGCGGATAAGCTTGTTCTCGTCCCGTTCGTATATTCCTGGCGGCAACCTAGTATCCGGTGGCGCCACGATCTGCATGGCTGAGACTTTGCCATAATCACAATATCGCTGAGATTCCTGTGAATAGGCCGCGATCCTATGCCGCACCAGCTGATGCGACATGGTCCTATCGCCCACAAAACGCCCTGTGATAACACAGTGCTCGATCACGGACTCATGACCGCGCTTGACAATACCTTGAATGAACTTGCCGGCCGAGTCTTCCTTTATCATTGCCTCAGACTTGTAGCAAGTCCGGCCGGCAGCCTCGAGCAGTTTCAGCATGCGCCCAAGATCTTCCCGTGGTGTAATGAGCTCGAAATGCGGCTCAACTACAATAAGCGTATCCATTTTATCCTTTCGTTGCTTTGTGTTTGAGATAGTATCCCTTGAGATTTTTGGCAACCGAATGTGACGGATGCTGAACAATTGTTGCGCATACAAGGTCATACACAACAGCCTTCAGTTCCTTCATTTCGTGTTTTAATTCCACGATGTTTTTATGGTCCGAATTTCGGTACCACTTGACCCATTGTCCATCATGCCAGACCTCGCGCACGCCGTCTTCGTCTTCGAGAACGGCGCCGATCTCATCTAATTTATACTGACCTTCTCGTGGCATGCTTACTTCTCTGACTGCGGATATTCTTCCGCTTTCCAAAATTCAACAAGCGTTGTGTGCTCTGGATAATGCCATGATTCGCTTGGTGAGCAGAAGCGCACACGCATACCATGCTCTTGACAGTATTCTTCGATAGCTTCGCGCTCAGCGGTACCTGGGTCGGTATATGGCTGCGACACAAGTACAACTGCCTTATCAGCTGTCCTGAATGCTCGCGCATGGTCAAGCAGATGACTGCCAGATACTTGATCCAATTCATGCTGCAATTTCATGTACGCCGCTGGTGCGCCGCGAAATCCCTTGAGACGATTGGCGAATAGCTCATGCGCCTCTTCTTTTTCGATATGGCGAAACTCTAGCCATTTACGAAACAAATGAAGCGAGACTTCTACCGATTCTGGCTCCGAGAGCGCTTTCGCGAATTTTCGCTCTTTATTGACCAGCCTATCAATCGCACGATCCGCGTTTACCGCCATATCCGTTTCCTTCTGCTTATTCATCAACTACATAGAAATTGTTCTCGACGCATTCCTCTGACAACAGCGCCAAACAGCGTCGTACGCTTGCGTCGCCGTGGCCCCAGCTCATCTGGGAATCGCCACACTTGGTGCATGTCACGACCACGCAGTCCTGCATGCGTTCAGTGTCTTCATTCAGTTGCTGCGTGTATTCCACTTCGCAATGAACTCGTGCCATCAATCTTCATCCTCTTCTAACTCATCCTCTTCAGCGTCCCGCTCTTCCGCGACACGTTCGACGAGATGTTTTGTGATGTCATACAGCTTCATCGACTCATCGTAGACCTCTTCCCATGTGCCTTGATTGAGCGCAGTTGCTGCTTTACCTGCCTGTTTCTTGATCTGTTGAATGATCTCTTCAGGCGCTTCTTTGTCTTCTCTCACGTGCTCTTTTCCTTTCTGGGTACAACGAATCCATGCACATGTCCCTGATGTGATGCAATGCTCGTGTTTCCTCACCAGCTATCGTGCCCACAACCCGCATCAAAATACTGTTAAGCCGCGCTTCTGCGGCCGCTGCCCTTCGAGCCATGTGCTTTGCATAGTCCAATGCGTTTTGTTCTATATGTACGCGCACATCTCGATCAGTACCGTACATCCAACGCCATGAATTGACGTCATAGCTGTCATCAACATCCCTTGGAGAATAAAATGCGCCTTTTTTCAGCATCATTTATCTCCTGGGTAGGGCAACCGGCAATTCGCGATCGCATCCTCCACGCTCATACCATACGAACGGCCGATCATGTATGTGAGATACCAGCGAGCTTTACGCAAATCCTCTGTCCCGTTCTTGTGCTGGGCGCGCATCGCGTACTTCAACACATTGCCAAGACAGAAGTCATAGTCCTGATTGTTCAGGGCCATCACTGTCAGCGCGTCAATGCCGACATCCTTGTAATGCGACGGGTTAGTCGCATCTGCTTCCTTCTTCTTCGCTTGTTGCCGCGCAATTACATCGTCGGCTTTTTTAACTGCTTCTAAGGTCTCCGGAACTTTCCGCATTTCCCCTTCCAGCGCATCTTCTGCCCCTTTTTGAAGCGCCTTAGCTACGTCTAACTGTGTCATTACCCTTCTTTCTCCACAAATTCATCGCAAGCCTCCATATCGGGCTCGCGATTCCCCATAACCTCACAGCCTGATGATTTGCTGTGACTCATTGAATCTGGTACGTACCGCAACAGATCACAGTTACGACAGATCTTCTTCGCGCTTGATTTGAGCGTCTTCGCCTGCATCCGCGCGTGGTACGCGCAATCTATTACTTCATTACGTAGGCGTGAGCGCAGGTTGCGTGCCAACGATACCAGCATGAAGTCACCATTGCCGAGCTCGCGGTACGCACCTATTACTTGTTCGATGAAGGCAGTTTCAGCCTTCAACATGGCTTCATCCCACTTCTGATGCGTGTCCCTCAGTTCAGGATCAGCACCGCGCATGTTCATGTTCCAAAACACTTCTGGCTTCATCGTCTTCCTTATCATCCCAATGCTTCGCCAAGGCCCAGCGCGCACATCGTTCCTGGAATTCCGCGCCTGTGTTGCCTTCGCACGAAGCTACCAATTCTTCGATCTTCTCCGGCCAATCCCTCAGAATGCGCTTCGCCAACTTACGCCGGCCGTCCTCGCTCAGAGGAAGCATCGCGATGGCTCGATCAATGCGGCCTGGCCTTGTGGATACACCACTGCCGTCATCAGACGGTATGCCTAGCGCCTTGTCCAAGCCTTCCAAACGATTGGTTGTGACTACCACAAAGAGCCCATCCGAACGCTCAACACCGTCAATGCAGTTAAGCAGGCAATCGAAGGTCAAGCCTCCGCCCATCTCGCCTGTGGTGTTCTTGCGTTCATAGAACACATTATCAATATCTTCCAACAATGCAATGACCGGTGTATGTTCGAGCATTGTCATCCACGATTCGGTCATTTCCTGATTGGACAGGGACGCGAGATCGTAGACATAGATCGGTATGTCCAGGTCCTCGGCAATTGAGCGCACAAGGCTCGTCTTACCTGTTCCCGGTACCCCGTGTAGCAGCCATCCGCGCTTCCATGGGATGCTGCGCTCAATATACCACTTCTCGCTCTCCAGCCACCGCTTGACCTCTTCCACGGCCTCCAGCGCGTCCTCATGCAGCGCCATCTTCTCTACAGCAGATCCTATTGTTACGTCCGGCCCAATGTCGTCCGGTTCCCAACCAATGAGGTTGTGCTCGTAGATCTCGTCCATGAAACTGGCACGCGCACTCTGTACACGTACTGCGCCGGCGCCCGCGCTATCAGAATCTGAATCATCACTGGACGCGACACCCCGCAGGCGCCCACCCTTGCCAAAGACACGGTAAACGCAATAACGCGTGGACCGGTTGCCGCCAGTACCACGCGTTACGTCATTCCAATACGTCACGGCATCCGCCACAAGCTTCTCAGGGTTGAGCATGCCGCGAAAGAAACTAACGGCCAACGTATCACGGCTGTTATTGTCGTCATTGCCGTACTTCGCCCACAGGAAGCACCAACCACGCCTGAAGAGGCGCGAACTCTTCCCGATGCGCTCGTACGCAACCATCTCCCATCGGCGCTTCGGCCGTACAAAGGCATGGAAGCCCTCGTAGAACTTGATACCGAAGCGCGATCGCTTGTAGTTCCGATTGAGGTATGCCTGGACAGCGGTGTAGACCGGCCAGTCAATAATGACGGTTACCACGATGCGACTGTACAGACGGCTGAAGAAGTCCTTTACCTTCGCCCAACTCGTGAGCAGGATACCGCCTAACGCGAGGGCCGCCGCGAATCCAGCTCCCTCAAAGAAACCTATTTGCTCGAACACTTAATCCTCCACATGGTGGTAAGTACCACCTGGCTGCTTTTCCCACTTGCGTTTTCTATTCACCTCGAGTTTGTTGACGCCGACCTGCAGAAGATCTACATGGCATCGATGCGCGATCACCATTAGCACTAGCAGCACATCTGCCAGCTCGTCTTCCATCTCCGATGTGTTGTCCACCTCAGAATGCCGTATCTTCGGATGCTGCATAGCTTCGAGAAGCTCTTGAACCTCTTCCTTCAGCTTCATGGGCAGATTGGTATCTGGGATTATGCTATTAACCCAGGTAGCCATATCCGCCTGCAGATGTAGCTTCTCCCATGCTGTCTCAGACACAGTTATTGTCTGTTCCGTTGCGGATTCAGCGTATTTAATGCCTTCATCATCGAGCGCCTCGCGCATTACGCGATGCATCCAATACATGAAGGCACCAAAACTATCCTTATCTGATTCCATCGGACCGTGCCGCGAATCGACCTGCGACTCCTTCATCATCTGCTCAACCTGAAACAGCTTCCATACGGCCATTAAAGCCATATGCCGCATAAGCATGTCCATTTTGCTTCCGGCAAACGGCCCAAACATATCTATATTATCGTCTGTCATTTTATGATCTTCGCTTTCCTGAGCTTCGCGAGTAGCTCCGCCATTGTGTCGAGGCTATCCGTTTTGAACTCAATCTCATATCGATCATTCCAGTCATGCAGATCCACGTTATCTACGCCCTCAACCAAACACGCCACGTTCTTGCGGCCTTTACCGAAGCGCGCGTATTTCTTGAACACCTTCTTTGTTTGTACTTCACGTAATTTGCGCGCGACCTTAGCCTCATGCAAATCACGTGATTCTTGCTGCCAACGCAGGATACGCCTGCACATGGTTTTAACCGCCGCAGCTAGGTTTGTTGTCTTACCTATCTGGTAGTACGCATATTTACGTTCTGTCCAAGTATTAACCTTACTTTTAATGCGTATCCACCAGCGCGGAGTTTCTCCACGTAGCATGTACTGCGTCTTCGATGCCGCAATAAATACTGGAAACCCATCAACCGTTATTTTGCGCCGATATGTATCAGTAGTGTGGTATTTAGGCTCCATCTTGGTGAGTACCACCTTGCGGCCCACAAGCTGCTCACGCATAAAAGCCACTAACTCAACCACTTTTTCTTGTGCTTCCTTATAGAAGACAAGCACCATCCGTTCTTGTTTGGTTCTTGGCTTAACCATCACTGTGTTCCTTTCATGGACCAAATCAATTGACCAAACATGACGCTAATTGTGATCACACCGGCGATAAGCCATGCGGCCACAATCAGGTCAGCTATTACTTCGTTACTCAACGATTTCCCAATCCTCACCGAGTACATCGCTCTGAGACGCGAGCCATGGCACCATCGTGTCCTGCGCCGTCTTCATGACGATATAAGGCTGAAATTCAACAACCGTGCCTACCGGGATGCCCACGGCCAACGGTCGACCTTCCTCAACCGTAATTGTTGAGCCAGGCACGTAGACAAGCCACATACCCTTGCCGTTCCAACCTGGACCACGACACACGCGCTTGCCCGCCTTCAGGGCCGCAATAGCTTCGCCAAAATTCATTTCTTCTCCTTTAATTGGGCCAGGAAGACGTTCACGTCCTCCATACAGCCCTTCGACCATATTGTATGCGGCTCTAGTATCAACACGTGCTGACGCCACGGCGCATGGAAAACAATCTGACCAAGCACAAAGCCGTCAGATTTCTTTATGAGATAGTCGCGTGTTTTACGGTGCGGCTTCTGCGGCTGTGCAACCACATCAAAGTATTCGTACGTCGCGATAACGTCTTCTTTGTCCTTCATAACAAAGACATCCCCATTTGCATTCGGTTGACCTGTCGGAAGCACCTTCACACAAACAACAATATCTGATTTCTCTACGAGCGTCTCGTTAACCCGAGGATCTAAGGCATCCCGGTCAAACAATGGCTTACGATCAGCATGAATAGGACCACTACAAACCACAGGTGGGCCGCGCTCGAGCACACCTGCGTCCACGCCGGCCTGTGTCAGCTGCTCGTCCATCTGTAGCCGCATCTTGAATTCTTCTGCCGCTGACATCGTTAACTCAACACTGCCATCTGGTAGCCACTTCGGCGGCTTGGATAACTCTATCGGTGTTCGCTTTCCGTCAGGCATAGCGTCTCCTAATACTTTGAGCGGACATTGTGACCATGGGTCATCTTATAATCCCACAATTCCTCATCGGTCATGTGACCGTGTTTCTCAATAGCCTCACGCAGCACCTCGGGTAATAATTTTTTACCCCAGACACCGAGATTCTTGTCTCCCTTGTGTTTGTTTGCCGCGATCTTGTTGGCCTCGAGCTCCACCCATTCGTCGTAGTCTTTTGGATGGAAGCGGTACAGCCACAAGAGCTCCGCTAGATTCATGTATGGACACAGCATACAGTTGGATGGGATTGGTACGCCAAACACGTTGCCCTGCATGAACGCAATGCAGTCTGATCGATCCCATCCTACATCGATCAATGGGTAGCTGCGTTCGATAGACAACTGCATCCACTTCGGCAGCTTGTCTTCATCGGCCACGCGGGACTCTTCTCCCGCAGCTATTCCCAGCATGACGCGAATCTTACCGAATGCCGCGGCAAAGTCAACTAACGGCTGTTTACCTCTGTATCTTTTCCCTGTCGACGGCGGCGAATACTTCGCGGCCACGTATTCGGAGAGATATCGGTAAATTGGCACCAGCTTCAGCTTGTCCGTACAGGTTTTTGGGAAAGCCTTCGAGCCGATCGTATTCGTTCGTCGATAAAATCCACGAAGGCTTTGCCACTTTTCTGAGTGAAATCCCATTGCTGGGCGGAGCCAGGCAGTCTCGACGCCGCGTTCTCTTGCTCTACGCAGCATCTGGTCGACGTGATCATACGTTTCTTGGTGTTCATCGCCTGTATCACTGATTATGACCAGCAGATCCTCAGGTGCGTACTTTTCGCGAAACCACGCATCCTGAATCAGCTTGATCAATATAACTGTCGAATCCTGGCCTCCGCCGAAGCTGAGAACGGACAGCTTAGGCGAGTGGTTCATCTTTTCGCGTCCGGGTCTCAAATTCAACCATCGCTGATATTATTTCACGAAACAACTTGGTTCCGAGACCATGTGCACCACGCCAATTATTTCGCTCATAAAGCTCACCTACCGAACGCACACGTTCACGATCAAGCACACCACGTGCACGGTTGCCTATATGTAGTACATCTAGCGGCAACGCGTTGATCTCTTCTTGCGTGGCATCCTCCAGCTCTTTTATATTTGGTCTTCGTTCACGTCGCGCTGCAATCAATGCTTGTGTTAACGCCATAACTTGCGCTTCATAGACCGCATTGCTGTAGATGTAGTCTGTTATACGTGCCTGTCGCGCACGTAATTCCTTTTTGTGATCTCGCTTAATTTTGGCGATATCTTGTCGCTCTTTTTCCAGTTCCTTGATGTATGCAAGCAACGCTTTTACCCCAGCAAATAACTGAGCATCATTTAAGGCCACCTTCGTTAGCGTCACGTGCTCCCATATTTCACCAATATCTGGTCGTGTAATCTTAGATGTCGACAAGGCTATCCACCTTCCACCATTCCCAATCGCCCCCATTGGACGTATATCTTGAGCGTGCCATCGTGCCATGGCCAAATCATTGCGCGCGGCATGGTGACACGATACGCGACGATCCGACGCTTGTACTTACCCGCGCCTTCGCCGTTGGGATCTATGACATACATGATTTGCGCACCCTGCGGACACAAGGTCTGCTTCCTCTTGCTCTCGTCCGGGTTCGATATGTTTACCGCCATCCAGGCGTCTTTACGTTCTGCTGTTGCTTGCACCTAATCTCCTTCCTTCACCTGAAAATGACATCGGTCCTTGTATCGCTCGAGGACCGCGTCGAACTTCTTGTCAAATTCGTCGATGTACCGCCCATAGAAGCACTGCGTCAACACCACGAAGGCCTCGTTCTCCTGCGCGTCGTTGTCGTCCAACGGGAACAGCTCCAGGGCCGCGAGCTCCATCGCCAACGCCTGCTGTGCCAGTATGGTCTCGCGATCCGCCTTCGGTGGCGTGAACAGCACGACGGTACGCCGGTGGTAAGTCTGCTTCTTGGTTGATTCCTCGTCGCAACCACACAGCATCGCGCCACTCAATACACCACCTATGGCCACGACTATCCACAGTACGGCGAGGAGCGCCGCAACCCATTTACCTTTCTTCATCTTTCTCCCTTCAGGGCATGAACTCTTCCAAGATCGATTCGATCTTACGGAGTGCAGTTTGTGCCTGGATACCCAGTTCGCGCAATTCCTCGTCCTCAATCTGCTTGGGATCGAGGTAGTGCGTGAAGGTATAACCCAGGCCTTCGTTTTCAACGATTTCAGCTATCTGTTCCTTCGTGTACATCCTCACCCTCCAGAATTGAATCACTCTCCAACACATCTCGTGCGTTAAAGAGTTTGTCGCCTACACGGTAATACCTGACACCGTCGATAACCTCTGTGGGATACTGGACACCACGACACATCAGTGCCTTAACCCACCGGCCTCTCCGCCGCGCCAGCCACTCACTTCTCTTGCTCATCTTCCAATTCCTTTACGCGCTTCCGCAACCGCTAGATCTCCATCACCATGGATGGTGCCCAGTTACATGCCATTTCGATTGCGCGGAAATTACGGATCATGGCGACTTCTGTCTCAGCCTCTTCCTGTGTCCTTGACGCCGTGGATTGCACGTGCGTAGCTATCGGCAGCTTGAGAGACGTCGAGACCAGTTCCATGATCGACTGCGTCTTTGAATACGATATGTCGCTGTATACTACCCAGGGCGGCGCGTAGACGTGCGCGAAGGCCGCCCAGATGTCGTCCAGCACTTTCGGCGTCAATTCGCCGGCTTCTTGAACAAAGTGCGAAGGTGCTACTATCTTCATTCTTTCAATCCGCGATTGATCCTGTCGATTTCGGCCGCAATCAACGCACCTGCGATCACAAGCTGCCGTGTACGATTTGCCTTATGCTCAGGCTTCCACTTATCGTCCCAGTCATTAGGCCATACTTCCATGTAACCCTTATCGTCCCAGTCATTAGGCCATACTTCCATGTAACCTGCGTACGCTGACTCGGTATTTACCGGCAAGCACAGTTCTGACGAACCCACGGCATGCGCCAACTCATTCTCTTCGTGACTATCGTCGTGCTCAGCATCAAATCCTTTGATGGTCATTTGACGTCTGCGCTCATATGCAATGGCTTTTACACCGTCACCAGCATCACCTGCAGCCACTCTCGCCATCAGACGAGCAAATGTTGGTAGATCATCAACACCTGGCTGTTGTGCCGAATCATGTATGCAATGGATCTCACCGGTTGGTGACATCATCAAACGTAATTCATTCCATGTATCTGGATATGCTTCGTTTCAGCTCATTCCTTTCTCCTATATCATGAAATGTTTGTCGCATTCCGGACAAACGTATGTGTAAAAATGCGAGGGCTGGCCATCACCGCCCTTCTCCCAGTGGTAATCGTGAACGTCCCAGAATTTCGCGCTGAACCAACAGATCGAGCCATCGTCGATAGTGCCAAATCCCAGGGCACACTTGATGAACCACCAAATCTTCTTCATTTCTTTGCCTTCTTCAAACTAATGCTGTGAAAGCGCTCACGCGGCTTATAGTGGCTGTGGATGTGCTGCGGGTAAAACACCACGATCGCTGACGGGAATGGCGCATTGTGCTCAGCGCCGCCAAACCGTAGCCGGCCACGGATGAAGAATACCTCACCATACGGCATCACGTAGTCGTGCCACCATTGCGCATCTGTGCGCACAGGCAACAGACAAATCACAGTGGATCCTGATACGGACTCGTCGTATGCCTTCCGCACCCAGTTCTTGAGCGATTGGCCGTACGGCGGATTCATCCAACAATCCTGAACACCCCAATGCTGTTTCAGCCCATTGGTCGTACGATTAAAGTACCGATCACACTGTGCGTTACCCTTCTTGGCGCATACGTCCAGCTGAGGATTGTAATGCTCGCGCACCCAGCGCATCACCGAAGGCGGTGTTTCCCATTCAGTTGTCTTCGCTGGTTGCGTGTACCCTGGCATCAGTCAATAACCCCATCTTCTAACTCTGGTACTTTGCATTTCCTATAGAAGAATCGTTGAGTTATGTACTTACCCATTACTCAATCTCCTCATTCTCTTCCCTATCCTTGAGTTTCTGTACAAGTTTCTCGGTATCATTCACAAATGCTTTTGCCACAAATTGACCAAGATACGCACCTATTTTGGCTTGCTCTCGGATTTTACGCAGCCGCTTTTCCCGCCTACGCGTATCCTCGATTTTCAGCACAACACACGGCAGCAAGCAAATTAACAATGCAGGAATTGATGTATCCCAATACACGCCAACCCACATGTCCTGCCAAGATAAACCCAGTCGAAACTTAAATCGCCCCAGTTTCATTCCTTAGCATCCTTCACAGGTATGTCCACTGGCTCAACCACCGCATTCGCCGGCACATCCTTCTGAATTGTTATCTTCACCGGAATGTCGGGCGTTGGCGCCGTGCACTGGCCTACTAAGAGACCAAGCAAGAGCGCGGCAAGCGCGATCGCGATAACCATGCCTGCACAGATGTTACGCCGCGACTCCGCCAAATACGTCACGCGACAATTCAGCCGATTGATGTCCTGGCTGTAGTGATTATTACCCAGTCGATTCTCGCGGTAATCTACCTCATATTTGTTGCGCTCGTCCATCAGCCGCTTGAATTCCCTAAACGGCATGGTTACCTGAGGCTCTTCGCCCTCACCTTGACCAACAATGGATGTGCCGTTTATGCCGCTCAAATCGCGCGGTTCTTTCGTCGTCATTGCATTTTCCCTTCGTTTGGAATCAATATTTCCATGCTGGTTATGCTTGCGATCCCGCCACCTTCTGGATGTGGATCATGCACCATATCTGTGCCCTTCATGACTACGGCATGCAGGATACCGCGGGGCGATATTCCTGAAGCAATCCAGTAGCCATTCGAAATCGCGGACATAATGGGCCATTCAATCTCAGGATGCGGATCTCCATCACCTTCCGGATTCAACGACTTATCGATCCGTAGCAGATGTATGCCGCGTTCCAATAGCCAATTATGGAGATCCGCCAGCTGACACGAGGTATTGCGATATTCGGGAATTTCATCGAGTTCAAGGATGGATGCGACGCACGCACCCAGACAATTGCCCTGACCCTTCCCGTACGATGTCTGAAATATAGGCTTCATGGTAGGTACTTGTCGATGTACTTATCCAGCATGTCCAACGACTGCTGGTATACTTGTTTCTTGATAACATCTATGTTGTTTGGACCATACTCTTTCATTGCCTGATCTATCGCCTCAATCGTGATCTCCAGCTCTCTGCGCATACTGACCACGATCTGGCGGAAAGGCGACTCTTTCAATTTCTTCAACTACTTTCCTTGTTCTCCAAACGTCACGTATATCTCGGTGATAAAATGCAGATGCATTAGCGCTAACTGAAAACCTTCGTATCGCGCTTCCAACATGGCATACGCAACACTACCTGGCTTTTCCTGTTGCATCCATTTATCCGTATTGCTGTTTTGACGCTCCAAATATTCCCGCATCTCTTCAACAACACGCTTGTATGCTACTTCGCTCATAGTTCTTCCTCCGCGCCCTCGTGGATCTTGTACTCTTCCTCGAGGACCTTCTTTTCCCATTCGGTGTAGTCAGACTCATCCTGCTTGGATGCCTCCTGACATTCCGTTACTGTACCCAGCATGCCGCAGACAGCGCACACGTACATACCTAAGTCTTCGTTATGCATGCGCCAAATGTGTTTATGCTGAAATCCCAGCTCGTGATACGACTGTTGTATCAGCTCTTCTTCCATATGTATATCCACAATCTTGTGTTTGCGGATATCTGCGATGGCCTTGTCGCGAAATTCCTGAACGTATGCGTACGCGTCAGGCAAGCATGCCTTCAATGGCAGGCGCTTGGCCTTGCCGGCATGAACTGCAACAGCATGCTCAAGGACATCTGATTTATTCTTCAATGTGTTCACATCGTCTCCTTCCGCGTTTTATCCCGATGTGCCTCCACTATGGCCGGATGGAGCGAAATATCGCCACACTTATTACAGGAACGATAACCATCCTTTTCCGCCGGTCCCCAGTCATGATCACAGTCATCATTCAGAACCGCCTCGATCCGCGCCGAGTACGACTTCCCGTCTCCCCAATCAACGCCCATCTGGTAACGCACACCGCCCCCATCGCTGCCACATACGTAATATGGCCTGGCGCTGACGCTCTTCCACTATCGCCTTGGCGCTGAATCCTGGCATCTCGCGCGCAGTCTTGAGCAACTTGTCGTCGACGCGCACAAGCTGCTCTATGACCATATTCGCCATAGCAACCAACTGAAACCATTCCTCGAACTTGGTCGCATTAAGCGGGATGAAGCTGGGGTCTAAGCCCACAGACTTCAGTTCTTTGCATTCACATCCGTCGCCAGCCGTTCGACTTGTGGCATCACCATGAACAAATTCATCTTCGTGCGGACAAACATCTTGAAAGTGATGAGGTTCGCCATCGAACGAGCAAACCCAGGCAGTACCCATCCTATTCATCTGGTACCGGCCACATTTGCCGCATACTTCTTCCTGCTTCATCTCACTCTGCGATTTGAATATGGATCCGCACATAACAAACGACTCCGGTTTATCACACTTCGTGGCCCCACTACGTATAATTTGGTCAATGGAACATAACCTAAGATCCGCGCCTTCTTCATTTACATTTGGTGTTGATGGCCAATTCGCACAGTGTTTACAACATAAACTTGGTGCCCATACATCTGGATGCGCACATCGCCGATGCTTTTTGTCATCATATGCGCTGGTATGCTTGGCTGCCTTCTTGTGCGTGGGCACAACCGGGTAGTTATCGCTAGGCGGTTCATCTAATGCGTAAATGTGGCGATCCAGCATGCGAATGGCGCGCAAATCGCCATTGAGCTTCACTACCTTGATGACCTCTACGAGATCTTCGTAAGTCTTCGGATGATTGCATTTGTGCCAAAACCAGCCATCGTCATATGGCAAGTCGACACTACTTGTGCTGATCCATAGCTTCTCCCACTACCGTAAGGAAGCCGCGCGTTCCACCATATAACCGATGGATGACATATCTGGCTGTTGATGTAATAACGCAGCTTCCAAATGGAGCGTATCTGAGGGCAAAAGAAAAGGCAAGCCCCTTCCGAGAGGCTTGCCATGTATTATGGTTATCTCAACACGATTTACATGCTGAGCGGTCTGCGGGCAAGAATGTACCCGCCATTACCGGTGCCACCGCCGTCGGCGTGAACCAACGATAGGGAGTTTGCAGCCGCACCGTTATCCAGCGTCAACGTGTCACCTGCGCCCGTCAACTGTGTCAACACAACCGTTGTACCACCGAGCAAGTCAGTGACGTCGGTTGCGCCCTTGCGGAATACCAATACACCGGCACCATCGTTATTGGTCGGCGCAAAGGTCACGTCAAGGGCTGCAGTTGGAGCTGCAGAGAAGTCATTCACGCTGGTAAGCAACAGCTGATTACCGAGGCCATCCAGGTCGCCGATCGCATCAAAGTCGGCAGCGGCCAGGAGATTCGGGCTATCATCGGAAATAGCCATTGCAAGGACATACTCGAAGCCTGCCTCGAGTGTAAAGTCTGCGACTGTCGCACCATTCGCAATCAGTCCACCAGCTACGTATGTAAACGCACCAGTGTCACCAATATCCGCGTTTGCAAGCAGCAGTTGCATGCCGACCTGCAAGTTGCGCAGCGGTGCAGACGCTGTCTTTGGATAGTTGCCTACAACAATGCCGATGGCTTCAAGCATCGGGCCATAAATGGTCTGATCTGCCGCAGACAATCCGTTGTACGCATTGATGATCTGCGTGGCCAGCACATCTTCGCGCGAAGCAATCGCCAGATCAGAAGTATTCGTAATACCTGCCATTCGTATCTCCCTCAAAAGAAGCTGAACTCACACCTATCAATGTAGTTAGACTGATGGCGAGTTAGCTGCGTTTATCCCTTGCATACCTGAACCAACATTCATGTTGCCTGCTCGGTTCTTGGCACCAAACATCAGACCGCCTGGCTGGCCCAATCCGAGCGAGGTTAAAGTTTTACCTACGCCTCCGCCCTGCGGTTGCACCGGCGAGGTGGGCATGCCCTGCGTACCGATCGTACCAGCCTGCGCGCGCTTATCTGCGTACGCCTTCTTCACAGCCTCAGCTGCAGCACCGATGGTCTCATCCCACTTTTTGTTGATATCCGACACTGGCGTTTCATCAATCTTCGGCCCAGCTTGGGGCTTCTGTACATTCGCTGGCAACAAATTCGTACCGTGATCCTGCTTGGAATACGGATTGGTGGATTGGTTATTGTTGTAGTTAGCCTTGGGCGCTGACGACTCAGGCTTTGCGGGCTGCTTGCCATCCTTTGGCTCACTGTCCTTTGGAACTTTCTGCTCTGGGGAACTTGCGAGCTTCTGGTATGCCTCAACTTTCGGCCAAACGATTGCCGCCGCAGTCTTTCCTTGCCCCGGTAACACTGCCTCATATAGCGCTTCGAGATCATCCTGTGAAATCTCGCCCCACATCGCTTCCGCGAATTTCTCAATCTGGGATTCTTCTATAGTCCCACGTTTGATGTTCTTCCACATCGCAGCCGCGGCAACAGCATCAGGATCACGCGCACCACTTGCACGCGCCTTCTCTGCCACAGCTTTAAAGCCTTTGCCCTTCTTGCCGATATCTTTGCCGGCTCGGGCTTTACGCGCAACGTCAGACTTCTGCTTCTTGGAAAGACCTGCTGAAGGTTTCGCCGCGTGCTTCAACAACACATGAGCTTCTTTTTTACCTTTCATCTTGTCTTTCATTTCCGCTTCCATCTCATCAAGTTCGTCATAATAACCTTCGCCCTTTGGCAGTTTATCAGTTGGGAACTCTGTAAGATGGTCGCGCGAAATTTCGTCAGCTACCGCAGGACTATCGGTATGCTCCATTTCGACTTTGCGTCCCATGCGCATCTGCCGCTTACAGAAAGAATTCGGATCTTTCTTGTCAGCCAAACCACCAGGGATTTTATCCTTTGCACGCTTCAGCATCGCCTGTGCGCCATTGAACATTTCATCTTCTCCCTGCTTCGTGGGATACAATGCCTGTGGCATCGGACTCACACGAGTCAAAAAATTAGTCAGCGCTTGCGGTACCTCTTCAATAGGCCTGCCCTGCTGATGATACTGACTGAAGATATTCTCAGCCGCGCCGCGCCGCGTATTCGGGCCGAGCTGTGGCCACATATCCTTCAACGTCGACAGCTGTGCGGTAGGCGCAACCATACCGACCTTCTTGAGAAGGGTATCAACCGCATCCCATTCGAGTTCTGCCATTTTACCGGCGAGCAATTGCTGCTCCGGTGGCAGTTCTTCCTCTGGTGTCATACCCTCGGGCGGCATCTCTTCTGGTGGAGCTTCAGGTGGTAGTGCCTCAGCTGGTGGTTCTGAGGCCATATCTGCATCGCCCATGTCCGGGCTGCTTAGTGCTTGCGCAAAAGGAGAGGCGGCGATGTCCTCGTGAGACGCCTCCGGTGGAGAATCGGAAGCGGGTGGTCCCTCTGCATCACCGCCTCCGCTACCTACCGCTTGGTCTACCTGTGCTTTGGCCGCCTCGCCAGGTGATCCTGGGGCGGCCGTCATTGGAGCTTCCTTCTGTGGCTCGGTGTCGAGTCCGGGAGGTGGCATTCTGACCAATGCAGCTAGCGAAGGTTCATTCACGTCTTTCAGTGAAACAGTACTGTCCTTCCCCATAGCCTTGGCTTCGTAAAGCGCCTTAGCCGTGAGGTAATTCTGTCGCGTGCGCGCCAATTCCTCTTGATACCCACCAGCCATAGTCGGATCAGCGCCGCTCTGCTGCATCATCTGCAACGTTGTAGATTCACGCTGACGAAGGTTCTCAACGGCCTGCATGTACTGCTGTGCGTCCAAATCTTCACGCACCAAAGAGAGCGCGCTCATTCCTTCTGCCTCTTTATTGAGCAGGGCGTCGGCAATTGGGAAATCACTCATAGGATTTTTAAGCGTCATACGCGTTTTGCATCACAAAATATGCACTCTTGACCGCAACGTGGCCACGTAATCAGTATAGGCAAAAGGACACATAAGTTGTATTTGTCAAAAAATCTTATCTAGTGTTGACAGACATACCATATCTTGGGTACTATCCGCTTGCGCGATCCCACTACCACAATCATTCGCGCAGGTCCTGCCGGGACCAAACGTGTAACGACCGCAAGGATTGCCCATCACTTGCGGTCGTTTTCGTAATAAAACTATACTCACAGTCTTATGCCACAAAACCTGTGATTATTGGTAGCCCGTGAGCATCTCCTGTGGTACCGGTTCCTTCAACATCTCCGGTGCCTTCTTGCGGTACGATGACGTGAGTTTCTGTGCGTCCTCCGGCGATACATTGTCCTGCTGCATCCGTATCTGAATCTTCTTCGTCAACGGCAGCATTTCCCATTCCGTAGGCCGCGGAAAGAACTTCTGAAAATCGATCTGTGGCTGCTCTTGATCTGCCACCCAGTACATTGGCGGCGCTTCGGCGATCTTCAACAGGAGCTCAGCTTTTGGGAATCCTTGCGTCATCTACCCAACGCCCTCCCATAAAAACGGAACCTGTTGAGATCTCTCAAACCTTGTCCCATCGCGGTGCCTTGCTGATCTTGTTGCCCAGTAAAGCCACCAATAATATTCTCACCAGCACCAATAGCTTGTTCCGCTCCCATTAGCCTGGCGAGCTCTGTTCCCATTCCAGGTTGTTTTGGCTGCAGACCCATGAGCGGTCGCTTCGGCATGCGACGCTTGCCTTGTGCTACCCGCTGCTGTTGTACTGCACGCATACGCTGGCCACGAGATTGATTTGTGTAGGCTTGTCGCGCAGCTGTTGACGCCGATGTAGTAAATTGTGGTCCATGAAACAAACCACCGGTCCCAGGCTTCACTGTATTAACCGTCTGTGTCTGTGCAGCACGCCGCGGCGCCCACTTAGCCGGCGCCCTGAAACTCTTTGTTGCCGCTCTAGTTGCCGTACGACCCGCTCTTCCGAGAGCTTTCACACCACCCGAAAGCGCGCCTAACAATCCCTTGAGTGCTTCCTTATCAAACTCCGCTTTCTTGGTACGACCAAAGTATGCTTCGAGATCCCCGTACAGCTTTTGGATCGCTCCTTCAGCTGAATGTTCACTCTCTTTGTCGTTTTCAGTTCCAGTCAAGTGCGGCGCGGACGGAAGTGTTAGTTGCTCATCCTTCGGCACACCACCAGTTTTATACTCACCAGTGTGACCGTGGTTATATTGACCATTCAACAGATTGCGGTTCTGCGTCTTCCGCGCTTTTCTCTCATTGAAGAAAGCGTCAATTGCGCTGACGTTAGGATCCTTGTATTCCTGTCCAATCTTCTCGCTTAACAGCCGAGCAACTTCCGCCGGCGTATGATGACGATAATCCGTTGTATTTCGTCCACCACGAACCGCATTCGTATCTAACGGCATAGCATCTCGGACACCGATAGCCTCAATCGCCGTATCCATTTCAGGATCTGGCGGCATCTCACCACGCATCAACGCGTGTTGGAATTCCTGCATATCCCCAAGATCTTGACGATGCTCTTCATCACCGCCACCAGCTTCGATTTCATCCTGTTCGTCTTGCGGGTCGTTACCTTCGGCCGGCCCATCCATGAAGGGCGAAATTCGACTGGCACCACTGGTCATCCCCGTTGACACATATGACGGCCCCAAACCCTTCGCCTTCTCAGGTGAAGTCTGGATATCGGCGAGCTTCCGCATGAAGCCTTGTATAAACATTTCCCTGTTGATACCCATCAACGCCGCCTTGGTGGTTGGTATGTAATAACAGCCGTCATGCCCGCACGCGACTGCAATTCAAGACTGATTACTGACTGTCGCAGAACTTCATCATACTGAACATCACGAACAAGAAGCGAACGCAGCTGTTCTGCCGCTGGTATCCGCCCAAGCAATCCTTGATTACGTATGACATTGGCCTGTACGGTTGCCGTGTACTGCTGTGCCAACTGAGTAATTGACTGTGCATTAGCAGCCGTTGACTGCATTGCGGCTGACATCCCTGAGCCGCTGCCGTCCGGTGTTCGATCACTGATAATCTCTAACCACACTTCCTGCACCAACTTCTGTATGCCCTCAATTAGCAAAGTCATGTGCGTATTGTGGTTGGGCGACACGCTACGAATGATATGCGCTTGCACCAGGCCATCCGGAAGATCCCGAATCTCGGAATCATCCACGGTGGCGTCCGGTGTAAGTAGTAGCAGATCTTCCATTAGCTGTCCGATACTCTAACATCCACTTCGCGTGATTGTGCTGCAATCTCGATCACATCCATCGATGCAGTCTTATCAATCACACCGGCCAAGAAGTATGGCGCTAATTCTTCGGTCAAAATGCCCTGCTTGATGAACTGATCTGCCAGCCAGTTCCCTACTACTTCAGCTTGTGTCATGAGAACTCCTACTGGAAACAGTCCGCGCGAGCCGCATTTATGGCTCTACCGAGCTGCTGCTTGAGCAGCGGTATCCTGAAGTTCATAGTCGCCTTATGCGACTTACTACCAAACATTGTAGTTGTATCGTGGAATAGCGCCTCTCTGCGAGCTTCGTCTGCTAATTCTTCCGAAATATCGAGCAAATCAAAGATTGCGCCCTGAGAAGTCTGCGACCGGCCAGATGCTTCGCAGCACGCTACAGCTGCCGACATCAGCTTCGCTACTTCACCTTCCAATGAAGACGTGACTGCATCGATGCTGAAAAGCTTCTCCCAGTTACCTGTTCGAATATTCTCGACAATACTGCTAATGGCCGGATCATCACCAAAGCCGCCAAGTACCGCATCCAACACAGCACGTACCCCTGCGAGCGTTACCAAGGCTACAGCCACCGCTTGCTCGAATTCCTGTCCTTGGCCCTTCATCGCTTCTGCTTGACTCTTGACCTGTTCCGCCAATGCCTGGACCTGCGCAGGATCCTGATAACGGGTGAGCGATACTCGTGCCTGAGTAATCAACAAGTCCATTGAATTGATCAATGCCTGGTAATCCGGCGAATCAATATCCAGGTTGGCTGCCGCAACTTCGATATCTGCTACAGCTTCGCCGATCGGATCTACATCCAATAATGACAGTTTTTGCGACAACGGCTGCTTTACCAATTCCATGAACGGAATCAGTACCTGCAGCTCAATACACGCGGCCGCCTGCTGTGTGATATATGTTTCAATCCGATTTGCTTTCTGGGCGGCACGCAACCGACCTATCAGCTTGTCAATCCGGCACTTAACTTGCGTCACCAAGCCGATGAATAGCGAATCAAATCGTGCGTTAGAACCCAGATCGCCGCGGAAGTCAACCAACAGTGATTGCAAACCCAATAGAACGTCCTGTTTGTTCTCAAGGCCGCGCTTGAGGATAGCCAAGAAATTGATCTGTGTCTGAAGCTTCATCATGTAGGTATAGCCAGTTGGATCCGGCAAGAGCTCCAGCCTACACAGTTCTTCCTCTGCATCTTCCACGTACTCAATTGCCTGCTCATAGCTGTTCAGGTCAGTGACCCCATTCTCCAGCATGAAATACTCAACACGCTCAAGCGCGCTCACTGCTCGACGCAGGATCTTAATCGTCTTGCCAGCTCGGGAGAACAAGTTGGGGAAGTAGTGCTCTTCTTCAATGAATCCGACACTTTCGGCAAGTCGATCAGCGGCGCGTATGATCTTGTCCAAAATCACATCACGATCCACAAATAACGAAAGGATCTGCTCCACATTCATTGCCGCGGCGCCATACAGCACCTTCGGTATGGCATGCGAAATCATACCAAACGAAGAAGTTGTGATCTGTGCGATATTCGCGCCACGATTTATGAGTCCTGTGGCGGCTGAGGCAACGCTGGCGAATGCGCCCTGCACCACACTATCACCACATTCGACCTCTTCAGCTGGCTCGCGGAAGGTTGTACGAATAGCACTCGGCCTGTATGTGGCGTCTGGATCAGAAAGTTGATCGTCTGTGATAGCATCGCCCAACACGGTACTTGACGATGCAGAGAAGAATGCCTGAACGGCATCAACGTTGCCCTGCGCCGGATCTATCGCACCGGTTTGCAGAGACTCGGCGAAACTCTGTCCGTATGCTTGCGCAATGCCTTCTTCTAAGCCATTGAGTACCTCCACAATAGGCTGATAGAACTCTGCGCCTATCGCCTCAAGCGTATCAGTGGTGGCATCAGGGGAGAGCGCAGCATTTAAATCGAACACAAACTCGGCCACTTGTGCCGAGATCGCATTCCGTTCTTCACGTAAGAGCTCATTAGTTTTGAGTGCTTGGTAAGCCTGAATAGCCAAGCTGATCAAGTCACCACAAACCAACCCTGATTGAAGTCCAGCCATTATTCGTCCTCTGGCTCTTCTTCGTCTTCATCTTCCGACTCCGGTTGTATGCGCTCTGCGTATATTTCTTCCAACCGTGTCGTATTAAACAGCACACGTTGCAGCGCCTCTTCATCCGTCAAATGCGGATTGTGTATGATTTCAGCCTGCAGTGCCTCTACTTCTTCCTTGGTGAGCCACTTAGGGATTCGGATAGTCCGACGCTTCTTTGTGCGCCGAGTATCCTTCTTTGCCACGGTCATCAAGCCCTCTCTAGTTATACGGGTATGCCGTCTTCACATCGAAATCATCAGGAATAGACACTTTACCGTTCTTCCGTGGCATTTCCACTTCTGCAATAACTTTTCCGTCCTCAAACTCGTCGACAATCCATTCATTCTTATCCGGCGTTGAAATCTTGTAGCGCGTCTTGATCTGCTGATCTTGTACTTTCGGCCACAAGGTATCGAAGATCTCCTTCGATATCTCTGTCTCTGCCTCATGGTGCAGCGGGAAGTATTTGGCTGTCATCGTGTACTTCCCGTCCTGTTCGCGAATCCTTGAGTATCCTTTCTGGGACTTTACCATAATCCCTTGTTTGATTTTCGAGCCCTTCTTCGCGGACGGCGGCAGTGCATTCAGGATATAACGTCGCTCGTGTTCCTTGCCCATGTCGGCCTTCTTCTCGGTCGACTTGATCACAACTGGCTTCTTGGGCTTCGTACCCAGCCGCATTTTTAGTTCCCCAACCTGACTACCTACATACGCCGCTGTAACGATACCTGGCTTCTTCGGTGCTTGCACAGAAGCTGGCGTGGAGTTCAACCCCATACGCGCGCCGCCCTTAGCCGAATCACGTACAAACGGCGATACTGTTCCTTTCGTAGATCCACCGGTACCGCCACTATGCACAGTTGCCATACCTGTCGACTTGGCATCAAATAGTTCCGCTGCCAGAGCTGTTAATCCTTCCGCTGGCGCTGATTGTGTCTCGCGCTTACCAGTTGTCCCGCCGCCAGCATCACGTGCTCCAATACCAGATCTACCTGCTCGGGGCACTGGATTCTCAACCGCAGGTGCCACAACAGAGCGCGGACCTTGCGTAGCTTCAGCTTGCGGCCTGAAGCGTGAACCCAGTTTATCCAGTATGGCTTCCGCCAACATGCGTGCTTGTGCTTCCGTTATCATAGATGCCTCTGTGTCAGATCCTTGATCTTGCGGATGGTTCGATACACCTTATCCGTACTCACGCCAGAATGCATAGCAATCTGCTGTACATTGTCCGTTTGCATACGACCGTGCCATCCGTAGAGATAATCAAACACGACCTTCTCTTCAGGCCGCAACTCAAAACGCACGAACGCAGCTGTCTCCCGCATACGATCAAAATGCGCAGTATCCATTTCCCCGACGAGATCTGAACTAGCCAGCTCACGCCGCTCCAAGTTCATCAGGTCCACTACGTCTTTTACGGACCATCCTAGATCCTCCGACAATTCTTCTGGCGCCGGTTCTCGACTTAACCGCAAGCGCAATACCGCTGCACGTGACCGGAACAACCCCATACGCATTTGCTTACTTGGTGGGATGCGGGCAATGTTCTTATGCGTATTTACGTATCGAGACATCCGCCGTAAATGGTTCTCCAGGTGAGTCGAGAACTTGGCGCCCTTGGTGGGTTTGAATGTCTCCGCTGCATATTGAACCAAACGAAGTCCTTCACCGTAGATAGCCGGCTGGGGAACCGCTACACCACGGTACATGTTCGATCGCGTCGTCACTGTGGGCGCGAAACGACGTACCAGTTCGTTCTTGGCCTGGTTATCGGTCTTCGCACGAACCGCCAGAAGCTCGTCACTGAGGTTCTTCATCACGTACCAGTTTAACCATCAAATGGTGTTCCGGTACCTTCTTCTGACTGGATGGCTTGTTGGATCTGCTCAGTGGCTTCGGCACCGACTTCGTCCATACGTGCGAATTCGACCTCGAATTTCTCCACCTTCATATCCGGATGTATCGCAATAGCTAATACACGCGCCTGGCCTTCTGCCGTAAGCTCGGCTATGACACCGCGTTCCTTGCCATCGACTTCAGCAGTACCTACTACCAGTATCTCTCGTGGCGATGTACCAAATGAGAAACCGATGTTCGAAATGATTTCGGTCATACGCCGTATTGCAGTGATCGCGATATCTACTGGTTTCATTACCTACCTCGTCGAATGGCCGGCAAGCGGGCTTGTTCGTGGAAGACTGTACGAGCTATGTCCTGAAGATAACTATCATTGGTCATCTTCGCAAGAGTTGTTGCTTCTCTCTCCGCTTCCTCAATCCGTCCACGATCGGAAACAGAGCGCGCTTTCGTAATAGTCTGGCTGATCACCAAAGAGTCCTGCTTACTTACTTCGAGCGTTGTGTCCTCTTCAGTATGCGTGAATCGCGGCAGCACCACTTGTGGGATAACTGAGAAGGCGCCGCCACTATCGTCCTGAGTCGTATCATCTGTTTCCAGCGGTTCCTTCCGTATTTCTAGGATGCCTAGATCTTCCTCATCTTGCTGTGGAAATGGATAATACCGGATACCCATACCTGGGAACACATGACCCAAGTCCCGCCCGTAGATGTAGTCGCGATGCACAAAGTTGTAGACAAACTCTGCTGTTGATTCCCCACTCTTTTCGCGCTTTTCAAAATAGTTGTCACGTACTCTGCTCAGTAAACGCAGTAGATTGGCTCCGGCATGCAAACGCAGCTCAATCGGATCGCCTTCTTTCAAAATGTCCCCGATCCGCAGCAGTTCGTCGCCCAGTATCTCGGCATATGTGCTCTTTTCGTTACCGATCCGACCAAAGTACTTCCGATACAAAATATCTGCTGTGCGCGGATCCAAATAATCGGGCCGTGCCGATGGCAGCACCGGCGGAATGATGTTGGACACGGATACAGATGGACTCAATATTTGATCTGTCCGGGCATCTTCCGCCAACTTCGGTACTTGACGCTCAATTTTTGCTTTCTCTGCATTTAACGCTTCCTGCAACGACGTGTAAAGCGCAGCACAGATCCGCAAAATGTTATCCAGATAGGCCACAATCATGTTCGCAATGCTGTACATGACGCGCGATGACCAGATCCACGGCCGGTAAGCAGCAGTAGTAATTGCATACTTTTGATCCTGTGACAACGCCAGGAGCGTATCAACAGAAAAGGTCGATAATTCTGGGTAGGCTCGTTTAACCGGATGCGATCGAAACTGATCAATATCATAGAAAGTTTCCAATCCCGGCCGTGCCTCGAGGAAACCTTCTCGTCGCTCAGACCACGGATCTCCAGCTATATCATCTGCGTTGATATTTGGTCGCGTATCTTCTGGCATATTCTGATCGTACGCCGCCTGCCACGCTACCGCTGCATCATGTAAACGATCCACAATCGTTTCAGCTGCGTCCATTGCGTCCAAAGCACGGCGTAGTTCTTTACGATCTTGTGCGGCTTCGTATGAATCATCGCCGTTCACTGATGCTGTCAGTATCTCTGATACTGCTTCCCGGAAAGCTGCTTGTGCGTTCTCAGTAACTTCCACACCATCCGCTTCGTCTGCCCAACGTTGGAAAAGATCATCAAACGACAGATCTCGTTCAACCGCATTGAATTGAAATGACTGAAGCTGTGTTAGTCCTGGCACAACTGCACGACCAATCGCCTCCAAACCGCTAGTTGACCGTGGTAAGTAGTTCTTCGGGTAATTGGTACTACCGTGACTGTCCCAGTAAGCCGCGCCGCCGATTTTACTGTTATCCGAGTCCTTCCTACTGGCCATATTCATGGTACGCGAGAAGAAATTCGGATGCTTTGTGGCAATCGCTTTCGGCGTCTGCTTGCTGAAGAACTCTAGCTGTTTATCGACTTGATTTAGGCGACGACGTACGTCACGCACATCTCGTTCATGATTGACCACGCTGTCAATCAAAGACTCACTTACCTCCAGATTCGGCACTAACCGTACATGCTCAAGCGTGTATACCGTACTCGCCCCACCCGTTGCATTAATGCTATCGGCCTTGCCCACCAACAACCCAATGTAAGCCCGCGAATCACGTAACACTACCATCGGGAGACCGACCTGCGGGTCGGGATTAAATGGTCCTGATACCGTCAAGCCACGGCTCAATTGTGCCATCAACAATCGATACTGCGCGATATGCTGCATGAAGTTGACGTAGTAGATGTTTTCCTTCTTACCGGTGTTAACAAAGAAATCACCTGTCACCAACGCCTTCTTAATCGCGCCAATCGCCGTTTCATCTTTTGCCAATAATGCGGCCGCGAGTGATTCAAACGTTCCTGTTTCTGATTTGTACACGATACCCTTGAGCAACTCTATCGGCTGCATGCTGGCAAGTAACGATGGCGTCGTGCCATCTTGTACGCCCTTGTAGATGTCGGCTGTTGGGTCACTACTATCTAGTATTTGTGCGCGCGTATCGCGGGTGTACCATACCAGCGGCGTTGACTTGAGAGTACCTATGTCCTCGTTATCCAGTACGTCTGGTGAGTTCTGCGCTGATATGGATGCGCTATTAAACCGGCTTTCTGCGACCGTACGCTTTGGCAACGCTTCGTATGTTTCAAGCAAATACTTAGACAGACTTGGCGGAGCTACATGGATCATGCCATCCAGGCCGAAGGATGTCACATTTGGATCTGTCAAACCCAGCCGCGTAGGCTCTGTCAAAAGATTACGCGATGACTGTAATTCCTGAATATGATCTGGAAAGAGCCAGTTACATCGTGGTGGCAACGCGTAGTACAACGAGGGGAATAACCCAATTGTACCGTACACGTAGCCTTCGCGATTGTATGCTGGTACTTCCTTATCCGATAATGCCGCATCCGTTGCGAGCGTCCCCGATGATGTTGTGTCTACCGGCCGTACCACGTGCGGCACAATATCACATCGTGAATACTGCCCAAAGCCTAACAGCACGTCCAGCGCATCGCCTACCGTACCGTTACTGCTAACCATATTGGTCATGTTCTGTTCAAAGGCGGTACGCGCCACAAGTCGTGGCAAGACTGTGGCCATCAAACGATCAGGTAACGCAAGCACACGCTCAAAGAACCGCGTCCGTTTCAGACGCATGTACAGGTCAGCGTGGCGTGTGCTTACATAGGATAGAAACAAGACTGAGCGCAGAGCATAATTGAAAAACGGCCCATCAATGTCTTCTTCGGCCTCTTCCTTCACTTGCTGAAACACACGTGAAGCAATCATGCCCAAGTAATCTGCCTGGCCAAACGTATCCACAACAGGGTCAATGAAAAGTGAACCATTCAATAACGGATAACTGACAAAACTGCCGGTGGCCGTCATCTGTAACGCAGTTGAATCTAAATGCGACATTACCGGGACGCAATGCAGCGTCGTAGTACGCACGCTTGCCTCTTCGGACTCCGAAAACCCGGCATACTCACCTTCCCAGTACAAGTAAAAGGCGTGCTTGAACAGCTCTTCCTGTGAAATATTGCGTGGCAACTCATTCTGGTTGTCAACAACTTCACGAATCTCGCTCAAATCCTTGTGCGGATCACGAACAAATACGGACACCCTTGACCGAGGCTTGAGAAATTCCAGCAGATCATTTGGCTCAACGTTCAACTCTGCAGTGGTCTGCCGCATCGCCTGATTGATAACCACTGACACCAACGGTAACTGGATACCGTCAAAGAATGCCACGACGTCATAATGAGCAAGATCAGTCTGTTCTATCACGCTGCCTCATCCTCCGTACCCTCTGCTAATTGCGGCAACACTTCTATTAGACCTTCTTGCGATACTGCGTGTTCCCAGCGACGTCGTCCTACTGGCGGCCCATTTACTTTCTCTACCAGCACAGATACGCCACCGCCGCCCTGCGTACGTCGTCTGTTTCGCGCAGCTAGTCCAGCATCTCTGTCCAAGGTGCTGAGCGGATCAACCGCGTTCGTCGAACTTACTACCGAAAGCAGTCGTTCATAGTTCGACAAATCATTCAAAATCAAGAACCGCCATTGAACGACATCAATGGTCGGCGCATCTGCAGTACTACCGCGGCCTAGTTCAATCGCTCCAACGCTGAACGTCATCCCCGCAACCGACAAGAAGAGCGTACGCTTCTGTTGTGCTAATTTCGGTGTTCGAAAATATTTCCAATGTGCCAGCTCAATCATCGTTATTTGGTTGCGCGTCCCTGTTCCATCTTCTTCCGGTAGATCCTCTGCATCTATAGCCACGCCATTCAATGAAATAGCGCGCACATCTCGACCGTATGCATACAGTTGACTCTGTCGGCGAAATAAAGGCACCTTCTGAACCCGCTCAACCTCGGTAATCTGGATCTCTCCGACAATGATGTTATCGAACTCCAAAATAGGGTTTAACAAATCCTCGTCGTCATACAACGAGAATGTCGCCACCATCTGATCCACTTGGTTCGTGATCGTGATACTGTCTTTGAAAAGGTCACGCCGACGTGGAAGGCCAGCCAGCTGCAGTAGCTGCCGACGACTACCGCCGATGGAATTCGCATTCGCCATTATCTTATTCCGTGCAACGCTCGACGCACGTCATTCGCAATTTCTCGCGCCTCCTCTGTGGCCTCACGCCAAGCGAGCCGAAGCTCACGACTTGACCACGGTAACGGAGGCGTACCCAGACTTGCTCCAGGTTGAGCACCGCGCAAATTACGTGTATCCGAAGTCACATGCAGCAGTCCGCTACATATGCCCATTTGTGGCTGATCAGCACCGACAGTTACAGTAGTCGATACAAAGGCACCATGAATAATGCGGTCACGAATGTAAACTGCTAACACCAGCTTATCTTCATTACGCGCCGCTCCCAAACGTGCTGCACGAAAGTACTTATCGTACGCGTGCATCCACGCCTTCACACCGTGAGCTGGATAGCCAAATTGGTTATTCTCAACAGTACCCCGTAAATTGGGCTGGTTATCGGATAATTCCACTTGAAACGTGAAGCTATAAGATCGTGGCATTCTGTTCATCGCCATGATCTTTGACGCACCAAAAGTATGACGGATCTCCGTATTTTCTGTGTCTGAACGTTGGAAACCCATTACCACAAACGCGTCAAAGACACACACGATTTGGTCTCGCGTAAGCTCATGTACTTCTGCGAGCTGTGTTGGATCCTCTGTTTGTGCTGGCCGGTATGCGACTATAACAGCTGGCCCTTCGAGCTCGGCGACCTTATCTGTAAAGCGGCGAAAGCGAAACCATGGAAGGTCATAAATACCTAGACCACCCAACCGCTGGTCATTTGCGGCTCCGGCTTCTTTCAACTGCGCAATGCGCCCTAATGTGGTCTGCCCTGCCATACTACCAGTATAGATACGTCACTGGCGCGCGGACAGGTTATGAAGCCTTAACAGCGTCCTCTTTCTCGACCTCGATGATGCGGTCGATCAGGTCATCCTTACTGATGTCCGCGGGGATCTGGATCTTCATGTCAAACGCCATAGCCTTGAGCTTGGTCAGCGACGACAGCTTCAAGGCCTTCTTGCGATCGTCCGTTTCCTCCGCCACTGTTGCTGCCGGTTCCTTGATAACCGGCTGACCGGTACCAGGCTGAATTGTCGGAGGCGCAGCTCGCTTCGCAGCATTCTCGGCCTCTTCCTTTTCATGTTCCGTAAACAACATGATGTTGTGGACATCGTAGGCGCCGAAGGTTGTGGCCTGCTCGCCCATCATCGGAGTCGCTACAAGGTAGCCATACATCGCCAAATCATCGTTCATCATGAAGATGGCGACTTTCTTGCGCTCCTTGAGCCACGGTGCAAACGATGCGCGCCCAATCACTTGCTCCGTGTTTTCGGGCGTGCAGCGCAGAACGTAATGATTCCCATACGTGCGTTGCGGCCCTTTCAATGATACCTGCGTAAACAGCGTGCCAATCACCATGTCTTGCGATAAATCCTGCTTACCGGGCTCGAAATCTTCTGGCAGAACATATATCTTCAGCGAGGTATCGGGATCGATAATCTCATTCATTCTGAGTCTCCTTGGGTGGGGCCTGTGCCGCCTTCGCCAGCGTATCCAAACCCGCTTTAACCGACCATATCAGCGAAGGTGGGTTTCTTGAAGAATCGCGGAATGACTCCAATTCGTCTTCCGTATACTTGTTTTGCCAATGCTTCGCCACAACCTGCATAGCAACGGCGTCATTACCATACATGCGCGTATACTCATCCAAACCGTTCTGAAACATTTCAATGAAAGGACGCGGCTGCATCATTTCCAATTCCATGTTCATGTACGGCATGAGCGCACCCAGTGTCGAACGGCCATTTCGTATCCACTGCGGTAACCATATCCGCATCACACGATGGAATCCGTCACGATACTCGTCGCTGTACCAAATGTGCGCTTCGAGCTCGTCATGAACACCTGTGGTGTAGTAAAACTCACAACAATGAATCAGGGGCATCTGCTGTTCTTGGTGCGGATAATCTCCAAACGCCACCGGCCGCATGATGCCATAACCGCGAGGTAAATGGTCATGCAACTGCAATAGCTGCTCCATACGTACTGTGCCGTTGCCCATTACAGTTGCGGCTATACGCTTTTCTACAAAGTCAGCTAATTCCTTCTCCATCATTGCTCCCACGGAAACGCTGGCAAGTTCAGTTCCTGAATCGGAACTGTAACAGGCTGTGGTTTTTCACCAGTGCCTGTTAGTAAAGCAGTAATGACCTCCGGTGTCAATCTCACGGAGTGTACCATACCCTCTTTACGGTCCACCTCGTACAAGAAGAAGCTGTCGTCGCGTTCATTCACGACAATAGCTACACCACCTTTGTCGGTCTGGATTCCATATCGGACAGCCGGTACGTACGGACTGCCCTTGGTACTGCTTGCGTAAATTTTAACGCGCTGTCTTTTCATGATCCTTGGACTCTGATCCTCAATGCGTTTGCGTTCTGGTTCTCTTCAAGATAGTAGTATCCTCGCATAGCCGTACCGCCCTTGAGCTCAGCTTGGTCTGTGTATCCCATCACCTTCTGCACGATCTGTAACACAGACGTCGGTACTTCCAACGCCTTCTGCGCAAAGTGCAATCCGATTAGCGTAATCTTCTGAAGATTTTCGTGATCAAATGCTCTGCGCTGGTATGCAAACCAAATACCCAATCGTGCATTACCAACTTCAAGTAGCCATCGCCCTTCCGGTCGATCGAGGATACCTGGCTTCAATACCAGCGTACCATCCTGTTCTTCGATCGAACCGGGATCTACCCAAAGCGGTTCAAGTTCTACCGCTTCCGCTGTTTCCACCAACTGTCGGTACGCTATCGATGATGCCAGCTTACATCGCTCCAACCGTGCGCCCTTTTCAGTTGGTATGATCTTGTGAGCACACAGCAGTTCCCATGTGCTCTCAAGGGCTACAAAACGTTCCTGTACGAACGCAAGATATTGCGGATCAATGTTTTCTGGCATGTCGCAGCTCCGCGAAAGATGATACGAAGAAACGCGCCCCATGCAAGAGCGCGTTTCTGGTATTTTGACATAGTCCCAATTAAAGGGCTACTTTAACAGCAGTAGTCGCGACAGTACCGCCTACCTCAACCCACTTCTTCCACGCTTCGTTCGCCGATGCGCCGCTGTTGACTGCATTCACCAATACCTTCAGCTTATCGTCATCCTGCACGCCATTCTTGGCCAACTCTTCATTCACAATATCCTGAATGGGCGCGGCAGCAATATCCAGCTGTTTCTTGGTTTCAGTGTCGAGCTTGCCAAGAATCTTCTCGTCCACATTTTCCAACAACAGTTTATGCGCCACCTGACCACTGTCACTGGCTTTCTTCGCCGACTTGATCGCAGCACTGATCTGCTTGTAAATCTCGATGAACTTGTCCTTCTCATCGAGTGTGGCTTGATACCACTTCTTCCCACCTTTAATGGCTTTAATAATGGCGATGACGGCACCGACCAAAGCCACAACGGCCGGCACAGCACCTATTGCAAAGGTGCCCCAATCGAACGTAAGCAATGTCATGGTCTCTCCTATTTGAATAGGCTCCCCACAGAGGACAGAATGTCGATATCACCCATGATATCCTTCGCGAGATCCCCGACGTTCGTTCCCGCCTGGGTATACGCGTCAACAGCATGCGTGCCCTCAAGAATTGCCGGGGTTGTCGTCAAGATAGTATCGAGCGCGTCGATCACATCTTGCGTTGGTACTTCTCGGCCGTCCGCCAACTTCAGTGTTGGCACGCTCTCTTTATTGGCCTCGAGCAAATCCCGGTACGTTGTAATGATCTTGTCGTCGACCGCCATGCGCTGATCGACGTAACCGCCAGGTGAAAGAATTTCGTGACTAAGATCTTTGGTTTCCTGTGTGGCTCCGCAGCCCACAGCTAGAAGTGCGACAAAAAGCACTGACAATAATTTCATTGGACCCTCCATTCTCACAAGGAGGGATCAGATTACCGTCAGACCAAGCAGATCGCTAATGTAAAATTTGAAAGCGCGTAAACGTGATGCACTGGGTGTATCAAACTCCACACCAGTCGGCGCGCGCAAGTCGTTCGGAACGTGATCGCTTTCCGTCGACACCAGTGCAAGCGCCGCGGCCGCAGCCAACTCTTGTAAGCTAGCCGAGCTCCGGCTGTAAATACCAGCTAATCGTGAAGCAATTGCGTTAAGGTCTGGGTTAAGCGTTGTAAAGATCTCACGCTCCAGAGTCACGTAACTCGGTACGTATTCTCGCGCCATGCCCATACGCGCCAGCCTGTTCTGAAACAACGCCTGCGCATTGGACACACTCCAAAAGTCAATGAAGGCGCCGCGTGCCAATGGAGTGACCTCTTCAATACGTGCATCCGCTTCCGAAACTTCCGCGTAACGTGTGTTCACCGATTCTGACGTAAGCGCGTGCAATGGATCAGGCTCCGAAAATGCGGATAGATCTGCGCTAGCTGGATCTGCCAAACCCTGCTCATATGCTTGATAAAATCTGTGAAAGCCGTCAAGTATTGGTGATTCCATGCCTTATCCTTATTGCACGGTTACTGCTATTCGCTTCGTTACCGGGTCCTGCCAGTTAGCAATCTTATCGACATTCAAACCCACACGTTGTTGTGCTAACTCTGCCTCGCGATTCACTACCGATGCCATTCCTGCGAACATAGCCATGCGCGAAGCATCACTGGTAATATTACCTTTCAAGTACGTCGTCAACTCGCGATCGGAGACCTTACCATCGCCATTCGAATCAACCTGCATGGACTCCATCAACTCTTTATCAAACGCCTGCATCGCCATACGCATTTGATTGAGCGTACTAGGCCTGAACGCGCCACGATTAAGCTGCTCCATAAACGCAGTTTGTACCTGGGAGCCGCCCAGCTGGCTCATAAGGTTTTCCAGCGTGGCGCCCTGTGTATCCAAGCCAAAGCGTTCTTTTAAGATTCTCGTGCCAAAGGTACCAAACTTGCCTTCGATGTCCGATACGCCTTGCGCCATCCCTTCCATCATGGCGCTACGCTTCAGGCGGGCATTTACGCGACCAAGAATCTTCATCGTCACTTCATCGCGTGAACCAGACCCACCCAAATTCATCTCCACTTTCCCGCGTTTCAGATAGTACAGCAGATTTTCCGCGCTTTCTATCGCACCGCCACCTGGGCCTACAAATGTATCAGTCTCATAACCACCTTCCGCCGTTCGTGCCCTCACGTTAAACTTCATTGCTTCTTCTGCGAACATCTGCTGAAGTTCGGGCGTAGTCAAAATATCCTCGAAGCCGCCTTCCCATACCATCATGGCCCCTGGATCAAAAGGATTAAACCCTGAGCCGAGCTTCTCGTACCACGCCTCCCCTTTTAATCCAAAAAGCCCTGGCAAACCGATCGCTCTTCCGCCTGCCACACTTGTCCATTCACCCGACTCCGGTATATATGCCGAAAGACCGTTTTGGCTAACACCCGCTATCCACGCTGATTTAGCAAATCGCGCCTTAAAACCGGCCATTCCCTGTACACTCTCGCTGCGCATACCAGACGGCGTAAACGGATCTGTCGCAAACATAGCAACTGCCGGATCCATACCTTGTGTGACCAAATCGGCGAAGCGAGTCAACCTAGCCCCGCTCAAACCCATAGCTTCCGGCGTTGCTGCAGCTATACGCGATACCCGACGTACTTGCTCTGCAGACGCATTCGGCAACAATTCAGCCACATGCGAACGCGTACGTTGCAAGTTTTCATACATGATACCCGCTCGCCGCAAGTCAGGTGCTAGGCCGAAACGCGTGGCGTACATACCAAAGCGAGCTCGTTGTGCGCGTTCATCCATAAACGGACTCGGCATTGTTTCCATCATATTCATGATGTCAAACGCCATTGTCGGTCCAGCCAAACGCAATGCGGATTCATCCATTTGCGCCAGTACCATCGCATACGGATCACGTGCTAATACTCCGGCTCCGCCTGCCATCTGTTGCAGCATGGTGCCGCCGGCGCCCATTCCATTTGCTTGATTCAATAGCAACAGTCTGCCCAGCGGAGACTGCGCACCTGCAACATTCGCCTGCATCATTGCTCGAGCTGTGGCCGCTGCCGCTTCTGATTCATTGCGGCCGCCAAAGGCGAACATCTGGTTCATGCCGATTAGACCTTGATCGTATTGACGCTTGACTTGTGCGGCCATAGTCATCATCGCCATACCAGTCTCTTCCCCACCGAAACCGGTCGTACGCCCAATACCTACCCCTTCAGCAAAGAGCTCAGTTGATACAGAACGCATCAAACCTGTTTGTGCGCGTAGCAGTCGTGCGGCCTGCGTAATACGTTCAAAGCGCGCGGGACCACCGATCTGACCTATCTGTTGCGCAATACGCTCAATCTCTTCAAATGAGACGTTCAGATTGTTTGCGGCATTCAGCATGGCCTCCATGCCCTCGACAACCGCCTTGCCGCCTCCTTGTACCATCTTGTCAATGTCGATATCCGACATCGTATAGGTTGCCGCCCGCTGCAATCTGCCGAATTCTTCAGCATCGATCCCGAAGAAACCACCTTGACGGCCACGAATAAACCGCTGCACTTCATCGCTTGTCGCCGCTTGCCGAACGCTGGCTACTGTTCGCATCAACACACTACCATCACCAAAACCATAGTCGCCCTGTACACCAGCCGTACGATCACGGATAGCTTGATGCATCCCTTGAGCCAATGATTCTTGTGATAGTAAGTAGTCTAAGCCGCTCCAACGCATAAACCCTGGCATAGCCAATCCACCTGCCATAAGGCCTGCGCCGATCCCAACACCAACAGGTCCGCCGGCCATCATCATGGTCGCGCCACCGGCCAACATGGGACCTTGAGTCAACATCTGACGAATGCCGGTGTAACCAGCCTGTCGAAGATTGGAACCGAGAATATCCCCAGCATATGCTGATATTTCTGCCTGCGAGAATCCTTGCGCACGTACGTCCATACCAGCCCACGCGCCAAGCATCTGCAGCGTATTCATACGTCCGCCACCGATACCAGCAAACATATCACGTGGCTGCATCATGAACTGCTGCATCTGCATCGCCATTTGCGGCGATACAAACGGCTGTGCAGGCGCAACCATCGGCAATGAACCAGACGTCATTGGCACCGCGGCCAGTGACGTCTGTGAACGCGCCATCATCTGTGACTCGAGAGCAAATCGGCGTGCGTTATCCACCGACCGATTGACCTGCTCTCTAAATTCGGCGTATTCCATATTACGTTACCTTCAGTACCGAGGTTGAACCACCAAGACTTACCTTGAACGTTCTACGCGCAAGCTCTCTCAGTTCCTTATCTTCCTGCGCACTCTTCTTCGCCAGTTGCTCTTCCTTGCCTGGCTCAAACATATCAAACAGCTTATTGATCAATGGTCGTACCAACTTCGGATCCCGTGCAGATGCGGCTATTTGTGCTGAAGCTTTCACAAGATCCAGCATAGTGGCCCGCTGCTCATGTGCCAATACGACCTGCTCAGCATAAACCATCTCAGCTGTTTCAACTTCTGTCGCGTAATCGGAGTAAAATCCGCGCTGATATAGCGTGCTCCGATGCCACGCTAGCGGATTTCGAAAGGGTTTTCCACGTCCTTCAACATGCACACTTCCAAGATCCGCTGCAAAGAAAACGTCGCGACCATCAGTATATTACCTGCAGCTTCACTC